CCAGTCTATGAATCTGAAAAAGAAGAAGAAAATACCATTCTTCCTCCAACACCAGTCTATGAATCTGAAAAAGAAGAAGAAAATACCATTCTTCCTCCAACACCAGTCTATGAATCTGAAAAAGAAAAAGAAAATACCATTCTTCCTCCAACACCAGTCTATGAATCTGAAAAAGAAGAAGAAAATACCATTCTTCCTCCAACACCAGTCTATGAATCTGATAATGAAGAGTTAAGTAAGGATGATTCTGTCTCTATAGAAAATAATGATGAAGACTATGAAATAATAACCATAAAAAAAAATGATTATTATATTGATAAAAAAATGAATTTATATGAAATCGATTGGGTGGATGAAGTAGCTAAAGTTGGAAAGCATATTGGTTATAGAAAGTTCATTGAAAAAAAAAACAAATTCAAGAATGTATTCCATTAGTTTATATTCATAGTCGCATCTAATGTATTTTTGTATTGTTGTTTTAGAAGTTCAGACTCTTGTATTTTAAGTTTTTTTTCTAATTCATGTAATCTTTCCTTATTAAGATTGAAGAAGTTGTCTGTCTGTTTATGATAAAAATTATTTATTTCTTCAATTTGATCAACTGATACAACGAAGGGGGGTTTACATATATTCATAATACGCTTAGTGTTCTTGAAATCTCTGAACGTTTCTATGCTCATATACCCACCGAAAAGTTTTAAAGCTTGTCTATCTGGGGCTGGGGTCACATACTGAGAATAATTTGATACATTGGACATTAAATTAATTAAATTGTATATTTCCCACATGTTTTCATCATTGGAATTAAAGTTGTATGCACACATACACTCGAAACTACAAAAACAACCAGACACTTCAAACACATCATTTTTATACTTGATTGGTAATCCCAAATATTCAGTATCGAATTTATGACTACACCAAAAACACGCTACATCCTTCCACGAAGTTTTATCGTCATTTTTTTGTATGTATTTAATCGTTTTTTCTTCACTACTTCCTATTTCGTCTGGTTGAGAAATAAAGCTGTCGTCTTCATTGTATGGATTTGGAACATTTAAAGCTGGGTTGTACTTACAAAAGTCATTCTCGAAACTTTCTTGGTCCGCATTTATATCCGTGACAGAGTTGGTTGTATTTATATTCAAATGCAAAATAGTTGGCTCCTCCTGTAAAGATTCGCTTAACGGTTTTTTCTTTGATATATCTTTATCAACTTTTGGTTTCCTCCCTCTTTTCTTTTTAATTGTTTCATTCATTAACTTCAATAAATAATATATTCATATAAATGTTTAAATATAAACTCATTTGTTTTTGTTTCCACCAATGATATGCTTTGAATCCATAGAAATCTTTTCAAACATTTTTTCATAATTTTCAAGTTCAGTCGTTTTTAAATTATTTTTTGTATATATTGGTTTCAAGATATTTATTTGATTTTTGAATTGTTGCGATATATCTTGAATTTGGTTTGATGCATCTGTTTGTAAAGATGTTATCGTTTTATTCGAAAGTTCTTTAGTATTGATGTCTTTGATGATTGCTTCGATTTGATTAGTGTACTTAACGTATTGATTTAAAAGTGTGCTTAAATCAATAATAATTTTCATTGATATTTGATAACTTTCACTAATTTTTGAATTGATTTCTTGCACAGCCTTTAATTTGGAATGTGTGCTTTTTGTGTTCAATTTATTTTTTGCTACAGCTTGATTCAATCGATTAATTTGATTTTGTAGTTTTTTATCCGATATTTTTATATCTTTTACTGTTTTTGCTGGTAATACCGATTTGGTTTCCTTTGCCATTGGTTTGTTATTTATTTTTTACAAGTTTTCTTTTTTCATGGTGTTTTTTTAACAATAACGTTTTTAATGTTAGCTAGAATTTTTTTGTGCTTTACTAATTCATCATTGATGTTCGAAATCATCATCACATTGTAAAGTGTTGAAAAAATGAGCAATATGTAAAGAATAAACTTGAATAGTGCAAATATCATTTATTTATTACGAAGAAAATGCTAATCCTGCTAAACCTCCTGTTATTCGTAAAAAGTTGTAATTTACAATATACAACGTACAATCGTATCCATATGACGCACCTGGTGGAATATCAATGCGATTAAATTTCAATTGTGTTTTCTTTAGTCTTGACATATTACAACTTCCAGATGGTTGATATTGTTCCGGATAGATACTAAAGGAATACACGTATATTCCTTCTTTAGGCACGACTGTATGATGTTGATACGTTTGTATCAAATTGTAATATGCTGCTTCTTTTTCTTCGAGTCTCTCTAAACCATTAAATATCAATGTTGCATTAATGAGTATTTCTTTTTCTCTATGATGACAAATACATTTATTGCAATTATCATGTTCATCAAAATATTCTTCCTCTTCTTCATAATCATAATCTGTGAATTCAAACCAATTATTTTTCAAGTTATTATCCGTTCTTTTAAAAACCCATATGATCTCCTTCACTGGATTTTGCAAAACTAACTCTTCAATGGTAAATTTGTTTGTGTTTGTGATTTGAATTTGTTGTATTTGTTCGATTAAATAATCTTGTGCATGTGTAGCAAAATATTGTCGTTCATAAGTATCCAAATAAATGTAATTTACTTCCAAATAGGGATCTATATTTAGTTTTTCAGGAAAATACGGGGCGTGTGTTTGTGGTTTATTGCCATCAATCGTATAAATATCTTTGAATGGTTTCAAATAAATATGTATCTCAACTTCATGATATTGTAAAGCGATTAAAGGCAATGCCAAGCCTGGATTTCTATTGAACCAAAACTTTAAAGGAATAAAGATTCTTCTTTCTTCTATTTGAATACTGTTATGGAGTTTGTTGTTGTTGAAATCTGGCAAATACAATTCGGGAATGTTTCCTATCAATTTATCATAACCGTATCTTTTACTTGATTCTATCGACAATTCGTTCCATATATGCAACCATTCACCATATTGCTTATCAACTTTTGCACCACCTATATAAATTTCATATGAATTAATCATCACCTCCCCCAAATTTTTACAGAATCTAAAGTCTTCACCAACTATGTTTCCATCCTCTTCTACTATCCGCTTTAACACTTTAGGAAGTTTAATAGAAAAATATATGTCTTGTATTAAATCCGCATTTCTACCAATCTTAGCAATAAATGTGGTTTCATCATTGAATAACATATCTGTTCTATTAAAACTGACTTTCATACTTTCCATCGAAAAATTTGTGTGTGTCTTGAAAACTTTTTTGAAAAAACTAATAGATGGATTTCCATTAAGTAATATATTCTGTGAGCCATATGCAATTAGTTGTATTAAACCTCCAGGCATATTTGATTAACTTTATTAATATTAAAAAATTTTAAATAATATAATATGTCCTTATATTTGAGTAGAAAAAATAATTTGGCTGATGTTGAAAACATTTGCGAAGCAAGGAAAAATATTGGGATTGGAACACTTGCTTATCAAGATTCAAATAACGTTAAAATTACCGGAGGATCCATCAAAATAGACGAACTTATTTTAAATTCTTCCAATGCAAAACCTAATAGATTTCTCATCTGTAAAAGTAATAATGGACTTTTAGATTTTGTTGACCTTGAATTTGCAGAATGGATTAATCAAGATGCATCAACAATACCTTTGTCCAGTTTCAATTATGATATGATGATCGTGGATAGAAACTCATTATGTAATATTGCTTTCACAAACGATTACAACGATCTTATAAATAAGCCTCAGAATTTGTCTGATCTCCATAACGATTTATCCTTTTTACAAAAAGATCTAGGCAACATCGATTTTGAACAAGCCATATCTAATTTGAAATTAGGAACATTAGCATTTAAGAACGAAGACGATCATATTTACTTAAAAAATCTCACAATAACAGAAAGCTTCAAATTTACAGGAAATCTAAATCTCCAATCAGATGAACCACAATATTTGCATATCTCAAATACATCCAATGCTTATTGGGCTCCCCTTACAAAAGCATCGTCTTCTAACTATGGGGTAGTTAAACTAAATGACGATTTTCGTTCATCCAATATAAATACAGCTCCTTCATCAAAGGCTATAAATGACATGTATGAGTATTTTGTTAGTATTATCGACGGGATTACCGATATTTCTGAAGTTCAAGAAGTTGAAGATAAAATTAATGAACTTGGTCTCTTACGAAAAGTGAATAACCTGTCCGAGTTTAAAGATTCTGATTTAAACATCGTTCGAAATAATCTAGGTTTTGATACCTACATGAACAATTTTATCAATAACATTAATAACAATAATAAATTTAGTATCAACGAATTAGTCGTGAATTGCAATATTGTTTTCAGAAATCAAGGAAATTTTGCACAAGGTGATCCATTTTTGGGATTGAATACCTTTTTGTCTGTTTTAGCAAATGGAAATATTGAACCAAGAAGTCTTCCATTAGCACAACAAAATGTTGCTGGTTTCGTATATATCGCTAATGATATAAACGAAATCACAGCTAATCAAGAATACACTGTTCTTTCTATGAAAGGCCTTCATGATTATCATAGCAATGTATATCAAGCTAATTTCGATGCTTTGTCAAACAGTATCGAACCGAAAATTAGACAAATTTTCTCAGAATATATTCGAATTGATGATAATCTGAAAGTTGATAATCCTAGTATTGCAAGGAATAATTTACTATTACATCCTGTTGCACATACTGGAGACTACAATCAACTTAACAACAGACCTACAAATCTAAGCCAATTCTCCAACGACGTAGGATATCTAATAGCATCTTCTAATTTGGCAGACATACTTAACATACAAGAAGCAAGAAGCAATTTGCGTATCGGTAATATCTCCTATTATGATAGTAATAATGTTCTGATTCTCGACGGAAATGCTACCTTCTCAAATCTTAATGTTCGAAAACATTTTCAGTATAAATATAATGATGATAATTATCAAGGATGTTATTTACAATCAATTGATGTGAATGGAAATGCTCGATGGAGGAATCTTCCACTTGCAACGAATACGAAGAAAGGTGTAGTTAAACTTGAATCTGATATAAGTGTATATTCGGAAGAACATGCATCTTCAGCAGCCGCTTTGTTCAAAGTATATGAGCGATTAAATGGTAAGATTGATATAATTAATAATGAAATATTACAATTAAAAAAAGAACTGAATATAATATAATACTCTAAGTATGCTCTTTTGTGGAAATAATTTAAATGATATCGATTGTGTGTCCAGAGCAACTTGCAACTTGCAATTAAAATCAGTTATTCATCAGAAATTTGAAGATGTAAATATTACTGGAGGAACTATCAAAATCAAAAATTTCTATTTTAATCAATTCATTCAGGAAGATAATAATTTGTTAAAGTGTGATACGTCTTTGAAAGTTATTTCATCCTCACGTAATATTCCTTCTTGGATACGCTATCATTTATCAGATATCCCAATCAGCATTTTTAGCAATGATATAAACGCCCTTTTTTATTACGATTTTTCTTCGTCAAATACTATATTCAATGCAAACTACAACTTATTATATAACTTCCCTAACCTAATAGACGTGTTTGATCTCAATAGCGTATACATGGGTGTTGAAGTTTTTGAAAATTATGCTCAAAATGTTTTTGACACATTAGATCTTTCACAAAACAGTTTAAAAGATTTATCTGATGATATGGTATTTGATCGATTGACGACTGAAACCTTGAAACTTTACATTTCAGATATTCAGCAAGATTCGTTGGTTTATTTTGTATCTAACACGATTTCAACTAATATTTATGATTCAATTGCAACTCAAGAGGTCGAAGGGCTATCGCACTTTTTTTCACCTCCACTATTTGACACCAACAATACTTACGATATTAAGAATTCCAGATACATATCCTTTGCATATAATCTGCTTATGGAAAAATTTCTCGAAAAAAATGACTCCTATTTAGATAGTGTATCTTCCATCGTCTCAAGAATTGATCATGATAAAAATCTTTACTTGTCAGCTTTCGATTTATCACAAGTGGATGATATACGTGTCTCACTAAATAATATAGGTATTTCAAATCTGTTTTACAATGTTGAAGTGTCTGCATCAACGCTTGAAATGTTTAATGGAAATATATTCGAATTTCATTCATCGAATACCCTTAAATGCACAAATATGATTGACTTCTCAAAAATTACAGATTACGGTTTTATCGCCTACAATAGTGATAATAATCTAATTGTGTTTAATGAAAACGCTTTCAACAATATTTATGATAATTGTTATACCATTAAAATTATTGATGATATAACTAACGACTCGGAACTAGATACCTTTTCAATCTCGTTGTATTTACAAAATTATCAAGAAAATGTTATTCTGCTCAAAACAACTGACGCCATTATTGATACGAATTTTATCACCATTACAAATGCTTCCACAAACTTACTTAGAACAAGTGTCAATCTTGACGAACTTTCAAACAAAAATGAGGACTATATTAAGGAGTCACTCAACATCCTACAAATACACGAAGCAGTATATTCAAATGATTATAATAAACTTATAAACTATCCGACGAATTTATCTTCTTTCGAAAATGATCTTTTATTTTTGAAACCGAATTTATCTCACGAAGATGAACATATTACTAGAGCTTTATTTGGAATAAAGTCATTATGTTTGCAAAATAACAACAATGTAGATATGGTAGGATGCAATTTAAATTTGGATTTTCTTAATGTCCATCAAACGTTGTGTCTCAAAGAGGAGAATGAGAATACATTCGAAAAATATTTATTTAATCACAATAATTATGCAATCTGGTCATCTCTCAATGAATACTCGATCATTGAGAGTAATGTGTATGGAATAGTTTATATGTTCGATAATGACAATTTTAATAAAGAAAACAATTACGATCTATATGCAAGTGTAAAGAATGATCCAGATGCGACATATACATTAAGACTACTGTATGATATGTATTATAACTTTGAGACTCAAATCGATTTGGTTCAAAGAACAGTAGATAGTATAAGAAACATGTTTGACATTCAAAAAATATCAGAAGCAAATGATTTCACACATGTCGTAAATATAGAAAATTTGTTCGTTTTTGATTACAATGTTTCTCATGTATTTCTACCTTCTAGCCATGGAATTTTAAATAAATTTATCATAAAATTATATCATGGAGAAATTAGAAAACATTTTAACATTACTGAATACTTGATCAACATGTCAATCATTTATGATGCTTATTTATTCGAAGGAAATTATAAACGACCAAAATCTTCTGCCGAAATTTTGTATTTTGAATTCGATTTACCAGATAATTTTAATAATATTTATATAAAATTCGATATTAATTTTGTTTTTAACGATGAGAATTTTAATTCATTCAATATTTTCAAAATCGAATTCGATTCACTTATTATAGATGACACTTATGAATATATTGAACCTACTTACACTAACCGACCTGTTAACGAAAACCAACAAGCCGACCAAAATATTCTATTTAATTTAATTCAGAGTCTTTTACACATTAATACTATTACTTTTATGAAACCATATACAATCCAAATCTTTGAACCGCTGAACTACGAAAATTATTTGTTCGCCTTAAACTTTGACATTAAGTTTTGTAAATACTTTGATATTATCGTCTGCAAGTTTGATCTCGAAAAATGTTATTTTATTTCTAACATAACAAATATTCACATCAACTGTTATCTTTTTAATGAATCAAACAATGATGCAATTATTTTATTTGATAGTTTTAACGTCATTAATAGTCGATGTATTTATTTGAACATGACAGAATCCACACACTTACTCGTTAAGGAATTGTTTGAACAAAAATTATTATATTTGAAATTCCACATTTCTTATGAGTTTAATGATAATCATTTTCTTGATTATCAGGATATTCAATCTTCAAAATATTTTTCAATCCAGGTTATTCCAAATAACAAAATGCTTTCCATTTTAGAAGTATCTAAAACTGAAGTTGAATTAAATGGGTCTTTGGTTAACTTTCCAGTTTTTATGACAGATCTTGTTAGTGATCTTATCATTAAGGATGGTTTAATAAACGATATATCAATAACTACGTCAAAATCTGAGTTTTTTTACCATTCGGTTATTTATGACGCATTTGAGGCTGTCAATGAAACTGTGCAAATTCCAATCATTGGATTTGAATTTGAACTTCTAAACTTTACAGTCAACAACTACTATATATATGTTGAAATTTATTACAATGTTAGAAATCAAATGATTTTCAGTGATAAACTAGATTTAATTATTTATATCTCTAATGGAGACGAGTTATTTGTTTTGAAAGAGGTTGAAAATATATATGGTACAAATAGTATAACATGTATTCTTGTGAATAATTATTCAAGTCTTCATTCACGAATTTTTGCGATTGGGGCTACCAAGACATTAGTTTTTAAAACAAACTATAATATATAAATAATGGTATCCAATTTTCTATCAGTGAATGTTGCGTCGTTTCGAAAAACAAATTTGAACATTAAAGCTGCATACGAAAATACTGATAGTATAGATTATAACGCAATTTATGATAATAATTCAGATCTATCTGACTTTGACATATTGGCAACATCACAAGATGCACAATTAGATATTTTTCAAGATGAAAATAGTTCCGTTCAGATATCTCATGACTATTTAGAAAACAGCTACACAGAAACTCAAAAGTATATCCAAAACGAGTTTTTGACCACAATCACACAAAGGTTTTCCAACAATATTCTACAAACCTCAAATTTTCATAAACTCAATTCAAATACTGGATCTTATTCAAATTTCACAGCTTATCTAAGTAGTAATAGCAATGTTTTCGAATATGGTGATGGACTAACGAAGCAAATATATGTTGATGAATACATTAACACAAACATAGTAAAAACAAACATTATTTATATTATCAATGATGTTCAGTTCACTATTCAGTCTAATATTGAGCAAAATTCAGTGAAAGAATTACACAAATATATATCAAACTATGACCGTTATGGATTCGTTATGGATATCCAAGATAAACCTTTCGATCTCAAAAAAGTTATTGAAAAAAAATTCAATTTTGAAAATAATATAGAATTCTTAAATATTAAGAACTACGATGATAAGACTATCACGCAAACTCAAAAAAATATATCTTCTGTAGATACTGACACTTATGGATTCATTTATCCAGTTTCATATTCGAGTCATCCTTACACATTCAAAATAATTGATTTTTTTGAATACGACCTTTTAAAAGAAAAACATGTTCAAAGTAATTACGATGAGAAAACTGTTGATGTTGTGCACAAAATGTTTGATACACCTGATGAATACGGTTTTCCAGTTTCTTATCACAACTTACCCTTGTTGTATGAAAAAAATTCAAAAATTAATGATGATGTTGAAATTTCTACAGAAAAATGGTTCGATTTGAAACAACAATTAATCAAACACAAAAAAATTCACAACTTTGATGATTTCGGTATGGTATCTACATATGAAGATGTGCCAAATGATTTGATTTTTGTTAAATCAACGAATATAGACGATGATATAGAAATCACGATTGAGAGTAATATCATAACCAAACAGATTAAGATTCAAAATAAATCTGTTTTTCAAGTAGATGAATACGGGTTTCCACTTTCATATACAGATTCTCCTATTTTGTATTTAAAAGAAATAAATATTTCTGATTTCGAATATGTGGTGGAGCAGTTCTATACAAGTAAAGAAATTCAAGAAGCTAAAAAAATTGTCCTATCATCAAATTTATATGGTTTTCCACAAACTTCTTCTAATGTATTCATTAAAAAATCAAAAATTCAAAATGTATTACATATCATATCAGAAAGTAATTATGACACAAACACCTTCTCATATTATGAGAAATATATTGATAGTTTCGACGAAAACGGATTTGTTTCCAACTACTCTTTTCCTGATCTAAGGTATTTTGAACAATTGGAATTTGTGGATGATATTAAAAAAACACAGGTTGTTAATTATGATAATTTAATCAAACAAATCAGTCATTATTCTACGAATGACATGAATCTTATTTATGATAATACGATAACTGTTATCAATAATGTTGAATTTTTCACGGAAAGTAATTTTACCAATCCAGATATAATACTTTACAACTATTATGAACGTGAAATTGTAGCTAACGAATATGGATTTGTGTCAAACTATAGTCAATCAAATTTTGAATTCAAATACCATTACTCTAACTATTTAGCCTTTTCAGAAGAAAAAGACTTCTCCTCAAATTCAATCATGAAAATAAATTATTTTTATGATAATTTAAATGAAAATGTTGTGTCAATCCATTCAAACGATTGGAAAAATATAATCTATATCTCTGATTTGACATTCCAAGAAATACTTGAAGATACACTTAAAGAAACTTTTATAATACCTAGACATGGATCCAAAGATTATCATCTCATTGAAATAAAGAATGGTTTAATCGACCGTCTAGACAGTGATGGATTTGTTGTTTCTTTATCTTTCCCACTGAAGTCTTTAACAAAGAGAATGAGCTATTCTGACCAAATTTTGCATGACGAACTTAAATTACCTAATTTTGAGTTGTCGAACGTAGAGATCGAAACACATTATGATTATTCTTCGAACAACAAGTCAATTATCTATCGACAAATTGATTCAATCAGTTTCAATTCAAATTCGTTTCACGAGAATACCATTGTCGCATTTCCTAATGATTTGCTTTTTGAAAAACATACAACTGTTGACACCATTCAAAAGAAAGAATACACCAAAGAAAAGAATTATCTTAATACTTCCATATTCGAATATGTCAAACTTTATGACACCATTGACAATGTGTTAAATAGTTCAAATTATGGATTTGTTGAATTTTATACTAATTTACCCATAGAACAAACAAAATATAAGACAATTGATATAGATTTTATGTATGAAACAGAAACATTTAGTAATTTTCAGAGTAATATGATAACAATTACAACAAATAAAATAGATTCTCTAGACGACTACGGTTTTGTTTTAAATTATGATGATATCAATAAGCTAGTGAAACAATCCTACAAACATATGAATTACACTTCGAATTTTCAAGTATTTGTTGAAAGCAATCTATATGAAAAAACAATCATAGAAGAACATAGACACATTAAAGACTATGATGAATATGGATTTCCTTCTTTACTTGGTTCGAACCTTTATTTGAAAAATTTAGAAGTTCAAGATACTAATCAACACTCTGTAGAAGAATTTTTTCTTCCAAATTCTAACATCACAATCACTCAAGATAAAGACATAACATCATATGACAACGTTGGATTTGCGAAAACTTTCTCAAATAAACTTCATATCGTAAATGAAATTAATACGACGTATGACAATAAACCGTATGTTAAGGAAACTATACACACATACGATATCAATGATAGGGAAATATATTTTTATGAATATATACTTGAAAATGATGAAACACAGATAATTGAGCAAACCTTGAATGATAAAGATGTTTTGAAAAATACACTTAAGAATTTCGATGGTACCACAGTAATTACAGAAACCGACGACGATTACCAGTCAATAAAAACATTAAATATTAGAGGACAGCTTGTGAGTGAATTCGAAAATATCACAAATAATGATAACACCATAACAGAAATTGAAAAAATTAGTGATTTAGAGCAAATCATCTTAGTGTATGATACTTCAACTACCCCAAGGTCATTGTTAAATAAAATTCACAAGCATATTATTGATGATACAACAATCGAAGGATATTATAACATCAATAATGATTTAATTTATACAAAAACAATCAATCCAAATACATTGATATACCCATACACAGAGAAAACAAGATATGAAGAACCGATAGATGATGTAAAAGAAATTAACGTGCATTTTGCTTCGATAAACGAATATACAACTACGAAATTGAATTCAAATGGTGATAAAACCGAATCAATCAAAACAGTCTTCAGAGACATAGATGGTAAAACCCAGGACATAATTGAAACATATGGTAATCAAGAGGTGTCAATAGGAACAGGTGAAATGATAGAGCATTTACAATGTGTCAGCACGATTGACGATTATGTTGAATATAAAGAATATTGGTATGATCATAGCTTAAGTAATGTGATTGATACATTTTATAATTTAGAAGATGCAAAACTGAATTGTGCATTAAATTCAAATTGTAAGTATATTTCTAAGATACCTGATGATTGGCGTAGTAGAACATGGATGTATGGAGAAAAGTACATCCTTTTATCCGATTATTTAAAAAAAATAGAGAACAAAAATGTATGGGAAAATGAACATCAGTTTATAGTGTATAACAAATTGTGTGTTGATGATAGGGTTGATTTACAATGGCGTGTAATAAACACAGTGGATACTGAATGGTACTATAATCCAAATATATCAGTGATTGAGTATGATGCAAATCAACAACTCACTTTTATCAGAGAAATAAATGAAGATACCACCATAGAAAGATTTATTTTCGAAGATTACGTGCTTGTTATCCATCCCAATACGAATAGATTTCCTTTCACTAAAAAAATAATTTACGGAGAAAATAAGGTTATCGATGACGTAAAAATCAGATATGAAGAACATAGAGCATCCGATATTGTCAGATTGACCAATTATAATTTAATTGGTAATGAAATTGTAAATGAATACGATAGTTCGCTTTCATTAGTGTTCCAATTAGAAAAAATAAGCGAATTGTCAAAAATTGAACGTTATTACAACGATACAATACTGAGTTATTCGAAGCAAACAACATATGAGATTTACAATGAGTATCCATTTACAGAAGTTTTTATTTATGAACATGATTTAGATAATGATGTTAAAAAACGCATTTTTAATTATATACATCCTACAGAAACGATTGAGGAAGAATACGATGTAAATGATGTCATCATGCGTAAATTTGAGATAACCAATTCTCAACAAACTGAAACTTTTTACATAGCAGGTGTTGAAGAATATACTTTTCGTAAGATATTCTTGAGCAATCAAAAGTATTATGAAATTATCACATATGCTGATGAGTTTATAGAGAATAATATTAAAATCAACCAAAAACTATTTACAGATGATGGTGTATTAACAGAAGAGTATTATTATTCTCCGAATATGATATTACTTTATGAAAAGATTGTTGAGTCTATAGACACGAGAGAAACACATTACAATGATAATGAACAAATAATACAGAAAATCACAACTAGTCCAAACACGAATATTTATCCATATGTTAAAACATTTGTTTATTCTCATGAGTTATTACAATATGGTATCAAAACCAAAATTGTCACATATAAATCTGTTTCAGAAATTATATATGAATACTTTAACACCAATGGTAATCGACTTCATAATATTTATGATGATGAAGACGATAGTATATTGATTGAACAACGTGAAATGGATGGGTTTAATACTATAATAAGGAGATACGAAAACGGTGTCGAAATATCTATGAATATTATCTATCGCACGTCAGAAGAGTATTACCCATATACTGAATTTACAGTTTACGAATCAGACGAAATTGTTGACAATGTTAAAATCTTGAAGCAAACATTTTTATCTACTTCTGATATAGAAGTGGAAACGTTGAACTCAAAAGGAAATGTAATCAATAATGTATATGAAAATGAATTATTGTATTCTCAAGAAGAGTTTATTATCCGTTCATCTATTAGACAATTGACAATATACGCATATGAACTTGATAATCGTGTGATTAAATATGTATCACAATTGGTTCCATATACGAATTTGATAACAAATGTAGAGACGATAATTTATGAGGATGAATACATTGAAAATCAAATTAAAAGGATAGTGATAGATACCATTGATTCTGAAAAGAATAAAATCATTATAAAACATTTTGACATAGACAGTTTCGTGATTTATTCGAAAGACATTGATGGTACGACAGATTTTGAAATATTTTATTTAACGCTTTCTGATAAATATGAAAAGTTGTCTGAACCAAATACAGGATTGTTTCCAAAAACAGAAACATATACGTATTATGGAACCTTTATTGTCGATTTTGTAAAGAAACGAATTGTCAGTAGCACATCTAGTGGAGAAACAAGTATTTTGTTCAACGTCAATCTATATGAAATACAAAATGTTTATGATAATGATAACTTGATTATATCCACTGAATTTAATTCGGACCTTAAAATAACCACGGAACGACATTTTGATTATATAGAAGGGATAAGAACACTTAAAAAGACTAGTTCTGTTTATCCAAATAATACATCCAATACGTATGGTGAAATAATAATATACGAAGATCATTTCATCACTGATAATATTAAGAGAACACTCATTGACACTATTGATAAAAATAACAATATCATAAACATCACACATCAAGGAATAAACTTAGAGTTGTTATACACCAATAATATAAATGGATTGATAGATACCGAATCCTTCTATATTAATGGACCATTAGCTAGGATCATAACAACAGAACCAAATACTCGAACACCGCCTTATACTGAAATAATTGAATACTTCAATACATACATTGTAGATTTTGTGAAATGGAGAGAGATTACTTATTCGGAAGCATCGAATACAACCAAATTGTACAACACAAATCATGAAGAGATTGAAAATGAGTATTATCATCCATCGGGCAATTTACAAATACATCGAATAATTATTGACACAACTAGCACAGAAGATCATTATACAGAACAACGACAAGTATTTATGGTTCGCACTGTAATCCCTAACAATGACTTATTGGATTATACACATTATGACATATACAAACATGGGTTTATTGAAGAGTCGGTTAAAGAACGAAATACGTTTTATGAACAAGGTGTAGTAAAATATGTCCATCATTATAATGTTATAGGAACACGATTCTACGAGCTGGAAATAGACAATGATACAGACATAGAAAACTTTCTATTAAATAATTATACAAAAATCACGATTCCAAATAGTAGATTGTTTGAGTATAAGGAAACCTTTGTATATTATGAAGGAGCTATACAAAATTCAATAAAGCAATTGGAAATATTATACAAAACCGAATATAATAGGATTGAGAAATATTTCGATATAAACGACTTTTTGATGTACGAAAAAGATATAGATACTAATAGTGAAATAACAAATGAAATCATTTATTATGAGGATGGTTCGGTGTGGTTCAATCAGACAATTGAACCCAATACTTTAGAACTACCATATCTGATCGAAATTGTATATGCTGATGCACGAATCATAAATGATGTTAAAACTATGTTAAAGTTCTATAATATTGACGGCACAATCTCTACTGAACGATATACACCAGAAGGTAATTTGATAAACAATGTTTACGATCCAGATAATCCTAATTTACTTGTGTATAGTATAGTCTATATTGACAATAGCAGAGTTGAGACATATTATGAATCTGAAACAGAATATAGGACAGTAACTACCACTAATAGTGGTCAAATTCCGTATACGGTTACTACTGTATTCACATCTGGTCTTATAGTCGATGATGTTAAAAAGATTGAGACTACGTATTCAACAGATGGAGGTGCTGCTACTATCACATATAACGAATACGAAAACATTATTCAAAACGTGTATGACACTTTAAATCCAAGTTTATTAATTGAACAAACTCAGTTTGTTGGCACTAAAACATTTATAAGAACATATAACGAAATCGGGTTGGTCAAAGTAAAAACCATCGAACCAAATAATAATCAGGAACAATATATAGAGCTCACAATATATGAAGATTTGGGGATCGAGAACGATGTTACTAGAATGCAAGTTGAATATGTAAGTGTTATCAATAATATCATAAACATAACTGAATATAATGGAACTAATTTGCTATATGAAAAAAATACGATTGGTCTTGTTGACACAGAATATATATACAATCACAATACTTACGAATTAGAATATACCACAGTATCAGATCCTAACAACACATTTCCATATACTGAAACCAAAACCTTTTTTGGAGGATTGGTCATAGATAACGTCAAAAAAACTATAACAACCTTCAATGATCAATTCATCTATAATGTTTTGAAATACAACGAGAAAGACAATTTGATTGAAAACATCTATCATGAAGATTTAGAAAACTTGTTGGTGCAACAAACAGAATATGAAGACAATCGAACATACATACGGACTTTCAACGAATACGGATTGGTAAAAACGAAAACAATAGATCCAAATAATAACGCAGAACAATATACAGAAACAACATTATTTGAAGAAATAGGTATCGTTAATAATGTATCAAGATTTGTAATTGATTATCAAAGTGTTTTAAATAATATAGTTAATATTAAAGAGTGGAAAGAAGAAAATTTACTATATGAAAACAACAGAAACGGATTAAGAGATTATGAATATTTTTATAATCATACTACATTCGTTTTGGAATATACAATAGAAACAAACCCAAACACTAAGATCATTCCTTATACAGAAATAACGACATATTTTGACTATACTATAGTTGATAACGTCAAAGTAAGAAAACGATATTATGATACAAACCCTGAGACAGAGCTATTCAATGAATTAGGTAATAAAATTGAAAATATCTATGAATCTGATTTATTAGTGTTGCAAAGAGAAATAGTAGGAAACGAAACCTACGAAAGACATTACATTAATTTAGAAAATACACGCACATTGACACACACACTAACGATAACACCAAATCATGATTTTGTATCGTTCAATGAAGTGAATGTATATGAAGCTTCGCACGTAGTAGATGATATCAAAATGATGATAACTGAATACATTGAACATCCAAACATCTTCAACATTAAATACTATACATCTGAAAGTATAGACACTATATTTTATGAAAAGAAAGTAGATTATTTATTGGATACAGAATTTTTCTATGATCGATCTAATCCACAATACGTCATATCTCATGTTAAAACAACTGATCCAAATACGAAAGAGTTTCCTTACACTGAGACGATAACATACGAAGACGGATATATAATAACAACCATCAAAATTAGAAAGATTGTGTATAATTCTAGTGTTGATATACTTGAAACATTATACAATGTATCTGGAAACATTATTGAGTTAGAGACAACAGTGAATGGTGAAATTAGTATTTATAGAGAGTTTTTCGAAACAGATCTGCGTAAAGTAGAAACATACTACGATGATGTAAATAATGTAATCATGTACACTAGAATAATAGAACCATACACAAATATGAACGATTTTACAGAAATACTGATCTATGAAGAATCATATGTTGTTGAAAATAAATATACAATAGAAAATAGATATCAATCTGGAAATTTATACAATATACAACATTTCGATAATTTATATTTCAAATTTTATGATAAAATTATTGATGAACAAACTGAAACTGAAACTTTTTATACAGATGATGATATAAATTACTATATTAAAATAACAGAAGGGAACCAAATAATATATGTATATAGTGGTAGTCATGTGATCAATGATGTTTTCAAAAAGATTATAATTACAAATGGTGATGAAATTGAAGAGAGTTTTTATGATAATTTAGATCAAATCTTTTACAAAACATTAACGTCTACAAACAGTATTACAGAAAGCTTTTATGATGAATCATCGGTATTAGAATTTACGAAACAAACCATACCAAGTAGTCGAATAATACCTTATGAAGAGAGATTTGTGTATTACAATCATATGATTGTAGATGATGTAGTTCAAAAGATAATACATTATGTAAGTGCTAATGTGATACGAACAGATAAATACATTGTAGGGGATATTAAAATAAATAGTGTCGAAGTTGATTCGGAAACTTATACATCAGTAGAGATTGAATACACAAATGCTATTGAACAATATAGGACAACTATAACACCTATAAATGTTGATTATGGACACACAAGCACTCGAGTATATGCACAGAGTTATATCGACGTACGAGTATCAAGAAACGTAAAAACCGTAGAAATATATTATGTGGATACATTATCAAATATAGACGAACGTTTGTATGATGATGCAAATATAATCATATATTTACAAAATGTAAGAAATACGATAACAACAGAGACGTATTATAATGTAAATGGAGTAATAGAATATATAGCAACTTCGTCACCAAACACGAACATATATCCATTTACGAAAACAATTGTATATGAACCATATTTTGTAGTAGATGACGTGAAAACAATTGTTGAAAGTTATATTTCTTCATTTTCAACGGACATTGTAAAATATAACGAGTCAGGAAATGTGATCGAGAACATCTATGATAACGACTTGTTAATACAACAAACTGAATATACAGAATTATCAACAATAGATCGATATTATGTAGATGAAGCACTTATGTATGAAAAAACCACTTTGCCGAAGGAGAAGACGTTCCCTTACACAGAAACTTTGGTATATACGGATGCTTTTGTAGTGGATGATGTTAGAACTGAGATAAAAACATATCATTCTGAAACAAATATCATCATAACATTGTTCAATACAGCTGGTAATCTCATTGAAAATATTTACAACGAAGAAACACCTCCCGAAATGATAGAACAAAAAGAATATATAGATACGACAACAATTTGTAAATACTACACGAGCGGTGTGTTAGAATATACGAAAACGACGACACCAAATGATGGAAGTTATCCATATGTTGAGACAATAGAATATACTGAACCACAAACATATGATAGCGACAATTTACAAAAGATAATAATAACATATAACAGTGAAACAGAATATATCACTGAAAAATACAATGATGAAGATACAGTGTTTGAACATATAACAAGTGTTATCAGAGAAGATGGTATGCAACAAGATACGACAAGTAGATGGGAATATGTCACAACAAGCCAAGCAGGTACTGTATATGGAGGACAATGTATAAGCTCAAGTTATCAAAGAATCAATTATGTAATATTGTATTTCAATGGTTCGCAAAATCTTGGAAGTTTTTCATCGTTTAGCTCAGTCAATGCATCATGTAATAGTGATTCACGATGTGCACATATAACACGCCATCCTGGTGGTAGTCGCAGTATTATATATTACAAGCTCTCTGGATACACATCACAACAGCCCTATGGGATATGGGGTGGTAAATACTATGCGTTTGCAATGAATAAAATATGCCAAGTAAATGAAACAGTAATAACATGGACTCAGGTGATGGATAATGTCGTAAGTGAATGGTATTGAGGTTTTAAAATATTGCAGTATTCTTCTCTCCATTTTTTGGTATCCGAAATGATATTTGTTTTATTTATTTTATTTGATACTTCGTCATGCAGTTTAATAGTTTTATCAAAGAGTTCGTTTTGGTCATCAAAGACCGATTGTTCCAACGATTTTATGAATTGGGTATAATGTGTTCTACAGAGAATACAATTCAATTTAGAAATAACGAATGATTTGTAAAAGTAATGGACGAACTTATTATTTGGACTCATATGTAATGGAATGCTATGAATTAAAGTCCACAAACAATGGTAAAACTGTCCATTTGATGATTCGACAAACATTTTAAAAAAAGTGTTGAATAATTCTTTCATAAGAAGACTTTTATTGCCATATATGTTTTGATATTGATTAATGAAATAACCATATTTTTTTTCACGTGTTTTTATATTCAAAATAACTGTTCTATAATCATCAAAACAAAAGAAAGTGATTAGTGATTTGAATATATTTATGGGAAAGGTTTCTTCGGATAACATGATTAGTGTATTTTTTTAATATTTTTTAAAATAATAATTCATATGTTATTTGTAAAAAATAATTTAAATGATGTTGAAAATATCGGAAAGATAGCAAACAATTTAAAATTAGGCGATATACGAGATATGGAGTCAGATCATGTTGTTATCACAGGAGGATCTATAATAACAAATGTCTTTGGTATAAACGTTTTTTCTAGCACTGATACATTTTTGAAATGCACCGACAATTCTGGTAATGTTTCAATATTCGAGTATGTCCAACCTGAATGGATCAAAAACAATCGAAAAGAAATTCCAATTGATATCTTTGAAAATGACATCAATGCTATTATGAAATACGATGTTGTTGGAAATATGTTTTCAAACAGTTTTGAAGAGCTAATAAATAAACCCTCTTTGGGGGATCACATTCATGCACATGTTTTTGATTTATATGCCCTGAGTGTTTCTAATATGTCTGATTGTATTATTGATAATTTAGGCACTGCTTTGGGGATGAATGTGTGTGCTTACTCTAATGAATACGAAGATTTAGAGGTATTGAATGTGAAAACAGAAAATATAACTTTTGAAAAGTTTAGCGCTATCAAAGCAGGATTATTATCATTGAATGAAACAATATTGTATTTGGATAATTTTCCATATACAACTAAGTTTTTGTATGGTAGAAGTAGATTTATGAACATCCATGATGAATACATAAACTTGCTATTACCGACAAATTCATTCATACAAGAATATTTTGGAAGATTGACGACAAAAATTGATGTAAAAAAGAATGAATTGCTTGAGTATGTCAACAGTTTATTAGCATATATTGATAAATACTCATTAATCTACTTAAAAAAAAATGAATATTTGGATGATTTGAATAATCAATCTATTTGTAGAAGGAATTTGAAATTAGGCAAATTGTTCGATTCTATTTCCATATCTGATTCTGAATTAAATATAGAAAACATACGAATAGAAGTATTCAGCGGGAGGTCAATACTGAAGCTTCTGAACATATCGAGAATCAATGAATTACAGACATTCGGATATGTATATTATACGGATGAAAACGAGTATGGATATGTAAGACGTGATGAGTTTGCAGCTGCGAGTTTATTGACACGAGGAGTATGTAAAATAGAGGTCTATTTTGGAACAGAGATTACAAAAGAGGAAGATAAAACTTTCAACACAACCATATATGTTAGTAAGTCAAAACAACACGAAGCATCAATAATTCAGTTTTTGGAAACAATACCCACGATACAAGAGAACATTCTAAGAAGGAAAATAGAAATCAATAGTTCAGATAGACTATTAAGAAAGAGTTCAAATTTAGACGAGTTGGAGATCGTTGATGACTTTTCAGACATATACACAACTTTAGGAATTCATGAAGTTAGTTATACATCTGACTATGATACATTGCATAATAATCCGATGATTATATCTAGATTTTCAAATGATATACCATTTTTGGAAACAAATAATAATTTTTCTGAAATAATGGATGTGGGTTTGTTGGTAGAGGCAAGGAACAATTTATTAGTAGGAAGCCTAGGCACTCAAAATATAGATGCAGTAGATATAACTGGAGATGAGTTTAATATGAATTATTTGTCAATTACGTCATCAATGTATATAAATAGTAATGCTGAAGAAGAAATGTTCTTAGCACCATACGGTTGGAACAAATTGTATGAATATGATATTGAAAATCAAGAAGAGTATGGAATAGTAATATTAAATAAGCAAGTATTAAAAATAGATGATTACATTGATATCTATTTGTGCGTAGATTCTGATGAAAATGCGGTGTATTCGACACAAGTCTTAATAGAGTTTGAAAAAAAAATAAATCACGACTTGGATAAATTGTATGAAGAAGTTCAATCATTAAGGAATTTCAAATAAAAAAATAATAATATCATAATAATGTCATATTTACAAACAAAACATAACTTAGCCGATTTAAAAAGTGTATGTGAAGCCCAACACAATCTAAAAATTCGTTCTATGGGATTACAAGATAAATCGAATGTAAATATACACGACGGTAGAATTTCAGTAAGTGCGATTACTTTACGAAGTGAAAATGTTGATTCCAATTATGTTATAGTGAGTAAGAATACACAGGGTGAATTTGAATGGAAACAGTTATCTGTAGCGGATTGGATGGATAAAGCGCCATCAGATATACTACTAAGTTCATTTTCGAATGATATGGATATCATATTAGGAAGTGATTTTAATTCCAAACTTGAGGAATATTTAGACACAATAAAAGACACAATTATCAATTCTAATTTTTCAGTGGTATCCATAAGTATAAGTAATTTGATAGTGAATTCGGAATTGAATACAGATCAAGCTTGTATACTAACGAATAAGGGGAAAGGAAGTAATTTTGAGTTAGCACAGCTAGAGAATTCATTTCTAAACTCGAACATTAACAATAGTAATCTGGTATCCTCCGCTAAAGCTGTAAATGATTTATATACCTTTGCTACAGGACTCGAGGAAAGATTACCGATACTTGGACAGACATATCTAACATCTGATCAGAATTTGATTGAAGTAACAGATCCGTTAGAGTGTCAAAAAAATCTTGGTCTTTTAGATAATTTTCAGACTTCTAACATTATTTTACAAGATGTATCCTTCATCGAACCAACAGCAGTAGCAACATCAGCATTTCAGAACGATAATAAGGAATATTATTTGAAAAAGAATCGTTTCAATCAATTAACTTTCAAAGAAGATAGGTTAATCAACTCATTTTTGGAGTCTTCGTTGATTTACCCACCCACAGCGGATGCGTTAAACTCCCTCTATTTTGATATGATTGATAGAATAAGTGTGTTTTTACAAACATCAAATGTGCTCAGCGAGATCGTCGAAAATGATGAACTAAAAGAGATATTTAAAAACAGATTAATACAAACAGGTTTATGTAATTTGTCATTTACAGGAAATTGGAATGATGTGTTCAATAAACCAACAACAGTGAGTGGATTTTCAAATGATTTAGATTTTTTATCAAGCTACAATAATTTTTCGGAAATATCAAATGGTCATCAAGCATTGCGTAATTTAGGCATATCTGATGTTGGGATAAGTGGAAATTTTGCAGATTTGAATCTACCGACAGCAATATCGAATATAATAACTATGGATGATATATTAGGAGCAATTGAAGGAGTTCCATTTATTAGAACCGATTTATTTTTAGAAGAATTTAGCACAAATCCTGGAATAGCACGTGCAAATTTAGGCATTGGAGATATGGCATTATTCGATCAATTCAATGTAGAAATATTAGATGGCAATATATCTGTATCAGCATGTCATGTAGTATCCGATTTTACATACAAATTAAGTAATGTATATCTAAATAATGCCGCATATTCATCCAATTATTATCTGAGAGCGAGGAATGTGTTTGGGCAAGGTGTATGGGATACTTTTCCAGTGGCAGATCCGATAACAGGAAAGCAAGGAATTACAAATCTGACAAATACAATCTTAAACAATGATTCGACACATGAAGCATTAACGCCACATGCATTATCTAATGTATGTTATGATAATGATTTGTTAGTACAATTACTTCCTATTGCGGAGCAAAACAAATATGGTCTAATAAAAATATCAGACGATTATACAACAGCACAAACAAACACTGTTATCACTACCACGGGTATTAGCAATATGTTTTCGTATTTCACAGATGGAAATAGCACATTTGATATAGCATTGGTAGAACAAAAAATCGAACTTTTAACAAGTATATCAAATTTAGATAATCAACTACTGAACAAAATAACGGAAGAGGTATCGTTGATAAATAGTTATTTTCAAGGAAATTTATCTATTGAAGGACCTGGACTTGGAATACCGAATGAAGGTGTTCTAACAATGATTGGTGATAGAGTTAAAACTGTCTCGAGTTTTACACCATCGATCTTGCAAGTTAATGAAACATACGAATCGTACATTAAAGAAGGAAATTTATTTGCATCCTCCAATAAACAAATATCGATAGGGTTAAATTTACCAAATGATGGCAAAATAAACAGATTTTTATCAACAGATGGAAGTTTCGAGGATGTTGTATTTTATACACTAAAAAAAACGGATACAGGGACTGAGCAAATTCTTCAAAATACTGATGTATTATTTTCCGGTAGTTTAATGGATTTTCATGTTGATATTTCAACTATATCATTTGCAAATCCTAATGAGACGATGTTTGAATTGCTAAGCAAACAAGGTCAGTTATCCAAAGAGTTAAATTTAACAGGTGGGTTAATTGGTGATAGAAACAATGTTTACACGACAACAGATAAAAATTATTATTTTAAACGTTTCGAAGACTTCTATGGATTTGGTAATATATTGGACGACATACCAGTTTTTACAGGAAGTGAAAATGGTTTAGTAAAATATAACGAAATAGTTTCTGAACAAGAAAAACAACATTATTATTTGAATGCGTTGGGAGCGTGGGTCGAAAGATCAGAAATAATGGATAAAGGAGCAATAAACACATTGAGTATTACGGAAATTTTGATCAGAGATGATGCTGATAATATATTGGATGTGAGTGTAATAAATGGAACATGTAATGTTGAAGTGGGAATGAAAGCGGCTGCTGAATATAATTGGACAATAACAAAAGACGGAACCAATACTAAATTTATTTGGAAGAATCCATTTGATGTTTTGATTGACTGGTCTGCTGCAGAATATAATACAGAATATCAATTTAGCACATCATTTATAAGCGACGGAGGGTATTTGAATATATTTACGGGTGAACCAGGTGCTAGAAATCCCAGAGATTATTATTTAGATGGCAGTGGAAGATTTATAAAAAATCAAAATTTTTCTACATATTTAACTATATCTGATTTTAATATACAGGTAAGCCAAGATTTTAATAGTGCAAGTTCAACATATGGGGTAAGTGGATTTTCAAATACAATACTAATTACCTACAGTAATGTGTTTGGTATGAATACACATTATACGAACAAAAATGAGATCCTACATGTAGAAGATACAAATACAGGTGGATATCTTTATTATCAGGAAAATTACGAAGACGACAAATATAATAATCCTTCGAAAAAATATTTTGACTTGGAAGATTCACAAACATCCCGTATGGTGCCTTCCGTTGATGCAATGGTTGCGTATGTAGAAAAAGAGGCATCTGGTTTATCCAAAACAAACATCGATGATATAGATTTTGATAGTCAAACTATTCTTTTGGAAAAGATGGTTATAGGACACTCGTTATCAAATTACATACGTAGACATATCGTATTTGATTATGAAGTCAATAACGATAACAATCATTCATCAATTAATTCAAAAACTTACAATTTTTATAATAATGTGGATCAATTTGTGAAAGCAGGAAATGTAATAGAACTGTACGATAAAATCAAATTTGAATATAATTACACCTATTTGGATGCGGGAATAAGTGAAGATTATAAACAAACATTTGTCACGCCACAATCTTTGTCAAATTGGGTTGATGAAAAAATTAGGTCTAAATTTGTAAATGTTGGATATGATGAAAATAATCTGATAAGTAATCCCGATGAATATGAATATGACAAAAATTTGTTATCAAGTAAAATTGTGATTGGATCAACCTTGTCTAATTACATACGCAATGCATTAACTTATAAAGATACATATCAATCAGATACATTACCTACAATTATTTCTTCAGATAAATTGGTTATGCGTTCTAATCTATTACACTACGTGCAGAAACATAAATACACCTACATTTCAAAGGATAATTTTTACGAAAATGATTTTAATTATGTAACACCATCTAATCTGAAAAGATTTTTCGATGAATCCGGATTGGATGGTGATGTGCTTTCTAGCATAACAGTTGCATTCAATACGGATTATATGCAAAACAAAAATATTTTTGATGATTCGACATTTAATTCAAATAACTTAGTATCGTTGGGTACCTTTAGTAATTTATTATTCAATAAAATTCGTTATGAAAACAATGATTTTGCAACAGACAATGATAATTTCGTATCATCGTCCAATGTAGCTTTATACGTCAAGGATATTTTAACAGAAAATACTTTCACGAATTATGACTATACAACTTTTCAAAATGATAATGAAACATTTGTGTCTTCGTCAAATGTTGCAACATACATAAATGATAAACTAGAATCAATTACATTTGATAATTATAGCGATATAAGTTTCGAAACTGAAAATAACAAGTTTGTGTCTTCTTCAAATGTTGCAGTTTATACAAAAGAGTTAATAGAAACCTATAAAAACGAAACTTTGAATAATTTAGGGTTTGTGAAAACGAAAGGAGAGTTAGATATCCCTGATGATTATTTAAATGATTTTGTTACATTCAGTAATTTGAGCACATTTTTATTTGATGAAAGTTTTGGATTAAAATTCGATTATGATTATCAAAATCGTGTTAATATACGTGCAGACTTTAGTAATGATTCTATATCTTATGTTTCACCGCATGATGTTCACATGTATTTAGATACAAACATATATACTTATAAAAATTTTAATTTCGAAAAAACTGATGAGGATTTTTATTTTATAGGAAATGAAGGTCAAAAGTTGACAACAATAATTGATGTTATTTCACTTGTAAATAGTAATCTTAGATATGGTGGGGATGATCAAGCAAATGTTGACTATGATACATTCTCATCAGATGAGGTGTCAATGGTATGTCCTAAACATGTAGATACATATATGAGTAACAATTTATATAAGTATTCAACCAATAACTTTCCAAACAACGCTTTGTTATCATTATATATTGCTGGAGATTATTACAATATCATAACGTTGGAATCGTTATCGAATATATTGTTAAAGGAATTAAGGTACACTGACTTCAATGTCAGTTCAATAAATGATGAAGAGTTTGTGTACATAACTCCAGCTCAAACGGTAAGTTATATGGATCATTTTTGGGAAACAAAAACGTATATATATGATAACACCACATTCTCAAATACAAGCAATCAGTTTATTTCACCCAGTAATGTGAAACAATACCTAGAAAATAATATAACTGATATCATTGTTAATAATTACGGCGAAACAACTAATCTGACTCCGGACATCTTGAACGATTTAATTTTAAACCCAAGTGAAAATGAAAATCAAAATAAATTAATAACATTAGCAACCTTGTCGAATATATTGTTCGAAGTTGATTCAGTTCAAAATCAAATGAAAGGTCAGGTATCTAGTGAAAAATATAATGTTGCAGATTTTTATCTCCATGCCACCACCTTACTAGCAGATAATGAAGAAATTCCTAATTTAATGAAACTTTATAGAAGTGTTGATCAAGGATATGACTTAGTATCTGGGGATGATTATTTTGATCTTAATCTTGATAATCTTGAGGACTATAAAGAGATTTTAAGCTCAAACTACAATCATAAAATTATTACATTCGGAACACACTTCAATGCGTTTCTAGACTTTTATGAATATATAAAATTTCCTGAAGCTGATGATGCTACATTACATGCTAATAGTGGAGAAGATGATGATCCGTACGACATGTCAATAAACTATTCTACAATGACTGATACAAGATACGATATTTGTTTTTTAACAGCAATAAATTTATCAAAATTTATAGAACGCAATTTACTTAAAATGATATACCTCGAATACAATTTTGACAATGTTTACGATTATAAGAATCTAAATTTAAGCACATATATATCACGACCATCAGCAGCAGCAGCAGATGATTATGGGGATACAAATCAAATTATCACTAAAAATGTATTAACAAATTATATTGATGATTATTTTAAGAAATGGACATTTGATCACGTAGTGATTAGTTATGTAGAGAGTGAAGACAAATATATTTTTCCTTTAGAAAGGTATTCAAATGTGGACACAGGATTTATAACTTCAAATGACTACAATCAGCTGAATAGTATTCCAAGTTTAAGTATGGTTCGGCATATATGTGATCAAGTGATTACAACTTTCGATTTTCAAGACACATTTACTAGTTTTAATCTCAATCTGAATAACGGTGGGAAAAATGTTGGTTTGGGTGGGGAAGGACAAGTGATAGAATCAACTGACAAAGGTACTTTAACATGCGGTAGTTTTAATAGCGATTCTAATATATATATGAGAACATACGTAGAACATAATTTAGAAAATTTATCCATTGATGCTGGAACCGACTCTGAAGAGAATAAAGTAAAATTATTCCAAGTAGGATGTGGAAACACACAGAATAATAGAGACAATGCATTTGAAGTATTAGAAAATGGGGATGTGTATGTCAAAGGAAGTATCATACTGAATAACGGAAAATGGAGAATTGCACTAAATGAAGTAGGAGATGAATTACAATTGCAAAAAGGAGAATTGATAGTAAATAGTGCTGATAGTAAAATTTCATATGTGTACACAACCAAGCACACATTTATATGAATATATATACTAATAAATATGTTTATCGACAAAGGGACATATGGTTGTGTGTATAAACCGTCGTTTAAGTGTGATACAAAACAACGAAACTCCAAGACAAAGACAGTGAGTAAGGTGTTTCAAGAAAATAAATATTATCAAGAAGAAATTGAATTAGAGAAGATTAAAATGAAAATTGATCCAAAAAATGAATTCACAGTAAAAAAACTGGATAACTGTATCATAAATATACCACAGGAAGTTCAAGACACATGTGATGTGTCTTCTAAGCAAAGTGGACAAATTGTGTATGAATATGGGGGTATTCCATTGTCTGAATATATAGATCAAAATTTTGATATTAAAACTTTATTACCTGGTATTTTGAATCTAGCGAAAGGGTTAAAAAAACTAAAACAAAAAAAATATTGTCATAGAGATCTTAAGGCGGATAACATTTTATTCAAAAAGGATAATTTGTATATAATAGATTTTGGGTTAATGATACCTTTTTCACATGTGTATAATGATAACCAAGATTATGTACTAAGACATAATTATTTATATTACCCACCTGAATTCAAGATATATTACAATTCAAAAATGTTAAATAATAGGTTGTCAGTGATAAGTGATTTAGACAAGTTCGTATTGAACGATATTCAAATGAATTATGCACATTCAAGTGTTGTGATTTTTGAAGAGGTTCAAATACAGAACACTATAAGAGAATTTTTGAACATGTTTGATAAAAATAAATTAATGAGGAAGACCTTCGTGCAATTAGCAGATAAGATCGATGTGTTTAGTTTTGGTATCTTGCTCAAACAAATAATAAGAAACTCAAATTCAAAAAACAAAGTGTTGAAAGATAGACTTTGTGCGCTTGCGACAGAGTGTGTAAATCCAAATCCATTGTTAAGGAAAAATATTGAGTATATATGTAATAAATTAAGCGATTTAATTAGGATTTAAATAATTGTACATGCTTAATTTACTATACGCTATATCTTTGCTTCCAGACTCTGCATATTCCGAAATTTGACATCCGTTTTCGACATTAACACCATTGGAATAGATATTTTCAACATCTATTACATTCAATGCGTAGTTATGATATGTTAGGTCTGCGTAGTAATTAAGATTTCTTTCGGCTGTGGAACCAGACGGAGTAATAAATACATCACCCGAGTTTAGTTTCAATGCGTCATTACGTATTGTTTTGGAAACAACTAAATCGGTATTGACATAACATTTGAATTCGATTCCTTTTTCTTGATTTTTAAAATCAAAATAATCAGAGAAAACAAGAACAAATAAGAACCACCTCGGGTTAGTTGGTGTTGATTTAGTCAAACTGAAAAATTTCTCATCCAAATGAATTTCTGTGATAGGATTGTTCAATGTATTGAATCTTACAGTCATAAAGTTATTTTTGTCATTGAATCTTACTAGAGGACTTGCGATAAAATAATCAGCGGGTTTTCTATCATAACTTATTTTTTTGTTGCTTCCTTTGATGAAGAAGTCTAAAGTGTCTTCAAAATCAGATTTCATATCCAACCAGAATGAATATGAATATTGAGCCCCTCCGGCTAAATTATTTGAGTGAGGTGCGTGTATGTATTTACTTTTCCAAGGATTCGATGTATTGAGCTGTGTTGAAGAAGAACTCAATGCACACTTACCTAATGTTAGAGGCACACTCATTATAGTTGTTTCTAATTTGTTCTTCATTTTTTTGTGTTTATATATATTTGGGAAAACATACGGAATCACAATATTTAATAATATCAAATCTATTATTATTCCAGCTATAAGGAATGCAAATAAATGGACCAAATTCATTTAATTTATAATAATATTTATATTTTATTAATCTTTGCTACAATCTTGAACTTCTGCTGTTTCGTCAACTCTCACAAAAGGAGAACGTATTGTGTAATTTCCTACACCTACTTTAGATAAAAATGATTGATCTAAAGGACCAGCTTTGTAAATTAATTTAGCATGTTCTATTGTCACAGCGTAGTTAAAGGCTTGAATTTTACTTAAATATCCTTCGAATGAGTTAATGGAAGCATCTCCACCAACCATAAGATTTCCATTAGGAGTTGCTACCACACCCCCGTTGTTATTTGATAAATCTTTGACCTCACGAAGTTCCCCGTCCATGAATATTTGGACAAAGTTATTATCAACTACTACTATGAAATTTACCCAACGTTGTAAAGGAACATATGGAATTGTCAATACTGGTCCTTTATCAGTTCTGGCTGGATCAATTTCGTTTAGAGTGTAAACTTGTTTTCCGTCGGTTTTAACCCACACGTGCATAGCGTTTCTATTTTTATCTAATACAATCAGATTAGAAGCATCACCAACACTACGAGTCATCATTCTACCCATTACTAATTTGTTCTCTAAAGTCTTTTGCATGTTATCACCGTCTATGTAAACCCAGAAAGAATACGAGAACTCTTTTCCATTATTCAATGTAGGTATTTTTGTGTTGGCTGTCACATTTTTTAATTCAGATACTTTAAATGGTTTTGATAAGATTGTCACTGTTTTAAGTGAAGTGCTATTGTATTTGGAATAAATATACATAAGTACCCAAACACATATAGAAAATAATACGACTACCATGATAATCAAACCTAAATTACCACCAACATTTGATGAAAGTTTTGATGATAAAGTTTTAGAGTTAGCTACAACATTTGACATAAGTGAGGAGGGTGCTGTTGCACTATTCATTTTTTAAATAATAAAAAGAAAATATAATCATAAAATATTCAAAAATCTTTTTTAAATCTTACGATAAGGTCTTTTTCATTCTTATCTACGTTCTTTACATCTGTATTTTGTGTTTGAAATTGTAGATAATCTAAGATACATGGAAAGTATGTTTCATCGATGTTTATTATTTTTTTTTTAATGCTGGATTGTGTAGATAATTTAGTGAATTGTTGTGTAAATTTTATATTTATGTTGTTATGTTTAAAGTTATTAATGATCATATTCAACTTCTTAAATCGATAAAAATTCAAACAATCAGCATTGACACCCCATTTACAATTTATATAATTATATTTGTCTAAAATATCACAATAAGTTATAATTGCATAAATATTTTTCAAGGCTTCTATGTCGGTATTAATCTCAGTAATATTTTCATGAATTAACGAAAACACTATACCAAAATCCCGTAAATAAATGTCATTAATATCTTTGTCCGATAAAGGTTCGCTTATCAATTTCTTGGTCAATAAGTATATATTATTTTCGAAATTATCTTTTAGTTGATCTGACAAGACGACTGTTTCGTTTTTACAATCGTCAATTAACATCATAATGTTATTAATGTTGCATGACTGAGATTTGATTATGGATACTAACTTGTCAAAATCAATTTCGTCTTCGTCAAAAAGTTCTTTTACCCTTGAAAATATGATTTGAACACAATCCTTTAATGAAATATTAGCTAATTGAATTTCATGATTAATTAATTTTTTGTAGGTCGTCATTAATTTCTTTTTCTCGGATGATAATACTGTGAATATGAAGTGAGTTTTCTTTTTCAACTCATTTAATGTCTGTATGTGTGTCTTACTTATATTAATACAATCAACATCATCAAAAAATATGATTTTTTTCTCAGAACTCTTTGCAAAAAACGAGTTGATAGTTCTGTATTTTATGAAGTTATTAATTATGTTTTCGTTATAGTTTTCACTGTTAACGAAAAGTATATCATACTTGTGTTCAGCAACTAACATATCATATATACAAGTCTTTCCCGAAGAATGATCACCACTTACAAGTATTGAACAAAAATCATTTTTAAGAAATGTTTGTAAATCTTTTATTTGTTTATAATTGCCTTTAAATTCTGAGAACAACATTTGCTTATATGTTCTCATAAATGGCTCAATTTTTAAATTAAAATTTCACATCTTTACATTTGATTGATGCTTCAGTCCATGGTATTTTTTTAACTAACGTACATACGTTATCAGCCGAGTTTAATTGATTCAAATTTATTTCAACTGCAATGTTGTTATTTGTGATTGTTTCGTGAACGAATGGATTTATCCAATTGTCAAAATTGCTGTCAGTTACGTTGTATTCAAATTTGGTCGTCATTTCAAGCTCGTCTTCCCAACTTGGACCATGTGAGTGCCATCTCAAACCTACATCGTATTCGTGTGAATGTGGTTCTAAAAAGGGATTTTCGTCTGAAGATTCATCTGCAATTAACTTAGTATAATGTGTGTGTCTATATTTCGATTCATCGGTCATAGTTAAGCCTTGTTGATTTTGTAAGACAAAAGTCTCACGAATATCAGAAAAGGGCAATTGGCGCATTTCACGTAAATCGTTTATATTCGAGTTTCTGAAAATGGAGTCATCTGGAAATTGATACTGACCACTCGCATCAGACTGATTTAATGGACTGTCAATAAATTTGTTATCATACATATTAAAACACATCGTTATTGGTTTCTGGGTTGTTGGATCTAGCACAACATGTTTTGTCCAGTAATTGGGACAAGTCGTTAGTTTTATTTTCTTAGAATCTTCTTGATCAGTAATTTTTGTGTATAAATCGATTCTTTTGTCAATATTTGCTACACAAACAATTACACTTAGCAAGGTGCCAATTAATAGCACTGCTAAAAACCAAAATACAGGTGTGTCCGCTTTCCAACCTTGAAAATGAATGCTTAAACCTAATATTATCGATAATGCTAAAAAGGTAATTGTTGCAACAATTGATTTTATAGATATCTTTCTATTCATAATTTATATATAATAACAGAAAATTAATATTGGTTGTTGTGCAATATTTTGGTTCCAGCTTGGCTGACATTTACAGCATGATCTAAAGGTATCGGCAATGTACTAGCGTGTTGTTTGTAGTCGTAATATTGGATGACTTCACTCGAAACTTTGGAAACAGCAAAATCCAATACTTTTGAATTTAAGTTTTTGACTTGGGCTATTATGTTATATGGCATATGTTTCGCATATTGTAGATATATAGATCGCATGATAATAAGTAATTCGTTCTCAGATTGTTTATCGATAACTTTTTGGGTCTTTTTGTACACCATATACCTTAGACCTTCTTGTAAAATGTTGATATTATGTTTGCTAAAAAATAATTCAGATACAGGATTTTCCGAGTGTATGTTTTTTATCCCTTGTTTTTGAAAATCATACACCTGATCAAAAAACTTATTTGTAGTCAAATTGTCAAAATCTTCTTTAGATACATGTCTATTTTCCATGATCATTTATATATTATGTATAAATTATATTCCATTCATAACGAAAAAAAATTGAATTAAAGTATTTCTAAAGCACAAAAAATAGTAATTTGAATCATATTATATTATCATGGTGCTCGTTTATAAATCTATATATAGTGAAAATCTTCCTTTAGATTATACTCCGAAAAAGAAGCCGATTGTTTATAAATCCATATATAGTGTAAATCTTCCTTTAGATTATACTCCTAAACAGATGATTGAAAAGAAGCAGATTGTTCAAAAAGAAATACCAGAACATTTGAAACCATACACTCATGTTTGTAATGATGAATGTAATAAGATATGTGATATATGTCCTGAAATTTGTGGATTACCGTCTCGTCTTTTCAAATCCAAATGTCTATTTATTGTTGAAAAAAAAGGTGATATGTGTAGATTTCATCAATCATGTAAAACATGCCCAATATGTCTAGAAATCATAACATCAAAGAAAAATGAATTTATTACAACATGTGGTCATTCATACCATAAAAAGTGTAGATATGAATATGAAGTTAAGACGTATAGAATAAAACAGTCTCAAAAGAAATGTCATGTATCATGGAAATGCCACGTATGTGATAAGGAGCAAGAAAAACTTATTCTAGTGAAATCTATGAATATTTTAAATGATGAATTAGAAATAGAAAATGAATTAGCAATAGAAAATGAATTAGCAATAGAAAATGAATTAGAAATAGAAAATGAATTAGAAATAGAAAATGAATTAGCAATAGAAAATGAAAATCAAACATTTTTGGAAAAACAATCATATAGTGTTCATGGATACTTGTATAATTTCTTACAGTTAGTTTTCTTGAAAGTATAATATTGAACCAAAACTAAGGTCTGTATTTCAATGTCATTTATTCATTAAACATTGGAAGTAATATATTTATAATTTTTTTCTTATAAAAACTTACGGATATTATCACGTTTAAAATTGTGTTCAAGCATAATTATTTCAAAAATAATCAATTCCTTTAACAACATTTAATTCAGAGCCTTCAAACATCTAGTGATAAAAAATTTATATATTTTGGAACATTTTTATATATGCACATCAAATACTTTTTTATTATTTTATATCTTTTTATTATTAAAAAACATGGAAAAGTTTTTTAATGATATCGGTTGTGGTAAAGTTCATGGTGGAACTATAACTAGTTTTAGCAAATTTATTGAAGAACCAAATATAATCTCCTCGTCAGCTATGTTTGGATCTATAATGGGGGGTGGTGGTGGATCAAAAGCAAAGGGAGGAAGAGTAGTATTACCTAAAGAGTATTTCAATCCTAAAACTGGAGGAAGAGTCGTATTACCTAAAGAGTATTTCAATCCCAAACCAATGAAAGGAGGCAATAATGCTACTACTCTTCCTCACGAATTCTTTGGTGCTGAAACAACTCATTATGTTGATAAACCAACTATGACAGATACATCCATAGGAGATACGCTTGCTAGAGTTGGAGTATTTTCTGGTGGAGCAACACATAAAAAAGTGTTTTCATTGAAACATTTCGATAATATGATAAAATGTTATCAAAAAAAAAATAATATCAATGTACATCCTAAACTTTCAAAAACAGAAAAAACAAAAATTCTGAGTTTAATCAATCAAATTTTCATTTCAACTATTTTCGAAACTATTAAAAACAATAATGGTAAATTATCATTTAGTATGTTTAAAGCGAATCTTAAAAAGAAATTGAATTAACTTAACTTTGTTGTGTTTAATGTTTCTCGTGTAGTTTGGCGCATTTTATTTAATTTGTCAGACAATGTCTTATTTGTTATGCTTAACATCTGAGCCACTAAAATGGCTGCGTTTGTTGAGTTGTCGATCGCCACTGTCGCTACAGGAATTCCCTTTGGCATTTGAACTGTAGAATACAAAGAGTCAACTCCACTTACAGAGCTTGATGACAATGGAACACCTACTACTGGTAATGTAGTATGAGATGCAACTACTCCTGCCAAATGAGCAGCCATTCCAGCACCACAGATAATCGCAGCAAAACCCTCATCCCTCGCATTTGAAGCTAATTTTGCAACCTCATACGGCTGTCTATGTGCCGACATCACCATCATTTCAGGCATTAATCCCATATCCAATAACACATCTTTTGCACTTTTCATTTTTTCGTAATCATTTGGAGAACCCATCAATATTGCTACCTTAGTTGGTTGATAAAATAAATGTTCTGTCGTCATTTTAGTTGTCTTTTTAATTGTCTTTGACCAGAAAGTCATTGCCTTTCCACTCTTTTTCAATACATTATTTGATAAACGTTGTTTGTTATTAATAATTAAGGAAGATGGAGTGAGTGTTGTGTACATGTATAAATCCTATACTTTATAATTGTTTAAATAGGATTTGTCTAAATGCAAAATATATCCATTCAGATTATTCGGATTGTAATACCACTCTTTCCAAATTTGAAAACTTCTTTTTAATCTAAAATATTTTAATTTTGATATTTGGTTCCGTATATGAGCAACATATCGTTTTACATGAATACATGTAGTCTTTTTACACTTTTGCTCAAACTCTTTTAATTTCTCAAACATCCATGGACATTCTATTGATTCGATATCGTTTGCTGATAGTCCTGTGTCAATTTGATAAAATTTAAATTGTAATTGGTTCATGATACAATTACGGCAGTTCTCAAGTTCTTCAGAATGTTCGTAATTCACTACCTTATACCAGATACCTATTGAACTATTTTGAAAAACAATTTCAAATACACTGTAAACAACATTATTAAAATAAAAGATTATACAATCAAATCTGTAATTCATCACGTAAATGCTATATTGTATGATATCGTTGGAAATAGTTATATTACTACCATCAAAATATTCTTTAATCGGTATCATTATATTTCGTTTTTTAAATGTATTTTTCTCTATACATGTTTCAAAAATATTCTTCAATCCTGTTGGATCTTTCAACTCGAGTGTGTTCATGAAGTCAAAAATACAGTTTCCTTTTACATTCAAAAAATACTTTCAATTCTTTAAATAATAAAAATATTTCATCATGATAAAATTAATGTCGCATTCTATTCCATGTAATGAAGTAGCAATTTTACCACAGATTGGACCTACATGTTGGATGAATACAATCCTTGCATGTTTATTATACAGTGATGGATTGCGAAAACTGACGACTAAATCTGCGATAAACTACTCATCTCTACCTTCTATGAACATGTTAAAAGCCTGGGTAAAAAAAGATATCAAATTGAGTAGTAACGACTTTGTTGAATTTTACAATGAATTTGATGTTATAAAATTTATCCAAAGATTACATTTGCAGGATAAGAAGACTTTCTATCATGACCCTAACACAATGAGTGGTTGTTTTCCTACATCTTATATTGGACCCATGTTTCATCTTATAAATCTTAATTATGTTTCTATCATTAGCATGCCTAATAATAATGAATATTCCAATGTGAGACTTTTACTTTATGCTCAAATACAAAGGGATGAAAAACGACAAATTGTCTTTCAAGGAAATTTACAACACCCCCAATCTCCAGATGTGTTATTTATTTATTACAATAAAAATCTAATTTCAAACACCAACAAAACCAAATTAAAAGATCTGGATTTATTCAGTTTGAAGCACATAAAATGTCCATATATTGCTGACCAAGAAACAATAATTTACAAAGGTTATGAATACGTTCTTGATTGTAAAATAATGAATAATATTGATGATCAGCGTAATACAAAACACGTGATTTCATTAATTACTTGTAATAATGAAAAATATTTATATAATGGTTGGCTTGTAAATAACAAACCATGTCCTCTGAGGAAATGCGATTGGGTGAATAACCAATCTATCTATGGAATACAATCTGGAACTTGTAAAATTTTCAATAATCTTGAAAACAACAATTACACTTCGGATCATCCTGTAAACGAAAATGATGAATCTCTTCAGGAATATATCACAAATATTTCAAATAAACATCCAAGTAAGCGTTTGTATTCGAATCGATATATGCATAGCAAACATTTTGAATATGTTATGATATATGTCAAAAAAGGTCCTGTTGCTACCAATTCCAAAAAATCAAACGTCGCTGAGTGTTCTAAACGCAATAAGAACCATTCCCCTACCGATTCAGAAAAAAAAAAGAATGAAAAAGGAAAACAAAAAGTAAATGCTCATTCACCAGAATCAAGCAAAAGAAAATCAAATACTAGTTTCTCCAATTCTTCAAATTCTGACGAAAACAGCCTTACAGGTAAAGACACTATTTTTAACCCTATAACTGGTAGATACATTGATAGACATGGTGCGACTGCAAAAAAATTATTTCCTGATGGAAAGTACATTTTGAGACCTCTTCCTAGAAGGAAGTGATTTTGCACTTTGGGGACGTTTAAGTATTTTAGGACGTTTTGTTTTTCTTTTACCACCAGAATCTGGTGGTATAATCGGTGATATCGTAATCAATGGAAGTCGTTTTGAAAGTCTGCTACGAATCGATTCTGATCTTATTGTTTGTATAACATCCCTTACAGCAGGTGTCAAATCTTTTACTTCTTCTTCATTTGAAAAAATAATTTCTTGTAGGTTTTTATAGGTTTGGTTGTTTTTCACCAACTTCACCAAATCAGATTCCAGATTTTTTATTTTGGAACCGACAATGTCAATTTTGATTAAATTTGGCAAGTCATCGGGAAATGCATTTTGCTCTATCGTCAAACCTGCATTATCGATTATAGATGTTCTATAAGAATTATTATTCTCCATGTCTGCTTCATATGTACCATATATTTGAATTTCTTTCAAATTGTTCAAATGATTAAAAACATTTTTATTTAAAATCGTTTTGTCAACACCGTCAGTAATTGAAATATATTTTATTGTACTTTTGCCACCTTTTCGTTGCTTCTCTAACACATTCATGATCGAAAGAGGCGTTGAATTAGTAGTGGAAAAAACATTATGGATTTGCATAATACTCAATTTCGTGATATTGGATGCTAAATATTTTACAATTTGAGAGTCTAATATGTATTGAGCGTGGGCTCCGTTGTTAGATTGAACTTCATCTTTATCTAACTCTTCACCTGTTATTTCTAATTCTGGGTTTTGGGTATTGTCGAAAGGTTCATAATCATCAACATAACGTTCAGATAAGCGAGAAAAAGCTTTAATTTTTGAATTGCGATTTGTGATTATATCACTGGACACTTTAGTGATCATAATTGGATCTTTATCCTGCGTATCATATACAGATAATTCGAATTCATGGAACTGGCTGGTTAATTTTTTAATGATTGAATTTTTTACGCTTTCCGTTGCTTTAACAGGATTAGAGTTAGACGTCGTATATGTAGAGAGTTCATTTAAATTATCATAATCTACTTTTTTCACACTTGCACAAAATGTATTCAATTTCTTGAATTGATACAATTCTTGTAAGTTTGTAAGTCTAGTATTATGTCTAGTATCAACAGCACCTGTCAAAATCAGAACTTCGAGTGTGTCTTTGAAAGGTAAAAACAAATTCAAATCTATATCTGATTTAGTTTGTTCTATAACGATATTACATAAAAATTCTTTTATTTTTATATTTTTTGTGTTTAGCGTTGTCAATAAATTGGTTAAGCTACCCGAATCATTTGCAACGTGTTGAGGTATAAGCAACTTTACATATTTAGATTTAACAACATTAGAAATAAACTCAATAATGTTATCAGACGAACCATTCAATGTTATTTCATTTATATCCATGTTTATCAAATAATCGGGATGGTGAAGATTATAAAGATAGATATCCCATTTAGTATTAACCTGTTCATTTTTTTTACCTTTGTAAATACGTGATAGTGATTGTTTATTATGATAGTGACATTTATACGGACATTCAACCTTTGAAGTGGGATTCATCGTCTTATCACATTCTTCACACACACAATGGCCACAAGAATATTTTACCCAATTAAATCCTTCTGTTTCATCACTCATACATATTGGACAAATATATTTATTATTTGCATTTTCATTAATATCTGAACATGCTTTATGCTTGAATTGATTGTCATTTGTTGAGTTGCACGAGTTAGTACCACCCTTCATCATAGATTTTTTACGACGTGTGGAAGCTTTTCTTTGTCTTTTGTTGCTTTTTTGGACGTAGATGATTGTTTTGCGTTATTATTACATGTTTTTATAGCAGGTTTTTTCTGGGTGGCTGATTTGGAGATACATTTTCCATTTCCAAGTGTAGAAGATTTTTTAGGATCGGTTTGACTTTGACGTTTTTCGCATTTTTTTTCTGTCTTTCGTGTAGTCGATCGTTTATTTGAATCTTCACATGATAGAATTCGTTTTGTTGTTCTAGAAAATGTCATAATTTAAATATTGTAAATGTTTTTCATGATAAAATAAAATAAAATAAAAAAAATTGAACTTAAAGCTAATATGACAAACAAAAATATAATTATCATGGCATCCAAGAAGTATATCAAATTAGATCCGAAACAACATGTGCTTGCAAGACCAGGAATGTATATTGGTTCATTAGATTCTGACGAAATAAATACATGGATATATTCGGACGGAATGAAAATGAAAGCGATCAACTACGTATCTGGTTTGTATAAAATATATGACGAAATTATTGTTAATACACTAGATCATGTTGTAAGATGCCGTGAATCAAAAAAACCAGTCAGAGAAATCCGCATTACTATCGACAAACAAACAGGAGAGATTACAGTGTTCAACTCTGGTGAAGGGATTGAGATTGAAATGCATAAAGAACATAATGTTTATATTCCTGAGCTTATATTCGGAAACATGCTTACATCTGCTAATTATGACGACAATCAAGACAGAACCATTGGAGGTCAGAACGGTATTGGTGCTAAAGCATGTAATATATTCTCTAATTTGTTCGTGATTGAAACAGTTGATCATGTAAAGAAAAAGAAATATTATCAAGAATTTAGTGAGAATATGATGTCAAAGACAGAACCCAATATAACCCCCTACACTAGAGTACCATACACCAAGATTAAGTTTATACCTGATTATAAACGATTTCATATGTCGAAATTGAGCAGTGATATGTATAAGTTGATGATAAAACGAGCATATGATGTATGTGCTCTCACACCATCAGATATCAAAGTCTATCTGAATGAAGAACAGATAGAATACAAAAATTTTGAAAAATATGTGGATTTGTATTTAGGATCTAATAAAGAAAAACAACGTATTTATACAACAGATGAGGAGCGTTGGGATGTTTGTGTGAGTTCAAGCTCTGATGGATTTAGACAAATATCCTTCGTGAATGGTATAAATACCTTAAAAGGTGGAAAACATGTTGATTACGTAGTTAATCAAATAACGAAGAAATTATCAGAACTCATTTTGAAGCGTAAAAAGAAAACTATAAAGCCGAATGTTATCAAAGATCATTTGTTTATAATCATGAAATGTGTGATTAATAATCCAACATTTGATAGTCAAACAAAAGAATACTTGACGACTCCTATATCTAAATTCGGAAGTAAATTTGAAATAAATGAGAAGATTATTGAAAAGTTGTATAAATTTGAAATGGTGGATATGATGTTAAATCAAGCAGACAGTGAGGAAGACAAGAATGCGAAGAAAACAGATGGGAAAAAGAGGAGTAGTATCAAGGGAATACCCAAATTGGATGATGCAAATTGGGCTGGAACGAATAAAAGTGATGAATGTATTTTGATTTTAACCGAAGGAGACTCAGCGAAATCGATGGCAATATCAGGACTGAGTGAAGTTGGAAGGAATAAATACGGCGTATTTCCTCTTAAAGGTAAAATCATGAATGTCAAAGATATAAGCACCAAGAAAATTTATGAAAATGATGAAATTAATAACATTAAAAAGATTATGGGATTAGAAACTAATAAGACCTATGAGAACGTGAATGATCTACGCTATGGTCATATCATGGTGTTAACAGATGCGGATACAGATGGTTCGCACATCAAAGGATTGTTGTTCAATTTGTTTCATACATTATGGCCGTCTTTATTGAAAATAAATAATTTCATGTTGTCGATGCAGACCCCTATTGTGAAAGTTTCCAAAGGAAAACAGTCAGAAAGTTTTTATAATTTAACAAGTTATAATCATTGGAAAGAAGCGAATAATAATGGAGCTGGTTGGGCTATCAAATACTACAAAGGGTTGGGAACTTCAACAAATAAGGAGGCGAAAGAATACTTCAAAGATATGAAATCATTAAAATACGTTTGGGATGAAGAACGTTCGAATGAAGGAATCGAACTAGCATTTAACAAAAAGAAAGCGGATGATAGGAAAGAATGGTTATACACATATGATAAGGAAGAAACATTGGATGATATCATTGAAAAAACAAATGAAATCGAATATTCCGAATTCATAAACATGGATATGAAACATTTTTCGAATTACAACGTAGAAAGATCAATTCCACATTTATGTGATGGTCTCAAGAAGTCATTAAGGAAAATCTTGTTCTGTTGTTTTAAAAGAAAATTAACGAAAGAGATAAAAGTAGCTCAATTAGCAGGTTATGTAAGTGAACATGGTGCATATCATCATGGAGAGGCTAGTTTGCATGAAGCGATTATCGGAATGGCTCAAGATTTTGTAGGTTCAAACAATATCAATTTGTTGAAACCGAATGGGCAATTCGGCACAAGGATTCAAGGAGGGAAAGATGCAGCTTCTCCTAGGTATATTCATACAGAGTTGAATCCGATAACATTGAATATATATCATGTGGATGATATGGACATCTTAGAATACTTGGATGATGATGGTATTAAAATTGAGCCTGAATATTACGTGCCAATATTACCTATGGTCCTCATAAATGGAAGTATTGGTATTGGGACAGGGTTCAGTACTAATATTCCAGCATACAATCCAAAAGATGTTGTTCAAAATTTGAAAAGAATCATAAACGGTGAAGAGCTAAAACCAATGACTCCATGGTACAAGAATTTTAAAGGCACAAATGAAGATGGAGTATCAAAAGGAGTCTATAAAAAGATATCAACTACCAAAATAGAAGTAAGTGAATTACCAATTGGGTATTGGACGGAAGATTTCAAGACTCATATTGAAAACATGATAGAGAAGTATCCCAAGAATATTAAAGAGTATGAGAGTCATTATACAGAGAAGGATGTTCGGTTCGTCATCACCATGTGTTCCAAGAACATATTAGATGAATATTTAGAATATGATGAAACAAAAAAGATGACGAAGTTTGAACACGAATTCAAACTAACATCGACACGATATTTGAACACAAACAATATGCATCTATATACAGCAGATGGTCATATAAAAAAATATGAGAATGTGTTGGAGATATTAAGAGATTTTTACAAGGTTAGATACAACTATTATGTGAAACGCAAGAATTACAAAATTAAGAAACTAAAGAAAGAATTGAAATACTTAGATGCGAGAATTAAGTTCATACAAGATGTCATTGAAGGAAAGTTGAAAGTGATGAATACGAAAAAAGTTGAAATCATCGAGTATTTAGAAAAGAATAGTTTTCCAATTCATGACGGATCATACGATTATTTAATCAAGATGCCAATATATAATCTTACATTTGAGAAGAAAGATGAACTGATAAAAGAAAGTGATGATAAACATAAGGTGCTTGTTAATATTGAAGAAGAAGAGGAAACCACAACGTGGTCAAATGATTTAAGTGAGTTGGAAAAAAAATTGACTTAAGGATATACATTTAGTCAAATAAGAAAGAAAAACGGTTTAAAGAAAATGAATGAAATCAAACACAACGATATTACTTTTACACCGTACAGGATATCAACAATCACAGTTACAGGTAGTATAAACACTGATGTATCGTTGGATAATTTATACACATCTCTATCAAAATACACTCCAAAGGAGATCAGCTATTTAGAATTTGGTAAAAATAAGTATGATTTACAAACATCAGGTCATAAAGTTTCAAAAACAAAAAATAAAGTTGAAAAGAAAAAACGATTTGACAATCAATTAACAATCGTAATGCATTACAATGAAAATAAATATAATATGAAATTATTTAAAAACGGTAATATACAAATCACTGGTGTAAAAGACATTGAAAAAGGAAAGGCTGCTATAGATTATTTAATTCATATCATTAAGAATATCGAGCAAGAAGACGACATGATTGTGTGTGATATTTCTAAGATTGAGAACAAAAATTACAAAGTTCGTTTGATAAATAGTGATTTCCGAGTTAATTTTGAAATTCGCCTAGATTACCTATTCAAGGTAGTTACTCAAAAATACAAAATTATATGTAGTTATGAGCCATGTATTTATCCTGGAGCGAAAATTGAGTATTATTATCCTAATGATGGATTTTGTAAATGCACAACGTTCTGCAATGGCAAATCTACAGAATGTAAGAAAATAACAATTGCTGTTTTCCAAAGTGGTTGTGTTATCATAACTGGAGCAAATACAAAAGAACACATTGAGGTTGCTTACAAATTTATATGCAGCATATTAGTCGAAAATTACGAACAAATTCATAGAAAAAAGTTGTCGCTACCAATCAAAGTATAAGTTGTGTTAAAATGTTTTGTTTAAAAAAGAATAATTTATTTTTTCATATTTCTATTTAGTTCTTCTAATTGGTGTAATATTTTTTCCAAAATGTTGCAAACGTTTTCACCTTCAGCAGTTTGCAAAAATTTAGATAATTTTATGTAAATAGGATCTACTTTAAGAATATTATCGGTGCATATACTGCTGTTGTCATCGTCGTCATCATCTAGTGAATTTTTTATAAGATTCAAACCGATACCGCTTCCACTTGATTCATAACCTTCATCTTCTATATCAAGATCTACAATTTTTGTGTTTGCACCTCCAGAGAAAGGGGCTGGTACGGACGACATGTTATCCACTGGCAATACATTATTGACTTCAGGCAATACATTATTGACTTCAGGCAATACATTATTGACTTCAGGCAATACATTATTGACTTCAGGCAATACATTATTGACTTCAGGCATTACATTATTGACTTCAGGCATTACATTATTGACTTCAGGCATTACATTATTGATTTCAGGCAATACATTATTGACTTCTGTAGACAACGGTTCTTGTTGTCCACCCTGTTGTTCGTGATCAGTGTTTGCAACATAAACTACTCTTGTGTTTTCCATTTATTTATATTTTCACTAAGATAAAAATATGTTGTGCTTTAACACACATTTTTATATTTAAATGAAATAAATAATGAAAGAAATTCTTTATTGTCTAATAGTTGTATTGATTTGTGTTATGATTTATAGAAAAACTATAGATGTAAATTTATTTTTTGTTGCTATCGCATTGCTTATTTTGTTATTACACGCTAGTAGATTTACGTATAAGATAAAAGAAAACTTCGAGGTTTCAACTGTTTTCGAAGATGCTGGGTATAAGGAGCCAATTGTAAAAAATGCAAATCATTTTGAATGGCAACGGAATTTAACAGTGTACATATCCTCTCTGAACAAGGAGTTCATCAACTTTAAAGAAAATTTGATTCACAACATTGTTAATAAAGAAAATATTGCAGCTATAGTGATCGATGACTTAAAAGATGTCAAGGGATCAAATAATTTTGAACAAAGTAAAGGATTTAAAATATCGAATCAAATATATGGTCCAAGTCCTGTGTTAGGGATAAACAATTCATTTAATACCTTTTCCTTTTTCTGGTATATGAAGTTTAATGTTGGAAAGACTGAATTTGATAGTTCGTATACGAGCACACATAGTTTGATCAGATTCAATAGTAAGAACTTATCTGGTCCTCGTTCTAATAGAAATCGATTCTTTGAAATAAGAGTGAAATTCCACAATGGTAATCTAAACCCTGATATTTCGATTTTATTATTGGGTTCAGAGATAGCTAAATATACCTATACACCAGAAGATTATTTTACAAAATGGTTCTGTGATGGGAATTATCATTTAATTTGTTTTACCAAAGATGAATCAGACATCAAGGTGTATATGGACAATCATGTGTTGATTGAATCACAATTGCCCGATTCGTTGTATACTTCTGAGTTTTCTGAAGGTGAAACACAACTAGAATTGGATAAAATAATAAAACTTAATGACGAGACGGAAAACACAATGAAAATGAAATTCAATCTGATAGCATTTGGAATATCTAGTGAGTATGCATTAACTGTAAAGGATGTTTCAGATTTAAATGCGTATTATAAAAAAATACGAAGACACTTATCTGCCGATTTCTTAGAACTTAAGAACGAAAATACAAGATTAAAACATCAAATAAAAGAGTACACCAAACCATGTCCTTTCAAAAACCAAACTGTATGTAATACACCAGAATGTAGTAGCATTACTGATTGGGGTGATTACAATCAAATACTGTCAGATAGCAAATGTTTTAAATATTTATCAGAATATTGTAATAATGTAGATGAATCGAATATAAAAGACAATAAACTTTGCAATTTTTTCAAGAGTGATAATATCATAAAAATGGCATCCACGATCGATTCAAACTTGTTTTATTATAATGCCGAAAATATCAAAACAAATATTGAAAACAAAAAGATATTACAAGACCTTCAAAGATTGGGATTACGGGACATCTATTTAGATAAATCTTTTAGGAATCAAGACGGAAACATGGGTAGTGAAATGAATCGATTGATAAATGATTTGTTAAATACAAATCAAACAATTGATTTAAATACACTCGATGCTTTGCATAAATCAGATAAAACAAATGATGACTCATACGATCCAATTGATTACAATCGTATCTTAGAGAACGATAGTTTTTCAAACGACTCGGAATTTGAAAAACTGTACAACAAAATGTTAAGTGAACAAACTAAGAGCATTGACAGTGTAAATTTATCTACTACGTCTTCACAAGATGAATTAGATAAATCACCGCTAATAGACTTAAATTATGACGATGTAACAAAACCGAATGTATATGATCATATATTGAAAAAACACAAAGAAAAATCATTAATGAATGCTACAAACTCGTGGGGCATTTTTGATATATTCAAGCAATAGGAGGCTTCAAACCCCAAAAGTTTGGGGCTTGTTTATACACCATGTATTCTGAATCTCTCAAAACTTTTTCTTGTGATCGAATTGGTTGTTTAACATTATAAAAGAGAGCATTCTTCCTCATCGAAGGATATTGTAAACTCCTATAGGCAACCTGTATATTTGGTATCTCAATAGAAACGATCTTGTTATCCAAAGTTAAACTTAGGACAGGACTTTTCAAAATATCGAAATTTTCATAAAACGAGTTTGGTCGAATAAGGGTGAAGTGAAACGATCCTGTAGATATATCAATTTTTCCTTTGTTTGGGTTATTTTGAAAAGCAACCTCTTTGTTGGGAAAAGGTAACCCACTTCCGCTAAACGAACATCGTCTGTCATAAGGAGCCGACGATATGTACGTCATGAACTTGTTTTTGAATGGAATTGTTATTTGTCCTTTAACAGATATTGTATCACCATTTTTCATTGATATTTGACCTTTGCAAAAAGGAGTATTAAAGTTGTTTTCCATTGAATTTATTTAATTAATTATAACATAATTATTTATATATACGTCCAGTGCCAACACCGTTTGGATTAACGTTCTGGGAAAAGTTGCAAGTGTTTGCATCACATTTCATCATATTCTTTTCAGGTAGCATTGTTCCCGCTTTATTTAAATTTGTAGATGCACAAGGCGAGTTGCTTTCCGCAATTTCCAAATTGGCCTTCATTAACTTTTCAGCATTATTAGTTAAGAATTGTCTTGTGTCAAAGCTGTTTTTAGTATCATCATTTTTCATTTGAAATTGAACAGTGCATCTTGGTCTATAATCTGTAAATGCACGTCCATCTTGCATTTTATTCATTAAATTGGTTTGGTTTGGGTTCATTACATTTCTTTGCTTCATTTGATTTGTTTGATTTGTTTGATTTCTTTGATTTGTAGTAGTATTTAAGGAAGGACTATTTGCTTGTTTATTATTACAGGTTGTACTCATTTATTAAATATATATATAAAAAAAGTTTTTTTAATTTTCTAGAAGTCTTTTAACTAATTCAGACTTCTGGCCTTTGACAGATAAACCTTTACCTTTCAACAAAGTTTTTAATTGTTCATTTGTTTTACTCATCAAGGCACTCTCTGAAAATTGACTACCATGGGAATTGTGTGTGTCTATATTCATTATCTTCACACCTTGGCCGTTTTCGGGTTCTTGAGATTCTTCCATAGGTTCTTGAGATTCTTCCATAGGTTCTTGAGATTCTTCCACAGGTTCTTGAGATTCTTCCATAGGTTCTTGAGATTCTTCCATAGGTTCTTGGTCTTCATGTTTGTTGTGATTAACTGTATCTACTTCGATTATTTGTATTTGAGATTCATCCCCTTCACGTTCTTCTTCATTGATCATGTTCATTATATTATCTACAAAATCATCATCAGAAATATTATGCATCATTACTTTTTTAAGCATATTTGTAATATCGTTAGACTGAATACTTTCTGTATCTTCATCGTTGTCAATTTCTTCAACTTCAGAAACTTCTGTTGTGGATATGTGTGCTTTATTGCTTACACGTTGATGATTGTTCAAATCGTTATATTTTTTGGAAAGATCTGATACAGTTGCGTTTGTTATTTTGAGTTCGTATTCAATGTTTTTTACGTACCTATATATAACAAATAAACCAATAGCAAAAATTACCAAAATGATTATATTGTGGAACGATTTTGTAGGGCTTTTCACTCTCATGATTTGTTTATAAATTTTAATTATTTTAAATAATAAACTTTAAACCAATAGTTTTTTTTTAATATCTAATGCGTTTTCAATAATATCTTCATCAAACGACCCTTTAAGCAGTTCTAAAGCGATATATTGATTTGAAATACCATATTTCATCTTGAATGGGAATATTATTTTACCATTTGCATCTTTATTCGAAATCATTTTACACTTTGTATAGTTTTCCAACTTTGTCAAATACAACAAATGTGTAGTCACTATTGTGCAATTACCAGTATAACTAGCTAACTTGCTTAAAATTGCATAAGCACCAGATATACCTTCAACAATGTTTGTGCTACTAAATACTTCATCTAACACAATAAAAGATGGTTTGTTATCAAGTGTCTTCAACATATTTAAATTATACTTGCACCGAAGCATTTCTGCTTCAAATAACGATGCATGGCCTTTAATATCTGGCACATTTATTTGCGAATTAATATAATGAAAAGGAGTGATACAAAAGGATTTTGCATTAGCTAACCCAATACTTTGCGAAAACAATACATTTAAGATGACACTTTTTATCAAGGTTGATTTACCAGCAGCATTTGGACCGGTGATGAGGTATCCTTTATTAATTAGTTCAATATCGTTTTTAACTGAATTTTTAATACAAATATGATAAGTATCTTTTCCTATAATTTTAAAATTATTATCGGTTTCATATTGAGTGAAACACATATCATAAGAAAGTTGTACTTTTGCGAATGTATAGTACGCAAATTTTAGATTCATCTTATTCAAGTACCCATTAATGTAAGATTTATCAATGTTTCTATAATAATTTAAATACGTTCCAAAATTTGGAGTGGGTAGCTTTTCCAAAAGAGTTGAAATATACGGATCCTTCTGGCAATTGAATAGTTCAACAGCTAGATAATCACAATTTTTAAGGTATCCCAAAACATTTTTTGTTTTTTTGACAATAAAAGAACATGTTTTATATGTTGATTTGCTTATATTAAGGGTGTTATATAATCCTTGGAAATACAAACCAATGGAAATAAAGTAAGTTATAAATTGTAATTTGGAAACATACCCATTGTTTTTCTGTAAGACAGACAGCAAAGAATTATACAACATTTTAACATAATTAGAAAATGAGATATTCAATTTCATTTTTCTAGTAAGTATTACGTATGGTAATATTAGATACATGACTGGAGAAAGTATTATGAAGAATGGATAAATAATGATATTATAAATGTTCTTAATTAAAAGCACGGTATCCAATTTATTAAGTCCCATTTTTTCAAATACAAAAAAATTAAAATATACTTTTTTCAAATTGTCGAATAGATCCTCGGTTTCATCGACATTGTCATTAAGATACCATATCACATCTGCTTCATATTCTGAAATCGATTGAAAAGAAGTATTTAACGCTTCTTTGTCATTATTTATAATACTTTTAATCACTTCCTGTCTTCTTTTCAATTCATCGATATCATGAATTGGATCTCTTAGAATATCAGCAACGAAACTTTTAGACGACTCGTTAGGCGAATGTGTATTAATTTTAGAAATAACAGTGTTGTTGTCAACTTCGTCGGAATATGATCGAAAGAATTCAACATCACTGAAAACTTCTGGTCCTATTAAAGTTTTCATATTTTTATGATATTTTGACAAGTTTCTTAAATAGTAACCAATATAGAGACACACCAATTATAAGATAAAGAAACAATTCCAAAAACTCAAATGAGAATAAAGGCATGTCATCTCTATTACTACACATCATGACATGAATACTAATTTGAATAATGAGCATTCTTATTAAATCCTCAAAGTAAGGAATATATTCTTTATCGACATAATCTGATAACTTCAAGTTCAAATACGTTAATGACATTGTTTATTAAATAATAGATAAATTTTTTCTATTATTTAAACCAAAAAGAATATTTATTTAAAAATTGAAACTGTGTTGTATTTAAATAAGTACATATTGATATCAATGAATGAATTTGGTCTTAAATACAAAGATCATTTTATATGCCTTGATAAATTACCTTCTGAATCTGACAACGATATCTATATTCGATTATGGTTCATTGCAAAGTTCATGAAAAGATGTAATTTTGATGATTTAACTATATTTTCTAAATACTACCTAAATGTAGAAAAGTACAAGAATACGTATCCCGAAGTGATCCATCAAGAGCTGAGTAAGATTATTTCATAATTTATTTTCTTCTGTTAGATCTTGTAGATTTTGTAGATTTTGGAGACCTAGTAGGTTTTGGAGACATAGTAGGCTTTGAAGGTTTAAGCATATTTATATTATTTAAAAAGGTCCTTGCCACCATAATTCCAAAGGGAACTGATAGGTTGGCAGCATTACTCATCGAATTACCACCTGCTTTAGAGTTTGAAGAACACGAAGATCCACCTGTTTTAGAGTTTGAAGAACACGAAGATCCACCTGTTTTAGAGTTTGAAGAACACGAAGATCCACCTGTTTTAGAGTTTGAAGAACACGAAGATCCACCTGCTTTAGAGTTCGCTATAACATTATTTTTTTTGCCTACTCCCATCTCAAATTTATTATAAGAAATATATTTATATTTTTCAATCTGATATATATTCATCATCTTCATCATCTATTTCCTCAAACTGTAGATTGTCCAAAATGATCTGAATAAACTCACATGAATTTCCATTTTTCGAAAAATCGACATTTTGTTCTAATAAACTTTCGTAATATTCAATTAGATATGAAGAGTTGAAGTCAAATACAAGTTCCTTTAATTCATCTAAAGACAACTCCATATTGTACTATATAGAAATTACGTGTATATTGTAAGGATAAAATGACTTTAAGTAAAAATAAAATAAATAAATGGTATAGTGAAAATAATCATTCAATTGATCTAGAAATAGATAAGATTATTCAAGACATGAAAAACAATATTTCCATTCCCAAATTTATACCTTATACGTTTTCATTCAATGAAGAAGGATTACAAGAGGCATTGAAAGTTTATTTATATAAAAAATATGCGTTGAATTTAAGATAAAAGAGAAAAACCGTAATATAAATGTTCGAAATTAAAAATCTACTATTTTTAAGACAATGTTTGAAAAAAGATGAGAATACGTATATATTTCAAATTACAGCGTTTTCAAATTATAAAGATTTTGTTGAATATGAAAGCACACAAGCGAATGTATGTGAATATATTGCTAGTATCATGCACAAGAAACAACTTGAATTGCATATACGTGTAAAGGACGTTATAGATTGTGTCTTTCTAAATGACAAAAACATAATGTACGATATCAAGCTCAACTTTTCAAACCTTATGATGCAAAAACCAATATATAATATAATAAGGGTGGAAGAAAAAGAACTTGATATTTCAGAAGATATGGACGAAGATAGAGATTTAAATATATTATTAGATGAAAGTGAAATACATAATTTGTGTGAATTAGAAAAAGATAAATTAAGAGAACAGATATTTAATGTAAATCAACAACTTTCTAGTTATACAGAAGTGATAAATGAATCTAACTCGGTAGACTTATTAAAAAAAATAACCGAGTTAAATATGAATTTCAAGAAAAATCTAAAAAAAAATAATATTTAATATATTTTAAATATAAAAAGAATGGATAATAAATCAATCTTTCAAGGTCTACTAATTTTTGTTGCAGTTGCGGTCTTAGCGTATTTAATATACGATTACTGGAAACGAAATCAAGTAAATCAAGAGGATTTCGAAGACTTCGAAGAATTAGATACTGTTGTGAACGACACCGAACCCATGGAAGTGAAACCCGAACCTGTTGTGACTAAAACTGATAGTCGTCCAAGACCAGTTGAATCTACAGACAAACAAAAACAAAAACAAAAACAAGATTTTCCAACAAATTGCTTCCCTAAAGACAAATTAAGTGCCGAAGATCTTTTACCCAATGACGCCGCTAATTCTGAATGGGCACAAGTAAATCCTGCTGGTCAAGGTGATGTGCAAAACCAAAACTTTTTATCGGCGGGTTACCACGTTGGTATTAACTCCGTTGGTTCAACCTTGAGAAATGCTAATTTACAAATTCGTTCTGAACCACCAAACCCTCAAGTAAAGGTATCTCCATGGTTGCAAAGCACCATAGAACCTGACCTTAATAGACAACCTTTAGAGATAAGTGGGTGTGATTAAACAACCGTGATTTAAAATGATTTTATTTTTTAGAAAAACATTTAAATACAAACAAATTTATTTCTGTATAAGAACTTTCATCAATGAATTCAAGTGAACTTTTATTTTTTTCATTAAAAAAATATTTTACAATATCTGATAATATTTTGATAATTAAAAACATCATAGATGGTCATGTGAACAGTAAATTGTCTTTACGTCTTATAGACTGGTATGTCACAAATTATTGTAAGAACAATAATGTTGTATATTCGATAAATAAAAATGAATATTTCAATGTTTACATGAACTATAGATCTCAATTAAAAGCTTTTAAAAAAATTCAGTTTGATCCTTTTAGAAGGAGAGAACGTATAGTATTCAAATTTAACGACAACGACTATATCAATACTACAATAGGTCAGCTAAATTTTTTCAGATGGGCGATCGAAAACAAAGTTATCGAAAACCTTGAAAAAAACATGGTTTGTGTGGAAAAGGATATGCTCAATCGTCAAAAGTTTCACAAAATAAAATTGGATCCAAGCAATCAACAAGTAGAGGCAAAAAAAAATTCTATTAAAAATATGACAAAATTTACAGGTAATACTACAATAACTTTTAACTAATTGATATTTTTTTCATGAGATTATCAATATTTGTATAGTATTCATCGTCGTCAGTATTTTGAATGATGAAGTCATGTCTGAAGTCTAGATGTTCAACTTCAGACTGATCAGCGTCTTTTTGGAAAATTTGAAGTGAAGGGTTCACTATCTTCACAACGACAATGTCGTCATGACGATTTGTTGATTTAAGATAATTTAGTTCATGCCAAAATCGCAAATCGGAAACTACAACATTTTCATCACCAGAGGAGGCTATACGCTCTACCAATTGTTTGACCCAGAAATTACGATCAATATTTTTTATTTTGTTCTGAATATTGAACTGGAATATATCAGTTCCTAGATAAATCATCGCTCCTCTAGGTGTCATTGAATATCTTTCATCCACGACATCTTTCAAAGGACCTTCTATTTGGTCATCAGTAAAGCCAAAAATGTGTTTGAGACCTTCTTTCAATGGTTGTGATATCTTTTTGTGAGCAAAATTGTATTTCATCGACAGGTAATTTGCAAACGTATCCTTACCACAACCTTTGTATCCACACAACAATACAATCATGATTATTTTCAATTAGGTAGTTTATGTTTAATTAAAAATCCTCTGTAGTTTCGAATATCAATTTTTTTTTCAAATTTGAGGCCGATATATAATCACCATAGAAAAAACAAAATGGAAAAGATGAACTGTTTGATAACGTTTTCAAATTATCGATTATTTCAAATGTCTCATCGTCGTCATCAGAAACATTTTCAATATTTATATACTTGAATTCTTGAGAACTATCTTCAAGAAAAGACTTTATTTTTGAACATTCTGAACAGTTGTATTTAGAAAACACCGTAATTCTGTCCGATGGATTTAAATATTTTTTTAAACTCATTTTTAAATTAAATACTATAAGATTTTTTTTTTTAAATACAAATGTATAAATATGAAAGTTGGTATAATGATTAAAAAGCCTGAAAATATTTTCTCTAACGGATGTGTTCAACAATCATTGTTTATGAAAAAAATCATTCAAAATGCAGGATTTGAAGTTCATTTTTTATCGATAGAACCAACCTATAATACATTTGAATTAACATCTGAACCAATAATCATGACAGATGAAAAGTATGACTTTTCTGAATTCTTTTGTATCATTCTTGCATCACTTGTTCTCATTCCTTCCAATAATGCAAACTACATTGAAAATCTTCAAAAATATAATTTAGTTGTTATTAACATGGTGTGTGGTAATTTATCCATATTGAATCAAGAAGAATTCGTATTTAATGTTCATAAGATTATACATAACTACACATTACCATATTTTTCAATGAATTGGGTATTAGAAATGTATGAACACAGTCGTGATTACGTCCAGTTTCTCACTTCAAAACCTACTGAAATTACACCATACGTATGGGATCCTGATATAATCCACAAATACCTCAAACAAAACAATATTTCAATCAACAAAGAAAAGAAAAATAACTCAAAAGTCAACCTTCTTATATTTGAACCCAACATGAGTATTCACAAGAATGCTTTGGTACCTCTTCTCATTTGCGAAGAGTTCCATAAACGATTCCCAGATAAATTAAATAAGGTATATTTGTTTTGTGCATCAACAATAACAGAAACCAATAAAGTGTTCTTACAAAATCTATCGATTTTCCCAAGAATAGAATCTTTTGGAAGAATCATCATGCCATACATTCTTAATGTAATCGAGAAAAATAACAACTTTCTGAATATAGGACTGAGTTATACATTGATGAACAATTTAAATTTCTTACATCTTGAGTTTTTTTACCTTGGACTTCCTATCATTCACAATTGCCAACCATTTCAGCACAACAAAATGTATTTCAATGACAACGATCTGTCAAAAGCAGTGGGTCTAATTGAAACAACACGACTACACTTTGATAAAGATGTGTACATGAATGACGTATCTAAAATCCTTCAAGAGTTTTCGTCCACAAATACCGCTAGAATTGAACAATATAAAAAGTCTCTAAAACATATTTTGAATAATTTTGAAATCAATCATGATAAAAATTGTGGGTTCTGTTTCATTATTACAAACTCGAATAACAATTCTTTTTCGGAACTTATTTTAGAGTTGACAAAAAAATATAATAAACCTTCAATAGAAGTTTATCTCTCAAAACAACATGACTTACAATACAGTCCAGATATGTTCAACGCAAATATTGCTATAAAACAACTTGAATGTTCAAACCTGACCAAAGAGAATATTTTATCGTGTTCCTCATTTCGCAAAATATATTTGTATTCAGATTTACACACCACCTTGAATAATTTCGAAATTTATACAAAATAAATTTTCATCAATTATTAGGTAAAAAACATAATCAGTTAATTCTTTATTTGAATCCATTAATTGTAAGGAACTGACACTCTCCCTTATTATATTCTTTTCCGCATAATTTTCAGCTATTAAATCAAGCATAATAGCAGTCTTAATATCATATATTACTATATGTAGTTGTATATGTGCGTTTTTGAATTTCTTCTTAATATACTCGAATTGGTCAATCGTCAAATGATTTAAACACACTTTGTTAGCTTCATCCTTTCCGTACACCAATACAATTCCTTTACATAAAAGATCAAATAAAAAAAAAAATAAATCTTTATTATTTTTTATGCTACTTAATTCAATTACTATATTACTATCATTTTTATTTGCAACGAATATAAAATTTGCTAAATCTTGAACATCTATACTATATCTACTCATATTTAATTTATTTCCCCTTTTTTTTCTTGGCAACTACTGGTTCATCATCATCAACGTCCGAATCAGATTCTTCTGACGATTCATCATCATCTGAATCTTTTTGGACATTTTTCTTCTCAACTGGAACTTCTTCCTTCGCTTCAACTTTCTCAGTAGGAACATCGTCATCAATATCTTCTCCTGTAATAGCATCTTGTGGGCGTGATCGAAAGGAAAATCCACTCAATTTTTCCTTTACACATAGTTTCATCTGAAGCACTTTCCATGACATTCCAAACTTTCCTGCAGCTTCCCAAATTCCATTGCATTGAATGATAGCTGTGCATTTTGCTCCTTTGGTTGCTTTGAATTTTCCTTCACTGTCTTTCAATTTCATTACATCCAAAATCTGACCTTCTTGATTGAAAATTTCACATGCAAATCCACCTGCTTTATTCAAAGGAAGCTTTACTTTGAAAGTGCTTGGATATTTTTCATCTCGTGCAAGAGAAATCATAGGTGAGTATAGTGCTTCAATCGTTTCAAGACTTTTAGGCTGCTTTTTTTGACCCAACCATGTCAACGCATTGTCAAAACCTTTTTGCAGATTTGCTTCATCAATTTTCGAACACATATCATACAAATTCTTCAATGGCTCTCGCACATCCATACTAGCAAAAGACATGTTAATCGAATATGAAGACTGTTTTCCATCGGGTGGATCAAAACAATTGAGTCCAAATGGAACATAACATTCACACGTCTGAACCACTAAGGGCTGTTTATTATAGCCAATGTAAATCATTTTCCCACCATTTTCCATTTTCTTCACTTCTCCATAGCTGAGCTTGTTGATGTCGAATTCGGAAGGAATGATGATAGATTCCATGATGATTATACTATATGTATATATGCAATCTTTAAGTAAGTGTTAATCAATTTTTTTTTTCGCCAAGAATATTCGCTCAGATATGTTCACTACTTTAACATTTTCATGTTTATCCATGTTAAAAATATTCACTTTTAACGCATAAACATAAAAAAGATTTTAAAAATAATACAATACAATATACGACGATTTATATCAAAGAATAATCAAACACCAATCTACTTTGACGTTTGGATATTATCTTCTTTCTGAACTTTTGAAAGTCTTCTAACATTTTTGAAAACTCTTGTTTTTCTAGAGTTGTTTTCGGTTGCTTGAAAACATAATTTATGGTTATACTAATATTATCAGATCTATGTCCGTACCTTAATTTGTTTTTTTGCAAATCAAGCACACCATTCTGAAAACAAATCAAATTTGGATTAATATCTAAACAATTATTAAATTCAGGATCATAAAATAAATAGATACATTCCTTACAAATTGTCTCCTTCGTGTTCACATTTTTTAATTTTTCAATTATTTTGTTGAAACATAATATGTTAGCAAGTTTCTTTTTCAATTCATTTTTAACTCGATCATTCATATTTATACCACTTTCTGAAGACATGCTTAACTCTGTATGCAAAAGACGATCCTCTAAAATTTTTTTCGTTTGTTCTTCTTCTTTCATACAGTATTCGTATATACTTACCACATCTGAAGACAATTTGTAGTATGGACCTAGTTCTGATAACTTCCATTTCAACCCATCAAAAATATACCAGGATTTGGTTTTGATTTTAGTTACTTTATAAGTATCGTGATAAAGGTAATGAACAACTACAGCAATATCATATAATGAACCATCTAGTGATGCGTACACATACTTTTTAAGATCCGGTTTATCTGTGAATATTTCTTCTATATTGTTTATTCTACTAAGATCGTTTAAGTTGGATGGAAATGATAAATCATGAGAACTTCGTGAATGTATTTCCGTTTCCACCCTAGTATCTTTTTCAGGCTCTAAATTTAAACTTAAATAACTCATATTTATATATTATGCTTATTAGATTAATTGTTTAAATTATTTATTTTCAATTTACGCAGTGGCTTCCAACTCCTTCACGTAATGATGTTTCATAAAATGTTGCAAATTAAAATACGTAATTTCATCTTTAGGTTCACTTCTTAGAAGTTTTTGAAGAAGTTTGTCAGGAATAATATAACGTTTGTTATCTTCACGTCTTAGATTGTTGGCTTTAATATATTCGTTCAATTTACGGGTTACATCAGTTCTATTGACTAGTTCTCCATGAGTAATCCCCATGAATTTGTACAGCTCATTACTCAATAGAGAAGGCATCGCAAAGCCACTCTTAGGACGGTCAGATGATTTTTTATTCTTCTTTGACAACACTTTGACTATATTCGTAAAATCCTTCTCTAGCGTCTTTCCAATACTTACCATTTCTTTCAGTTCCTTGTTCATCGCACCAAGACGTTCTACATAATTATTTAGTTTATTGACGTATACACTTACAGGGTTTGGGGCTTCTTCTTCAGAAGTAGTATCTTCGGTTTTCACAGTTTCAACGTTATCCGCTTTAGATGGAACTTCCATCAACACCTTCTCTTCGCCGTCAGCACCACTTTGTGATTCTTCAGTTTTCACCTTTTTGGATTTTGATTGTTTTTTATCTTCTTTTGATGTATCGGCTTTTTTTGTTTTTGTTGTTTCGGGGAGAAGTTTTTGAGAAGCTTTTGCGATGGCCATATGAGTTTATTATAAAAATAATGATTGTTTAAATCTTTAAGTAGTTTTAGACACCATTATGCGGTTATTATTTTGTCTCCAAAAATTCTCTTAATATCAGTGTAATGCTCTTCTATATTTTCAACATTTGATAAATCTAATTTATATAATATTATTAAGTCTTTACGGACACCTTCACTTTCAAGCCCTTTGCCATGTATTGTTTGACTATCACATCTACTTTCATATGGATTGAACTTTAATACCAAAACTTCGTTATCTAAATATTTTAAATTTCGACTTACACCGTAAAAGTATTCAAACAAATTTATTTCGATTATCATGTAAAGTTCGTATAAATTTAAGCAAGTATTTATGTGGATATCATTAAATCCATCGTAATTTATACATATTTCAACCTTCAAATCCGTTGTTATATCATTGATAACATCATAATCACCATATCCAGGAATGACGTATTCTTCTTTCCAATCTTTCAACTCTAAAAATAAAGTTTCAATTCGCATTCCATCTTTTGTTTTCCGACTGTATTTTATTTTTTTTGTTTCATTGTTGTATAATTCAAGAATATGAATTTCTACCTTTATTTGAATATCCTTTGCACGAGAAAACAAAATGTTTTTGAAATAACTTATGTAAATAGAAAATAATATATAAAAATTGACACTTGCTGTTTTCCATTTAATCACATCGTCATACGCATTCTTCAGATTTATAAATTCGGTATTACTACCATTCTTCTTGTCAGGATGACACTCTAATATCCTTTTCCTAAAAGCCTTCTTAATCTCATCTAAAGAAGAGTCTTTAGAAACATTCAATAATTTAAGTTTATCTTCTATATTCATTTTCAATAGATATTATGAATTCCATTTATTTAAACAATTTCAAATCCAATTTACATCAATATGTTGAATTCCATAACTGTATCTTTAAGGATATAACAACCATATTGTTTTCAAAATCTACATTTCTTATTGATTGTTATATTTATTCAAATCTGAAAATGATATTTCAAAACGTTAACACCACATATATTTCCATCCAAGATGATTTACATTATCTTCAAAATAATGAGTTCATGATATTTGACTTTGATAAAATAAATCACGATACAACCTTGGACTTTATTAAAAGTAAAATGCTTAATAAACTAATTTATGATTCACAGGTTCTTGTTATCTTTAAAAATATACATTTGTTATCAAGCTCAAAACAAAAAGTTCTGAGCAAAATACTTGATATGCAGAACAAACATTATTACTTTCTATTAACATCACAAACAAACACAATAAACCAAGGTATTACATCGAAATGCCTTACGAAGAGAATATATATTAAAAATATTTCAAAAACTCTGAAACTTTTCTGTAATAACGAAAATATTGATGATTCCAAAGTATCAAAGATTGTAAAAAAAACTTCTGATATTTACACAGCTCTAGTCTTTATACTCTCAGACATTGAATACACAAACATAATTGAAAAAGAATTAATAAATATTTTTAACATTATAAAAAAACAAAAACTTGAACTTCTTATACCTTGTGTTAGGGATACAATCTATAAACTAAATTCATACAGTATTTCAAATTCCGAGATATGTAATAAAATAGCAGCTTATATCATCAGAAAATACAAGAATAATGAGTTCATCTTTACAGCAGTTTCATATATTGCAAAAACAGAACATGATATGCTTAAAACATCACACCCATTGTATCATTTTGAATTATTCTTCATTCACTTGTACAATCTTAAAAATAAATAAGTATGATTATTCCATTTCACCATATGCTATCAAGTTATGCAAAAGTATATACGGCATGAATGTTTTTAATGATCTATTTACTATTTCTATTTCTTTCTCTTTTTCCAATAATTTCTTTTTGTTCAACTTCCTATCCTGCAGAATATGCTTATGATAAATTGTTTCAAATTTTTTCAACATTTTTTCCAAATCTTCGTTGAACTTTATCATGATCTCACGTTTCTTGTCCTTTAATTTATCAGAGTCCTCTTCAGTTTCTTTCAAAAGTTCCTGTAAATCATACAATTCACCCAAATGCATTTCATGGAAATGTGTTTCTTCATTTAAATAAATTATTAACACAATAAATGATCTTTGTAATAAAAAGATTCAAATTTTAATAAACTTTTAGGATTTTATAATAAATTTAATAAAAAAATTCAAATTTTGATAAAAACATTTTCAGATTTTAATAAAAAAGATTTCAAACTTTTTAATAAATTTTAATAAAAACATTTTCAGATTTTAATAAAAAAGATTTCAAACTTTTTAATAAATTTTAATAAAAAACAAAATTCAAATTTTGATAAAACATTTTCAAATTTTATTAAAATTTTTAATAAAAAAAATTTCAAATTTAGAATGAATAATTTATAATGTAGATATTAAATTTTATAATGAATATTTAGGATATATAGCTATAATTTCTAATTCTTCTTGTAAAGTAGTTTTACGCCTTTATCAGTTTGAACATATTCATCGATGTGTATTTTTCCACTATGTACTTGTTGATGACAGTCTTTACATAGTGCTACTAAGTTAAATTCAACGTTCTTATGAAATGTGCTATCTATCATATTGTTTTTATCAGCGTTTTTTTGATGTTTTATATGATGAATGTCATCAGCCTCTTTCTTACATAAAGAACAAATATCTTTGAATATCTTAGAATTGTATTTACTTTTTTTGGCATTCAAGACGGAATGCTTTTTTATTATTGAATTTCTTATATTATTTGCTACACATAGGAATTCGGAACCCAAATCTAAAGATTTGCATACTTCTAATCCGTACAATGTGTCACCAGACCCGTCTTTTATAACTCTATCATAAAAAATAGTGTTTGTTTCACTACAGTATGAAACACTGAGATGCTTGATACGAACCTTCTTAATTTTTCCAATTTCTTTTATGCTACTTAATTCATGCAAATGTGTAGCAAAAATGAAGTTAGCATCCAACTTTGACAATTGAATAATACCAGCAGACACAAGTGATATTGCAGATACAGATTCAGTTCCAGAACATAGTTCATCACCAATGACCAAACTTCTATTCGTAGAAGAATTCAAAATATTCCTTAATTCACTCATTTCAACCGTAAATGTCGACTGTTTTTTATACATATTGTCATGATTTGAAATACGTGAATGAATGTTTAAAAAGGGGTAAAAAGTAAACTCTTCTGCAGCAACAAACATTCCACTTTGAGCCATGATAATTGAAATACCTATTGACTTCATGAAACTACTCTTTCCAGATGCATTGATACCATACAAAATGAGTCCTTTATTGTTTTCATTAAATATAACATCATTTGGAACATATTGAACATCTTTCTGAATATATTCAATAATTGGATGTCGCAATTTTGATGCATGTAGAAAACTTTCTGGTTTTGTTTCTATTTTCGGTCTACAATAATTTAAATTTACAGCATTCTGTGCATTTGCTGAATAAAAATCTATCATTTCAACACCTTTGATAATTTTATCAAAATCTTCGTCAAATGTATTCAAAAAAATTTCAATGAATTTATGATAATAATTAGAAACCAAAACTTTAATTTGTTCATTAATATCCAACAAACGATAATTATTTTCATCAATCTGACGGTTTGATATTTTAATAATGTTTTGTTTAAATTTAACTGTGTTATAGTGTTGAAATATAGATTTATTGTCATTTACTCTTTTTTGCGTGCATGTTAGGATGAATCCCTCTTTGTCCGAATGCTCCAGTTTTACCAATTGTTTGTGTTCAAGAAGTGGATGAGTATTGAAAAAAGTATGGATATTAGATAGCTCAGTATCAAGTGTATCAATATCTTCATGAACATTCGGATTGAAAACATTCTTATTTAAAATGGCAGTCATATTTTCATGTTTTGTAAAGTTTATATTCTTATTTAAAAACTCAAGAATGGGATCACAGTTGAAGTCGTGTGAAACAACCTTGAATAACTCTTTGATGTTCAAAATTGATGAATGTAAATTATATAGATTAATTGGAGAAATTGAATTCTTTTTGACAATTCGTTCAATATCATAAATTTTCTTCAAAATAGGCCTTGTTTGCTCATAATGAAGGTTTTCGATGTATTTTTGGATATTTGAATACGATTCATTCAAACTTTCTGGATCTGTGAGAGGATTCAAAAGTCGTTTCAGGAAAAAACGTTTTCCAATAAAAGAACAACATGTATTTAGAATAGTTGAAAGATTTTTATTATTGTCGTTCTTGTTTGTAGAAATAATATCTAATTGTGTAAGTGTGTCATTTGATATTTGTAAAATGTTTTGATCAGAAATAAGTTCTGGTTTCGATAATTTGCTCAACAGCTTTTCATCGTGTGAGTTTATAAAATCTAGCGTAAATACATATGCGATACAAATAAGTTCATTTCTTTCAATATTTAGATATTCAAATGGTGTGAGTAGTCCGCATTCTGATTCAAAAACTCGATTAAGTATTATCTTTTGTGTATTTTTTTTCACAAATTTTTCATCTAGTGAATTGATATAGTTATGAGTATATATATTTTTAGGAAACGATACAGTATTGAATTCATCTGAACAGGACGTTATAACAAGTTCTTTTGGATTGTATGATAAACATAATCGTGTAATTTCCTCATCTATTGTTGAGAATGTTTTCATTGTTTCGAAACATATTGTTTTTTTTGTTGATAGATCGATAATACAGCAACCTACTCCAATACATACTGAGTTATTCTTTTCAAATGACTCCAAATACAATACCATTAGAGTTTGTGGTGCAAACGAGTGGATATTTTCAATGTATGTTGAAGGACTTATGATTTGTGTGATTTCACGCTTAGGATTAGGAGGAGGTGTAGTTTGCTCTACCAATATAACCGTATAATTATTCTGAATAAGAATGTCAACATATTTTTTAAGTTGATAGTTTGGAAATCCAGCCATTAAAGGATTCGAAATAGAATTCTCAAGAATACTTTTGTTTTTTCGAGAAACTGTTATATTTAGAATATTATGTGCAATTGTCATGTCGGCGCCAGAAGTTTCATAATCGTTTTGTACACCATACAATTCGAAAAATGATCCGATTTCCATGAGGACGATTGATTTTTCCCCATAAAGTTGTCGGTATTTAACTGTATAACTATTGTAGTCATCATAAATCATTATTGATATTGAGTTATTAGTTTAGTTTTATAATTAAAAAATTGATTTAACTCTTAAATTAATATTTTAAAATAGTTTGAACTTTTGAAACATGGAAAATAGTGATATGTTTACAAGTTGTGAATTCGAGAAATATACCTGGGATGTTATACGATCTCATTTTTCACAAAACATGGGAAAATGTTTGATAAAACATCAGCTGGAATCATATAATGATTTTGTTTTTACTAAAATAGAACAAATAATTGATGGTTTCAACACCTTGCAAATTCATCACAAATACATTCCAGAACTCGAAGATTTCAAATACACCATTTTGATTGATTTTACAAATCCTAAACTAATCAGGCCAATAATCAATGAGAAGGATGGGAGCACCAAAATAATGACACCAGCCGATGCAAGACAACGAAATTTTAGTTATTCGTCTAATTTGTATGTGGAAATGAAAATTCATACCAAATGGTATAACGAAAACAATGAACTGAATGCGTGTAAAAAAATTATCAAAAATGTGAATTTGGGAAAGATTCCGATAATGGTTGGATCCAAATACTGTATTCTTGAGAATCCGTATTTTAAGATTCAATCACAAGAATGTAAATATGATTATGGTGGATATTTTATTGTAAATGGAAATGAAAAAGTTATCATCAGTCATGACAGAATTGCAGAGAATAAAACATATGTATTTTTAGATAATAAATTATCTCAATTTTCACACATTGCTGAGATTCGTTCAGTACCCGATAACGTATTTGGGCCACCTAAATTGACATCATTGAAACTTTCGTGTAAACAAACACAGTTTGGGTATTTCATCCGAGCAAACATTCATCACATTCGAATCGATATTCCATTATTTGTATTATTCAGAGCATTAGGTGTCGAATCTGACAAAGATATCATTAAATTTTGTGTTCACGACTTACATGACGTGAATAATAAAATATTGATTGATAATTTGAAAGGAAGTGTTGAAGACGCTAACAGCATTCTAACAAAAAAAGATGCATTGGATAATTTGCAAAAGTTTTTGAATATCAGTGGATATCCCAAGGAGATCATGCAAAATAAGTCCAAAAAGATAAACATAATAATTGAAATACTAAAACATGATTTCTTACCACATGTTGGTGAAGAAATGTTTAATAAAGCAGTATATCTTGGCTTCATGGTCAAAAAGTTATTAAAATGTTTCCTTGGAATCAATGACATGGATGACAGAGATAGTTATTTGAATAAACGTGTTGATACTCCTGGAATAATGTTGTCAAATCTATTCCGACAATATTATGGAAAAGTTGTAAAAGATGTTAAAAATATGATATATAAAGAATTGAATAGTGGGAATTGGAAGGTTTCAAATGATTTGGTAAATCTTATCAACAAAAGCAATATTTATAAGATTGTGAAACCATCTACAATTGAATCTGGATTGAAATATGGTCTTGCTACAGGAAATTGGGGTATAAAGAATACAAACTCAAAGCAAGGTGTGGCTCAAGTTCTGAATCGTTTAACATATAATGCAACGATATCACATCTAAGAAGAATCAACACACCAATGGAAAAGTCTGGAAAATTGATTCAGCCAAGAAAATTACATAACACACAATGGGGTATCATTTGTCCATCTGAGACACCAGAAGGAAGTAGTGTTGGTTTAGTTAAAAATATAGCTATTATGGCTACAATAACAGTTGCAAGCAACTCGACGAATATATATAATTATCTTGAATTGTTTGGAATAATTAAGTTGAATTTTGACAACATTCATTATTTGAATACATATACTAGTGTGTTTCTGAATGGGAATATCGCTGGTGTCCATGAATTTCCAAAAGAATTATATGATAAATTGTTAAATTATAAAAGAAAAGGAATCATCAACATTTTCACAAGTATCAGTTGGGACATACATAAAAATCACGTCAATATATCAACCGAAGCCGGACGCTGTGTTCGTCCATTATACATTATTGATGAAAATAAACTAATCTTAGACAAAGAGTGTATTGTGAAACTGAAGAACAAAGAAATAACGTGGAACAACCTTATCGCAAATGTATCTGAGCAATCTGAAAATAACAACTCAGTTATTGAATACATAGACGTTGAAGAAAACAATTCTTTGATGATAGCAAATGCATATTCGGATCTGTCAAAAGGTAAAAAAGGAGAACGACTTCCATTGAAATACACTCATCTCGAAATTCACCCATCATTAATTCTTGGAGTGCTTGGAAGTAATATCCCATTTTCAAATCATAATCAAGCACCACGAAACACTTACCAAGCGGCAATGGGAAAACAAGCAATTGGTCTTTATGCAACTAATTTCAAACAACGTTTGGATACATTATCTCATGTTCTTAACTATCCACAACAACCGCTTGTGAAAACAAATATGTCTTCACTTTTGAATCTAAGCAATATGCCTTGTGGAACAAATGTCATAGTTGCAATAGCTACATATACAGGATACAATCAAGAAGATTCGATTATCTTAAATAGATCATCTGTTCAACGTGGATTGTTCACTTCTACGTTTTATAGAACTATGAAAGAACAGTGCAACAAAAACTTATCTACAGGAGAAGAGGAAATCTTTTGTAATCCACTCACTATGGAATCATCCACATTTAACAAACCACATAATTATGATAAAATCCAAAGTAACGGTTTTGTAAAAGAAAATGATTACGTCGAATCTGGAGATGTATTGATTGGTAAATGTATGCCTCAAAAGACACCGACCAATTTTTACTATAAAGATAATAGTGTATCAATGAAAAACAATGAAACAGGATATATAGATATGTCGTGTAGTAATGACAAATATTTCAAAAACATAAGTGCTGATGGATATAACTTTGCAAAGATAAAAATAAGAAATTATAGAGAACCAACAATTGGTGATAAGTTAAGCAGCAATCATGCTCAAAAAGGAAGTATTGGTGTACTTTACAATCAAGAAGATTTGCCCTTCACTAAAGACGGTTTGGTGCCAGATATTATCATAAATCCTCATGCAATCCCAAGTCGTATGACAATTGCTCAATTAATTGAAACATTAATGGGAAAAGCGTGTGCTACTTTAGGTGTTGAAGGAAATGCTACACCTTTTACAAATTTGTCAGTGAAAGAAATATCAGAAGTTTTGAAAAATAAATGCAAACTTGAACAATATGGAAATGAAATTATGTACAATAGTCGCACAGGCGAACAATTAAAAACATCTATATTTATAGGCCCAACATACTATCAAAGATTGAAACATATGGTGCAAGACAAAATCCATTCTAGAAATGGAAATGGACCTGTTGTGTTATTGACGAGACAACCCGCAGAAGGGAGAGCAAGAGAAGGTGGATTGCGACTAGGTGAGATGGAGGTTGAATGTAATTGGGGACATGGAACTATGAACTTTCTCAAAGAAAGGTTTATGGACTGTTCAGATAATTATAGACTCTTCACTTGCAAAAAATGTGGAAACATAGCCAACGTGAATCCAGATAACAATATATACACTTGCAACATTTGTTGTAATAAAACAAATTTTGCAGAAGTAAGAATTCCATTTGCAAGTAAGCTTCTATTTCAAGAAATTCAAAGTATAGGAATTAATACAAAGTTTTTCACATAAATATGTTAAAATAATATAAAAATGATTAAATACAATAAAAATGTGTCATTAGTATTACTTTTTTTTGTTATCGTATCGATTGTAATTATCATATGCAAATATGTGTCGTTCATGAAACATCATAACAATCAAATTATAGAAGGTTTCAAAAATGAGTTGTACTTTGATTTGTCAGAAGATGATAAAAATTTGTATTTTTCAATAATAGACACATACCAGTTAGTTTTACAGAGAGATCCTTCTGAAGAAGAATTGAATATCTATTTTACCAAATTAAAAAACAATAAGTTAACGCTTCCTGATTTATTTAAAAAACTTAAAACTTCATCCGAATACATACAATTGAATGATATTCAAGAAAATACCAATTTCACTAGCACAACCGTTAATAATGATGTTCAAGATTATCAACTTGTGGTTAATGAACTTCAGAAACTCATGCCAGAAAATAAAGACCTAGACCCTGTATATATTGATTTTTTGATCATGAAATATCGTGGTTATGATAAGAATCTTGATAAGTTTAGAAAATACATTATTGATACACCAGAGTATTCTGATTACATTGAAGAGTACATCAAGAATTCAGAAGAACCAGAAAAGAATAAAAAGAAACCAGAAAAAAAAGAGAATGCTGATGATCAATTCGTGTTGTTGAAGGATTCTACTAATGTTGAGTATAAAATATCACCACCCAACTTATCAAAATCTTCAGTGTCTATGCAAGAAAAATCATCAAAACCACAATCAAATGAATATTTTGATTTATTAAAAAACAACAAGGATAAAAAATCAAATTTACAAACAGATACATGTGAATTTTACAATGAATTCATGAAACTTTCTGATAATTCTTTATTAGCAGATCATGTTATTAAAAGAAATTTAGAACAAATGAAATATAGTTGTGCTATGTCAAAAGAATATGAAAACGTTGACTCTAACATGAAATTACTTCCTCATCAAAAATGGAGTGTTCCACAAAAAAGAACACCCGTATGTCATTCACAAACATGCGAATTGACCGATACATACTCACAGACTTCCCTAATAGGCACACTTCTAAATGATGTCCAAAAAGAAAAAATATTACCATCTTTTAAATACGAGGAAACTAATTGATTTTAAACACAGATATTAAGATCGAAAGGCTAAACCACGTTAAAATGATAATAGTTAAATACATGTCATCATAATCTATGTAAGCCCATTTGAATTTCATAATGTTGATAAACATTATTGTTGAGAAACCATTTACTAAAACCTGTATGATTACATCTCTGAGGAGATTAATTCTTTCGTCTTTGAATTGAAGTTTTTTGTGTTCTTTCAAATGATCAGATATATATCTAAATAAGCTTGAATTTATAATTGACGCTATGATCATTATGATTATGTATTTGTAAAATATTTCGATATCAAACAAATACTTTGTCCTCTCCATTAAATCTGAATATGGAATCGATTTTAATTTACCATCCAGTTTAAATGTCTTTTGAACGAAACATACATCTATTATGAATGTTGCTAGGATCGTAAAAAAATTATCCACAAAATATGCTAAACTGGATTGCTTTTGTATTAATATATTCCTTAAAATAAAACTGACAATTGTTATTCCAATGTTTGCAACAGTACTTCTTGTAAGAACTTTTCTATCAATATCACTGATATAAAGATATTTCATTTTTCTGTTTTTATTTTATTATAATAATTATAATTTGAAATCTTCAATGATTTCAGTGTCAAATGAATTATTCATATATTTCTCGTGAGATGATTTCAATTCATGTGTTTTTTCAATAGTGTCAATTAACTCATCGATAATCACCTTACAATTTTCTTGTTCTTTCATTTCCTTTGATGGATTACAAAGCACGACGGCCTTATTACGCAGTTCCTTGATACGAGCATTGTTTTTTGCAAGTTGTTGTTGATATGCTTTATTTCTTTTATATTTCATATGGCTATATGAAGCACTCATAGGAGCACAAGACACATAGCTCATGTTTGTTAAGTATGTAGTATAAATATATTTTAAATAAATATATGGAAAGAAAATGAAAAGCTAAAATATTTCTCCAATTATATTAAAATGTTTGGAACGGAATTAGATACTGCATACTTTGACACTTCATTACAAAACCAGCCAAGCGTTCGATTTCAAGAACAACCCGCTTCTCCTCCACAACCACCACCAACTACACCTCCATCAATTACTGCTGAAAACAGAAACGAATACGTTGAAGAACCAACAATGGCTTTGTTGCAAAATAATTCATTTTTACAAAATGATCAAATAATAAAAGATCTACAAAAAGAATTGCAGCAACAAAAATCTTTGAATAATACTTCACCAAAAGAGCCTCTATATGAAAGATATATTTCTAAGAAAAAAGATGTTTTAAAGTTAATAAGTATTTCATTGACTGTTTTACTTGGAATCAGTATGCACTTTGTTTTCAGTGATTTGATTAAATCATATTTAGAATTCAATGATTTTACTTACAATAAAGAAAGCATGATTAAAGCTGCGTATCCATTGTGTGTATTTTTCGTTATGTGGAGTCTTAAAGTGTTCAATAAATAGTTTGAAGTCTAGAAATAAGTTTTCTTGAAGTCTTATTTTTCGAAGTTTCTGTCGAAGTATTTTGTTTTTTATTCTCTTGATGTTTTTCTAAATTAGATATAATTTTTTTAAGTTGTGATATATATGCATCTATTTCTTCATTCTTCATTTCTTATTTATTACATAAAATATATGTTTTTTTCTAAATAATTTGTAAACATGACGAAAACAGGTTCACCTGTGGTTGATGAAGATTTCATTAATGAGTTGATAGAAAATGATGAAGAAATATTAGCAATTTCAAAAAAGAAACGTTTATCTCCTGTAATAGCAATTGTTGAGAGGTTTTTGGAAAAAAATAGATGTATTCTATATGGTGGTACAGCAATAAATATGTATTTACCCAAAAGTAAACAGTTTTATACAGAAACGGATATACCAGATTACGACGCTTACACTTTGGATGCCAAGGAAAAATCGTTTGACCTTGCAAAAGAGTTAGAAAAACAGAAATATGATTTTATGTTGATTAAAAACGCAATTCACTCTGGAACATATAAGCTTTCTTGGCGGTTCAATGATATTTCGGATTTGACAGATGTTCACGATTATGAATATAGTGTAATAAAAAAGACTGCCAAAAGAATTAATAATAAGTTAATTGCTTCCAAAAATTTGTTAAAATGTAATTCATATCTTGAACTTAGTATGCCAAAAAGTTGTCTTTTTAGATGGGCTAAGGTATTCAAAAGATTGTCCTTACTACTAGAAACAGAAGATTCACAAGATAATAAAATAGAACCCCAAACGCTATCGAATATAATAGAAAGCTGTCATATTGTAAATCTTCCAAGTTGTGTAAAACAAATCATAAAAGATTTAAATTCCTATATTCTTGATAATGGTTATCCAATTGCAGGATTTGAAGCGATTAAATTTTACTTGAAAATTAAAAATACATCAGCTCATCATCTGATGTTGCATGAAAATAGTAGTATCATACAAGTTCTTTCTGACAACATGGAGAGGACAAAGAAAGAAATTATAGAAATTCTTAATCGATATACGAATGAAATTACTTATGAAGTTGTGAGAAGTAGAACATCCAACTTTTTTCCTGATAAACTTACTTTACGAATTAAAGTTGGAAAAACTAATTACAAAGTTATTTCTATTATTGATGCATCTGTCAATTGCTATGGAATATATGAAAAAAAAAACAAATCTAATAAGAATTCAGCTTTATATGTTAGTGTCTTTTTTATTCTTTATCAGTTGTACTTTAACCTTTTTACATATGAACCAAAAAAAAGTACGACCTCTGAACACCTCAAAAAAGTTGCCAAACTCATTCAAGATAAAATAATGAAAAAGAATGTAAGCACCTTATGCTATGGGCATAATGAAACATTAAGCGCTAAAAAAGTGAAAAATTCTAAAATGGGGAAACCTATTGTTATTTACAGCTCCGAGAGAAAAAAATAGTAAAACAATAATTTTAAGGTATTTCAAAAAATATTTTTATTTATTATTAATAAAACATGAAAAACTTTTTCTGGATGTTTGTAATTTTGTTGATGATAATAACATTATCAAGTTCCATAGGAGGGGGTATACGATACAGAGAAAACTTTTTACAAGAAATTTTAGAATTAAATGATATATCAAATGATGCATTGAACGACTTGCAATTTGATTACAATTCTCTTAAAAAAATTGAAGAAGAAGAAACTATCACTAAACCGCCATCCGTGCCCCAACCACCAACCCGATTAGCACCACCACCTGTGCCCCAACCACCAACCCGATTAGCACCACCATCCGTGCCCCAACCACCAACCCGATTAGCACCACCACCTGTGCCCCAACCACCAACCCAATTAGCACCACCACCTGTGCCCCAACCACCATCTGTACAAACTCCTCCAAGAATAAGATCACCAACAGAAATACCGAAACCATCCCCTATTCAATCACTCACAAAATCTTCCCCATACATAATTGAAGGATATCAGGGAGAATCATACGCCTCATTTTAAAGTGTGTTAATTAAAATTATATAATGACGACTACCACCATAAAATTGCATGAAAAAAAAATAAACATTATTAATAAGATAATACAACATCAAAACCAGCAACTAATAAATGCAATTAGTATCAAAGAAAATATAGATTTACGAACATTGGATAAACTCTTAAAGGAATTCAATACTCGATGATGACAGATACGAATACAAGTTCTGTCTATAAAAATTGTTTTGTAGATACACATTCCATCTATCGCTGTACAAGATAGGTAGTAAATTTTGAATACTGTCATCAATGAACAGAATGTCTGTGTTCATTTTTTGTTCAACTTTATTATAGGCATTTTGTAGTGGTTTGACCAAACCTTCGTTAGAAGTGAACATAAAATCTTCATTAACATGTTCGTAGATGTCGATGTCCATTAGCATTGCGATATTTTCACACCAAGAGCTTGGTGCATTTGTAAAAATACCTACATTTTCTTTTTTATGCCCTGTGATCGTAAATAGTCTATTCATGTGAACACGATCATCGTTGGTTATCAATGATTTAAGTTCATTGTAATTGATGTTAGAAAAAACATATTCATTATAGTCATAAATAAAGTCTTTAACATTAATGTTTTGTTTTCTTTCGTAAAAATGTTTCAATCCAATCGCTGTATGACCAAAGTTCCTATAAAAGTTTTTGTTCAATTCTTTAGGATTCGGTGGGTTGTGTAATTGTTTTGAAACAAACTCAATTGACTTGTTTTCAATTATGTTTTCAAGTTTTGGATTTTTAATTAAAACACCATCAAAATCAAATAACAGAGTCTTCATATCAAAATTTTGTAATGTTTTAATTAAATAATGGAGCAATTCTTAAATGGAATTCTAGTTATTGTTTTTTTTATTACACTCACTTTTTTCATTTTATACATCCAAACAATTAATTTTGAGAAAAAGATTGAAGAACCTATCAAGACTCTTTCTGATATTGATATTGATATTGATAATGGTATTGATGATAACAATAACGATACTGATAATAATGTTGATAATCAGCTATTAAATAATTCGAATTTGTCGAGCTTCAATACGTTTTTCAATATCAATTACACGAATCCACCAGAAATGATAAGAAATTTGGATTTAACAAACTCAAATATTTTGAATTCAAATATGATTGTTGAAAATCCAAATTCAAATTTATTAGAAGATATCACAATAGATGATGAAGATTACATTACCTTTTCTGATCTTGTTAGAAATACTTCCACCTTGAATGATACGAACTCAAATGCAAAATGTTGTTTTATGAACAAATATTCGTGTGATAAAGAAACAGGATATTGTAAGAGTGGAGTTGAAAAACGTTGTGGGGTATACTCTGATTTATTGTGTAGTCAAACGACCCACTTATGTAGAGTTCTAGACGAGAAGCAATGTAAAAGTAAGGAGAATAAAGAACACTGTGTATTCAAAAATCAATCTTGTCAAAATGCAGTCAATCCATTTGATGCTTATGAAATATCATGTGCAAATTATGAAAGATTCAAGAGATTGGGTGATTTCGAATTCATAACTGAACATAACTGTCAGGAAAAATTGGTTATTTGACATCTTGAACATCAATAATGATTGGATACAGATCTAAAAATGGGACACGCACACCATATCCTTTTATCAAGACTTTCTTATTTGGTTTAATAAGTGATAAGTTTTCGGTTGAATTGAATTTCAATAGAAGAATTTTATTTTCAATTGAATATACTGTATTGTCAGTGTCTGAAATAACGTTTAAAATATTTTTAGGATGACCATTCAAAAATTCTTTTTGGACGGTTATCGTTTTAGTAAATTTTGTGTTAAAATAGTAAAAATAAAATATAAAAACATACAAAAAGATTGATATAAAATAAAACTGATAATCGTATCTGATCGGAACAATCATGGCTATTTTTATTTAATTAATATATTTTATTAATGAAAACGTTGGGGATGTTCGTGCGATGCAATCATGTAAGAGAAACTTTGAATGTCAAGAAATACGTCAAGAATCTAAATTCAAAGAATAAGTCTGTAATCATTAGTACTGGTCCAGCAGGGACTGGAAAAACTATGTTGGCTTGCAAGTATAGTATGGAACAATTACAAAAATACAAATATGATAAACTTATTATAACTCGACCAAACGTTTCAGTTGACGAAGATTTAGGCTATCTACCAGGTGATGTCCAAGGAAAAATGTATCCTTGGTTGATACCCATTTATGATCAAATAATTAAGTTTAGTGATAAAAAAACATTGGACAATTATTTGATGTTGAACACCATAGAGATCGCACCACTTGGATTCTTACGAGGAAGAACTTTTGATAATTCAATTATTATAGCAGATGAAATGCAAAACTCAACACCTTCACAAATGAAAACATTATTAACAAGAGTTGGAAACAATTCTAAATTGATAATTAATGGTGATTTAAAGCAGTGTGATCTTAAAACAGTCGAAAAGAACGGTTTAGAAGACTTTATAAATAAATTTCAACTGTATAAAAAATCATCATTTGAAGATTCTGGTATATCTATAACTGAGTTCATGGATGAAGATGTATTTAGAAGCGAAATCGTAAAATATGTTCTAAAAGTGTACGATCATGAGAAATAAAAAAAAGAAGCTAAACTAACTATTAAAGACATTATTGATAATATATAAAACTCTGTTTTTATTTTCTTTTTACTCTCTTCTTCTACTTTTGCTTCATTAAGCATTATGACAGAAAAAATCAAAAATGCATTAACGACTACATTTATTGCAACAAGTGAAAATATTTTCATGATAAACGTATATCCACTTCGATTTGGATTCTCTAAATCAAAAAAACTGCTAAATGACGGTATATAACTTTTAATAACTTCTGAAAAACTTTTTCCTTCAGGTGTGAACGGATTTCCCAAAATATTACCCTTAATTTTTTTGTAGTTGTTAATAGAATAATCAACTAAAATAATACAATAAAACAACATCAATAATGAGAATAAGAAATACACGAATTGGTACAATATTATGAACAAATACTCAATTCTAGAAAATTTAAAGGGTTGGAATGCATCCGGATTAACAAGCGAAGTTCTGCATTTGTTGTTGAATGATTTTTGTAAATCTTCGTGTTTTTTAAACAAATAGTTTATATAAGTATTGAATTGTATTATTGCTAAAATGGAACATAGAAAAAATATAGCTAGCATGATTTTATACTTATCAAATGTTTTTTATTTTATTAGTTTAATAAGAAATGGATATTGATCACAATAAAGTTTTATCAATTATAGTTGTTGTCTTTTCAGTTTTCGTATCATTTATCAGTGGAATAAAAGATTCAGTTAAAGAGTTCAAACAGTTCTTCGACTTGCATGTTAATACAAATATTTTTACAAACATCCTGCTTTCACCATGTTTTAATTTTTTGTATTATTTTCTTATGAATAATGCGGATATTTTAGATAAATATGACAAGCTTACAAAGGAAATTGTTTCAAATGTAAAACACGTGGACTATTTTTATATTTTTCTTATTTTCTTTAAAATTTGTATTTTAATATTTGTGAACGGGAAAGTTTTTAATATCATAGATAATTGTATAAGTTTATTTTTTAATAAGTCAGATCCTACAAAAATAATTTTGAAAATACTTCTATTTACATCAGTCTTATTCTTCTTCCAAAAAGGTATGCTATCTTTGCTGTCCGATTACAATAAACTCTTGAAATTTTTGATTAGAATGTTGATAACAGTTGTGATACTTGGTATATCTCTGTATATGTTATTTAAGTTTGCGAAGAAGATGAAGAAGATGATTGACGAAGAATATTCTGAAGAAGTAGAAATTGCATTGGCCCAACAAGCAGCCGTAGATTTTATGAAAAATTTAGTAGAAAACGGACTACGAGAGATATATGAACTTTATAAAAACTTAATGATGTTATTAGCATTCCTGTTTGGATTATCCTTCGTATTGCAACTTTTCTTCACCATCTTTAATAAAATTGTTAGAGACAAACAAACAAAAAAGAACTATGTTGCAAAAGATCAGTTCTTCATTAAACTTGTGTATATAAGTTCGTTAATTCCATATTTTTTCTTTAACAATAATCAAAATATTATCTAACTATCTAACTAATCCTTTAAGATTTTGGTATTTTCATTTTCGAAAAAGAACCAGGTATATTCATGTTCTTCATTTTGTTTTTAAGTGAAGCTGTATTCATGGTGCCCAAGTTCATTTTTCCTGTTAATTTGTCTTTTAATCCCTTTAAATTCGGATTGTTTGCAAAGTTGTTTGCAAGGTCCCCCATTTGTCCCTGCATCTTTTCAAGTTGTTTTGCACTTTGTTCTTTAATATTTTTAAGGTTAGCCTCGAGTGCCTTTGTGTCAACACCGTTTTTCTCATTTATTTGTTTTGTTAATGAATCTGTTTGTGCACTTAACTTATTCATGATTGTTTGTTGATTGGCAGAATTATCAGATGCTTGGAAGTTCTCGGTATTACGTTTTGTATAATATTCCATTAATAAGAACCCAACCACGAAAAAGATCGTGAACAATTGTGTGTATAAAAACATGTCGTCAATGATATCAGAAGTGCAAGAAGCACCAATAATGTACTCATTATTACTTTTTTTCAAGTTTCCACATATCTTCAATATATGATCACTTTTGGTAAGGAAAATTATTGTTAAAATATATCCCAGAGCTAAAAACATTTGAAATAGATAGAAATAAATAATTTTATCTGTGTATTTTCCTCTTTCAGTTTTCAGTTTCACAATCTGAAAAATAAATCCAATGTATTTAAGATTCACGAGAAGATCAGATGTTTGATTCAAAAAAATAAGGAATATTGGAAAAAGAAAAAGAAGTAAGCAAAGAAATAGATTAACTTTATTTTTTTTGTTGTTCACACCTGATTGTGATATTTTGAACCATTTTTTTAGGAGAAGTCTTACAAATTGTTGGCAAAACATAAAGAAAACGATAGCGATAACTACATCTTGTAAATCAGTTCTAAGAAAACGAGCAATAGACAGGATCAAAATTGCTAGAACAATGTTGAATATTAAGTAGGTAATTGTTTGTTTGATGACGGAGTTATTTTTCATCTCATTAATAATTGGATCAAATAGATCAATACTAATGTATAAAGCGTAAATGAGCACAATGAAAAATATAGCAACATTTAAAATAACATCTTTTTGACTTTTGTTGATGTATGTAGCTATTTTACTTATAATAGACAATATAACTGAATCAGACATTTTATTTATTATTTATATATAAATATGAATTCAAATACAATTGCAGCTTTTTTTGGAATAAAAGTAATGAGACTAGTTTTTGCATATGCTTCGCTGTTAATAGCTAAGAATTTAACCTCTCAGGTATATATGGATAAGGTGCTTGTCAACGGTGAAAATCCACCAAAATTATCTAACTTTATTTTCATGTTTATAGGAATCGAATTGGTAATGATGGTATTGTTTAATATATTGTTATACACTGCTGAACAACAATTCTTTCCAAATATTGGGTTTTCAAATCCCGAAGATAACTTGTATTCGAAATATGTGATACCAGATTATATGATAAGCACAGTTTTCATTTTAATTTATGGGTCAATGATCGCATCCAAGATGTACGAGAAGAAATACTTTCTTTACAAAGATGATGGATTACGAGCAATTCGAGCATTAAGTGATTTGACATTTTCAACAGTTCTTGTGAATACTCTTTTGCCTTGGAATTATATATTTTATGGGCTTTTAGAAGTCGTCCAAGAAATGATGAACAAAAGTGAAGGAAAATGACTTAAAAATTATTCTTAAAAATACATCAATATGGTTTTTGAGTTGTCTGAATCTTCTCAGAAATATAATGGAGATATATGTTCAAAAGTAAAATTAAAAGAACATCAGTTGTCAGCATTATATCGTTGTGTTCAAATGGAAAACAATAGACTTTTGAACAACACAGAAGATTATGAATACGTGTATAGTAATATAGGTATTTTAGGTGATGCACCAGGTAGTGGCAAGTCATATACTATTTTAGCTTTGATTCAAGCGAACATCGAACCTGTGGTTCGACTGAAGAATATATCAACCTACATGAATCAGTTTTCATTCATGTATAAAAATAAATTGACAAGTGATTTTAGATTTGAAAACACAAATCTAATAGTATGTCCTACAAGTTGTGTCAGACAGTGGTCAATATATATCAATAACTTTTATGAAAATCGTATGTCAAGTTTTAAAGTGACACGAATAAATCATTTTCAAGAATTCGTAAATGGAAAAAAAGTGTATGATATTGTTTTGGTAAATTCAACAAATTACTCAAGGATTGCAAAATATTATAATGAAAATTGCATAAAAATTAACAGAGTTATTTTTGACGAAGTTGACAATGCCAATACCCCTGGAGCCAAAAAAATCGAGGCTAATTTTTATTGGCTATTGTCTGCAACATATGAAAACATATTGTATCCATTTCCAAGATATGAAACATATTATGATGATTATGGATACAAGAAGTATTATACCCTCTCAACCGGTATTTTACAAAATATTTTTGTAAAGGATATCTTTCTAAATGTGTTGAAACTTAATAGTTCTGATGTTAACGCAATACATACTAATTTGATTGTTAAGAATGCAGATGGGTATGTGAAAGCGTCTTTCGACATTCCAGAACTAATGAAGACAATCGTAAAATGTAAAGCACCGTTAGTATTGAACGTATTGAAAGGTTTAACTAGTGAAAATGTAATTAAATCTTTAAATGCTGGTGATATGAATACAGCGATAAAGGAATTAAAAATCAGAAACGTAAATACGGAAAATAACATCATAGATATAATTATGAAAAATTTGAAAGATGAGTTGAGAAATAAACAGCTGATTCTTAAATGCACTCAAGATATGTGGTTCGACTCAGCAGAAACACAAACAGAAAGAATCCATATTTTAAAAGAACAGATTCATAATATTGAAGAAAAAATAGAAACATTATTGCAGAGACTAGTAGATAACTCAATGTGTAGTATTTGTTATCTTGAAATTGATGATGGTAAAATTATAACACCATGTTGTAAAAACAGTTTTTGTCTTGCCTGTTTAGTTAAGTGGACCCAATATAAAAATAGTTGCCCAACATGTCGCCACAATCCTTTCAACATAGTTGAAATGTACGTCATTCGACCGAACATTAATTTAGTTCATAATGATGTAAAAACAGAAGAATTGTTAGACAAATTCGTCGAATTTGAAAAAATGATTGTAAAGATGAATACTAAAGAATGTAAAGTGTTGATATTTTCAGAATACAATGACACTTTGGAAAAAATAGAAAAAATATTATGTAAGAACAAAATTAATTCACTAACTTTACAAGATAAAGGAATAAACTCAAAAATAGACAAATACAAAACTGACAAAGAATTTAATATATTGTTAATTAATTCAAGATACTTTGGATGTGGTATTAACTTGGAACTTACAACGGATATTATCTTGTTTCACAAATTTGATACCTCCTTGGAAAAACAAGTGTTAGGTCGTGCTCAAAGACCTGGTAGAAAATCACCTTTGAATGTATGGTATCTGTTAAACGAAAATGAATTAAATATAAATGAATAAAAAAATCACAAAACAAAATAAAATATAATGAAATAAATAACAATGATTTTAAAAAATTTTGATTTTAACAAGATACGAAGTCTTTGCACAGATAAACTATATATGTTTTTCTATATCATCACAATCCTATCAATTTTTGTGTTATACATAATGATTAAAAAAATGTCTGAACATAACAAGACGAAATCTTCCATCTTCTCCAAAATATACTTAATTAATTTAGTAAGACGACCTGATCGATTGAAGAATTTTCTTACATATTTCAATGCATCTGATATGAAGAACTTCAGTTTGACGAAATTTGATGCAATAGACGGAACCAAACTTGATCAAAATAATATCCCCCTTTCAGAATTAGCAAAAGCGGAATTGCAACAACTGAAAACAACAGGTTTTAGAACAAAACATTATCAACTTACAATGGGTGCTATAGGGTGTTATCTTTCTCATGTCAAAGTATGGGAACATATATTAAAACACGATAACGATGTCGTGTTAGTACTTGAAGACGATGCAAAACTACCTGAAAACTTCTTGTCAGAAGTGAATGAGAATGTAAAATACATTCCAAATGATTGGGATATTATATTATTGGGTTATTTGTGTAAAAAATGTTATGAATTCCAAAAATATAAAGAAGTTGAAAGGTTTCAGTTAACACATGCGTATTTAATAAAAAAGACGGCCATCGTTAAAATGATGAATTCCAATACGTTGTTTCCAATTACACAGCAAATAGATGCGTTAATGAGTGAATTGAGCTCAATAATCAATATATATAGCTTAAAAAAGAAAATTGTGCCACAATTTCAATCAAGAACCGATATTCAAGCTCCTATAATTGATAAGGACTTGCGAGAGAAATTGAATATAAATATCAATGATAGAATTAAAGTATTATAAATGTCGAATAGCGAGAAAGAAGATAATGAAATTAGTGAAATTCGTAAAAATATGAGTTTTCCTGAAAATGATTTAGATAACATTGACATGGAAGATTCACAAGTTGACTACATAGATAAAGATAATTATAATAAATTTTTAAAAATAAAGTCTAAGAATGGATTTGTATTTCAAATAATTCAAAGTTATGGTAAAGAATTATATTTTACAATGGTTATTTTAATGGGGATTCTGTATTATTTCAATATAATGAAGATGCACTTTCCAATTTTCGAACAAATTACAAGGTTTTTACCAGATCCTAATGTGTATTTGTTATTGATTCCCTTATTTATTACAGTAATATACAAGTCTTTCAACTCGTTTTCTGAGATAAAGATTTCAATATGAAAAAAGATATAATTATTTTAATTAAATGAAGCAGCTATACATTATATCAATATTAGTTTTTTTATTTTATTCATTATTAGTTTCAAATAACATTCGCAAAAATGAACATTTTGATATTGATTTAGATTTTGACATGGTTTTAGACAAAAAATGCGAATCTGATTCTTTAGATACACAATATGATTGGCAAAATCGAAAAATGCGTTATCAAAAGAAATGTGTGGAAAAGAAATGTAATCAAGAAATCTGTTTTAAAATGGATCTTGACACATGTACCGAAGGTTGTGAGAAGAATTCGAAAGTATGTAAAGAAAAACACGAGTGTTGTCCGAATGGAGAAATCAATGTAAGCGAAAAAATTTTGGATGATGGGAAATGTATTTCAAAAGATTGCACGAATTCTCAGTCATCTGATGAAAATGGAGTCAAGAATTATATGTATATTGGTTGTAAAGATTCTATTCCGGATTCTGAATATCTTCAATATGCTGATTTTGAGAAATTATATTTGCCACAACAAAATTTTAACCAAGGAGGAGAGGGTGGTCAAGAGCAACCGAATTTTTATTATGACGAATACAAATACGATGACGAAGATGAAGGATCAATGGTTTATACACCAACTGCAGGATCTGTATTTGGAAATCTATACAAATGTACATTAAATGACCCAGATTGTCCTAGACATCCAAAATGTAAATATAATCAAAATGAATACATGGATATATATGCTAAAGAGTGTCGTAAATGTCCAAAAAATCATTATGTGTTATATGCAGAAGGACATCAATCAAAAGCATGTTGTAATCCAAATAAATGCTTTGGATTATCTACAATGTGTTATGATAAAGATACTTGCAGAAAACGGTATAAAACAAAGACTTTTAATCAAGATACGTGTGAGTGTGAAATACCAACGAACTGTGAGACAAACGATGATGAGTTTAGCATTCAATGTTCAACGTTGAAAAAATTAGTGAAACCAATTTGTGATAAACAAACCGAAGTATCATGTTATGATAATACAACATTCGGATTCACTACATATAAAAATAATGATAACTGTCAATTAGAATCAACTACTTCTTCCGATCCGAAAAAAACAATATGGAAAGAAGATTGTAGCAATACATGTCCGCTTGAAACTAGATATGATAGAAGAACAAAACAATGTAAATGTAATAACAGAGCAAACATATTAAATGGAAATGGACAATGTGTATAAATAAATCAAAGACCTATTAATCCAAATCAGCTTTGTGGTGCTGGTGCTTGCCTATGATCCCAAAACGTGGTGCACGTGGTGGGATCTAGACAATCCTCACACAAATTTAAAACTTTGCTCCCAGAATTTCCTGAAAGTTTCAAACAGGTTTTGCTTTCTGAGTCGCCAATTTTTATAGTATTTCCAATTATTCCTAAGTCAGTTTTAATTTTATCAATACCTGGATAAATGTTTATCGCTGTTGATGCGGTTGGTGTTGCACTGGTTGTTAAATCGGCAATTGTGTTAATAGTAAGTGTTTTATTTGTTGAATCATGGTCGATTGATGAGACATATTGTTTTGGTACTTTCATATATTTTGGTGAATTATTATTATATTTATCATATTCATACTCATCGTAGAGATTATTATTAACAGTTAATGACTTTTGAAAATATTTTATATCACTATCATCTCTTTTTGGTATTATTATATCTGTGCCGTTTGCTATTGTAACTTCATAACCTGTATTAGTAGCAGATATGTCTGATACATATGAATCACTCGATTTTTTAAGAAATGTATCTGAATAAGAGGTAGTTGTATTATCTGAATTTTTATATTCTAAACCTTCTACGCTACTGAGTGTGATATTATCCGAATCTATTTTTGGTATTTTATTGTAGCTTGTTCCCCTGACTTCTAATTCAGTCGGTTTTAACTTTTTCGTTATCAAATTTGGATTTCTTATTTCCAAGTCTTCAGTTTCAATACCAATTCCTGTACCAGTTCCAGTTCCAGTTCCAGTTCCAGCCAATCTGCTCATATACGTTGATATCTGCCCATCGATAGTGCTTTCAGTTCCATCTGTCAAACGCTCCAAATCCTCTAGTCTCTTATCAACTGATTTACATTTTATATTTTTATCTTTATTATCATTTAAACAGTGATTTTGATTTTCATACGCTCCAGTATATAAATTTTCGATTCGTAATCCTCCTCCATTAGTCACCCATGACTCCCTACTATAAGCACCATTTGGTAATGATAACTTACTTGATGATTCTGATGATGATGGATGAAGTGCAGTAAATACAGCATTTCTTGACACCCCAGACGCTGCCTCCATATCATCAATTCTACCATCAACACTATCTATTTTACTGTCTAAATGCTCAAATTTGTGTCCTATCGATAAAGGTTGATTGCTCCCATTCATATCCAGAAATTCAGCAAATTTAGGACGCCCAAATTGGTCGTATTCAATATTGTAAGTTGTTTCATTTCTTTTTATTTGACCAATATCATTTAAAGAATCAAGATATATTCTTCCTCCGTAGTCTAACATATTGGCATTTCGACCGATTTGTTCACTGTTTCTAGATAAGTGAAAATTAGCACCTGGTTTTAAGCGAACAAATTCTGATTTATCCGTTAATTCTGATTTAGCCTCATTGTCTACACCCCCCATGCTTCTCATGTTCATTAGTTTTTGCTGCTTAATGTCATCAGTGGTTAATAGAGGGTCATATAAATCTCCGATATTGTCATCATCTCCTGGAATTAGATGTGCAATATTGACATCTAAACCGTCAAGTATTTGATCATTACTATTCACAATTTCTTTCATCGATTTGGGTATTCCACTCAACGTTATATCGTTAACATTCATAACATTTTCAACAGATAAATCTTTCACATTTAAATCTATATTTGAATCGTTATTGATCTTTGATACAATTATGTTGTGTTCTATATTGGATGAAATGAAATTTAATGAATTGTCTGATGATAAACGACTATCAAAGTATGAATTGAAACTGGTTGTTGGCAAAAACAGGTTGGTTTTTAAAGCAATTTCTTCGATACTTTTCTGATTTGATCCTATGCTTTCATTTAAGTCAGCAAGTGATATTGGACCTCCAATGGTTAATGGATCATTTATTCCAATCGCACCTAATGTAGTTTGTAAACTAGATATATTACTTGAAATAACACCTATATAATCACTATTAGATTTAATTGAACTAAGATCCATTGGATTAAAATTATATTTATCTAACATATACTCTGTGTAATTGTCTTTATCAATATTGCTTCGTAAATATGTGTTTATTTCTGTTATTTTATCTGAATTCGATATTGTCTCAAGTCTATTTGATTGAATGTTTGTAATACTTTCGTCTACATAGTCTATCATTTCATTAAACGAACTGAAATTGTTTTTTTGACCAAAGTTATAATAGTTGTCATGCCATGATTCGAAATTATCGGGGAAATTGTCATATGTTTTAGTAGAATAAGTTTGAACCATATTCGGTGATTTTAAAAAGTTGTTTAACGCTGTCCTAGTCTCATCGATCTTAGTGTCTAACAATAAACCTGTATCGATCGTTAACTTACTTAGATTATTACTGTCCCTTGTAATTGAATCGTACAATCTTGTATTATCACCTTTATTCATATTGATTTGTGCTTGAAGTTTTGCCATATCAGATGGATATTCATTTTTCCTAAAATTGGTGAATTTACGATCATTTGTTGATATTTGTGAAGATAAATCGTTGTATCGTAATATATTGCTTGTTGCATTCCTTGAAAGTTTCTTATCGACAATATCAATATCTTCTTTAAGTCTCTTATTTTCGGATGTAATTCTATTATTCATACCCATAAAATTTGCGGTGGTTATATTCTTATAACTATTGAATCTCTTATCTAAATTAGTCTGCTTTGCTTCATGTTTTTTATTAATTGTTTCTTGTTCAGTTCTTTCTTTTTTTTGTTTAAAATCCCTTTTTTGATTACCCAAATTGATTTCATTAACAAGATTACTTATTTTCTTAAAGTTTTTTCCCTCTGTTTCAAACAGTTTATTATTGGTTTCAGAAATTTTATTATCGATATGTTTCACTTTAGATTTGTTATGAATAACAATAAAAGAAGTTGTACTAACGATAATAAAAGCCATTATTGAAAAAAATACAGAAGGTATAGTCATTTTAATTATCATAAGAAACAAATTTTGTATCATTTTTCATAATTATATTAAGGTTGTAAGTGCGTCGTAATTTTTCATCATATTATAATATTGCTCATTTTTCAAATTATCCTCATCTTTTTTAACATCGTTAACATCTTTAATGTCATTTATGTCATTGATTTTTTCGAACATATTATTCTCTTCATACACATTATATATGTACCTTTGATTTTCATGTAAACTTTTATCATTATAGTTTATTGCTTGGATCATATTTTTTATTACAATTTCATTTTCCTCAGAATCTTCTTTCAATTCATGAATTACTTGTTTGTTGGAGTACAACATTAACCCAAGTATAACCATTAAAACAAGTAGAACAAGTATTGGGATATATATATAGATCATAAACTGATTCATATTACTTTATTCTAAACAAATATTTATAATAAATAAATTACTAAAAAAATGTATCTTTTGTACATTATTGTGTCCGTATTAGTATTATTGATTTTTGTTTTAGTTGTAAAGTATAGAAATAAAAGAGAAAAGTTCTCTGATTTTGACGATATTTTAGATGCTAAATGCAGTAGTATTAGTTCTGGAGAAGAATACATTTGGGACGAAAAAACTTGTGGTCCAAACACATGTGATTCTGAAGAATGTCAAGTTTTGATCAAAAACGTGGATAATAATGCCTACACTTTTAGAACAAGACCATTGAACAAAAAGAAAGTTATGGTCAATAATAAAATTGATGTTTTCAAATGTATCAGTAATCATTCCCCAGAATCCAACATTTATTGCCATCCAAATGAACCACCCACATGTTATGAAGAAACTAGAGATTGCTTCTTATGGGACGACAATACATCACAATGGAATAAAAATATATACCAAAAAATAATAAATTCTGGAGGCGAATGCAAATGGTATAATCAAACATATCCTACAGGAAGTGGTGTTGAACTACTACCGAGAGAATGCAGACCAGATATATTAGATTGCAGTGCTTGTAATCTTAAATGCAATCATCATAACAACGAATATGAAACATGGAGGTATGATAAAATAAACGATTCGTGTTACAAACACAATGAATGTCAGACTTGTGATAATGATAATAGTGATAATCAAGAAGAAGGATACTTTTTCAACTATGCCGAAAATAGATATGATAAGGTAGTATTCCTACAAAATGAAGTTGATTGTTCATATTCATATTTTGATGGTTCAACTGAATATTGTCATCCTATGCACACAACTGGTTCGATGTTTCAGTGTGAACATGCAGGTCGAGATGTCCTCGACAATAACGGAAAGTATAACAATACCCAATTTGAGACAAGAAACTGTTCAAATGATTTACCAAATAAAACATGTTTCGAACTAGATTATGAAGATCAAGATCGAGAAACACAAATATTGATATCCAAAAAATACAAACCTGTACTAGCTCATGACCGTACGAAATGTGTATATGTATCTGAAAATGATGAAAATGTTGTTAAAGAAATGAATGGACAAACATTTTGTGATGGAATAGGAATGTGTAAGAATATTGATGAATATGTTGATTGTGCTAAAAGAAAATGTGTAAAATGTCCAGAAGGGAAATATTTGGAAGATAGGTTGGCTACAACATACGAAACTGCTTGCAAACCTATTCCAGAGATAACTACGCCACCTGATGAATGCTGGGAACCTGATCCTTCAAACACAATGATAGATAGAATAAAAGCTTATCCTTATGTAAATGTTCCAATTTATAATCAAGATATAACTCAATTTTCTACAATCAGATCAACTTCTACAGCGCCCCCAGACTGTGAACTTTATAATGATGATGAATCAGGTTTTGATAATTTAGGAAATAGAATTAGGGATCGTTGTCCTTACTCGGGTGTAAGTACCTGTGAAGATTGTAAATATGAAATGTCAAACTGTAGATTTAATCCTGATACTGGTTTTTGTGGATGTGAAGAAGAAAAATGTGATTCAGGAATTTATAAATGTCTTGATAATATTAATGGAAATGAATTCCGTGATTACAAATTACACCAAGAAGACCCTTTTTCACCTTGTATTTTGAAAAGCGATTACGGGATTACGATGGAACAACAAGAGTGTATATCTGAATGTCCAATATCGAAATCTAAATTTAAGTCCGAAGACGGAAAGACATGCATAATACCAGATTGTGTTGTGGAGACAAAGTATTATTTCAATCGATTTGATGAATATATAAATTTTCCTTTTCATACGAGTGTATTTAGATTGTCGAAAACGAATGAAGAATACTTCGAGGATTTCTTGGAAGAAGATACCGCAATTACCTTAATGTGTGATATTGAAGAATTAACTAAAGTGGTATATTTAAAAAAAAAATCCGAAGATCCAAATTCAGACAGCGAATCGAGAGAAAAATATAAAGACCAAACAAAATGTGTTTATGGAAATGCTGTTTATCCTTCAAGTTCTTCACCACAAGATTTGAATAGTGTTAACACAGAATTTAATTCAGAAGTTGGATTTATTTTAGAACAAACATCCAAAAAACGTCCAAAAAAGTTATGTCCACAAGATTGTGTAGTTGATATTGAAAGAACTCCAATTAATCAATTATGTAAAAATGTTGGTAATTTTTCCTTAGATGACGGAACAAGATGCATAAAAGATCCAAACATATATGGAGAATATAATCTTCAAGATGAAGTAGCTTTTGAAATTAAACAACCGTCTATATCAACTGGAAAATCATGTATTCAAGCTGCAGAAGATTATTTTCAAAACTATTTGCCTATTAGAAGTCAAAGTGTAGATGGATTAGAACAAGGCCAACTTGTTAGATTTCAAGTTGAATGTGAAGATGTGAAAGAATGTCCCCAAGATTGTGTGGAGGAGTGGAGCTGTGGTGCTTGTGGATATTCATCCTATAATCCATTTAGAATATGCGACCAAACAATAATAACGCATCCAAAGGAGGGTGGGAAACTGTGTTCTGAAATTAGTTCTAAGAAAGAATATTGCGATCCACCACCAGAAGCACAACCCCGACCAGCTCCAGTTGATGATAGTTATGATCCTAATGATGGTGGAACTGGTGAAGATGGTGAAAATGGTGGAACTGGTGAAGATGGTGAAAGTGTGAGTCTACCAACTTGTAGTACAGAAAATACAGATCACTATGATATTGTCTATCGTGATCCTAGTGATCCTAAAATTACCCATACCTCAATGGAAACATTATATGCTTCCGATTCCGCATTGACAGGATATTGTGATGATTTACATCGTACACATTTAGATTCTTTAGGCTTAGATCAAAACACAGATATCTTTAAAACGATTGGTAAATATTACCAATGGAAAGAAGGAGTATGTAAAACGAATGATCAGTATGATAATGTCCAATTAAAAGATGATGATGATCAGACAGTTGGGACTTTAGATACATCTTCGGTGAAGTGTTATACTGAAAAACTGTGCCCTCAATTCGGTTATGTTTATTCAGCATCACCTGTATTCGGAACCATATATACCCATGATGATGATATTATAAAGAAATACACAATATCATCATCAGGTTCAACAAATACAGCCACAGTATCACAAAATACACTCCAAGAAGAGCAAATGATAACCGACTTCGATAATGGTGTTGACTTAGTAGATGAAAATTGTCCTGATTCTTCTGATTCTACTAATGTAATAGTGCGTAAATATAAACAGTGGATAAAACAAGTTTCTGATGATTGTGCTTTCAATGATGATACTGATAATACTTATCAATATGAATTTAGTTATAATAATGGAGATACTGTTAAATTGGAGTTAGATGATGAAAAATGTGTTTCAGTTGAACCAATTGGACAATGCACTGCATCAGAAGATTTTGTTTACATAATTGATAATGAAGATACAATAATATATACTTCAAATGAAAAATATACAATAGCAGCAGAATCTGGAACTCTCGCAACCAAAGGTACACCCTCACAACAAGAAACGAACATAATAACCAACTTCGTTAATGGTGTTGATGGAACTTGTCCTGATCCTTATGATTCTACTAAGGTAGTAGTGCGTAAATATAAGCAGTGGATAAAACAAGCTTCTGATAATTGTGATTTCAGTGCTGGACAAACATATGAACATACATTTTCTGATTTATATGTTGCTGGAGATACTGTTAAATTGGAGTTAGTTGAAGAAAAATGTGTTAATACTCAAGTATGTAGTGATGATGAATCTGCTCATTTTGATGTAGTTTATGGAATATATAATGCTCAAAATACAGGAGATTCGCCATCTCCTCAAGTATATAGTTTAGATGATGATGAAATGATAGCAATTAACAAAAATTATGATGATAGTAGCATATCCCGAACAACACAATGTCCTGCTAATCATATACATGTAAGTAAATATCATGAATACAAAGACGAAATTTGTAGTTTGCATACAGGGATTGAGTCGGGATATAAATACATCGAAGATAAGTGTGTGAGTACAGATATTAATATAGTTCCTTTCGACAGTATATTTATTAAAACAAACTATCCTCTACTTCCTTCAGAACAAAAATATAACCAATATGGAAAAGTAGAAGTTCAAATTAATATTACGACAGATGAACTTAAAAAATATCCAAAAGAATTGTTTGAAGATCAAAATTGGTCTTTGCGTTTTTGGTTAGAAGGGTACACAAATGAAAATAGATTTACAAGATTTAATGCTAGTTGGGAATTAAGAGGATACGATTCTTGGGAGGTATTATCAAACATGATATATGAACATAAATTTACACAAAAATTAGATCAAATAGATGATTTTGGTATTAATCTATCATATAGACATTATAATAACAACACAAAACTTTTAGATAAGGACGGCTTGAATCTAGATGCAAATATGTATTTATATATTGAAGTATATGATAATAATAATGGAAGGATAGCAATAACAAGTAAATCATTACATAGCTTCCACATAATGAATCCAGATATGTTACCAAAGATATCACACGTATGTAATGATGAAACTACAACTTTTACATTGACATTCTTTGGAAGCGATACTGTTGACTCAAGCATAAGAACACTTACATGGCAAAACTCTGATACTGATCAGGATCCAAAGTGGCCTGTATGGTTATACGCTGGACGTGGTAATATTAAGACGGACAAAGATCCTCGAGATCTAGGGGTGATCACAAGACAAAGTAGTGAGAATAGCTGGTGGGGTGATAATGATGAAGAAGGAATAAAAAAACCTACCTATATGGTAGAAGTGTATCTAGAAAATCAACATAGTCAAAAAATCAAGATCAAAAACTTAGAAACAGAATTTATAAACTCTATAGGAACGTTCGTGGATAGAGAATGGTATAGGTATCGGATATTCGGAAAAAGTGATGGTAACGGACAATATAAGCCTTTTGTTGATGAAGATGAATCATTTTATCTTCAATTTATTGATCAATGGCAATCTATAAAGAGTTTCAAAATACAATTCGAAGTTCTAAAAAGTGACCTGTATGATGATTATGATACTGAAACTTACATAAAATTTGAAATTAAAAAGGATGATTTCGATGGCCTAACATATAAACAAGTGCTTGATGATAACAAGCCTGCTAGCATTCGTCAATTGATACCCCGTGATTCAATTGTACCTTTTAGATATACAGAAAAATGTGATCCTTTAACTGGAGCGTTTACTGGTCAAGATTATTGGATAAACATTAACATATTGCATTATAATTCTAATTTTAGAATGTTTGATGACACCACACAGCCTAGAGATCTACGTTGGGATAATGCACCACCACAATTCCACGTCTTTCAAAATCAATTATTACGTTTACAATTTTTATTCAACAGTATTAATAAACATTGGCCTTATTTTAATAAAGACATTCACTTTATAGGTATTTCCATCAATGGCGAAGGAGGTCGAAGGAAAAATAAACCTTCTTGGGATGATCCTCAAATTACTGACAAAGAGTTGAAGATAATAGAAACACTATATGACGGCTCCGATGGAATGTTTGATATAAAACAATCAGCTTTAAGTAGTGATAAAAAGACGGCATATTTTCAACCTAGACATCATACTTGTCATTTTACATTAGATATATATGATATTGAATTAGGACAGAACATGAATACGAATAATGTCAAAATAAAGATTGCAAAATATGAAAAAGAAGGTGGTCAATTTGTAAAGATACAAGAAGGATGTCCAGAAGAATTAGAATTTAATATCAAAGGTCACAATATGTGTATGTACCCACGGATAAAGATAGATAGATTATTATGTGTTGCAAATAAAGATATTCAAACCCGACAAAACGAATTAAGAGGATATATAGATGTGGACAGCGGTAGCAGCGATAAATGGAGTTGGGGACCTTCGATAGGCACCAGCACCTATGGTCTTCAATGTACTCCGAATAGGTAGGTAGATACACAAGACCATTGTATTAAACGATCTAATTTTATGACGACTACATTCATCTATAAGTGGAAATGTCTGATCCACTACATTCATATGGCTTTACACATAACATGAAGCGCATAATAAAAACTTTGTTGTTGAAAGTTTCTTTCGTAAAATTGATTTTATCCAAAATATCCTGTTCGCCTTTTACTAAGATTACAGTTCCTTCTTGAATATTTGTAGAGCACACATCTGGTGATGCACCATCATAAGTAAAAGTAATGGTTGTTTCATCTCGTTCCGCCTCCACCACCACCTCCTCCTCCTCCTGATCACGGGGGATATCACATACTGATTTAAGAGTAATTGGATTGAGACCCCGACCATAGTTCATCTGAATGACTTTACCAGGTTGGGTATAATCAAGATCTTCATTATCATCGGGAAATGTATGTTCGCATTGATCCAACTTCCATTCGTAAAATTGGGATATACCATAATTTCCTTCTTGAGTACAATCTAATGCATTATCACTATTTAATATGGGTCTATCATCAGGTGCTTTCACCAAACTTAATTGGGGTTCAGTATCCGATGGATCTGGTGGATAGACGTAGTAGTATACGTACTCGTAGTGATCACTATTAGTGGAATCGCATGGTGAGACTGATCCTACTGGTGCATCATCAGTCGCTGCATCATCAGTCGCTGCATCATCAGTCGCTGCATCATCAGTCGCTGCATCATCAGTCGCTGCATCATCAGTCGCTGCATCATCAGTCGCTTCATCATCAGTCGCTGCATCATCAGTCGCTGCATCATCAGTCGCTGCATCATCAGTCGCTGCACCACTAGAATCAACAATAGGTATACAGTACGTATCGACGTAAGTTACTGTATTATCACTCATTGCGTACAGATTAGTCATGTCTGTACCTGGAGGAATACAATTTTCATATATTCCTTTGTTATACTTAATTATCGTCGCATTCTCACTATCACCGGATTCACAAGCATCACCAGATAGACCAGAATTTTCTAAACTTAGAATCTCAACTAAGTAGTTAGGATTTAAATCTGTTAAATATGGACCATCAATCTGAGTTCCACCGTATATAATATTATTGTCAGCAGGTACTCTGTGATAATGTTGTTCGTACTCATTAGCATTTTGACAAGGTCGAACATTTTCATATTCAGATTTTATTTTTAAACCAACTATATGAAGTCCACCATTACCCCCCCCTCTGAAATGTTTTATAATTTTATGTTCGATAGTATTTTTTTCGAACATTAATTCTTTTATAGCATCTTGCATTTGCACCTGACTACCTCGCTTTAGAGGGTCTTGGAGACTAACGTTATTGATTGGTGGATTTGTATTATCAACATTTGTTATAGACTTACTACCCTTCCAATCACTCATATACTTGTTATATATATCTGTAAAACTATGTACATATCCTTCATTTTCAAGTCTTACCATATCCTCTTGATTTGTTAATGATATGCCTTCTAATCTATACATTTGTAAATTTGTACTCCCATTAGTATCCGTTTTTAAAAGAATATCGTCATTAAATATTTCAAGTAAATCACCTCCTGAATAAACATTAAAAACGTCCTCTAACCACGTTTTCATTTGACAAACTTGTCTGTCTTGTAGGGTACTAAAATTTTGATTTCCACAATTTAATTGATCCAATTCATCAGTATCTGTATTAAACATTTCTACTACATCATTCTTATCGTATGGTTGAAACATTTCTACAACATCATCATTATAATCAATAAAACTCTCTATACTATCATTAAAATCAACATGATAAATTAAAAATCCTTCATAGTAGTCGCTTGTCATACGTTTAGACTTTATACTTCTATTGAAATTTTCTAAAGATAATTCTGTGCTAATTTCATGGTATGATGGTAAGAATGGGGGGTTATATAGAGTTGTTCTATCTTCTGGTGTAATATAAGCATCTTGTCCAAAGATTGCATCATATATTTTTGATAAAATTTCATTATTCCAAGGTGTATATACAAGCTTGAATGTGTAATTTATACTACCCCTGTTAATCGTTCTGTTCATTTTTGAATGATCAATCTTTTCAGAAATCCTTTCAAAATCTGGTAGTTGAATACTTAAACATTTCTTTTCTGGAAGATTCTCTAAAATAGTATATTTCCATATATTCGAAGATAAGTCTACTGATTCCAATTTTTCTTCTGGTAAGCCTTCTAAATCAGCATCCATAATGTTGTTCCAGTATAATTTGGATATATCATAAGTTGGTTGTTGTGTTTGCAATAAATCTAAATAGTATTCGACCTTTTTATAATAAGTATAAGAATCACTTAAGAACTCCTTTCTTGCTTCGTATACAGTTTTTTCACTACATACTAGATTCGACGACGTTTCGAGACGTGAAATTTCATTATTAACGGTATCTTCATCATATGACATACCATTTCCCTGATAAAACGTTTTTGTGTTTTGTAATTCTAATTTTTTGTTATGGTAATATTCACAAGTTGTTCTTGAATCTAGTATATTTTGTTCATTTTCTTGATTGCTTTCAATTACTTCATTAAGTTTGTATGTTTTAAGATATGTTAGTATACTTGCATAGGCTCTAGAAAAATTAACATGAAAAGGCTCATATATTGAGTTTTCTTGTATAGGTAAATACCCCAAAGTATCTCTACCACTACCACCACTACCACCACCAGGTGTCCCTACGTTTTCACAAAACCCTCCTCCGTTTTCACTCATTATAAGTTCTCCACCATACGGACATTCTTTCACACATGTATCTAATTTTATTAATGTTGGGTTATCTACGGATTGAAAAATACAGTCAGAAAGCAAATTCCCTGAAATGGAATTAGTATGAGTAAATTTTTTAAGTCTTTCATTATGAATACAAGTTTCTTCAGTTTCTCTACAAGTTTGAAATTTTTTACACTCCATTTGAGCTACATCAAAAATTTCGTCTGCAAAATAACAAATTGGATAAAATTCTTTTTTTGTTATCTCATCATAAAGAATTTCTGAACGATCGGTTATTTGCGTATTTACAGAACCATCCTTGATACAATCTACTCCTGTTTCGTCGATAACACAAGTATCTTTATCTGCTTTCTGTGGTAAAAATTTGATTTCATACAAATTAGCCACGGAAGTTTCAACTAAACAATACGGACACGGATTGTCATTTGTCTCGTAATTTGACATAGTGCATTCTTCATCTCGATCACAGTCTGCTTCAGGTGAACACGCTGAACTGTGATTCACTTCACCTGGTTCTTTCAAATAAACCACTGTATCGTTTCTATAATAACCAGGAAGACATGATTTACACATCGGTTTCACACCCTCTGAAGTTTCATTTTCTAAATATTCTTCTGGATTAGGACAATTTAATGAAGATAGAAGTGGACAAAACTCATCAACAACAGTATCAATATAACTTCTTTCACTAAGAACACACCTCCCGTTTGTTCCAACCTCACATCTTCCTCGAATGTCGTCTATATATTTATCACCTGTTCTAGTTTCTAAGGCACAACTCGTACCGTCTTCATCTACAATGTTATAATAGGTTTTTGAAACATAATCCTCATTGGGTTCAATGTAATCACATGTTAAAGTTTTTTGTCCCATCTCCAGTTCAAGGGAAGCTTCACAACTGGACCATGATAGTGGAGTTTCTAATCCAAAATTAACACATTCTTTGTCATTTGCCCATAATTCTAACCTACCATACTCGTCTTTATGATAAAAATTACATTCGTTGTCCACGAATTGTTTTTTAAACACTTTATTATTCCATGTTCTTGAATCTTTATCAAATTTCCAACAATTTACTTTGTCATTTTCATTACATTCCTCCATATCACATACATTTTGTTGGACACATGTATATGGATCCGTAGTAAAATTTGGTTCAAATAGTATTTGTTGATCATAAACCGTTTTTTTACTTTTGCAACCAAAACCTTTATCTTTGTATTCATCCGTTTCACAACAATAATAGTTAGAAAGACTGCAATCAAATGGTTCTTTACGACAATTAACTACATCGTTATTCGAACTCCCCAAATTACTTATATCGTGCCAATTGATTTCTCCCTTTCTATTCATTAAATTGATGTATCTTTTCTTTTTCAAAGTGTTTTCTTCTAATTCATAACATGTTTCCATTTTACATAAATCTGTGTACAAACCATCTTCAATATTTTTTTTAGTTTTATCAAATGATTCATTTCCAGAGCAAATGATTCCGTTTTCTTCATCATGTTTTGAGACACATTCCTTACTCTCAGTATCGTACACAGTCGGTTGTCTTTCGATAAACCACATATATCCTAAATACCATCCGTATTGTCTATTTTCTCTTATAAAATTCTTACGACAATTGTTCTTTTTTCGTATATAACATGTTTCTTTTGGACATGTTGCCTCTGCACAATTTTTTCTCTTTTGCCATATATAATCCGGTCTTTTTGTTTCTGTGATCACATTACACTTGTCGTCCAACACATCGTCAAACGAAGACACCCTTACATTTTCAAAAGTCTCTTTTTTTCTATACAAAAAGAATGTAATTATGCATACTAAACATATTAATATAAGTATCAAATACTCATACATATTTGTTGTATTTATTAAATAATTAGTATATATTATATATTTCTATTAATGGTTTTTATGTCATAATTTTAGATTATTATGTTGGTGGTGATGGTGGTGGCACGGGGGGCACTCAATCTCTTTATTCTATAGGGGATGCAATTAGCTGCTCTATTATATAGTCTTTCAATTCGTCGTACCTACAATTCCGATAGACATCTCCATTGTTATCTATAATTTCCCTTTCAATTTTTACAAGATTTTTACATGTTTCATTTCGAGGCACGTCTGCTGGTTGGACTCCTACAGGCTCATATATTCCATTTTGACATATATTAATAACCGGATTTCCACCCACATGGTAAACACGGTCAACAGTCTCGTCTAACTCACCAAGCACATACGCAGAATCCAATACGTCGTACCTTTCTACCAAATCGCCTATAGTTATTGGCCAATTGCCAATTGCCATTTTCATCAGCAAAAGTATAACCTTTTAGATTTGGGATTCTTAGAGATTTGAAACTATTTCCATTGATACCAATAAACTCATCTGATAAGTAGTTTAAGAAGACATTATAATAACCTTGGTAGTCTTAAATATCATTATTATGTACATGGGTTGCTGCAGATACGGGTACGGGGGAACTATCAATGTTGAAAGATGAAATATCTGCATAATGCAAAGAAAATCTAATTTCCATTTTTTTATTTTGATAAGTTTGATATATAGTTAAATCTTCAAAAGTGTACATTAATTCCAAATAATCAGCCTGTCCTTGTATTTCAACAGGTAAGTTTGAGAAGTTTAATAATATCTTATTTGGATTTCCATAACGTTTTTGTTGAATATAACTTGTAATATATTCATTTTTTTTATTCAACAATATAGGTTCTTTACTCTGTATAATATCTGGCTTTCTTGGCGGTGGTGGAGATTCTACTATTACTTCTGTATGTTCCCTTATTTCTATATATAGCCAAAGCTTGTTGGTTGAACTTTTAATTAAGTTATCTGGCCATAAATTATATATATCCCAAGGAATTCTTATGTGTAATCCACCTACACCATCTACGGTTTTAAATTGTATCCAATCATCTTCACGTGTTATAGATGGTGTCGGTGTGTTAGGTAAATATATATGCATGTAGTTATATGTAATATCTAGCCCATGCTCAAGTCTTAGTGTACTAGATGTCTCTCCTGATGCATATATCAAGTTTGATGGATCCAAATCATCTTGATTTATAAACTGATTTCCATCATGATACAGTTCCAATTTGACTATAAGGTCAGTTTGGTTCTGTTTTAAATAGTCCGGAGACACACGTATTGGAACTTCAATCAGTAGAATATGATATTGATTGATGGTTGAATTAGTTGGGAATCTAAACCATATTTTATTAGGGTATTTTTGTTGGTTTAATCTACTATATTTACCTCTAAAATCAGTTATTAAATTAATAAGACCTCCACTGTCGGTTTCTGGTATCTTGGTGGTTTCATCCCAATATAAATCTATAGACGGTGCAGTGCTCCTCCAATTGGCTGGTGCTCCTCTATCAATTAAAGAAGTGGGAGGTACACATGTTCCTTCATAAATCGTTTCATGACATGGAATTTCGATACTTAAGAGATATTTTGAAATGTCGGTGGGAGAATTCCCATCTTCATGTACCCAAGAAGATGGGTATATATTAATCAATAATTTATCTTGCTCAATTCCGCTTTGTGTAGTTCTAGTTAAAAGCTTTAATGTTAAATCGTTCTCGAATGGGTCAGAGCCAGGAGTATAAAATTGCAATTTAGGACGACAAGTTTCTTTATGTATATATATATTTTCATAATCTGTAAAAGTATTAGCAGTTGTAGGCAAGTCATCTGAACAATATTTATATTTATCATAAATTGCTATGGGGCTCGTACAGTCTGAATAATCTGTAGCATCTTTAACGTTTGTAAAAGAGCTTGGTTCGAGACTACCTGAATCTACAGTAAAATATACTTCTCCTGCACTATTTCTACAAAATCCTTGATTTGGAGCATAATTGTTTTCATCACAAGTATCTGCTACGAAATCATCGATCGAGGTATCGCCCTCCGCCACATTACACTGCTGGTCCGAATCTGAAATTGTATTTTTAAAATTTAAAATCAGTTTGTTCCCATCATTTTGTTGATCACTAATACAATACGCATTAAACCGTGTTTTAATATCATTACCTTCAAGACCATATATATCTGCTAATAAATTTACTTGCGGATTTATTTGCGAACCGATAGGATCTTCAATTTTATATTCGTATTCTCCTGGATATTCTCCTGTAGTATCACAATTTACATCTATACATTTGGTTTCATAAAGATGATAATATTTTGTACTACCCCCTGGTTCAACTTTATTAAATAGATATTTGCCACTCGTTGCCGCCGATTCTGCATCTGATTGCGTTGTTCCTGAATATCTTCCGTAGGTAGTTACATCTGGATAACATTTAATAGGATTGTATAATGCATATTTTCCTACAAGTATCTCCCCAGTGCCTTCTCCACAAGTGTCTACACCATCTCGATTTTTAGTTTTTTGGTCATATTTATTTTTAATAGCGTTTAATTGTACTTGTCTGCTCGACAAGGTTACTGAGGAATCTACCTGTGTAAATTGACTATAATCTGAATATTTTCCAGATGAACTATCAAACTCTACTGTGCCGACAACTACTTCTGCAGTCGAACCAATAGGAACAGATGAAGTGTATCTTTTGTCAACTATAGACGATATATCGACAAAAATATTTGGTGTCGTTGCAGCAATGTTTAACTTATCGTAATTACAATATAAGTCGACACATCTTGTTTCTACTATTACTAAATTCCTCCTAGTTGCATCTAGAATATCTGTAACTAGAATATCTGTAATATCTGTACTTGTAGTGTCTGGATAATCTGGGCATCTTTGATCTTTTACATATGGATCACTCTCACTATATACGTAATACTTGGTTATATAATGGTTTGGACAACTACTACTACTAGTGGGGTCATATGTGGTTCCATCTTCCCACAAACTTTCAAGATCGACATCAAGTTGGGTTGACATAATTTCGGTCCCATTAGCATTAGTTTCGTAATACACTCCAGTTAGAGGACATGTTAAAGGAACACATTCGGTACCTACAGTTATTAAATTAACTTCATCATGTACTAATTTATGGCTATCCACATCGGTTGTGGGGTAACCAGGACAATTTTTACTTGTATCTTCACCACTATAGTCATCCAAATAATACTTGGTGATAGACATAGTACCATCTTGACACTCTCCATTTACCGGCGGCGAAGAATGTATGCTTCCTTCTTGAAACAAGGAATCTGCATTTGGATTTGCTTCAATGAGGTCCTTTAATAATTCTGAAGTTATACTTTGAGAATCATCAATTTTATATATGCCTGCATCATAAGATGTTTCATAATAATATGTATTAGTTTTGCAAGTAGCTTCTAGAGCTTCTTTTGCTTCTTCTGCTTCTAATTCTTCTAATTCTCGTTGAATTCGAGCATCTTCTTCATTTGCATTATCAGGATCTTGACTTGCAGCAAAAGCAGCATAACTCTCTTGTGGTATAGATTTTTTACAGACATAAAAAGTAGTATAATCTTCACAACATGTATCTCCAGTACCTCCAGTACCATCATCATCACTACATAGGTTATCAACTGTTGGAGGACCAAGCTTATCAACATCACTAGGCTTGGTCTTACGAGGTATTATATATCTCTTATATGGAGGACTATATGGAGGACCTGATGCTGATTTATAATCTATGTAAGCTTTTCTTATTAAACCCTCGGTTAAGCTTGTTTCTGAATCATATGCCGAACCATTATCATAGGTATCTCGATCAGCAAAAATTTTATCAGATGCACGAACATATTTATAATTCAATGGGTATTCATCTTTTATTATCTCTAATATTACATCGCTGTCATAATATTGGTCAACAATATCCATTTTTTCATAAACATCATAAATACTATCAGCAGTCGAGACACCAATACCATCATCAGTTGTCATCGTCATGGGATCTATCGAGTAGAGTGAAGTTTTTTCAAAAAACGACTCTTCTGCTACTTTTTTAAAACAACCTAATACTTGACTTTTTCTTTCTGGATTGTTGTCTTGTACTCGTGCTATTATAAGCTCGAGATTTTCATCATCTCCTCCAAGTTCCTTACAGAAATCTGACTGGAGACTACCGGCGGAGGATGTAATAATTGGTTTACATCCACCACCACTATTCTTATTGTGCCCAGTAGGACTAAAACCACAAACCACCACACCTTCTTCAGTTTTCGCACGTGATCTTTTGCATTGACTGCTATCACGGGCTACATATGGGGTAAATATGTCATTTAATATAAATATGTCGGTTTCATTTTGACAATTAGTTTCAATCTTTCCCATACCAGCTGTTTTAGCAGAGTTCCCAATATCTATATCATACACACGATCACAACTATCATTAAGAGGTTCAGCAAAATCATATGCACATTGTGTATTTATATCTGATCCATATCTGTTGGGAGAATTACCAATTTCTGAGGCGTCCAATCCCCCCTCCGAACTCCCTCCGCTTGTTTTCTGAAACCATACTTCATTTTGTAATAAATTATAAAAATTTTGTTTGTATATTTGAGATTGTTGACTTTGATCGAAATCATCTTTCTTAATACAATCGCCAATATGTTGATCATCTCTTTTAGTAGAATCTAAAGATGTTTTACGTGTGGTGACATTATCTAGTAGATCGTAATATCTTAAGCCTCTATCACCTACATTATCATCACCAAATGTGTTTTGAATAAAATAATTATTATAACGTTTTCCATATACACTATTCCAAAAGATATAATCACGATTAATTTCTTGGTAGCATGGATAGTCGACGGTTTCTTGATCTTCATCATAATTACATGTTAATTCGTCGCCATCGATTACAGCTGCTCTATTTACATATGTATGTCCAGTAGGTTTTTTGTTTTCACAAAACAGATCCACATTATCCGTATCTTTTAATTTAGAATCAGAATCATATTTAAAATCATTTTCCAAACATTCAACAGTATCTTCTGTAGTTTTTTCATATTTAACTGAAGCTTGATTAGTATTAGTATCCGTTTTCCAAAGATAACATGTTTTATAAACTTGAACTGGAGTTGGTGGAGTACAGGTCACTTCGTAGCTATCTTCACCAACATCGATAATCGGCGGATAATCGAAAGTGAAACCATCACCAAGACCTTCGCAGAGATCCTGAGCTTCTTGTCTTCTCTCTTCTATGGTTTTACATTCAGTTCCTACTGTTGGAGACGGATCTATACTATACGTTATTGTTGACATTTCAACACTTGAAAACAAATTATCCCCAGAATCGTTTATCCAACATTCTTGTTTGTCTACACAACCTCCATCTCCGTCGTTTGCTTCAGAGTCATATTCTTGATTATCGTCAAGACAACAATGATACATAGTACTAGGATTAGTAGGGTCGATATCATAACAATTTACATCTGTTGTGAGCTGAAATAATGTAGCGCAATGCCTATTATCTCCAGTGTCTGGTCTTCCATCTGATAGTATTAAACTTCCATAATCCAGATTATCTTGATAAAAATCTTTATAACACATTTTACTTCCGTTATCCTTTATACATGTATGTTCGGTATTGACATCATAACTTTGAATTTGAAATTTAACAAACTCACTATCATGATCCAATGATTTTATAACACTGCATGTAGTATCGTATACACATTTTTTTTCTAATCTACTTACATCATCATCTAGATTATTACCATTATTAACATTATCACAACAATTACCGTTCTCACTGTCATCATCAATAAACGTTTGAGAAGCAAGACAACATCTAGGTATTAATTTTCTTGAACCATTATCTTCTTTTACTTGTATAGATCCATTTGGATATAAACTAGGACAACAAAATTTTTTATCTAAACCATTTAGCACATTAGTACCAGCACACGTTACTGCTATATTTGGGGTTAAGTTAGTGTATTTATTTTCAAAATCAGATTTAGATACACAAGAATACAATATATTTTCACGTTGTGTACGTGTTTGTATATCTGACAAGGGTTTTTCTACAAACTTTTGTTCCCAAACTTCAACTAGTGATGGTTTTTTAGATTGATCAGTAGTATATTCAGTACCATCTATTTGAGTAATTACTTTGTCAGGATTATCTACTAGGTAACCAGATTTTTCGCTTGTTCCCATTTGGGTCCATTGTGGAACTTCGTTCATTTTTTCTTGGCATGTAACTAACCATCGGCTACCATCGTATTTTTTTTGATCCTCAGTGGGAGTATTACCATTATCTAACTTTAACTCGTAATTGGTATCTATGCAACTCGTAAGTTGACAATGTAGCCTTGCATTTGCATCCCTTTCTTTCTCATCAAAATCTGAAGTCGGATTGTATCGTGCGACGTTTACACCTTCAGGTGGAGGAGGGCAATCAACACATGTAGGTAGTGTTCGCTTCCAATCTGGATATTCGTTATACTCACACATTAATCCACATCCATCCTCCAGTACTTGCATATTACCTTTACAACTCTCTACACAAGTTGTAGTGCTAGTATTATATACATTTTCATAGTGTTGGTCATTTACGAATCGTTTTTCACACTCGCATTTTCTACCATTAAAGGATGTTCGGGCAAATGGTGTATTCGGACAGCAATACAAAATATCTTTGTTTATATTTTCTCCACTTTTCTCATCTTGAACAATTATAGTATTTCTACTATAACCGTAATTCATACCTTGACTTGTTGATAACTCATTACATACATCACTTATATCTTTGATACGCTCATCAGTACCCATTTTTATAACATCTGAGTTATCATCACCAAGTTTTGAAGTGCATGATCCCGTATATTCTCCCTTAACGAGTTCTGCTATAAATCCTCCAGAATTATCCAAGTCAGCCTCATCTGTGGTTAGTGGCATTCGTCTCCACCCGTAATTACATTCTTTATAATCACAATCACTCAATAGATATCCTTTTACACCATGTGGAACCCATTGCTCTTCGGGTGCATTGACACATTGTATTTGACAATCAGTTATATTACTGGCTCCGTCAGGAGACCATGGTCTTTCATTACCTAAAATGCTAGTATGTAAAGGACATGGTTTACAAGATTTTCCAGGTTCATCATTATACATTCCACTTTGACATGGAACACATTGGTTATCATTTTTTGTTTTTTGAGTTCCTATAGGACAATCATCACAAACATTTACGTTTTTTGTCATATGTTCACCACATTTCCAATCACATTCTGGAATGGTGAATGTAGAATCAACTTCATTATAAGTAATTGTTTTATATTTTGGTTGATCAATGATTATTTTTTCGTCATTTTCCCCATATTTTCTACCTTCTGGACATTCCACCCTGCATTCGTTTTCTTCGGAATATATAGCAAATTTTTGATCTGAATCTACTGGGTGGGTAGGACAATCTGTACAATGATATTGATCATCTGTATCTTTTGTCCTTATCTTAGGTTTTGTTCCTGGCCCATTTCTTCGGGTAGATGTACATGTATCACATGTCGAATTATCTGTATTTACATATTTTAGAAGATTACCTTGTTGTTGACATACTTTGCATTTATCTAGACTGTTGTATTTTGGTTGATACATGTTTGTTCCACATGAATCACAAGTGTCAGTTGGAATACTATTTTCATTTTGGGCAAATAGTACATAATCACGTGTAGGGAGGGGGCTAGTGCTAGTGCTAGTGTGTTGAGTGGGTATGCCGTTATCAAAAGTAATATAACCATAGTCATCATTTAGACCTTGAAACGGAGAGAAGTCTGAACCAGCTGGACAACCTGGGAGTGGATAACATACCTTTTTTTCTATATTATAATATTCTGTGTTTGATTGACAAGGAACACATCTATTTTGATTCATTATTGTTTTTACTTCCTTTCCAATAGGACATTTGCTATCACAAAAAGATGGTTCTTGGGTGAATTCGTATCTTATTTCCTGTACTCCTTCTCCGACTATCAATATAGATTCTGTCAATATAGTCTTATTGTCATCAGGATCTACAATACAATATACATTAGAGGAACCTGTTTGACCATGGAACTCTTTTAATTTAATATCATAAAACATATCAAGTCTTACATCATCTATTTCAAGTATATTTTCAGTTATGTATTTATTTTTAAGATTGTGAGTAAATCTGTTGACTGAATTATTTAATATATCGATTGTCCTTTGTAAATCATCTCCTATACTCAATTGATTCAAAATATTCAAAATATTGAATACATCAGATGAGTCTGAGTCATCTTGTGTGGGTCTTCTTAAACAATCAAATTTAACCATATCATCATCATCAATGTTATTATTTATATAATAAGCTTGTAGTTCAATTATATCATGGCCCATCAATCTAATAGTATAGATGTCATCACTTAAAGAATCATACCTATCTTGATATTCGTCATTAATATATTGTAATGTACGTTTAATCACTTCACCACTATCAGATAATAAATATTCATCTAATATCGTATTTATCGTAGACGCATCAATACTCGGATATATATATTGATCTATTTTTTTCATGTTAACTTCATACAAATCACATTTACTTTCGGCGAAGTCATTACCGTCGTGATAAAAAGTTTGTATGAAATGTTTTTCTTCGAATCTTCTTTTTTCAGGATTGGTATCAGGAATGAATTGATATTTAATGTATTTTTGAAAAGCGCACACTCCACATTCTCCTATTATACCACAATCAAAACCTGTTGATGTGCCATCATGTCCGTATTCAACAATTTGATCATTATTATCTTTACATACGAAATACGTTTTACCACGACTGACAAAAAGAGATTCTGGATTAGTATTATTTGGAGCACTATTGAGACTTGCAAAAGTAATTGTTTCATCATAATCATTGATGTATTGGTTCCTTAATTCATCGGCTCGACTCTGTTCACGGATAATACAATCTGGTCCTTTATTTATGTAATACACGGGAAGAGTAGTATTGCCAGTATATGGTCCTACACCATCATACACTTCCACTTTTTTATTCCAAGTAGAACTGTCTCGTGCATGACATGCTCCATCAGAGTCCAAGTAATGGTTAAATTCTTTTCTTTCCCATCTTTTTATACTTTCATTAAATTCCCAAGCAGTTGTATTTTGTTGATCTTGATCATATGATCTACATGCTTGTGGTTGGGTTCCGTCGCATAATATGTTTAAATCTGCATTGTGACTCGAAACACAAGTTATTGTACCATTATCTTCGTTAAGAACTTCTGGTTGTGTGTACATATAATATTCATGTTCTGGAAAATTTTCTGAACGTGTATTATTTCTTTTTGGTTCTAATATATAGCATGTTTCAGTTGGACATTGCGATAATTTACATTCCGCATTTGAGGAGGATGAACTGTCTAGGTAATCTACTGTATCTTTCCAAAGTTCAGATGAAGATCGATAATCATCTAATATCATACCAGAGGGATCATTTTGGGAAGTGATTTTACAATAGTTGTCTAAGACATCGTCCATACCACCAGGAATTTTAGAGATGAACTTTTCTTTTATTTCTTTCTTCTTTGTGGTGGTTGTAGTAGTATCCTTCTTCTTTTCTGTTTTGTTATCTTTCTTCTGTGAATTATCTACTCTTGTTTTCTTTTTCTTTTTATTATTCTCCTTTTTGTTTTTTCTCCCAAAGTCTGTATTGAAGATGAATAAAGAAATACAAAATAATAAGAAGAAAATGATGATTTGATATTTCATTATTTTATTTAATTCAATTATAATTATTTTGAGAAAGAACAGGTTTAAGTATAAAAATGTTAAATTTTGTAATGTAAATATTTTTAAATGGATATAGAACCCAAGAAAACTATACTCTTAATTGAAAATATAAATAATATTTTCGGATATCAATGCCCAACAATTCAAAGATTACTCAAACAAGAGTATATAGAGTACTTAGTAGAAGATCAAAAGGAAGAATATCAAAAGAATAAATCTTTTTCTATGCTACAATCGATAACATGTGTTGATTACAATAAGAAACGATATATACTAGATGGTCAGCATCGTATCGAAGCATTCAAAGTTCTAGAAAAGGAAGGATATCAATTGAATTTTAATTTGCCGATAATAGTGTACAATGTGGACTCAATGGAAGAAATGAGAAGATATTATACGAGAATAAATAAAAATAATCCAATCAATCCTTTAGAAATTTCGGATGAATGGTTTTCACATGGAAAAACCTATTGTACGTGGTTGTCTAATGAATATAAAGAGTTTATAAAGAATACAGAGAATAGTTGCAATTGTCCGTATATCAATTTGCGTGAATTGATGTTATACATAAAGAATAAGGCAGTTTTTGAAAGATGTAAAAGTCGTGATATATCTATTGATACATTTATAAAGAAAACAGAGGAATTGAATGATTATTTAGACAGAAATAAGTCAAATATTTCTAAGTATCAGATAAACAATGAAATTCCTAGGAAAATAGAAAAATGTGTCAAAAAGAAATCAGAAAAAACTCTATATTTAGGTATTTGGAGGCAATATGAATGGATTGAGTTGTTATTGCATGTGTTAATGGAAAAGAAGAATATTGAAGAGATAGAATTATCGGTATTTCAGAATATACGAAGGAAAATACCGAAAACATTAAGGATGAGTGTATGGAATAAGAGGAATTTTAATAATTTACGAGGGAAATGCCATGTTTGTTATAACGAATTGCATTATGAGGACATGGAATGTGGACATATTGTACCACATGTGTATGGTGGAGAGATAGCTATTCATAATTTAGAACCAATATGTAAGACTTGTAATAGGGATATGGGAGTCATGAATTTGAACGATTACAAGAAGTTAATTATTTAATTAAATAAAAAAATTGACTAAACATTAAATTTACTTAAAACATTCTGAAGTTAAAATATTTAAAATGAAAGTAATTAAACGAGACGACACTTTCGAGGAGGTATCATTTGATAAAGTATTAAGAAGAGTTCAAAAGTTATCAGGTGATTTGAATATAAACGCATTTGAAATAGCACAAAAAATTGTGAATCGAATTTATGATGGAGTTAGCACGAGTGAGTTGGATGAATTGACATCGGTTTTGTGTAGTTCATTGGTGGCAGATAATCCAGCATATGACAAATTAGCTACCAGAATTATGGTATCAAATCACCATAAGAAGACGTCGCCATCATTTAGTGAAACTATAGAGATACTTCACAATCATAAATATAAAATAATAAGTGATGAATTGTACGAGATTGTTCAAAGACATAAGGAAAAGCTAAATAGTTATATTAATTATGATCGTGATTACAATTTCGATTATTTTGGATTTAAAACGTTAGAAAGAGCGTATTTGATGAGAGTGGATGACAAGATTATAGAGCGTCCTCAACACATGTTCATGCGTGTTGCTATTGGTATCCATGGGGATGATATTAAAGACGCACTTGAAACATATGACGGGATGTCTCAAAAGTTGTTTTTACATGCTACACCGACTCTTTTCAATTTTGGCACTCCTAAACCACAAGGAAGTAGTTGTTTTCTATTACATGCCAATGATGACTCTATTCATGGTATATATGAAAGTCTATCAGAGTGCGCATCTATATCGAAACATGCCGGTGGAATTGGAATTCATATTCACAATATACGTGGAAAAAACAGTGAAATTCGGGGAACTCATGGTAAGTCTGATGGAATCATACCTATGTTGAGAGTATTCAATAGCACAGCAAGATATGTGAACCAGAGTGGACGGCGGAACGGAAGTATAGCGGTATATTTAGAACCATGGCATTCGGATATTGAAGGATTTTTGGACTTGAAAAAGAATCATGGGAATGAGGAAGAGAGAGCAAGGGACTTATTTTATGCATTATGGATTCCAGACTTGTTCATGGAAAGAGTGAAAGAGAATGGTATGTGGTCTTTAATGTGTCCAGACGAATGTAGACAACTATCAGAAGTATATGGAGAAAGATTCAAAGAACTATATGAAACATACGAAACACAAGGAAAATATAAGAAACAATTAAAAGCACAAGATTTATGGATTAAAATCTTGGAATCGCAAATCGAGACTGGAACACCGTACATGTTATACAAGGATAGTATTAACAAAAAATCAAATCAAAACAATTTAGGGATAATTAAGTCATCTAATTTGTGCACTGAGATAGTGCAATACACATCTCCAGAAGAAATTGCTGTTTGTAATTTAGCGAGTATATGTTTGCCTTCATATGTTGAAAAAAAGAATGGAGAACTTTCTTTTAATTTCGAAAAACTTGGGAAGTATGCAAAAATCGTATGTAAAAATTTAAATAAAATTATTGATAAGAATTTCTATCCGCTTGAAAAAGCGAAAGTAAGCAACCTAAAACATCGTCCTATTGGGATTGGTGTGCAAGGATTAAGTGATGTATATATGTTATTGAAATTGCCTTACGAAAGTGAAAAGGCAAAACAATTAAATCGGGAAATATTTGAAACAATTTATTATTATAGTATGTGTATGTCTATGGAAATATCTAAAAAGCGAGAGGAAATCATTCAACAACTTGATACTAAAAACTATGATATTAATCTGAATGAATATGAAGTTGAATTGCAAACATATAAAGGAGCCTATAGTAGTTTTGATGGTTCGCCATTATCAAGGGGATTGTTTCAGTTTGATTTATGGGGTGTCGAAGCGAAGATGTATGATTGGGAAAAATTAAGGAAAGATGTCATGCAATATGGTGTTCGTAATAGTTTGCTATTGGCACCAATGCCAACTGCATCAACTTCACAAATTATGGGTTTTACTGAAAGTTTTGAAATTCCAACATCTAATATTTACAAACGCAAAACATTAGCTGGAGAATTTATAATCATAAACAAATATTTGATTTCAGATTTGATAGATCTTGGAATATGGAATACTTCGATGAAGGAGAACATATTGATTGGAGAAGGATCTATTCAACACATTCAAAATATTCCATTACATATCAAAGAGTTATATAAAACTGCTTGGGAAGTTAAACAAAAAGTTTATATTGATCAAGCGAAGGATAGATCGGCATTTATTTGTCAATCGCAGAGTATGAATTTATTTGTGGATGTGCCAACATTCAATAAATTGAATTCAATGCATTTTTACACATGGAATTCAGGTCTTAAAACAGGTATGTATTATCTTCGAACGAAACCGAAGGCAACTACTCAACAATTTACAATCGATCCTACAAAAAGCAAATCAAATGTTGTAGTGTCAGACGAACCAGAAGTATGTGAATCTTGTTCTGCATAAAAAAAGTGTGAATTTTTTCATAATAGAGTTTTTATATCATCATAGAGTTTAAGTTTTTTTTTTTCGATTTCTTATTAGAACGCATCATATTTCTAATACTGTTAGTTTCCGTCATTTCAGATATTTCAGATTGAGTAGCGGTGCTCAATGTTTCAAGTCTGTTATCGTCGTCTAATGTATTCAATAATGAATCCAGATTGCTTGGTCCTTTCATTGTTGCATTTTGATTTTGAGAAGGTAAGTTATTGCTAACACCTCCAAACATGTTTGAAAACATACTACTCATGCCTGTTTTATCATTACCACTTTGTGCCATTGTATTTGCGGTTGCACCTGCAAACTGTTTCATCAGATCTGGATTCTGTTTGAAAACATCTTTCATTTGTGGTAATGACGTTTTAAACATTGTATTCGTCAAATGAAACATAAACGCACTGCTTCCCATCATCATAATCAACTTTATCTCGGGAGCTACCTTTGCTTTAGACTTATATTTAAAATGTAATTCTTCAAAGACGTCATTGTAATCATCTATATTTTCGTGTATGCTTTCTGACCAACCATCTAGTTTTACATCAAATGGATCAAATCTTGTGTTCAAGAACTCAACACCTGTTGTAAAAGCTGTTAGTAATTTCTGTTGGAATGCGATTGATGCATCTACTTCTTTATCACGTTTGAGCCTTTCAAATTCAACTTTCATTTCTTCTAAATTAGAGTCCATACTAAATTGTTTCGGCACATTCATTCCCTTTTTAGTCATTCTATCAAATTGGTACAACAATTCAGCTTTTTCTCTATCTATTTCTTCCTTAGTTTTCTCCTGATGAAAAAATCTCTGAGCACCAAATCCTGTTTCTTCTTCTTCGGGAACACGATATGTTGGTGTAAATGTATTTCCCCCAATTCTTTCTTCTTCATCTTCTTCGGAAGATTGAAATATGTTCGTTTTATCAGACTTTTCAGATTTTTCTTCATCTACCATATTCACTTTAGAATTAACTAACATGTCTAAACCGAATGCATCGTTGTTCGTTTTCGTTGGTGCATAGAAATTATTATGAAACATATTAGTATTGGTTTGATTTTCTTGTCCATACTCTTTATTACTTTCATCAGAGTCATATTCATCTTCAGCATACGAAATATTGAAATTAGGATCCATTTGATTTAACTTTAAAAAGAAACTTTAAGTCATTTATATGACGCAAATAAAAATTTGAAATTTTTATTTAAAAAATGAAAGCTTTTAATATTTATTACAAATGACTCAAACAGAAAACAAACTTCAAGTAAAGAAACTTGATCCAAATGCAATTCTACCAAAGCGCCAGACATCAGAAAGTGCTGGATATGATATTTGTAGCATTGAAGATTACCTCATCCCTCCTCATGGCAGGCAACTTATCGACACGGGACTGAGTATTACGGTTCCTATAGGAACTTACGGTCAAATTGCACCAAGGAGCGGTATGAGTTGTAAAGGAACGCATGTTGGTGCTGGTGTCATTGATAGAGATTATACAGGACATGTAAAGGTGTTGCTCTTCAACCTAAACTCGTCCGAATCGATTACAATTTCAAAAGGTGATCGAGTTGCTCAATTGCTTCTTAAACATATTTCACTATCAGATGTAGTAGAAGTAGAGGAACTTGATACTACTGAACGTGGGGACGGTGGATTTGGAAGCACTGGTGTATAGTTTATATATGACAATAACTGTAAATAACTGTCAGCTAGATCATCCTTTTTCTTGTGTTTCATGAAAAAATCGAGTTTTTCAATATTGTCTTTTAATATCAATTTAGTACATTCAACAGCTCTTTTTTTGTTTTGAATATATTTTGATGCACAAACTATATTGATTTCGTATTTGTTGGTGTACTTGTTTTTATTGTTAGCAGAAACGAAATATATTTTAGTGTCTTTTTTGAAAATAACTTTTTCATACAAGAAAAAACTGTACACAATTATTTGGATCGTTTTCATTTTTGGATTTTTCTGAACGGGTTGGTTTTCTATCAATACAATATCATATTCAATATCTTTGAATGCATTATGCAATACCTTCATACAATTTTCCGTAGTATCATTAACATCTTTTCCTTTTATATCAAATACTCCCCAATCGATTATTTCTTCCTCATTAGAATAGCAATATGCAAGATTGACAATCCCTATATCGAAAGAAATGTATTTTACCATTAACTTTTAAAGATCCATAAGTGCTTAAATTCTTTTCAATTTCGAGATTGTCTTCATTATATCTTTTTTGTTTTTGAATTTGGTCTTCATAATTGAATCAAATTTCTCCCAATAGTTGTCTCCCACATTTTTGATATTTAATGCATTTGACTTTCTGACTTCAAATTCCAATTTTGTTTTCAAATCGGGAAAAAAAGTTTTTTTGTTTATCATAAAATATTTAGATAACCATTCCACATTATTCAATATATTCTTTCTTGATATATTTCGTAAAGGATTGATCACTACTTTATACTCATACGTTGGACATTTGATCAAATTATGTTTTTCTTCAGATAATAATACATGATTATTATCTACTAAGAACACGTATGGATTTAAAAATTTACCGTATTTATCTTTCAATGATTTTATTATAAATGGTTTTATTTTTTCAATAGATTTCTTATAAACAAAGTTATTCGACGATGACAGAACACAATGCTTTCTTGTAAATATTATGTCTGTATGGATACATTTGTCTTTTTCAAAATATTTCTTTATTATTTGTCTTACAATGTAGTTTCCCCATTCATCTGACGATGCAGTGTAAACAAAGAAATCTACATTTTTATGTTGTTGTGTTATGTTTCGTATGGCTTTTACCATATGCGGGCGTATCAGACCACTATCCATATCTTTGTATAGATGCTGTAAATTATAACGTATTTTGTTTCCTAACACTCTACTATTGATATTTTTCAGTAAATCGTATTCTCGAACTTGAGGACCAATGTCTCCTTGTAATGTTCCGTCTAAATCCAATAGAAAAACAACGTTTTCCATTTATTCTAAAAAATATATAATTGCATCTATGGACAAGGATATAACGCTGTATCCAATTGGTCCAACATTTTCTTAAGTTTTCCAATGACTTTCTCAATTTCTTCCTTCTTGTTTAAACTACATGCTTTGCTATTATCTTTGTCGTACTCCTCCTTGTATTGAATATATTTATTTAGCAACATTGACGAATCTCCACTTTCATGTGATAATGGACTAGAACTTACAACTCTATCTTCTTCTTTCTCTCCACATAGTCTTACTTTGAATGATTCAAGGGATATCATTGGGTCATCTGTTAGTATGGATTCCCCTAAACTTTTATATTGGACGTCAAGTTGTTTTTCTAAGAGAGTGTTGTTTGTATCTTTTATTTCATTCAATATATTCTCTATGTTTCTTATTTTGCCTAAATACTGACTGTTCAAAGTTTTGACTTCGTCTCTAATGTTCGTAAGTTCCTTCACCCCTGGCAAACTATCTAAACTTATAAATTTCTCGTACGTTTTTCCTTCACACCGTGCTACGTTATACATTACCAATATTAAAATTATCATAAACAATAGATACTTCACATACATTCTTTTTAATAATTTAATATAAATTATATCTCTGCTTTGAAATTATTCAAAAAATTTGTCCATTGTAAAGAATTCCAGTTATCGTCATCTAAATCTATTGATAATGACTTACCATCATTATCAACCACTATTACCGTATTATTTTTCAGCGTAGTCTCAAATTTTTGAAGTTCTTCTCTGACATTTTGGGAAATTTCTTTCAATCTACTATCGAAAATTGTCATTGCACGAGATAATACATTGGATTCGAAATGTTCCGTATATTTTTGTTTTTTACAACTGTAAATATATATAAAAAACCCCATCAAAATACTGAGAAGGATGAACAGAAAGTATTTATTCAAATTACAAATCATTTTTTACAAAGTAATAACATTATAATATTGATTGGAGGTCTCTTTGCATTTTTTCAAAATTATGAATCAAAACATTCAATGGCGTCTTATATGGATTTGGTTCGGTTGATTTATTTTTCAGATTGTAAAAAATGTTCAACTTTTCTGTTATAAAAGATAATATCTTGTTCTTTGACTCAGACTCAGTAAAGATTTTGTAGCATATATATATATTCTCAACATTGTATCCAATTAGCTCAGAAGTATCTACATTGGTTAATTTTTTCCAAAAAGAGTTGGTTTCTTTAGTCCATTTGCTATTTTTTGAAGTTAACAAAGTCTGTAAATTGTTTATAAAATTATCAAGTTCTGTGTGTGTTCTACACACACACTTATCAATCGTTGTTGTGTATTCTTTAAGATCATACTTGTTTATGTAAGATTGATATAATGTAAAGCATTTTTTGCTCTTTTCAATGATTAAAACATGTCCGGGAAAATATTTGTTTTCTTTTTTATCATTATATAACTGTGTATCGGTAAGTAAAATGTAGTATATTAATGGTGATTCTGATGAATTCATGGATTCCTTGAGATTCGATAATACTTCAGAGTTTCTATTGACCAAGGTATTTTTCTGTATGGTGTTGGACACACTACATTCATCTATGGTATCAAAACTATATTTTCCAATTAATAACATTATAATCATAATTGCTGTATTTAGACACTTTGTATCCACATCATTTACATAACCTTTAGTTTCGACATTCAGGACATCCAATATACAGTCTATGTTTTTTGATATCACTTTTATATATTTACAAATTCTGTTTTCCACTTCACTTTTCTGCTGCCCACTGGTTGTTTTGTTTTTTTTATGTGTTTTTTTCGGTTTTATTTGTTTTTTTTTCAAGTCAGTTTGTTCTGAACCAATCGTCATTTAATATTTAAGGAACATGAAAAATTATTTCTTTCGTTAATATTTTGTTTGTTAAATAAAAACATGTTTTTTCAGTTGATTTGTTTCATTTTATTATCACTTTCTATTGTATATATTTTATATAAATCTAATCATTTCAAATTAGAAAAATTTGTTTTGGAGAACTCTCCATGCGACACGAATAAAGACAGTATCGCCTGTAAGGAATACATTTGTTCAGCTAGAAGAAAACAATGTTATATTGACTGTTTCAATTCGAATTGCAGTGGGGAAAATGACGAACTACAAACCACTAACTCAACTTGTAAAACTTGTCCAGATGATGTTGTTGTAGGGGAAGATTGTGCAAACTGTACTAAAATATGTGATGCGACCTTTATATTGTGTAAAAATGAAGCCAAAGAAGAAGAAATTAAACAAATGGCAGAAGTTTCAAAAAATAAGGAGATCGAAAAAAACATCACATTGTATTATTGTGGTGAAGACAACATGACACAAAATGTGTTGAACGCTAAATTCGATTACAACTTTATTAATCCAATATCTAATCTATCAGATTACAAGAGTAAAGTGCAAGAGATTAGAGAAATCATCTATGGTAAAATAGGAGATATCAATGAAAGCAACAAGTTGGACATCTTTCTAGACGAAATTATTAAAAAAAATGGACAAGATCCCGATACTAACTTTGAAAAACTCTACATAACATATATTGAATGGCGTAAAGACAAAGACAAGAATCTCCCTAAAGTTGATGGGTATTTCAAAAATATATACATTGACAACAACCAAATAGTAAAAGATAATCAAATTTTCTCATTATTCCAAAAACTCCTTTATAAACTTCTATTTATTAGAAATGCATACATTGAATTGTATCCAAATGAAAAAGATTCAGTCGCCACGAAGCTGACAGCAGAACTTAACATGTAGAACTATTATATGTGTCGAAGTATTTTACATAATTTACTATCATAAGTAAAAAAACTAGTTATAATCCCGTATGGTGATATTGGGAAACAAATCTGTTGATACAAATATTCGCATATGAAATGCAATATGTGATAAAGTATGATAAATGACACAGATTTTAATATATTTGACATATTTTGCCTTTTTTTTTGTTAATTTATCTTAAAGTAGGTTTTTTAAAATGACTTATCTATTGGTTCTCTTATCTATTGTTTCGATTATGTTCGCACTATTCATTTTCTCCGTTTGTCGTAATAAAACCGAAAACTTTACTCTCGATAAAATGATTAAACATTTAAAAAATTTAAAAAGATTGGAGAAGGTTGAAGGTTTTACAGAAATCTTGTCAAACGAATCCAAAATTATAAATAATTTACAAAAAATAAAGCAACTTAAAGATGAAAATGATCACTTATTCAAAAGCATTAAAAAACCACCAGAAAACTCAGATTTTTCTTATGATATAATTTACGAAGAACATGACGTCGTGTTCGAAGAAGAGGAAAAAATAACAAAAAAGTTTGAGAATGATGATTTAGATATAGATTTAGATTTAGATGATGAAAATGAAACTGATTTTTTGGATCAAGAGGAGGCGTTAGATATTCACGGCTTTATTGAACCATTTACTAACAATTTTGATGTTTATTGAATCTTTTCAGTTTGACGATTTAAATGGACAAACTGTTGTTTCTTTAAACATGTTTCGTTCTCCCACAAATCTAACACCAAAAGGCATTTTATCGTCCTTAATGTACTCTGGAGGACCAGAGTGCTTGAATCCAAAGCGACAATCAGTTGTTTTAATGTAGCTGTCCATTTTGTAAATTCTCTTTATAATAATGCATAGCTTTAACGTATTTTTTATCAATTTTTTTTAAAGCGATATAATGTATCAAAAATTTATATTATATCATATAACATAACATATGACCATGAAACAGTTAAACATTTATGAACTTCATAATACAATTAATAAGAAAAAGAGTGTAAGGACTAAAATTTACAACTCAGTATTATCCAAATGTCATAATAAGATAAAACAAGCTGCCGAAAAGGAACAAATGAGTATTTTTTTCTCAATACCTAGATACGTAGTAGGATTACCATTATATGACATCACAGAATGCTCAAGATATGTGTTTGAAAATTTGCAACAAAACGGCTTTAAGGTTTATTTTCTGACATTTAATGTGATTCATATTTCCTGGGAAATTGTAAAGAATGACCCACCTCCTATCAAAGATACGGAAGATTTATTACTTTTAAACCATATTCCAGAAGATATATTAAAAAAAAGACAGGTCTCGGGTAAGAATCGTAAGGAAAAGTTTATTTTAAATGTTGATTAATTTTTTTTTAATATTATAATATTTTAAGTATAGAAATAATGAGTTATTTAAATATTAACTATAGTTCCCTCGAAGACGCATGGGGGGCAAATTTTGAAAAAAAAAAAACAAAAAAACAACAACATCCATCTTGTTATCTTTATGATAAAAAAAAACAGAAAGCAAATAAACCATATAAGACTGTTGCCAATCACAACACGTATCGTCCCATGTACACAGATGATGATGTAGATCATATCAAATATCATGGATATCAAGATAATAATCGAATCGACTCTAATATGGAAAAATTAAGAAAGTATAAACTCAAGTATCCTTACTTAGTAGAAGAAGAAAAAAGATATGTTCGAGAAGAAGACTACATGACAGATGATGATGATAATATAGACCCATACGACGAAGAGGTAACAGATGAGTATATTCCCAGTAAACAAACAAAATCAAGGGCAAGATCAATAGAACTTCCACTTAAAATACAACAAAATCCTTATGATAATATAAATCGTGGGTATGCGAAATATGAAGCGAATTCAAAGCAATTTTATCCTCAAAAAATTAATAACAAATGTAAGAAGAGGCCAGAATCTAATAGTTTGATTAATTATTCATTCCTACAAGATGTTGACGAGGAGGATGAAAATAATATACAATGGCCCAACCACATTAAAAAGCAAGTGGATCCTAACTTTTTAAAAGAGGATATCAAGCAAAAAACACAATTACCGAAAAGAAAACATAAAGAAGTCATTTTTGAAGAGGATCGTCGTGTTCCTGTTCCTATCAAAAAAAACGTCCCGTCCAAACATAAAGTAAGAGAACCAAAACAACTAAGATATAATGATATTGATGATCATGAACATATTGATGATATTGATGATATTGATGATATTGATGATCATGAAGACGTTGAAGAAAATGCTGCTCATGATGATGATGATGATGACGATGAGTTTGGTGTATATCTCAAAAAAATTGGTAATAATAAACCAACTAGAAGACCTGAAATAGAGGACGAATATAATTCAGTTTTACAATCTGTTTATGAGGAACATCTTAATGTTAACGAAGAACAACAGCCTAGAAAGCGCATAAATTCAAGAACATGTAAGACGGTGGTAAAGAAAAGTTCACAAGAAAAGATATATTTAGATTTTTTAATCTATACCATCTCTGGGATACTGCTCATTTTTATCTTAGAACAATTTATACAAATTGGAATTAAAATAAAAAGAGTTTAAATAAAAACATGAAGTTTGATATTTTAAAGTATATAAACTTTTTGAATAGTAGTAAAATTTTTATAGGAATCGCAATGATTATTTTCAATATTGGGTCCAAGTATTTGGTTATAGATGTAAGTAAAAATCAAGAACAGTTTTTCAAAAATGCGATTATTCGAAGAATCACAATTTTTTGCATTTTCTTCGTTGCTACAAAAGATATTATAACATCACTCATTCTTACATCTGTGTTTGTTGTATTGGCACAAGGATTATTTCATAACAACTCCAAATTTTACATTCTGAAAAAATCATTTTATGATAATGTTTACACAAAAGACGAGTATGAAATGTCAAAGACAATCATTACAGAATATGAAAAAGAACATCCTGATCATAAATTTTGTAAAAATATATAATAATTATTAAATAAATAATGGAGGGATTTGTGAACTCAAATGCATATTCTTCAAATTTTCTTATGATTTTCATTAATTTTGTATGTATACTTGTTTTGTACATTCTTGTGATGTATCTGTTTAGTAAGTACATGGACATAGATGATCAAATACTTGAACTTAATGATTATCGAACAATGAATGATCGACAAATTAACAATTTGATTAAAGACATTAACTATAATGATCAACATATTACAAAATATATTGAAGCCAAAGGATTATAAAAAAATTGACTAAGTTATTTCAATAATAGAAAATATAAGAATCTATCGATATTTGAATTTTTTAAAAGCTTTGAGAGGAGATTTTTTGAGAGGCGAGTGAGAGATTTTTTTTGAGAGATAGTTTTACGGGTTCAACTCATGAAAAAAAACACCTTTGTCCAAAGTTTATGTGATGTATATATTGAACATTTGAAAAACATTATTCATGATATTTTACGTAAAATTCAAAATTGTGTTGATCTCAATAACCTTGTAAATTTAAAATCTGATATTTTACAACAAGTAGAAGAAATCGAAAAGTTTATTGATAGCATAAAAAAGACGTTTTTATCTGAAATGGCTCTTCAAAAACTTAAGCAGATTACAATGTACGATATTAATATACTTGAAAAAATCATTTCATATCACTTTCCAAGCGAATCTAAAATGAATGATATTGTAAATAAACTTCAAAAATTTGTTTAAAAAGAAAAAAAACAGTTTTGGAAAAACGTAGTAGCCATTTATATTTTTTTTCAAATATCTTCGTTAATAAAAAATTGATGAATTTATTGATATTTATCAGATACAACAAAAAATTCTGAAATCGAACTCACAAAAGTTTGAATTCAAAGATGAACACTAATTATGTGCAATGCGAAGGACTCAATAAGAATGCTTCAAGATGTAATATAAATAGTCTATACACAGTGAACGGAAACGACATTGTGTTTAGAATGTGTAAGCGTCATTTGTATCAAGCATGTAATACATGCATTTTACAAAATGTACCGTATCGTATCACGAATGTCAAAAGCAATACCCCCTATTTGGGGAATATTAACAATTTGGAAATCATTCAACAAAACAATACACCACCACATGTTCAACAACAGATCCCTCAACAAGAACAACCTGTTCAACAACAAGAAGAACCAATCCCTCCTCCTCCACCAATTCCACAAAATTTGATGGATCCCATTCAAGATGGTGAAACGAGAGATTGTTCAATTTGTATGACTGAACCAGGCACAATCATATGTTCGACAAAACGCCATACATTATGTATGGAATGTTTCGAGAACTATGCAATTGCAGAGTGCGAATCTGAGTATTTTAATGGCAATTTATATTGTTGCTGCAAACGTATCAATGGTTGTGATAGTGAATCTTTTAATAAAGTATTCATTATTCAAACCATTTCGGATAATGCTGCAGGACGATACATTAATGCCTGTGAAAAATATGTTGAAAAGACAACTATTGAACACCAGAAGAAAGAACATGAAGCTAGACTTCAAAAGGAACTTCAGCTGTCAATTTTTGACAAGGCAAGGAAAGATTTATTAGAGAATGTGTTATTAACACGTTGTCCCAATAAGCTTTGTCGTCAAGTCATCTATGACTTTGATGGATGCTTCGCATTGCGATGCAATTCGTGTCAACAAGAACTGTGTGGCAAATGTTTCACTTCGTGTCATACTCCATTACCAAATGGCCATCAACATGTACTAACAGGATGCCCTTTGACTAATGATAAACAGTTATTCGGAAATCTTCCTTACCACAAGAAAGTGAGAGCATTGTATTTCAACAAGGCGTACACTTCATGGAAAATTCAACAACCTGCAAATGTTATTGAATTTATCAAAAATAATTGTGCTAGAGAGCTCAAAGATCTAGGTGTTAAACCCTAGAACTGTAAAAACTAGGTAGATGGCTTGAATGTGTACTATAATTTTTTTTTACACGTCATAAAACAGTGTAGAAACATCATCTTCATCATAATACCAATACATTGAGTCTAGTTGTGTTTTTTGTTCTTTTTCTATCCTACTATTCATAGATGACAACGCTTCAGAAATCTCTTCAATATCATCCCATAATACTTTGCATGTGTTAGGTAGTTTTAATTCGTTATTGAGATCTTTATACACTACAGGTGAACAATATTTCAAAGCGGTCTTCGTTTTGTTTTCTAATAATGTTTGTAAATGTATTTTTCGTTTTTGTGATTGTATCAATTTGCTAGAATTATATATATGAAGCGATCTTTGCATTGCCTTTTTATTTCTTTAACACAATTAATCTTTAAGCTCGTTTAATTATTGTTTCTTAAAAATTGTTGTAAAGCTTCCTTTGTTCTGGCGTCGTGGAACACAATATCTGGTCTAGATTCTTCAGCCAATACTACATGAGGGAATCCCTGTACTCCGTGTTTTTTCATCAAAGGTTTGCTTTCCTCTTTATCAATATCTAACTCAACAATCTCTACATTTGGAAATTCTGATGATGTCATCACATCATCCACGAATTCGTCCCAAACAGGTTTGAATCTTTGACAATGGCCACACCATTCGGCTCTGAAGAAATATAATACCTTTTTGGCATTTTCGAATTTTTCTTTATTTGGCTTATTTTTCATGTATAACATAACACCAATCGCAACCAATACCAAAAATAATAAAGCGGAACCTATGTACATCATTTCATTCTTTTTCAAGGAGGGAATTTTGAAGGATTTCATTTTATTCTTACAAACAAAAAAAATTATATGAATATATGATTTATGCATGGTGATAAGCCTGTTAGTTTTATGATAGTTTTATCACAATATATAACATAATTAATGTCGTTTAAATTAAGGTTATTTTTCAAAATACTAAAGTATCTTGCGTCTACTTCATCAATCAATAGTATTCTTGATAAATCATCATTGAATTCATTAAGTTCACATGTTTTACTAACAGGGAAATTATGTTTTTTGAGAGTAGAGTACAACTTTGTGATATCGTTATCTTTACATATGAATATACTTTTACAAATTGAATATGTTTCAAAAATATTTTCTATTGCTTTAATCATTCAATTCACTCATATTATTTGTGCAATTTATTTAAATAATATCCACATTTTCGAAATAAGTATATCATTATATGATGAATGTTGAAGAAATTTTGAAATGTAAAAATTATAAAGATTTAGTTTTACATTCGAATTTTGAAAAAAAATTCAATCAAATTCTAGCAAAGTTTGACTCTCTTTCTAAACATAGTCAATACAAGAAAATTCAAAAGGTTAGTTTCATTCAAAGTAGTGAAAATAAAGAAGATAACATTTTGGTTATGATGAATAAACTCACACCAACAAACTTCAATACCATTTCTGAAAAATTGGTTATACAAGTTTCCAATCATAACATTATATCCTTTGTTGAACAGATTTTGATATATTCTTCAAAACTAGAAATTAATACTCAATTTTTGTGGAGTTTAATTGTTAATTTATGTAGCAATACTACATTATCCGAAGAAAACAAAGAGCAAATCAACATTATGATGCAAAATTATATTGATGAATTTCTTAATACGTTTGATATACACAAGAAAAACGATTTGACCCACGAACAATATGGTGAGTTTGTTAATAGATTGAGAGAAAATAAGGAAGTTATTAATCGATTAAATCTTGTTGTTTGTATTCTTGAGTCTTCCAAACTAGAGTTTTTTAAAAGAAAAATAGATATAAATTGTTTGCTTATTATTCTTATGGACAAGTTGATCCAGATAATCAATAATAATATTAACGAAAATCTATGCTTTGTATTATTAGAATGCATTTTACTGCTTATCCCTCATGAGATGTTAAGGAAAAACCCATTTGCTTATAAAAAATTCAAAAACACTTTCGATTCATCCGTTTTCAAGAAGAAACTTTCAAATAAAAATAGGTTCAAATTACAAGACATCATCGATTTTGTGAACAGAGAATTACAATAATTCCAATATCTTATCTAGATTTGTTTGTTTATAAAAATATTTATTTGTATCATTCATTATCAGTCTAAAATCGTATTGTTTTTCATTGATTGTGTAATGTAATAACATATTTTCTACAGCCTTATTATTTATAAAGTATATTCCATTCGGAATGACGGTCGTATCTCTTCCTAAAATGACAACATTGCATCCTGATAATTTGCTCAATATTTCTAATTCGTATAAAGAATATTTATAGTTCTGATCAGCAAGGATTTCCAATACAGCTTGAACTGATGAGCGCATAATGCGTAAATCACTTCTAGAAATATTAATATTTCTACTTAATTGCTTAATCAACTCGTCTTTGTTTGATAAATACTGTTCTTTAATGTTATCTTCAATTGCTTTTGTGCCAGATTCTACTGTTAGGTCTTTGTTATGCCTGTTAAAAATAGAAATAATATTTGAGTAAGTCAAAACTTTATCAACAACTAAAAATTCAGATCCCAAGAGTTTTTTCAATCTTATAGGTGTAATGTTTATTCTTTTTACACCTTCTTTCATATTAAAAACTTCATCAACAATTTCCTCCTTCGAAGTAAGCTTAACGTACGATACTTCTTCTACATAGTCTCCTATTGTAGTTTCGATAACTTTGAACTCATTCTTGTAAATAGTTTTAAAGTTTTCAAGTTCATTTTTCATAACATCACTAAATGTAAGATACACAATTCTATGATCATCGTTTATTTGTTTTAATTTGTAATGATCGATAATGTGTTGTAATGGAGTGGTTAGTAATGAATCAAATAAATACATCATTTTTTGGTCATTTGTTTTAATGTCATCGTGTATTTTAACTTTTGTTTTTGTTATGATCTTTGACAATATTTCTTGTTTTTCTTTTTTGGTGAAATTGGTCATTTCATGGTTCAAGACATAAAGAGAGTTAGATAAAGAGTGATTTTTAATAAATTTTGTAGCTACATTGAATAAGGTTTTATCGAACAGTGATTTATCGTCTGATTCTACACTTAATTTTGATGGAAAACTTAGAAGTTCAAGATTCATTTTAATGTTTTGTTTATCCATTATCTCTATATTACGTTCTTTTGACAGTTTCTTGTTATCTTTTACTTTTTCTAATTTATCTAAATAGGTTAATTTATTTTTCGCCACATGCTGATCAAATTGTAAATATACATCCTCTTCATAGGGAACAAATACCGAATCCTCCATATGACCTACACATTGAAAACTAGATGACAACACATATTTATCTACAGCTGTTTTGACCTGCATTTTATCAGAAGTAGATAAAGTAGATATTAAATCCTTCATTAAGTCATACTCAAAAGATGTAGTTTCCCTAGTTTTTTTCTTTTGAGATATATTACTTACATATTCGAAATGGTTGTCAACTTTTAAGATAATTGATACATTTCCCTGATCCGATAAATAATGGTTATAGTTATAATATTTTGGATTCATGAAATATACGTTATCTTGTTCAAGGGATAAAAAGATGAAATTAATCTTAGCAGGATTTATTACTTCATATGTAAGTAAATGCTGAATATCATCAAGGGTTTTATCCAAATCTTCCATCATTAGGTATGCTTTGAAATTGATGAATGACCGATAAATTAAATATTCTCTCATTAATGATAAAGTCAACGGGTTAGTCAAGTCTTTTATCTCTTCTGTTTTATTTACAAATTCGTATTCGTCCTGTAAATCGAACTTTTTAATATAATCTTTGTTGTTGATAAAATATGTTTTGAATGTTTGATATTTTTCTTTTGTAAAAATGTCAAATTGATAATCGGCATTCGCAAAAGCTTTTAATGAATTTCCGTTGTTCAGGAAAATAAAATGTTGTATTTCGAATTTTTGGTCAATAAGAGAAATTAAAGATTTAATGTCTAGAATGTGTTCAATTATGGTGATTAAAGAGTTATTTCTTTGTTCCACTCCTGTGCGAACAAAGCAAGATGTTTTTGCATCGATAGTTCCGATACAATTACTTTTCTTATTTAGCATCAAATTCAAAGCATATGGAAGATTACCATGTTGATTCGCATCTAACAATAGATTATTTGCAATATTGGCGACGTAATGTGATGTGTGTTTATTTTTCGTTTCCTCATATTTGAAAGGTTTCTTCCCACAACAAGGTAATTCTAAATTTTTTGGATGTTTATTTTTGTTTAACAACGAAGGGTAATGTGCTTCTATACCATCCTTGTTTATGAAATAGTTTTTTTCTAAAGGGGTTCCTTTTTTTGGAAAAAATAGTGCCTCTTCATTCTTAGGACATTTGTCGCCATTTTTTGCATATTCTTCTGTTGTCATAGCCACACGACTTATACGACACCAAATCTTTGGACAGATATAGAAATTTTGTTCTTTTAATTTTTCTGAGGATCCTGTTTTCACATATCCTGTGTAAGATTTTGGGTGGTGTTTGTCTATATAATCTTTTTCTTTTTGGGTGATTACTATTGGTTGTCGAAAGTTGACTGCCCCACATTTACTCGAATAATTTTTCAATTTTGTGCTTGTATCCTTCCACAAAAACAATTCAGGATCAGCCTTATATAATCGTTCTAATACAAATGAGGTGTAGTCCGTTTTTTTCCCACTGTCTGAATATTCTACATCTTCCTCATCAACATCAACATCAACATCCGCTGATAATACATCCACTTCAGCTTCAACATTTGCCACAGGTGAAGTCATGTCAATATCGAGTTCGTTTATATCCTCTAGATCGACATCGTCCAAATCATTAAAGTCTAAAATGTCATTGAAATCAATTTTAGAATCATCTTCAAGATCATCAGCTTCCACATTTTGCACTTTTTTATCACTTTTCAATTTTTGAAGTTTGGTATTACATAATAATTGAGAAAGATAATAAATTATCATTCGTTGATATTGTATATTTTGTGTATTTGTTGTTATTATTTTTACAGAATAATCACTCAGAATATTTACCTTAACATTAACCGCTGTATCGTATGATTTGACCGCAAAAACATTTTTCCCTTTTTTACTGATGTTTATCTTTAATTTGTTGCGTTTTTCTTCGTATAATGAAGTTGCCTCATCTGTTCCTATCTTGAAATATTGTTCTAATTTATGAATCAACTCAATTTTATCTAATTCTATGTTTTTGTAAATGAATGATGATACAGAATCTGTATTGTAGAAATTATTGACCTCAACGAATTTAAGGTGAAGCAAAGTCTTTTCTTCCTTGTTAAAATCAAACAAAACATTCTGTTTTTTCAAATGCTTATTTTTCACTTGTTTCTTGAAAGTTAAACTTGAATGTGTATTAAATTCAATAATCTCAACATTTTTATTGTCGAAAATGTTTGTATCATTGTCTAATACATACATTCGACTTTCTGCGAACGTTTGTAGTACGGTTTTTACTTTATCAAAATGTTTTGATATATATTCTATATTCATATTATGGGACTTGTTAAACTTATACTTCACTTTATAACTCCCATTCGACGATAACAATAAATATACAAACACATTATCAAATAATCTCATATAAAAAATTAAAGTCTCATTCGTTCTGTTAATCATTACGTTTTCATATTTTTGTTCTTGTATTTTGAATATGTCAAGTTGTTTCGATTCCAGTTTAGCGATTGAAAATTTGTTAACCTTATATTCATTTGTGTACTTTGAACGATAAATAATGATTGGAATATCGTCATTCACACTAGCGATTTTGAAAATGTTTTTCATGTTCAATTCAATATCGTGAGAGTAAGGAATCACTCTAAAATATAACAAATCGATATAAGATGAATAAGTGTCAATAATTCCGTTAATGTCTTCAAATGAAGAAACAAGTTTACCTTTATCTTGAACAAAACTTTCGTATTTTTCATTATTCAAACTGGATGCATTTGGAAAATAAAATTTATTAATACCAGACTGTTCTAAATAACAGTTAAGTTTATGTTCAATTAAATTGAATTTAAATAATAACAAATTATCGAAGCTAATGATGGCTGAATTGTTGCTTAGTTCATTATAATCTGTCCATGGATCGGGAGACAGTATCTCTTCGAAATCTTGATTATCGTGATATTTGAAATTCAATATTCGTTTCATTTGTTTAAATTTGTTTAGCTTATCTAAGGCTTCATCTATGTCTAACAAAGATGATTTTTGAGATGTTTTATAACCGTCAAAATATTGTGAACAGCATTTGTCAAAGTATGATTCGTCTATTTGTAGTTTATTTCTAAAAATGCTTTGAACAAAAAGTTTAAGCACATCTGTGTCAATGGAACAGTTGGAGGTTAATAATATGTTTTCATTAATTCCTAGATGTTTATTAATTTTATATTTGATAGTGTTAATAGAGTCTGTAAGATAAATAGATTCAGGAACGTAAACAATTTCATCTGCATTCTTATCTTTTGTTTGACTTTTTTTATTTTTGCTAAATACATACAATTTGTACCTTTTGGGTGTCTCCCAAAGCTTTATTTCAAAAATGGTTTCAAAAACTTCATCAGCAATACCATTTAAATCGGTCATAATTTATTTAAATTATTGAAGATTTTATATTTAATCCACAATAATCGATAGGGTTTTCTTTGTAGTCTACTTTTTCGTAAACTCCAATACTTACTGCTTCAGATATGAGATATTTAAAGTTATCCCAAAAAGTTTGCGTATGTCCAATATCTTTGGTCATTAAATGCCCCAATTCATGGGTTGCTACATACATCAAAACATTTTCATTCACAAAGTTGTCCGTTCCATCTCTCTCACGTAAACAGAATACAATCTTCTCCCCTTTATTTACTGAGTATGATGTGTAATTGCTCTCCTCTGTGCCTTCTGATATATTGTCTACGTTGTAATTGGACACTAATCGTTTGATATCCTTGTTATCAGGTTTTTTTTTTTCTACATGTTGCAATAATGTTGTGATCTTCTTGTTTAATCTTGCTAACATATTTGCGGCTTCTTCTTTGTTTTCAACATTCTTTACTAAGTATTTTTTACCATCGACTGACGAAACAACATATTCTACTTCCAAATATTTTTTTTGAATATAAAACAATGTTAGAACTACCAAAATAAATATGATCACAACTTCTGTGTTTTCCATTTTATTAGTGTAAATAATATATTTAAAATTTGATCATTTTAATTACTACAAGAATACAAAAATGTTTAGAGAAGATGTTCATTTGGATGATGATAATATTATATTTCAAATTATTGATTGGTATCAGACAGATTTTGAAGACGATGAACAGAACAGATCTTATCTTATCAAGGTGTTTGGTGTATCAAGCGAAGGGTATTCTGTATGTGTAAATGTGTTGGATTTTCAACCATATTTCTACATTACCCATAAAAAAAAATCGGAATTGAAAATATTCGATATTGATAATTTAGAGAACAAAATAGCGGATATGCTTCCCATGAAATTCAAAGAAGATTTTGAAATAAATACAGAATTAAAAAAAACACTATGGGGTTTCACTAACAATAATTACAAACAGTATATAAAAATTTCATTTCGTAATTTAACTTGTATGTACATTGTAAGAAAGTTTATTAGAAATCTTAAGCAGTTCGACTTCCATGAATCAAATATCGATCCATTTCTAAGATTTATTCATAGTCGAGATATATCTGCTGCTGGATGGGTCAAAATATCAAAATGGAGAGAGAATGATGATATTGTTGATTCAAAATGCCAGATAAATATCAAAACATCGTTTCATAACGTTCATCCGTTCGACTCAACAAAAATTGCACCCATTGTTGTATTGAGTTTTGATATTGAGTGCACATCGAGTCATGGAGATTTTCCAGTTCCTATCAAAACATATAAAAAAACTGCTAATGAATTTGTTGAGTTTTATACTACAATCAAAGAATCTGAATGGTATAGTATAATCAAACCAAAACTGAATGATGCATTGATATCTATGTTTTCAGAGAAATCAATTTATTTGTCAAACGTGTATCCCAAACACAAAGTGAACATAACTTGTATTCGAGAGTTTATTGATAAATATATGGATGAAATCCACGATATCCTAAACGAGAAAAGTAATCGAGAACGGTTTTTCGATGAGTATGAAATCGAGCCAACAATAGCAAATCAAATTGAACAGTTGTTCAACGAGCATTTACCAGAACTTCAAGGTGATAAAATAATTCAAATAGGCTCCACTGTTCATACATATGGCCAGACACAATGTTCTTACAAGAATATTATCACATTAGATACTTGTGATGACATACCTGGTGTTGAGGTTTTGTCTTGCAAAACTGAAAAGGAAATGGTAAAAGAATGGTGTAAATTGATAAATCGTATTGATCCAGATATCATTACTGGATATAACATATTAGGATTTGATTTTGAATATATATTCAAACGTGCGAGTGAGTTGAACTGTAAAAGTTCTGTTCTTAAATGCAGCAGAATGAAAGATCATAAATCTAAATATATAGAGAAAATGTTAGCATCATCTGCTTTGGGAGAAAATATTTTAAAGTATTTTGAGATGGAAGGCAGAGTATTTATTGATTTAATGAAAGTTGTCCAAAGAGATCATAAACTAGATAGTTATAAATTAGATAATGTTGCGGCACATTTCATTTGTGGTAAAATTCTGAAATATAAGGATAATAAATTATATTTGGATTCACTTGCTGCTCTAAACTGTGGTGATTTTGTTAAAATAAATGACATAAAATGTAAAATTATTGATTTACAGCAAGACTACATCTTAATTGATAGAGATATTGAAAATCCAAAAACGTGGGGGTTAGCAAAGGACGATGTTTCTCCAAAAGAAATCTTTGAATGCCAAAAAGGTTCTTCAACTGATCGTGCAAAAATTGCTAAATATTGTATTCAAGATTGTGCTCTTTGTAATCTGCTTGTCATCAAATTAGAGGTTATTGCAAATAATCTTGGCATGGCAAATGTGTGTCATGTCCCATTATCTTATATTTTCATGAGAGGACAAGGTATCAAAATATTCAGTTTAGTTGCAAAACAATGTAGAGAGGATGAATTCATCATACCTGTTATTAAATACGACCAAGACGATGTTCTTGAAGAAGAAGACGGCTACGAAGGAGCAATCGTATTGGATCCTTCACCCGGTATTTATGTAGATAACCCGATCAATGTCATGGATTATGCATCTCTTTATCCTTCTAGTATGATAAGTGAAAATATTTCACATGATTCTATCGTTCTGGATAGCAAATATGATAATATTGAAGGAATATTTTATGTGGATATAACCTACGATATCTTTAATGGAATAGGGGACAAGAAGAAGAAAGTTGGTGAAAAAGTTTGCAGATACGCACAGAATGATAATAAATCTGTCTTGCCCAGAATTCTTATGAAACTCTTATCACAACGAAAATCTACTAGAAAAAAATGCAGCTTTCAATCGGTTATTACCAAAGATGGAACATTTTCTGGAATTCTGTCAGAATTTGATTCTTATATAACAATCACCAATCAAGCAGACACTTGGCGTATCGAACGAACTGATATTGTATCTATTGCAGATACCTATGATGAATTCTCTAAAGCTATGTTAGACGGATTACAATTAGCTTACAAAATTACTGCTAACAGTTTATATGGACAAGTTGGTGCAAAGACTTCACCGATATATCTTAAAGAACTTGCAGCATCTACCACTGCAACTGGACGTAATCTAATCATGAAAGCTAAAAATTTTATGATTGAAAACTACCAAGCAGATATCATCTATGGTGATACCGATAGTATATTTGTAGATTTTAAGGTGAAAACAAATTTCAATATATCTGACGATAAGGAAGCTCTACAAAAATCTATTGACATTGCTATTGATGCTAGTAATGCATTCAACAAGACATTGAAAAAACCACATGATTTAGAATACGAGAAGACGTTCTTTCCATTCATCATATTGTCAAAAAAGAAATATGTTGGAAATCTATATGAACACGACATCAATAAGTTTAAACAAAAAAGTATGGGGATTGTTTTGAAAAGACGTGATAACGCAAATATCGTTAAAATAGTATATGGTGGAATTATTGATATTCTTCTAAATAATCATAATATTCAAGAAGCTATTGCATTTTTATCAGATTGTCTGCAAAAACTTATTAATGGAACTTTTCCGATTGAAGACCTCGTAATTACAAAGACACTTCGTAATACTTACAAAGATCCCTCCAGAATCGCACATAAAGTTCTTGCTGATCGTATGAAGACAAGAGATCCTGGCTCGGCACCACAAGCTAATGACAGAATTCCTTTCGTTTATATTGAACATGATATCAAAAATAAATCGCTATTACAAGGAGATAAAATTGAACACCCTACATTTATTATTCAAAATAATATCAAAATCGATTATGTATTTTATATAACTAATCAAATAATGAAGCCTGTTTGTCAACTTTTGTCTCTGGCTTTGTTTGATATTCCCAAATGCACCTTAAACGAACAATTCTTCATTCAAAAAGAAAAAAGACTTTTCATTGAATATGAACACAACACTCGTAAAACTAAAGAAAAAATTTCCGATTTAAAACAACTTGAAGTTAAAAAATTGCTCTTCGATAATGTTCTTCATACACTTAACAACAAAAGATTGGGTAATAGAGCAATTACTGATTTCTTTAAACTAATATAGAAAAAAATATTTTTCAAATTATCCTCTACGTCTTGATATGTTTTTAGCTTTATTATACAAAGATGTAAGATTGCCAGTTGCATCTTCAGACACAGAAGTATTGTTGTTTGTAACTGTCCCTATTCCAAACTCGTTTACTATGACAGATTTATTAACTCTTGAGTCATGTTTGTAGATTTGTAATTTTTCATTATCACTTATTTGTAATCCATAACTTATTGTGTGTCCATCACTATATGTTCGAAATACATTGAAGTGCCCAGCATAAAACGTGTTATTCACTACTAAATTGGAATTTAATACAATATCTCCACCTAATTCAAATGTATCGGTTTGAATGTTCACATTTCCAGAAGCTCCAATGAACAAATCTTGTGCCTCATTATTTTCATTTGAATATGCATACAAATGTCTGGCACCTACTCGGTCAAATACAGATACTACATTGTCTTCTGGATATTCCATGGTTTTAAAATAATTATATATTCTTTATCATAACACCATATTTGAAGTATTTATAATAATTCAAGCATTTATTTTAAAATTTGATAATGTTCAGTATTTTGATATTTTAACTATAATGTCGTTCTACAATAACTATGAAGATGTTTTGGAGTACGTTCCATCCAATCAAAAACAAATCCGAAATCAATGCATAAAGCACGAAGATTTGATTGACACAATCAAACAATACTGTGATGAAAAAAGAAGTATGAAATATGTTGTATCGTTATCTGGTGGTGTTGACTCTATGGTTTTAATATCAATATTACATTTTCTAAGATTCGATGTTGTTGGAATACATATTAATTACAATAACAGAAAAGAAGGTGTATCAGAAATGCGATTCTTAGAAGAATGGTGTGCATTCAATAAAATACTATTATACACGAAGTCCATTAACAAAATCATACGTTTTAATATGAAACGCACAGATTATGAATTACAAACCAAGCAAATTAGATTTGATTTTTACAAAGAAGTGTGTAAAAAAGAAAAAAGTTCTTACGTTTTATTGGGTCATCACAAGGACGATATTGTTGAAAACGTATTTGCGAATGTTTGTAGGGGTAGAAATATGTTAGATCTAGCAGTTATCAAAAAAGACTCCATCATCAACGATGTGCATATAGGAAGACCAATGATCAATTATTACAAAGATATAGTCTATGACTTCGCACATCGAAATCAGATACCATATTTTAAAGATTCAACTCCGAAATGGTCGGTAAGAGGAAAATACAGAAATATAATTTATCCAAGTATTGAAGACGCTTTCACGAAGAATGTAAAAGAAAATCTAATTCGTTTGAGTGCTCAGTCGCAACAATGGAATGAACTTATTTATCAAAGCATAATAACACCTTTTATATCTTCTATTGTTATCGAAACAAACGAAAATAAGAATAAAATACTTCAATTTAATATTGAACAGTTTGTAGATTATCCAATGTGCTTTTGGAATATAGTCTTCAATGATATTTTCAATAAATATGGATATAAAAGTCCATCACAAAAAGGGATCCTTTCAGTGATAACTACTATTAAAAAAAATATTAGCATGGAAGACCATACTCCACATAAGGTTTCTTTATCTAAAGAGTGTATATGTATCGTTCAATCATTTAATATTTTGTTAGAGTTCTATTAAACTCATGCGTATTCCTTTTGAACTTAGTTTCGTTGTGATCGGAATATCAACAATGGTATTCGTAGTATCCATATATTTGTGTAAAAATAAATGTTTCAATACGAAATAGGAAAATGCATTCGTTTGTTCATTCCAGGTAAACGAATCGATAAAAATATCTTCGAGTTTAACATCTTGTTGATACAATAATTTAGATACTTGAGTTTTCGAAAACTCATATTCATTTTTCAATAGCTCTTGAAGATCACGATTTTTTAACTTGGAAACGATCATGCAATTTAGGATTAATGCATTTACCTCCACCAAAGCTTCATTCACATTGATTGTGTTAGCGACACTTTTAAATTTTTTTTGGAATAAGTTTTGTAATTCATGTGAATGTGGTATTACATTAAAAAAATGTAAGAGCTCATGTGTTAGCACTTTGAATAATTCTTGGTTTCGATAAATGACGATATTGGTAGATTGTGTATCGGAGTTCATGAATGTATAACCAGAGTTGATATGTTTTGATTCTATTGGTTTGTATCGTTCTGGAAGATTTTTTTTCCGTGAAATATCATAAATTGTAATATTTATGATATCTTTTTTATGGTTGGTTATGGGAAGAATAAGTTTAAATAATTCTGTGCAATATTTTCGAAATTTGCTAAGTTTTTCAAATTCTCCATAAACCTTTAGCACAATCTTTATCTCACATATATCAAATATGAAGTATCGTGTCTGAACATATTCAAAGTTGTCTACAAAATCAGGATGGAACTTCATTTATTATAAAAATTGATAAAATATCTGCGTCAAGTTTGATAATTAAAATATTCTATTCAAAGAATGGACGATCTTAAAATTTGTGCTATGATTATCACTAAAGAAGCAGGTTTTCCGAAAAGATCTATAGATAAAAACAGATTGTTTCATAAAATCCTATTGAAAAAGGCAACATCAAAGGTTATTTACGAACTTGTGTATTATGATAAAAATAATGAAAAAAAACATTTTATTAAAAAACATACACCTGCATTTTCTAAAGCAAACCAGGTTGCCAGATATTTATTTAAAAATTAGATAATTTAAATTTTTTCCTATTTACTATCTACTCTCTTCTTCTACTCCAAAGTCAATTGAAAGAAATCCTATGAAATCAAGCACATGTATTTTTTTATTAGGATGTAGTAAATATCTATGCACAGAATTATTTACATTTGGGATTAATTGATTGTTCATATTTTGCCTCAGAATTGTATTAGAGTTATAATAGTTTCTCAAAAGCCTATTTTGAACATAAGATCCTGCAGCATTATTATCAAAATTAAAGAAGTTCACCAAATCAAGAAATCTTTCAATTTGAGTGTTCGTCTCCAAATACGAATCTGTGATATTCGAAAAACTTTTACTATTGAAAAACTTAAGTAAAGGGTCATGTATATGAGTATCCGCATAATAATTAGAAAGTATCAGAATTGATGGCCAGATAATATACATCATCTTATTAAACAAATATATGGATCGGTCTGAAGTATTTCTAAGATCAGGTAATTTAGAAGAAAACTCTTCTTTGTGAATTGCTTTCATGATGTCTAACATTAACGTGTAGTCATCGGATGTGCTATTAATAACATCCTCTACTTCGATTGTAACCAAGAATTGATAGAAATGTGAAAAATCATGGCGATTCTTATAGTAATAGTTTATCATCATGTCATCAATTCTATTGTAAATACTGATTTTATTTCGGGCTACATAATTTAATAATCTTGGTAAGTACGTTGTGTAAAAAAAGTTAAGTGGAACTTCTGATTCTATTTCTTGAATACTCATCTGTATTGGGTCATAAAATGAACTATCTTGAAATATAGAATATATTTTTTCAACGTCAAAGTTTGTTATAATTAAATTCATAAGTTGTAATATTTCAGTTTTATATTGTTTGGTTATGAAGTCATATGGTAAAGTGTTTTTATCGTCAGGTGGTGCAAGAAGCTTACCATCGCCCAATGAAAATAGATTCGTTCTTAAGCAAATATCTTTTGTTATCATATTCATGGGAGTGTATTTTTTGTCATATTCTTGAATTATCGAAATCATTACCTTATGATTGTCATATTTTACGCTACTAATTAAATCATACAACAAATTAGAGTTCTTTTCAATCTTTCCAGTATTCTTTGATATATTCGATTTATTTGTTGATATATTCGATTTATTGTCATTTACCTGAGTCTTCAAGTCTTCAATCAACTTATCTTTTTTGTCTAACTCATTTTGGACATTTTTTAGCACAGTCGTGGTTTCACCTTGTATTTTATTTAATGTCTCTCCATCAACAATGTTTAAAGAATTTATATAATCTACTATACTTTTATTCATTATTTGAATTAACTCAGAATTCGTATTAATTTTGTCTTGTTCATATGTTGCATCATTTACATTATTTTTAATTTCATTGATTACATGACGATTATAGAATACAAGTATCATGATGATCACTAGAAAAAGAATTATCATTCCCATTACAGAAAATACTAATATTTTTGTGTTCATTTTAAATAATATAACTTTTTATTTAATGTAGTTTAGAATCTTAACAGAATCAGGATTAATGACAAGTCCGTATCCGAAAAGGCCTTTACAGTAATTGGTGTATTTATCATAATAGGACGTCGTGTCAACAGAAATGACAGGTTTTAGAGATAGCTTTGTTGCATCTATTATACTTTTTTCTAGTGTTTCATCAGAAACTACAATTAATTCGAATTTGGTGTATAGCATCATCATCAAGAAATTCAAATACTCTTGCGAAGGATTATCAAATACTTCTTTATCAAGCTTAATGGTTGGGATTTTTAATTCTAAATCTACTTGTGTATTCAATGCGTAAATATCTGTGTTCGTTGGAAAGTCTATCAAATTAAGTTGTCCGAGAAGATGTCCACTTATATTTTTCCTAAATATTTCTTGAAAGTATGTATGTCTTTTTGAGATGTATTCGTGTATTGACATATCAACATGGTTAAACTCTTTGTCTGTGTTAACAATGATGAAAACATCACTATTTTCATTTTTTTGTATCTTGTTGTAAAGCACCGCTTGGTCAACATTCGGATTGTAAATATAATTTTTTTTATACAAATCTTTTATTTCAATAAAGTCAAGAACATTCAAGAACAAATAATTGTACGGTACTCTATGATCCCAAATCACTTTTAGATTTATTTTCTTATGGTCAACAAAAATTAAGGCTGAAATCAAGACGAAAATTCTTTCACATAAGTCGCCTTTCGGATAGATGATCAAACAGTTTGTGTCCATTTTATATAAAAAATTTTAATAATTGTTTGTTTTTAAGCGTTTAAGCTTGTATTGTCTCATTTTCAGTCATTTTATTAGAAATCAGTTTTAATATTTGCATCATTATGACAAAAAGAATAGAAGATGTTGTTAGATTGATAACATTTGTCAAAACGTCATATTTTCTGAAATCAATCATAGACATGGATAGAAAACTACCAATCATGAATTGAACTAAGGGATTTCTAAACTTTAGCAAAAATTTAGAATTGAACTCGGTGACCATGTATCCACTGAACACAACACTGAACATATAACAGATAATTCGAATATTCTCTATAATAATATCTAAAAGTATATTCATTTATTTGAGATAATATAAATAAAATTATGATAAAAACTTTTAGAAATTTTGGAAATACTTGCTATCTGAATAGTGCTCTACAATTGCTGTGTAAATCTAACCAATTATCTTGTCTTTTACATGACAGAAATGATGTGTACAACATTTTCAATATTGATTCCACAAATTTAATATTGTTTTTGAAAACAATTTCGAAAGATATAAAGCATATGAATTTTCTTCAACAGAACGATGCACATGAGTTTATCATACTATTGTTAGATTTTCTACATGAGAAATACAAAGAAACAAAAACATTTAGTGATGTATCTAAGGTATCCGCATATAACAAAATGGTTAACCTTTGTAATAAGCATTGGTATTCCGACTATTCAAAAATAATGGACATTTTTTATCTACAAATCATTTTACAAACAGAGTGTAGCGAATGTCATTATTCTTGCTCCAATATTGAAAATCATTCGATTCTATCTTTAGAATTGGACGAAGTCGCACAACACGGATCTTTGGAGGACAGTTTGCAAACTTTTTTCAAGCGCCAGGAACTGGATGAGTGGAAGTGTGATAAATGTTCAAACACAAAAAAGAATTATCGTGATAACAAAATATGGAGATTACCATATAATCTGATCATTTGTGTAAAAAGAAACAAATATGATAATGGAAAATTTAAAAAATTAAATAATTTAATTACTGTTCCAAATCTCATGACACTTAAACCATATACATTGAAAACATATCCCAAGTATGAATACAATCTACTTGGTGTAATTAATCACTACGGAGAATCAGATGATGGTCATTACAATTTCGACTTTCCTTACAAAAATGATTTACTTAAAATAGATGACGACAAAGTTTTTAAAATAAATGAGTTTGATAAGCAACATTGCTATATTTTTATTTACGAAAGCTTGTAAATAGAATTTAAATACTCTATCGCTTCGTCATATGTATTATCAAGGATGCTTGAAGATTCAAGTTTTATTCCTTGTAATGACAATATAGAAGACGAAGAAATATAATCATGAGTATGTGATATGAAGACGTCTGAGTTAAGAATGAGATCTTTGAATTGTTTTATATCTTTTTTTTTATCCAGATCTATCTCGGATATTATATAAGATGGTTTGAAGTAATTACATTCTTGTTTCCGTAATTTTATACATTCAAAGTTTTCTTGTTTATAGTTAGAAACACACTGACTAAAAATATATGATTGATTTTCATGAAGTTGTTTTATATTTCGAGCATCTTGGATATTTTGAAAACCAAAAATAACACTTTTATTCAAAAATGTTCCAAAATATGGTTTTGTTTTTGTGGAGGCGTCTTGTATGAAATGTAATACTGTCATGAATATATTTATAATATTATCATTAAATTAAAAACAGAATGTCCAACTATAAGTTGTTGTGTGATGAGAAAATTTACAAACGTTCTGATTTCAGGAAATGGTCTTTAAGAAATCATCCTGATAAAATTGGGGTAAATTCCGAAAACAGATTCGGTAAAATCTCAAATTTGGTTGATGAGTTCCTCCCTGATAATGATGTGGTTCTTGATTGTGGAAGGTCAAAAACACAGACACCAAAACCTAAAACGCCCAAAAATGGACCATCGGATACATATGAATTCGATGAAAAAAATACAAATTTGAAAAAAGCTACTTGCTTAAGAACCACCGAAAATTGGAGTAAAATTTTGAATTATCATCGTTTTGATAAACCTTCTTTTGATAAAACGAAGTTTAAGAAAGACATGGAGATGATGTCGCCAAAAATGGTAAAATTATTACAAAATATAAGACAAATTGATGATAATGATATGAAAAATCAAGGCAAATATTTCAAACATTTCATTTTTTCTGATGTGCAAAATGGTGGGTATGGTGCCAAAATTATTGCTTCAGCACTGATTGCGAACGATTTTAATCATTGTCTCTCTTCTGATTTGAATATTGTACTTCCTAAACAAAATGATAGAAAGGAAACATTTGGCATTTTATCTTCTACTGCTATTTACAATAGATCATTTACTCAAAAACACGTTCGATCTGTCTTAGACATTTATAATCAAAGACCATTCAATGTTCATGGTGATAAAATGAGATTTATTGTCCTCGATTCGGGATTCAAAGAAGGTATTGATCTATATGATGTCAAATACGTTCATATCTTTGAAAACCAAACGACCACTGCAGATTTAGTACAAGCAGTCGGTAGAGCCACACGTTCTTGTGGACAAAAGGGGTTGAACTTTGTTGAAAACGTTGGATGGACCTTAAATGTGTATGAGTATGCTTTGTTAAATGAAAAGAAAAAGTTAGTATTCAACGACTATCTCAAATATGCTGGTGTTGATTTGAATAAGATTAATATTTCTAATAATATAGAACAAACTGCCATTGAAGCTGCTGTAGATTATGATTTAAATTATCATATTAATAAATTCAATACAGATTTTACCGAGGAAGAATTTGATACTCCTTACGTTCAACTTTTAGAAGGTGGTAAATCAGTTAAATGTAAATCAACAATTTCCGATAAAAAATGTGGCAAGAGATCTACCAATAAAGTGCCTTTTTCAATTGCACAATTCTCTAAAGTCTATAAGGGTAAGTTGCCGACCAACTGGAAAAAACTCCCAGGTTATACCAAACGTAGATTCTTTTGTAATAAATTGCAAACAAACAATCAATTTTGCATCGCTATGAATGAGACTTATAGCAAAAAAAATAAACCCACTAAAAGCAACAAACTGGTATTATATGATAAACAACCAACTATTAATAAAGACAATCAATTAGTTTTGAAAGATAATCTTGATGTAAAAATCAAGGAACAAGAAAATAGATTGGATATGCTCGAAGATATGAAGGACTTAGAAGATATGTCTTTTGATGAATTTAGAAGATTTATTAATAAAACGTTTAGCAACTATAAATACAAACCATTGAAAATTGAAAATTGGTGTGATAAACCAAATATTGATAGAATTGTTAGGTTCACTGAGTCTCAGGAGTTTGTAAGTAGATATTTCGTACCTTCCATCTTTACGAAAGGATTGTTTGTATGGCATTCGGTTGGAACCGGTAAAACATGCACAGCTGTTTCTTTAAAATCATTCTTATATGAAAAACTAGATTATTCAGTTATTTGGGTCACTCGTAAGACATTGAAAGAAGACGTTTGGAAGAACATGTATGATAACATATGTGATCACATAATACGTTCAAAGTATAAAAATAATGACCAACGTGAAACTTTGAAAAAATATCTTTCTAAAAAATTCATTCCTCCAATGTCTTACAAACAATTCTCCAATATGCTTGATAATAAGAATGACTTATATGATCGTCTAGTAAGACAGAATGGTTCAGAAGATATTTTAAATAAGACATTAATTATCATCGATGAAGCTCATAAGTTGTACAGCAATTCTCTATCTCCAATGGAACAACCAGATATGAAAGTAATTGAACAAAAAATAAAAGATTCTAATTCTTGTCGTGTTGTTCTCATGACAGGCACTCCAATTACTAAAGATCCCATGGAGTTTATTAAATTATTAAACTTAATTATTAAAAAGGATCCCTTCCCAACAGAATTAGACCAGTTTAGAGCCAAATTCATGGATAACTCAAATACAATGTCTAAAAAAGGAATCACACTTTTTAGAGAAAAAACGAAAGGACTGATTAGTTATTTAAATAGAAGGTTCGATCCAAGACAGTTTGCACAGCCTACATTCTACAAAATAAACGTTCCACTTTCAGTTTCACCTAAAAATTTAAACACTTGTCTTGACGATGCTGATAAAAATTACACTAATTGTTTGAATAATATTTCAGATAAAGGGACCGAAATACAGGAAAAACTGTTCATGATTTCACAACAAATTATTTCAATTACTGAAGAAATCGATAAACTGAAAAATGATATCAAAATTGATAAAAAGAATGAAAATTTGAAAATGTTATTGAACATGAAGAAAGATATACTTGGTAATTTAAAGAATGACTTAAAACGTTTGAAAAAGGACAAAACTGTTAACGACAAATATGTGAAAAAAGAAACTACCTCTTGTTCTAAAGAAAAAACTCAAGAGATTAGAGCTTGTAAGAAAGAACTCCAAAATCAGAATTATCAGAATTCACGTTTTGAAAAATGCTAAATATTTTTAATTTCTATTATTAATAGAATAATAATGATTGTTGTTGTTGGTATATTTATTATTTTTGTCGTTGTTGTTTTAGCTATTATTATCGCTTCATCTAAAAATAAAACAACTGATACACTTATATATAACTCGAAAACGAATCCATCCAAGGTTTCTCAAAACATTAGGGGATCTCCATCGAGCACGATTAATACATTTGTAAATTCTTTTAATAAATCGGACACTGAAAAAAGTTTAGAAGTTATTGATAAACTTAGTTCGAAATTAGATGAATCACTCCAAAAATTAGAACAACAACAACAACTACATTCAAGAGTGTTGGAAATTATCAAGGTTATGCCTAACGATAGGCCAGTTGGTGGGACAATGACAATTACACCATCAGAAGATAAGTCTGAAAATTCTGAGAAAATCAAACAGCATCTTGAAACTATAATAAAAAAACAATTTGAAATTGTTTTGTCGAATCTTCAAAATATCATATTACAAGCTATTGAAAATCTGAAACAAAAAAACATAGACAGTAATAGTATCACAAGCAATCCTATTCCTGATGACGTCAAAAAAATGATTGAAGAACATTTGAGATTTCTTAAACCAGCTTCTCGAGACAATCCTTCTCCACAAAACGAGACATCTATTATTACACCCGAAGAATTGTTTGAATTTATTACAAATCAAACAAAATTACCCTCATCCAAAGCAGAAGTTATGAAAAAGCTAACCCCTTTACTACAAAGCCTAAATACTCAACAAAATTCTTATTTTAAAGAAGTTATACTAGCACTTTCAAAAGGTATAAGAGATGTGAAAACTCAATTTGTTGCAACAACCAAAGAACTTAATTCTTCTATGGAAAATCTTTTCACAAAAGTAGCTGATCATGAGCTGATAAAAGATGCTGCAACTACCCAAAGCATGTTTGAATTTCTTAATTCAATAGCAAGTAATCAAAGCAAACTTGAAGATCTTTTAATAAATGGACACGCATTAGAAAATTTAAAACCTACGTCTGGAAATGTATATGATCCACAGTATTTAGAAGATATAATTTATAAATATGTTGAATCAACAACAGCTGGGTTGAACAGTCAATTTAAGAAAGATAGAGCCGAACATGATGCAATGATGCATAAATTGGTATCAATTGATAACGCCATGAGACAACTTTACGCATTTCATCCATCTGTAATTGCTAATTTACCACCACAACTTGCACAACCACCACAGCCACTACAACAGCCACTACAACAGCCACTACAACAGCCACAACCTGCACAACCTGCACAACCACCACAACGCCCAATACGACTAAAAAGATCTACAACACCATATCAAGAATTGGAAGGTCAGTTGAAGTCAATCCTTACGACACTCAGTGCGTCTGAAAGCAATTCTGACATATTTTCTCAATTTTCGAATTATAAACAACTTGATGACTTTCAAAAGATAAATACATTGTTAGAACGTATTAACTCCCTTTTAACTTTGGGTTCGAATCCACAGTTGCGAAGGAATCCAAATATTAATTATAATCTTTTGGAAACTTCCTTGAAATCACTGGAAGCAACTTTGAAAACACTAACTAACCAAGCACCACTACCTCAAGAACAAGAAAACCTTGTGAAAAGCATAAATAACTTAATCGAAGGAGTAAAAACATTTATACAACAAAACAAACCACCACCAGCACAACCAGTAGCACCATTAGCATCAGCACCACCAGTACCAGCATCACCACCACCAGTACCACCATCTGGACCACCAGTACCAGCATCACTATCAGCAGCAACACAACCAGCACAATTAGGACAACCACTACTTGATCAGGTTGAAATGGAACAACTACATACTATTATCAATACTCTTAGCCAACAACTTAAAGAGAAAGATATGAATATAGCTCACTTTAGCTCCAGTTATGAAGAATTATTAAAACAATCGACAACATATAAAGATAAATTAGATTTAGCTACAACACAGATGAGAACAGAAGCGAAAGATCCAACCGTACAAGAAGGTATAATTACCCGTTTAAAGGAGGAACTTCAGGCAAGACAAAATACAATGTTTGCACAATACAATGACTACACAACAAATTACAATGCTGCTAGGTTAGAGTTTCACAAAAAATACAATTTCTTAGAAAAAAACTATTATGAAAGTATTTACGTGCTAAGCAAATATGAACGAGATCACAAAATAGTAGATGGAATTATGAATCAAATATTAGATGTTGCTGGTATGAATCAAGAAACATTTGAATTGCCCATAACTGAAAAACTTGGAATAATTCGTTCATGGGCATCGGTTAATTCAGAAGAGAGTATAGCACAATTAAAAAAATTTAATGATGAAGTTCAAAGGCGTAATGAAATGTTTCGACAAGATAATTTAAAGCTCGATCAAGAAGTTGGGGCGTTAAGAAACGAGCTTGTACTTTATAAACAACAAAAACAAGATGATGAACTTAAGATACAAGTGCTTGAATTAAAAGTAGCTGAATTGGAAAATGAAATACTTAAGTTGCAAATGAACATTGATAAATATAAAGGGCAACTTGAAATATATATAAGTCAGAATGCAATGCAATCAGCCGAGATTGAAAAACTAGAACGTACAACAAAAGAATTACAAAGAGAAAACTTTAATTATAAATATTATAAAGGCAGATATGACCATATTAGTACTTTATTTAATAACTTCAAAAAACAAATTGCTTCAATCAAAAAAGATGAACAAAGTATGTTTATGGCTGAAAAGGGAAAAATTGTACAGAAGATGGCTGAATTTATCGACAAAAGTTTTGACGAAAAACCCTCAGAGGTGTTGATAAATATAGATAAAGATTCTGAATATACAGACTTAAATGCTCTATTAACAGAAGAATTACGACGTTCACAATTACAGTTAGAGAAACAAGCACAAGAATTTGCAGGAGAAATGAATGACTTTAATGGAAAGTTAAAAAAGATAAATGAAGAAAAACAAAATGATAGAACAACTTTGGATTCGATTTTAGGATATTTGTATGCTAAAACATACCTTGCTGAATCAGATAATGAAATGGTAAAGGAAGAATTTAATACGGTAATAGAGAATTTGAAAGAGTATGTATTTGGAAAGGGAAATATTGATCAGTCTATAACAGAACCATTATTATTCCAAAAAGTCATAGAAACGTATTTTAAAAAAATGAATGCGAGAATGGCTGCGCAAATTCAAAACGGTTATGTAGAACAATTAAAACAAAATGAACATGAATTTAATGAACTAAAAGAAGAATTAAATAAAGTCAACGCACTCTTGACTGAAACAGGAAACGAAAATCAATCTCAAAACTTAATAATAAAGGAACTTGAATTAACGATAACTGACCTTCAATCAAATATAATACAGATAGAAGAACAAAACCGTGAAGAGATTACAAAATTAGAAACTAGAGTGGATGAACAAGCCAGCCAAATCAAGGATAAAGACAGTGTAATCGAAAGTAACAAAATGCTAATACAACAGTTGGGAGAAAAACTTAGTGGAATCGAGACTAAGTTATTTGAATACAAAACATTTTTGAGTCAGTTGAATAGCAAACTAGGAATACCTGAAGACGTACCTTTTGACTCAGAAGAAACTTTGAAGAAGTTTGAATTGAAATTGACAGAATTAGAAAATCTAAAATCTAATAAAGCTGAATCAGAAAAGAAAATAGCATATTTAAAAACAAATATACAGGCTTTAGAAGATAAAAATAAAGAATTGGAAGAAACTTTGAAAAGGATTTTCCCTGACCCTGAAGAAGAAGAAATAAACACAAAAGACTCGTCAAAATTGAAATTTAATGAAACAATAAAAACAGTCGATAGATTGTTTAGATTTTATGAAAACAAACTAGGATTCATATCCATGAACAATTTGCTTCCTCCTAAATACGAGGATGGAACCATCAAAGATTTTTTATCACATTTAATACAATTTATCATAAAATATAAACATTTCGACATTGGTTCTTATGAAGCCAAGACAAATAATTTCATATTGTATAAATCTAAACAACAAAGGGAGCTTCCTTTTGTCATGGTAATCAAAGATTTTAATCCGAAAGATGTCATCAATGATAGTTTGAAAGATTTTTATACAAATTCTAATTCGCCTACAAAAACTTTTACTATATTTACTAAAAAATATGCAAAATTGTTTTCTATAAGGTATAAATCATCAGACAAAAGCTTAGAAGTGTTGAATCAATATACACCAACAATCAACTTAGTTGAATTTTATGTTTCAACAGACTTCATTAAATATAATATCCAGTATCCATATGTACCAGTTGCAGATATGGGAAACAAACAAGATTATAAATGTACGCACACTTTTAAAGACATGAAGCATTTTCATTTAATTTTTGAATCAAATATTGCATACTACATTCAAATGTTGCAGAAAAAGCCTGATTTTTTCAAAATCACAAGTGAATCCGAACAACCGCTGGCGCTGCTAAAAGGTGGAGAGATTTCTAGAAAACCAAGTCCATTATTGGCAAAAAATTATGAAAAATATGTTAGTATTTTGGAAAATGTTTCCTACATAATGGGAATAAAATACATTAGATATTTGTATTACAAGAAATACAAAACATCGAGAAGTATTCAAATTGAAAACTTCTGTGTAAGTATGATGTTGAGTACTATAGTTTACTATATTGAGAATTATTATTTATTCGAATTGATGACAATTGACTTGATATTCTCTACATTGTTGTTTGAATGTACAAAGAATGAAAATACATTATTATTACCATTTTTTTCACCATTTTTATTTATTGATTAAGAATAATATAATGGAATTAAAAACAGAATATAGTAGAACAGTGAATTTTGGTGATGATATTGATATTATAGAACAATCTTTGATTTTCAATAACATGGATTCATGTATGGGTGATAATGTTCATATTAAATTCAATAAACTTTTTATGGAAATACCTTTTTTTTTATCATGTATATTTGGAAATCATTTCTTTGAAAAGGATGATAACAAGATTTGTTTGAATACTAAGTTGTTTTTAGAAAAAGTTTATCTATATACCCATAATGCTCATAATTTCAAAGAAAAACTAATTGATCACATAATGGATATTTATTTACCTGAACTTAATGCTAACATAGAAGAAAACGGACTTGTTGTTGAATATAATAAGATCTCAAAGGAGGAACAGCAGGAAAATGTGGACATCACTACAAAGATCCCTTACAGTTCTAAAGATTTTCATAAATTTGATCAAGAATTGGTAATAAAATACAACAAAGTGCTGCAATCTAAACTTTTTACAGAATTTTTTACAGAATATGAATCTACAGAACACAATCCAATATCGAATATGGATGAAATCCAACATACATATCCGGATCATGAATTTTTTTCACCACATCCTTCGCTAGGTAAATTCAATATGAACAAAGAGAAATTAACATCATACGTTTATCCAACTATAACCAAGCTTATACAAGACTTGTTATTGGTATATGATAAATCTTTAGATTTATCATTAATGGCAATTACATACTATACGAAAGGATGGTTTCAGTTTTATATTCGAAAATTGGAAGATTATGCAAAAATTAACACGGCTGCATTACTTTATCATACAATTTTGAACAAAATTTTAAACAAAATGACCAATAACAATCACATATTTGATGCACATTCATCATCTGATATAAACCAAAAGTACTTTAGAATATTGAGTCAGTTTTCAGTTTTCTTTAAAAAATTACAATCTGATTCCGTAGAAACTACTCCATGCAACAAATTGTTTTTCTATGTAAAGGAAAACACGTTCAATGAAGATAATATACATCATCGATATAAACACAAAGACGAAAACAACCAAATAATCAACAAAATAAAACAAGATATTCGGTATTTTAATATGTATGATGAAAAATTAGTATATAAAGATACAAAATATCCATTTTCACAAGAATACATTGACAAAACATTGACAATATCCAAAGATAAAGGTGCATTTTTTACAAATGAGGTAGAACCACAGATTTTATCAGGGTTATTGTCTATTTCCAATATTATTAAAAACAATGAAAATTGTGTTTTGTTTTCATTTGGATATAGTGGTGTTGGTAAAACAACAAATATCTTTGGTGGTGATGAGAAAACTAAAAATTCGTCTTTAATGAATATGATTATGATGAATGTGAAAGACACTCATGATATAGAGGTCAATATCAGTGATTATTATGGCATAAAACTGAATGAAAAAGAACCCAATGTTTTTGTGATGTCATTCAAAAAAAATACTGAAATTACTGAAATTACTTTTAATGAGGTTGACCCAGTGTTTATTACAATAAAAAATGTAGATCAACTTAAAACTTTAACTGATGGTGTTGACTCCATAAGAAAAAACAAAGGACACATAGTTGAAACGTCAAACAACCCAAACTCTAGCAGATCATTTATCGTGTATAAATTTAGATTTACCCAAAAACAATCAAAACAAGCAAATTTTCTTTATGTTTTTGATATGCCAGGTGTAGAACATCCATCGTTAGATTCCGAAAGTGATTTTGGATCTACACCTTCTACATCACATTTTAATATGCTGTTCCAAAACTCTGGAGGTATCTTAGAACCTATAGAAAATATCATCACAAATTTATATTGTGATATTTCAAGTACAGAATCATATAGCATTCCTGATATCGTAGAAAGACAATCAGACAAACGCATCACCTTTAACGAAAAGTTATTGCAAAACACTACCGAAGAATACAATCTGAAAAAAAATTACAAATTATTCTATCTTGACATTGCAAGCGACCTTCTGAATATTCAATTTTCTATGAGTGATTCCACAACCATGTATTTGTTAGAAGCAGATAATATCAATATAAATTACAATGATATTTATAATAAAATATCATTGTTATTTGAAGATCTTTCAGACCAAATACGTGATCAACATATCATAAATTATATCGTTTATGATTTTAATAAAAAGGTTCAAGTTTCAAAATTTAATTCAAATCCAGATATAAATGATGATGGTATCAAAACCTGGCTCACGGACCCAAACCGGGTGAAACCCCCAAACACAAACCCTCTTTGGACATTTATAAGTAGTACACCAATCACGATATATGGCACCGCAATCAAAACCTCAATCAAATCCAAAAAGTTGTTAAAGCTAAACAATGAAATTAGAATCAATATAAATGATGTAAACTTACAAGAATATTATAAAGAAGAAAAGAAAAGAAATATTATAAATAAATATTATGAAGAAAAATATAATTTGGCTTATTCTAACGAACCTAAAGCCAATATTGATATTAATCAAATTATTAAAAAAAAACTATTTTTAAAAGGGTTAAAAAACTTTGATTATTCTGAAGTTTACGGCGGTACATCGGAGCTTATAAAAGCTATACAAACTAAAATTCAGTTTATAAACGACAACGGCATAAAATACTTCAAACAATATTTAGAAGGAGAGTTCATAAACCATACTTTGAACGTACTGTCTAATGATATATATTCTGAAATAAGTTCAATTTGTTATAAGAAAGAAAGAACAAATGATGGTGAATTGTTGAACTACATTAAAAAAGTTATTGAACAAACATCATATGTTGTCAATTTCTTTGTTGTATCAAATTACAATATGAACCGTAATTTAATAGCAGCCCTTGAAAAAAATGCACAAACAAATGTAAATGGAACAAATCCAGCAAATTACAGAAAATACATCTATGATACACAATTTAATATTTTAGATACTTTCAAAAAATATTTTGATGAAGTTTAAAGTGGTGCGTTTTTACCTTTACCTTTACCTTTACCTTTAGCATTTTGAGATTGTTCAGCGTTTTCATTTTGAGATCTTTTAGCGTTTGCATTTTCTTGTGGTGGTTGTACTTGTGCTTGTGGTTGTGGTTGTGGTTGTGGTGTTTGTGGTTGCGTTTTAGCTGGTTGTGGTGTTGGTGATGGAGGTGATGGAGGTGGTTGAGGTGGTGGTGTTTGTGGTTGTGTTGGTGGTTGAGGGTTAGATGGTTGAGGGTTAGATGGTTGTGGTGTTGGTGGTAGTGGTGGTGGTGCTACTACAGGAGGAGTAATAACGTCTATTGCTGAACTTTGAGCGGTGTGATTAGCTTCTAGCATATCCAATGAAATAGTTGCTAACAAACTCTTCTTTTGTTCTTCAGTAAGATCAATATTATGTTCATTTAAAATACTAGAGATATCTTCTTTTCTGAAGGTATTGGAGTGTGTGCTATGAGTTATCAGTTGGGAAATGGCATTGCGTATGTTATCATTTGTAATTGCTTGATTGGAAGAGTTTGAACTAATTGTTGCTAATTTTTCAAACATTTGGCCTAATATATTGGTATCTAAAATACTGAAGAACTGTTTGATGCTTTCGTTTGATTTATTGAACAAACCGTGTAATTTCTCCATGTTTGCATTCAATGCTGTTATGGTTGAATCAACATTTGATGTCGCAACACTACCTCCTTTAGAAAGAGGAGGACGTTTTGAAGCGGTCGATAACAATAAGTTTTTATTATTTTGGGCTGTTATTTTTAGTTTCTGCAACATTGTATCTAATTTTGTTGAAACATCATTGTAATCATTTCTTTTGTTCAATAATTTAAAAGAATGTTTCAATATTTTGAATTGATTTTGGACGTAAACAAGGAAAATAAACATTAACATCCAATTGAAATTGATGGATAATTTGTAAAACATTATTCGTGCTAGGACGTTATTGATTGTTGTGATGGTATTTTCATAATTTGCCTTTGTTCCAAGAACCATTTGGTTCGGTTCAAAAGATATTTTTTGTATTGTAGCAATTTGATCTAAATTTGCAACGTATTTGTTAATCATAGCACTAAATTGTACATGTATTGAAAATGTGTAGTTTCCTTGCTCATCAATAGTTGTAATAATTGCACCAGAAGTAAAAAGAAACATCAAAGCGTCTTGTTTATCACTATAAGTTTGCTGTATTTGATTGAAAATATTTGTTTGAGTTGATGAATAAGAGCGTGGAGAGAAATTTTGTAGAATATCATTAATCTGTTTAAAAAATGATAAGTGTGTTTTCAAGTTTTGTTGGATATTGTCTAAATCATTTACATTGAAAGTGTCGATTATAAAGCTGTTAGAATCTAATGTCTTCGGAATTTGTGGATACGGATCTTTCAAACCACTACTACTTGAATTACCCATTTTATTTAATAAAATATATTTAAGAAATATACCACAAATAATAAATATAAGCTAAATCAAATAACATAGAATGACTTTCTACAAACATGTTGTGGTGGATATTCCACACGTATATATGAAACATGTTGTAGGGAAACAAGGAAAATTGTTTAAAAGTTTTTGTAAATCAACAGGAGTGAACAAAATATGGTACAATACAAATAGAAAGATTGTTGAAATATATGGTCCCAATGACAAACTTGAAAATGCGAAGAGTGTTGTTGAGAAAAAAATGCATAGTATTAAAAAAAAAGTATCTAAGGAGGACATTGAGACGATCATTAATACTTATAAGGAAGACGTGCATGTGTCTGGTTCTCTAGAAGGAGTGTTGTCAAAAGAGCAAGTAAAACATCTTATTGGCAAAGATGGGAAGCATTTTAAAAGAATCACCAAAGCTGCAGGTGTTAGTTTTATTTGGTATAATGAGGACAATAATTCTGTATCAATATGGGGTCTTGAAGAGAATTTACAAACAGCAATATCATTACTTTATGCACAGATTGAAAAAGTAAAACTTATGTCTTCGTGTCAAGTAGAAAGCATGGAAATTTGTTAAAAAATTTTTTTAATCTTCATCAGACAATACATCTATCGAATAATATGATTCAGAATCTGAATCAATATCATTATTGTAATTATATGGAATAAAAGTATGAAAGTTGTAGCTTTTTGATTGTTCGTGTTGTTTTACGTTTTGGAAGAAATTATCTTCATTGTTGTCAGACTTGTATGGAAGGTCAGATTTTTTGTTTAGAATTTTTTGGACGAAATCTTTCATAAACTTTGCAGTATCGTTCATCTTGTTTTGATTGCATTTGTTGTGTGGTTAAGATACATTTTAAGTCAATTTTTTATTTTACCCATTTTGCGATGGGAGTTATTTTTCCAATTATTTTATCGTCCATAGAAGATAAAAGTTTAATTTTGTAGGAAGGCAAAAATATGTCAACTTGTGAAGAGAATTTAATCATACCCATTAACTGTCCTTTCTGAACGGAATTGTTAGTGTTTGACCAATTAACAATCCTTTGTCCGAATTGTCCAGCAATTTGATCAACACGCACTATACCCCGTTTATTTTGTATAATAGTTGATATTTTTTCATTATCCTTTGATTTTGAAAAGAATGTATTTGGATTAAAGTTGCCTTTTTTATTAATTACATTTCGGATAATACCTTCAACAGGATACCATTGAACGTGAACGTCGAATATATTCATTTGTATTTTAATCTTGATCATATCATTACTTGTGTGTTCAATGTCGATTATGCTACCATCGCATGGAGCTAATATGTACGTTTCATTCAACTTTGGCAACTCTCTTTTTGGCACTCTAAATAAGTAAATTAAAACACATAGTAGAAGTAAAATACTTGTGAATATGATGTTATAATTCTTACATATTATCATAAGAACAATTAAAAACACAGACAGTTCGACAGACTCTTTAAACAGAAGCGTTCTCATATTTTTGTATAATAATAAAAAAACTTACTTAAATAATACTTTTTATTTAATTATATCCAACAGAGATACAAATCATGCCAACCGAAACTTATTCATTTCAAGCTGAAATCAATCAACTAATGTCATTGATTATCAACACATTTTATTCAAACAAGGATATTTATCTTCGTGAATTGATTAGTAATGCTTCTGATGCTATTGATAAAGCAAAATACAATGCTCTCCAATCGGAAAATGTTGTTAGAGACTATTATATTAAACTAGTAGCTGATAAGGAGAAACATACCTTGAGTATTGAAGACAATGGTATCGGACTTTCTAAACAAGATATGATTGATTGTTTGGGCACAGTAGCTAATTCTGGAACCAAACAATTTATGCAAGCCCTAAAAGAGGGAACAGATGTAAGTTTGATTGGTCAATTTGGTGTAGGCTTTTATTCGGCTTATTTAGTTGCTGATACCGTAAGTGTGTATTCTGGAAATCATTGTTGGGAATCGAAAGCAGGAGGATCTTTCACTATTGAATACAGTGAAACACCTTTTATTGAAAACGGAACCAAATTAGTTCTTCATATGAAAGAAGATTGCCTTGATTATCTGGAACAAAGTAATATTGAACAGATTGTTCATACACATTCAGAATACATTAATTACCCGATTAGTTTGTGGATTACTCGCACAGAAACCAAGGAAGTGCCTGACGATTCTAATGACGATGTTCAAGACGAATCTAATGAAACCGATTCAAATGTTAAAATCGAAGACGTGTCAGATGAAGGTAAAATTGAAGATGTAGAAGAAAGTGATGAACCACCACCACCAAAAATGAAAACTGTTGAAGAAGAAATTCAAGAATGGAAACAAATTAATGTGCAAAAGCCTCTTTGGATGAGGAAACCTGAAGATGTTAATGAAGAAGAACATGCATCATTTTATAAATCTCTTACAAAAGATTGGGATTCTCATCTAGCACACAAGCATTTTGTTGCTGAAGGTCAAATCGAATTCAAATCTCTATTGTATATTCCAAAACGATCTCCTCATGATATGTTTAGCAATAAAACAAAAAAGAATAATATCAAACTTTATGTGAAACGAGTGTTTATTATGGACAATTGTGAAGAATTGATGCCTGATTGGTTGAATTTCATGAGTGGTGTTGTAGACAGCGAAGATCTACCTCTTAACATTTCAAGAGAAATTCTTCAACAAAATAAGATTACTAATGTTATCAAGAAGAACCTAGTCAAAAAGTGTATCGAGTTATTCAATGAACTTATGGAAAAAGAAGATAAGTCTCTATACAACACTTTTTATGACAATTATCATCAAAGTTTGAAACTGGGAGTACATGAAGATAGTGTTAATAGGGATAAACTTATCAAACTACTATGTTTCCAAACCAAAAATCACACCTCAAAAATCGCACTTTCTCAATATGTAAAAGAAATGAAATCCGATCAAGAACATATTTACTTCATTACCGGTGAATCTAGAAAAGCTGTTGAAAACTCTCCATTTGTAAAGGGAATTATAAATAAAGGGTTCGATGTTGTTTTCTTTGTAGATCCTATTGACGAATACATGGTTCAACAGGTCAAAGAATTCGAGTCTGTTAAACTTCTTAATATTTCTAAAGATAATTCAATATTCCAAGAGAAGAATGAAGATTATGAAACACATCTGTGCAAAGTTCTTAAGAACAATCTAAATATTGAGAAAGTTGTTGTATCTACTCGTCTAGGAGAAGACCCTTGTTGTTTAGTATCAAGTGAGTATGGTTGGAGTGCTAATATGGAACGTATTATGAAAGCACAAACTCTACAAAACAATATGCACATGGGTATGATGCAAGGTTCTAAGAAAATTTTGGAAGTAAATCCAAATCATAAACTGATTCAAAAACTACAAGACGGTATTAAAAACTCATCGATTTCTGATAAATCGATCAAAGATATTTCAAATCTTATTTATGACACTGCCCTTCTTTCATCTGGTTTCACTCATGAAGATCCGAGCTCTTTTTCCAAACGTATTTATAATATGATCGCTGTTGGACTAGATGTAGAGGAAACAACAGAAACTGTAGAAGATACTACAGAAAAAGAAAATGAAAATATGGAATCTGAAAAAATTGAAAATGAAAATATGGTGGAAGAGTCTATGGAAGAAATCGATTAGTTTGCAGGATAATATGGCAACATTTCTACAACACATGGCCCACATAAACCATATCTTTTATAAAATCTTTCACTAGTTTCCGTATTGATTACGCATTTATGCAAACATGATACACACTCAAAACAACAACGATCTATACATACCCAACGCACTCGTTCCTGTCCTAATAAGGATGTAATTTCGCTTCGCAAAATAGTCTCACGCATACACAACTCACACCATCCTGATATGACATTATTGTCATAAATATTACGTATCAATTTATGGCAGTCATACAGGCAAAGTATTTGATTTTTTATTTTTTGTTCGATAATAACAGCGTCTTCTTTAGAATAAAATGTATTTTTATATTCTTTATTAGTTATAGAAAAACACAATTTAGAATATTTGTCCATTCGATCTACTATCATCTCAACACATTCTTCTGGTAATGAGGTAATACTAAGTTTCATTTTTTGCTTTATTTGTATAATCTTGATTCATTTACATCAATTTTTTTATTTTTACAATCATTTAACAACTTATCTAAATAGGCATTTGCTTTTTCGTGTATCTCTACTGATTTACGTAATGAGATTAATACTTTGTCTTTTGTCATGTTTGTTTTTAAAATAGATAAAAGCTTATTATTATCTTGTAATGAACACTCTCCAATTGGTTCCATAACTTTTATTTACATATATAACATATCATTTTTTATTTTTTATTTTTGTTTCTAATAATTTTACGCTTACCACCAATACCACCAATCGGTCGTGTAATTAAATCATATTGGATGTTATTATAAATAGTAGTACTCCAATCAAATTCCGAACATTTAGATGATGGGATTGCTGTAATGTAATTGATCGAAAAAGGTAATTTATGCTTATAGATACGCTTACGCTTGTTTGCGGTCATTTTGTATTTCATTTGTTTTCGATATACATTAATAACAGCTGGTAAATCACAACCTTCATTACATTCCTTTGTAAATGCATGAACTCTGTTAAATGTTCTGAATATATAATTGAGCTTAAAGTCGTATCTCTGTATCGAAGTCTGTTGTATTTGTCTTAACGTTTCCAATCTTCCTTTATCCTTTTCATTTTTCAAATTCAAAAATCGAGCACATGCTGTATCTTCATTGGAATAGGTTTTTTCTAGATCCTTGATTAAGAAACCGAGAGATGCATTCGGAAACTTTGTTGAACTAGATTGTGATGGTGGGTTTAATTCCATAAAAGTAATATCGTCTTGTTTGTTTTGTGTTTTTGTTCGTTTCTGAACAACTATATCCAATACTGGAATAGTAAGCTTACTTTTATATCTTTGATTTTCGATATTCACTTCAATCGGTACACACATGTCAATTGAAAATAAATTTACAGGAAAACTGTCAGACTCTTCTATGAATCTTGGTCGGAAAAGATTGTTCCCTTTGGAGTTTAGTGCATTTTCATCCAGATCTACACCATTAGATGTTTTTATACTTTCCCATGATACTGTATAACTCTTATTCAAAGAAGCAGCGTTCGTCTTCGAATTCAAATTGTACCTAATATTTGCACTTGGTTTGTAAGAGTATGATTTTTTTACATCATACACTGTCGTATATTCTAATAATTTTGTACATAAAATGGTGCAGGACAAGATCAATTCTAAAAACTTTTTGGTGTTGTTTCCATTATAAAAGATTTTGGTATCAATATCATTGGTAATTGTTATGTTCGGTTCGTATCTGCGCATAGCATCGCCTCCAACCATAACAATGTATGCACCATACGATTCATTGATTTTCGCATTCAAAACTTGTTGAATTAATAAAATACATGTATTTATCATTGGACGTAGAGCCTCTATCACAAAAATAGTTATCTGTTCTTTCAAATTTGTTTTACTGTCAGCAAGTTCTTGATGATGTCGCAAAATATTATCAATATACAATTTTGATAAATTCTCCTGATAAAAAGGTATATTAAGAGGAAAGCTACCACGATATAATTGTATTATTTTATCAATAAAAACTGAGTGGGTTTTATGTGATTTAAGATAACATTTTATTAAATTGTCTCTGTATAAATCTACATCTAAACCTTTTTCTTTTACTCTTGATTGATCGATCAACATTGAAAACATAATCAATCCATATCCATTCAAATAGTTTAAGGAATTTAATGACATAATCAAATTGTCCCGCATAAACTCAACCCTTAAATCCTTAACAAATCCAATTTCAATGTATACTAACAATTTATCTTCAAAAGTTGGACTTTGTGCTGACTGTGGAGATCCACTGCGAGTTCTAGATTTTGTTGTTGTCATTGTTAACATTACTGCTTTACACGGTGATATTGTGCACATGTTCAACTTGGCAACATTTACGCTATTGAAAGCCCCTCTCGGGTATTCCACTTTAAAGGTAAAATTGAAATTATCAGGGTCAAAATTATTTAATTGATTTCTTAATTCAATAATTTTATCGTTTATATCAGTTAAAAGGCTTTTGAATGAATTTACATCACCATTATGCATTACAAATATATCATAATTTCCAATCACATTCACAGATGCATTTGTTAATGCATTTTTGTCATCTATACGACAATTTGAGCTCTTAATATCTTTCTCGTACACTTTGTTCCACGACCTACTACCACCAATCCATGAAATAGTGTTCGCATCATTTGTGATATTTATTATTTCTCTTGCTTTGGGATTTAAAATGGTATCCAATTGGCTTACTACATTGGCAAAGTTTTTTCGTTTTGTTATCGCTTCACAAAACATTTCTTCAGGTCTAGCTTTCATGTATATTGGAAGGTCTACTTCGTCGTGATCGATCACGTCATGTTCTTCACCAATTGAACAATTAGTACTTACCTCGGAAGTTGCACTACTTCTTATGGGCGCATTTGTTGATGATGTTGATGATGTTGATGTTGTTGGGGAATTAATATCCACATTCATATTACCACCTTTTCTAAATTGTTTTTGTTTTGTTAATTTTGAAAGTTTCATGATAATTATCATGATGAAATATTTTTTTTATTCTAGTTTGTTTTTTCACAAGATTTAATCTCACATTCTGTGGGAAAGCACACATCGTTCAATCGTCCTTTTGAAAGCACATATTTTAATATAAAATATATCAATGTACCTGAGAATGATTGGTAAAAATCATCGGTAACGGAATAGGCAACACTTGTCATGAGAAGGATTTGCATAAATATATTATGAGTTATTTTAGTTTGCATACATCCGGAACGTATTCCCACATCTTGTGCGAATACTTGTATGATACCATAGGCACCAATGACACGTAATGTATTCCTAGCCATTACGGATCTATCCGAACGTACCCATTCTTGTAAAGATTTAATCAAAGTCATTTATATTATTAATACGTATTATTTTATTATAATTATATTAAAATGTCAAACATAATAGAATTGAAGTTAAATGACAAGTTAGTATTAAGAGAAAAAGATGAAAAAGGAAAATTTATGATTGTGAAACAAGGAATTAAAGGAAACAAAAATATTAACGAAAATGCATACAGATTAGTTTACCGACTTATTAGAGATTTTTTGAGTTGGAAATCATTGAACTCAGTGAACTACAATATCGAAACTAAAGAACTAACATATTCTGATGATCAACCAAATGTTGAAACACAACAACGAAATATACAAATAGATGATATATCAGAAGTTGATTCACATAAACTCAAACACTACACTCAAATTACAGGAAATTATTCCAAACCAAATCTCGCCATACTTACACTAGGTACAGATGGTAAATTAAATATTGCAATTTATATTCCAGAGTCTCTTGATAATGAACTAATTGATAATGAAAGCATATACTATGCCATGTTGATTAAAGAAATTCAAAAACTTAACAAAAACCCTACCTTTGCAAATTTATTTAAAAATGTTGAGAAAAATTACACCTTCTCGGAAAATGAACCAGTTTACAGTGTATTTGAAAAGTTGAATGATCTTACAAACAAATTAGAAAATAAACATTTTAATAAACTTACAGTTAAATATTTTAACGACATATTAGACAACCCCATATTAGAAGAATTCGAATATTTGATTGAAACGCCAAAAGTCGATCATAATTTTAAGTTTTTACCTTTTTTATCGTATCTAGAGGGTTTCATACCCACTTATAATGAGGAACAAATTGAAGAAACTTCGTTAACATTTTTACTTGATTTAGCAATCAGACGATACAGAAAGGTTCATGACGAATTCAAAGAACAATTCACCCCAATAGAAGCAGGCAGAGAAACACCAGCAGCAGCACCAGCAGCAGAAAAAGCAGCACCAGAAGCAGCACCAGCAGCAACAACACAAGATAAATCACTAGAAATAATTAGGGAAGAAATTATAACGAAATTACAGAACATAGCAGACTCTAAGGGAAATACATATCCAGAACAAGATCAAGCTAATGTTGTAAGAAATTTGAAAGAGCTGTTTGAAAATAAGGATAAATATCAAGAATTTAAAGACAAGTATTCGAAGGCCCCTTACATATCGCAACAACAAAAAAACGAACTCGACCAACTTATTGAACAATATGAAACTTTATCTTCGAAAACAGTACAAGCACCAGAAGCAGAACAAGAATTAATAAATAACCTTGAAGGTGCAGTTTTGACAATTAAGGATAAAAACGTTTTGAACAAATCAGAACTCACTATTGAATTAGATAGAAAGAATTACATGATTACAGGCAAAGCCGATGCCGAAGCCAAAATTGACAATGATAAGATAACACATATTAGTGTTAAAAAACCTACTACAGGTACTAATGAAGAGTACACGATGTATATTGTTTTAAATAATAATATATCATTTATTGAAGTTCAAGGAAAAATCCAAGAAGGTTATGAATCACAAAATGAAATCAAATTTACCTTAAGTGGTCCAGAAATGGATAAATTGTTATCAAACAGTACTGAAAATAATTATGAAGAACGTAAAAAAAAACTGCTAAAACTAAATGCTCAACTTAATAGTATTCTTCAAATACAAAGATCATCACAATCACAAGCATTAAGCAATACAACCAATACAACAACACTACAAATGAATGAACCCGTATTAGATGATTTAGAAGGTATCGTCAAAACCTTGCAATCAATCAACTCATTGATGCCGCCTCTAGATTCAGAGTCAAATGGTGTTAAGACACAAGATACAGAACAACAACAAACTCTCTATCAACATGCATTCGAAATTTCTGAACAGATGACGGACATATTGACAACCATATTAAATTTGGACGAAAATGAAACTGAAATTAAAAATAAAATTGGAATTGAAAATGACTTAGTAAAAAAGTCCACTGAGTTAAAAAATAAAATTGAAGAATTAAAAGGTTTAAAGGCAGAATCCCCAGAAGCAGAAGCAGAAGCATTCACAAATTTTTCTAAATTTCTTTCCGAAGTAGAAAAATATCTATCTAATAAAATTGAACGAAAAATACAAAACCTTACTCCCCAAACGGGAGGTAAATTAACGAAACAACTAGATGAATTGAATTACAAATTGCATATTACCATGTATATACAAAAGTTAATACGTTTAATGGTGTATTTGTATGTATTAAAACAAGACGATAAGTTAAGTGTAGAAACATTTGGTATTGAGTTAGTATTAAATATAGTCATATTTTTAGCAATAAATAATTCATCAAGTGAATATATGATATGCTATATGATTGATACTGTGGTTTCAATGTTAAGTGTGTATGTGTATTTGCATGTGTGCAAAAAAGAGAAATATACCGTAAATAAGAATGTTGTGTTAGGATTGGTGTTATCTCCCTATTATTTGTTTTGTATGTAGTTTTACTAATTATCTAATTATTGACTAATATCGCTTTCGCAATCATCATCATAAACTCCTTTTATCTGCATCATTTTACAAATATCATAAATATAACTGTCCAAAGCTCCGAATACACAACCACATAACATTTGAGGACATATGTCTGAAACATTATGAGTTGAACGCAAAGTATTCATGCATTTTTCAACCAGTTGTTTCATATGCACTTGTTCAAGACAAATCGGTGGAAGATATGGCGTATAAAATGTATCGAAACGTTCTTTATGGAAATCTGTCATAAGGCCACCTGAGTCTTGATTTACAAAGATATCGAAATCTTCATCCATGAGTTGATTATTTTGAATTCGTTGAACAATATCCATATTGTATTTATAAAATTTGTTTAAAGTTTTAATTCAATTTTTCTTTTTCATGAGATTGAAAACCCTATCTTTAGTTATTTCGTTTTCAGTTATCCATTTTTTTTCGAGATAAGCTTGTATAGTTCCATCACACCATTTCAATTGTTTCAGGGCATGCATATCAAGTGGATATCTGTCCCGTAAATACCCATAATAAACGTACATGAGTTTATTCTCCATGTTTTATTTATTATGATTATTCTTATAAAAAAATTGAAAAAAACAATTTGAATTTAGTTAATAATTTAGAAATTAAACGTTTAAAATTATGGATGAACTTACAGCAAAGTTTGTGAATCTTAACATTGTTAAGTCTAAATATGTGCAAAATATAAAGTTGTACAAAGTAAGAGACACTATAACACCTTCGTCCCAACAGACCAAGAACTGGCGTAAAAGTCAATCTTGGTATGAGGGAGGAAAGAAAAACGAATGTGAGATTTATCAACGAAAACTAATCAATTCAATTACAAATCAAGAATGTTGTAAATGTAATGATCGTATAAATTTAGAAAGCAACGAGATTGTATCTCAGTCCAGACCCATGACATTAGATAATGCATTTGATTGGACAGAAGATTTTGATGGAATGCAATGTTATACAGGAACATCAAATATAACCTTGTATTACAATCTGAAAATGATATGTGATGCAGGTGGAGCCCAAACACGTTCATTACGAGAAGTCGCTCATTTTGTGAAAGCACAACTAGATTACAAATTGACTCATTTATCGAACTTAACATATTTTGTAAATATTTTGGATGGTGATGAATGCAACAAACTATATTCGAAATACGAATACATTCTCAAAAAAGATAAATACAAACATGTGAGGCATTTTGTATATGTTGGAGATTTGTATGGATTTGTATATTGGTTTAATTCATTAAATGTCCAATAATTTTATACACTAAATCGAAAGAGATTCTCTTTCTAGCTATATCTTTGCTTTCTCTGTAATTAGGTAGGAATAAAGAATTATATTTTTTCCTTTGTTCTGCCAAGAAAATATTAAATACTTCAACTAACGTTTTTTGTTGGTCAATATTGATCTTTGGTTGAATTATAAGAGTCATGTAGCATCTAGCTGATAGATCTGGTGTATTATCGATATAGACATCTTTGTCATCCACCATTTTTGCACAAATCATATTTTTCCTGTTATCGTCGATACATTTAATTAAAATATTTGTATTTTTTTCTTGTATGTTTTTTGAAGTCAATCTTTTAAAAGTGTAAGTAGAATTTTTAGGTAAATGGTATAACTCGCCACCAATAGTAAAATTGTTATTTGAGTTAAGAGATATTTTCATATTTTTCAAAGATGGGTAAAAATCAATATTAATCACATCATTTTGAGTTTTTGGTGTGAAAAATATTGTGCATACAGTAGTGGTAGTGTCGTGAAAGACACTTTCTTCAAATATATTTATTTGACGTATCGAATAAGATTGTAAAAATTGCTTTCTCAGCGATACATCATTTGATCGAATTGAACAGATAAAGTTGATAGGTAAAATTAGTATCCCCCCAGAACATACATTATTGAATAGCGTTTTAATGAAACATTTGTATAAATCATTCACATTGTATTTGTCAAATACCAGTTTTTTTGCAGATTTGTTTCTGGCTAAATAAGGAGGATTCGTAATAATGAACTTATTTGAATAATCAGGAGGGTTCATAAGAGTGTCTCTAAGCACAACATCTTTATGTTTAGGTTCAATATCAAATGCTTGGATATTGAAAAAAAGGTCGTGTTTTTGAGCTTGTGATTGGATATATTTTAAAAGATCCCCTTCTCCTGCAAACGGTTCAATGATATCATTTACATCGTTTGGAATATTAATATTTTTTAATATATAATCGTAGTTTTTAGTGTAAAACTGTCCTAGGTTCTTTTTCATTTGTATATTAACGGTGTTAATATTCTTTTAAACAAGATCAAATTTTATATTTTTAAGAAACTATCTTACAGAATGTATTTTCTTTAGAAGAATGGTTTTACATTCAGTTCGTATTTGGTAAATTCATTAGCACTTTCAATAGCTGTTTCAATTATAGTTATTTCACCAATGTTATGTGGTCCAACCGAAAATAAATTGTTCAACTTTCCTTTGTAAGATAATTTACCAATACTGTTTGCATACGAAGTGTCATGTGATGTCCATTTGTTATCTTTTTTAATTATGTTTTTTGATATGGTGGTTTTTACAGGATCCTTGCTAATATACCCTGCCTGTTTTATTTGAAATATTCCTTCATTTACAATTTCTTCTATACTTGAACATTCGTTAGGAGTCTTTTTTATTCTCTTACTTTTTGTATCCAAATCAACAATAACACAACTAAGAACACTTTTTACAGATTTGTCCTTGGAAAATTCTTTAACAACATGAGAACGATCAAGTAAGATAACGCTCCAATCTCCAAAACAAGAGGTACACCAAGGTTTAATAGGTGGTTTATAATTGAGATGTAATTGAAATCCTATTCCTGTGTAAGAAGATTGATTGATAAAATGTTCATAAGCATCCCAAGAATTAAACCAATTAAGAAATTTGGAAGATTTCAAAATATGAAACATTGAGTAAATTGGAACACAAAAAATATATGAATTTGCTTTAAATACACCTTTTGAAGTATGGATGCTTTGAACCATATTACATTCGTGTGTTATTTTCTGAACGGTGCAGTTGTATTTTGTCGTAAAATTAGGATTATTTTTGAAATACCATGAACATTTATCTAACCATTGTTGTGGCTTTGGTAATTGATGAAGTCCAAACAAAATGTAGGCGTAATGTTTAGTTATGAATTTGAATAACACATTCATTTTTAATTTGTCATATGTTGTAGCAACTGTAATCGAAACAATGTTAATAAATTTTTTTGCTTTATTAGACAACTTGTTTTGATTCGCCCATTCCTGTACACTTTGAGACTTGTTGTCCAGAGAAATCAAGAAAAAAATGTATGATGATATGAACTTAATAATATCAAAAATGGTAAAATATTTAATCATTTGTAGAGTCATATCATACATTATGCTTTTTCGATACGCTGGTCTGTAATTGGGTTCTACTTGAATAAGTTTCAAAAGTTTGTTAAAATTTTGCGATCCAAATTTCGAGAGTATTTTGGGAGAATGTTCAGAGAGGTACTTTTCATGTTCAAAATATACCTTCCAACATCCTCCTAATTTATCTGCAGAGTCAAGTAATAACACAGAATGATTTGTTTTCATGAGATTAATAGCGGTGGTAATACCTGTAGGTCCCAACCCAACAATAACGTAATCGTAAATCATAATTATCAATTTATAATAGATTATTTTTTTATCATAAAATTATTTTTTATCATAAATTATTTTTTATCATAAATTATTTATTTTCATTATAAAATTATTTATTTTATCATAAATTTAATTTTTTCATTATAAATTTATTAATTATGATGAATTTAATTTTAAACTATATAAAGTTGTATTCCTAACTATATTGTAATACAATGGAATATAAAAAAAATATAAAAACAAATTTTAAATCTTTTGAAATAAACTCGAATTATGTATTTTGCAATAATTCTATTTTAACTCAGATCCCGTATCAGGTATTGGATACACAGTACACATATATAACCGAATATAATGTTGATACTCTAGGAAGTACAGACTTGACGATGAAACTACAATTACAATTAGAACAAGTGAACAGATTCATTAAAATGTTTTTCAACGTTCATTTTGGGAAAATCGTATTTGAAAAACAGGTTTCCTCTTTCTTTGCCAAATTTAAAAACATTTTCAAGAACGACTTTGAGAAAGGTGAAATAATTGTTTCAGATAGTATGCGTTTGGACGAAACTTTGTTTAGTGGATGCAAAGTTATTGAATGGGATCTTTCCAATAAAATCGATAATCTTACTAGAGATTTGACAGAAAAGACAAAATTTATATTTTTGAATCACGTTTGTGAAACAACTGGTAAAATTATCGATTTGGATACCATAGTGTGTAAAATACGTCTGATTTGTCCAAATGTGAAAATAATAGTGGACGGGACCCATTATATGGCTCACAGAATTCTGAATGTTTCGAAATGGAATGTGGATGTGTATTTGGTGTCTTTCAAGTCTTTTTTATTACCAAATTTATGGGCAATATATTTAGCTGATTGTGAGATGCGAATCGAAAGTGATAACAACTATTATGAACAGATTGGATTGTTGGGATTAGAAACATATTTTCAATCTTTATCGAATATAGCCTCCAAAACAAGAGGAAATTTGCAAGTTGCTTACAACAGGATATACCATATAGAAAATGAAATAATCCGTTTATTCAGTAATTTGAGCACCAAGTTCACATATGTATTTGAAGTCGTTAAGGGAAATGCTTCGTTGTCTTTAGGTAATGTCTCGATATTTACAATCAAAATGCATAATTTCAAACACGACGATGTAGTTTTATTTTTGAGTGAATTAAATGTATTTTGTGAACATGATGAATCAGGTATCAAGTTTTCATTTTTGCATTATAACAACTGTCAAGAAGTAGAATATATATTCAATATCTTAGAAGAATACAACATAAAATATGTAAGTAATTGGAATTTATCAAATCTGTTCATAAGTCGTCCTAGTATTCTGGTTGAAAGTGATTGTTTTATTGGAATTGATTTTAAAAATTACTTTGATATGTTGTCAAAGGACACATACATAAAAGAAAACACACACAGATTATACTCGATGATATATTTACCCACAGCATTGATAGTTGGAAACAGTAGATACATTAAAGAAAAAAAATTACAACATCACCAAAAAATTAACATAGTCGAAACAGATATACTCAACTTATTATTAAAAAGATTCAAACAATTTATTACAAACAGAGGTTTGAAATATTTTAGTTACCTTCATGTTCATCAGATAAGGTATAGTACCAAAGTAAAATATATAGCACAATTATTGACTAATGAGATCAATTGCGATTGTAGCTATATTGGTTTATTAATAGTGAAAAGAACAAATATATCTGGAATGTTAGAAGTAAATAAAAACGGGAAAACAAATGAGATATCATTGTATGATACACAATTGATAATGTTAGAAAAGATTGAAGACACCACACTAAAAATAACAAATCTGGAGTCAATAAAAAAGGATAGTCCTACGATTTTAGATATTATCCTCATTAAAACTATTTTCTAGAACCAGTTTATTCTCAACCATCATTCCTAAAGCCTGTTGACTATCCATCATTAGTAAAGCAGACAACATCGTAATCCTTGGAAGTAATTTGGTAGCGTAGATTCCAACATCTGCATGATACACGGCAAATATACTTAAAGCTTTATCGTCTGTTTCATCATACAAACGGATGTTATTACCATGATAAATAGGTGTTCCTTCCTTGAATCCTTTTACAAAGTTATTTTGCAAATGCATAAGTATCATTGCAATCTCTAACTTATTCATTTCTATTGCAAGTTTCAAGTAGTCTTTAGAATACTTGATACCAATATCCATTATGCGTGATGCACCATTATCACCCTGTTTTGTTTGATACAAATCATACAATGCTTTAAAAAGATTGTAAGAGTCTACCACACTGGACTCCATTTTACTACGAAGTATTGTAGTTTTTGCATGTAATGTTAACATCGAACTTCGTAATATGCGTTCAAATTCACCTGCTTGTTGCTTATCATACGCATTGGCAATAAAAGTTAGAGGTTTTAGAACATCTGTTAAAACTTTAGCGGACAACAAAGTTTCTTTCGTTAATTCCGAAAGCTGATCTTTAAACAATTTATACACTAAATTCGATAGTTGGGTTGTTGCTATATAATTCAATGTAATTTTATCACTAGTCGTTAAGATGTTTTCATGAATCGATTTTACCATAATACTCGATATATCAAGCAATTGTGTGGTGGCAATTTGAGTAGTTGATTTTAAATTCTTCGAATCAAATTCTCCAATCACTGTTCCAGCAGCAGTGGAAGCTACATCTCCATATAGTTGTATAGTTTTATACAAACCAGACGTATATGCTTTGTATTTATTTTGAAGCATGATATTTTCAACCATAACTTTCGCCTGTTGAGATATTTTTGTCAAAATTTGCAAGGCTCGTTCAAGTTTTTCTTTTATTTGTCCTTGAGTATCCCGAGTACCAGGAGTTCTTTCTTCTAAAATATATAGTATGTCTGCGAACAACTTAAAAAACTGATTATTTTCATGTTTAGTTTCTATATTAACACTTTCGAGTTCCCCAATAAAGGCTCCTAGATTATCATAATTTTCAAAAATGTACATATCAAATAAATCTTTTATGATTGGTACATAATTAGAATACAACTTCAAATGACGATTCGCTATATTCTGATACCCAGCACGTATATCAAATATGATAGACCATGTATATTCTGAAACTTGTAAAGTATAACTTTCTCTAGGTGTGGATGTGGATGTGGATGTGGATGTGGATGTGGATGATCCTTGTTTATTATCTATATATTTTTGTCTAAATTCATTCAATTTAGATTTGTTTTCATTTTCTGTTGACGCACCTTGACCTTCTTCACTGTTTAAAAACGTGTTGAATCCTTCAATTAAACCAGAGATGGTGTTATTATTGATATATTGTACATACGCTGTGCTTAATGGTAAATCTCTTTGTTCAAAATCGTTAAAAAATGCGTTCTTTGAGATCTGAGTTTTTTGTGCGTTGAAATCTTTACCATACACATCTACCCATAATTCAAACATTGTACGTAAATGTACCAAATCATCAGATATCAAGTTCGTGTTCGGGTGTTCGATATCATAAGTCATTGGTATTTTACTACAAGCAATTGGTGATAAACAATAAGACGGTTTCGGATAATTTTTGGCGAACCATTGTTTATTGGGGTTTGTTTCATCACCAATGAAACATAAATTCATTGATTTAGCTTGGCCTTCTATCAAAGAAATCATGTTAGGATCTTCATTAATACCCATATCTTTTGCTTTACCGCTAGTACCATCACCTATTTTCAATTGTTGAAATACATAATGACTATTATATGCTCCAACCAATGCCATGAACATACTAAAGATAATGACAATGAATGCCGATTGAAAAACTTTCTTAAACGATATATTTGGTTTTTGGTTAATTTCAGCAAGACATACACCTTCAAAGAAAGCACCCCTGAAGTCTTGATTTTCGAATAGCACATCGATATCTTGACCTACCCAGTCGTCATTATTCCATGTTCTAGTAGCATCATCATCAACAAACTCACACACATCAGCTGCAGCAGCACCATCCCCTGTAGCAATAGCAGCAGCACCTCTTGCAGCAGTTTTTCTAGTCGCTCCTCCTCCATTAATCGCCCGAGTTGCATCTGTAGCAGCATCCTCTGCAGTAAGAAAATGCAACGACAACAAAGAATTCAACAAACTTTCACAAGGAAGTATATTTTCTAGATGGTTGTAAATGGCATCTTGATACTTTTGTTCATCGTCGTTGATCTCATGAATCATCATGATACTCCTTGTAAACTCTAAGATTTCCATCGCAGTTTTATCACCTTTTAGATTTAGAAAGTCTAAATGATTTAGATTTTGAAACCATCCTTTTAATAAGTCTTTAAAAGTTTCAATATTTTCTGTTTCACCAAAAAAAGTTTTATATTTTTCTACCAGCTCTTGTAGTTTAGTCCATCGTTTGTTATCAGCCAATTGTTCTGGTGCCAACAGTTCTGGTGCCAATTGTTGAATAATGTTTTGGAAAATGGCTTTGTCCTTGATAATTTCATGACATAAATTAATTTTTTGTTCAGTTATTGTTGCTAGTGTTGCTTGTACTTGTGGTGTTGTTGCTTGTACTTGTGGTGTTGTTGCCGTTTCTTTTTTACATGCTAATAATTTTTGTGCGCACTCCTCCGCACTATCATTTTCTACACATTCACTACCTGGACATGTGAATTCACACGAATTCAATTGTTGCATACACTCTGTTTTGTTTCCACATTGAGCCAGAAAGTTTTCAAGTTTCGTTGACGCTAAAATTGGACAATTACCACCTTTTTGTGTTTTCTTGAAAATAGGTAAATAATTTCGTTCTTTTGGCACTTTGGTTATATACCCTTGAAATTTGGAAATTAATTCTCCTTTTATTATGTCATCGTTTGTTAATAATTGAATTTTGTATTTTTTTAACAGTTTATCAAAATCATGTTTGTTTTTGTAAGCTTTCATCTTATTGATTTCGATTTTAGCTTTTTCATCATTTAAAGAAAATTCTTCTTTTTCTACATCATTTTCATGTAAAGCACAATAAATAGCAAAATATATATTAACACCATTTGATTTATTTAGCCTACCACCAGTGTGTTTAATAGTCTGTAGATTTTTATTTTCTTTAATACCTATTAATTTCATAGTTTATTATTAAATAACTGAAATATTTTATTACAGATAAATAAGAAAATGATATTAGATACATTTTATAGTTTCATAAAATTACACCCGAGATTTTTCATCATAAATTGTATTTTGATGTCGCTTGTTCCTATCAATGAGGTATTCATATCTAGGTTGTATGGTAGATTGTTTGATGCCATTCAGAAAAATACTTTCACATTAAATCATTTTTATGTTATCCTAGGCACGATGGTATTTTTGCAATTAGGCTTTGCATACAGCGATTATTTCAATTCTAAACAAATGACCCAATTTCAACAATTTTGCAAAGTGCGATTTTTAAGAAAAACATTTAATGACATCAAAAATTATAAAAAAGAGCCCAATCCTACAGATATATTTTCCAAAATACTTCGGACTCAACACATTTTAGCAGATTGGTATGGAAAAATATTTAGTTATTTAATTCCGATTGGTTTGCAGTTATTTATAACAGTTGGATACTTGATGACAATAGATTTTAGATTGGGCTTATTTCTGTTGGCTGTTTTAATAGTATTTGCGGTATTTTTATCAAACTCTACCAATATTTGTAATAACAACAACACCAAATTGGATGAACAATTAACTACACTGAATGACACATTAGGTGATGTTTTGGTTAACTACTTATCGGTTCATAAAGAACAAAGCTTAGATGTGGAAATTAATATATTGAATGGTAAATTCAGAAAATACCAAGGATACCATAATGATACAATAAAATGTTCGATCAAATACAGGCTGTTATTATCATCTGTAATTATTATATTCTTAACTGTATTCGTAAATAGATGTTATAAATTGTTGAAGACAAAACAAATACAAAATGCAGTTTTTTATTCAATGTTCATGATATTGGCCAATTTGATAAGTAATATGGTTTATATGATAGATTTACATCGAGATATGATATTTGATTGGGGATTGATAAAAAATTCTGGATTTGATTATACAAATGATAAAATGATAAAATATCACTGTGTGGATGACTTGGATAAAAACGCTGTATTAGAAATCAAGAACGTCGATTTCAAATATCCCAACAAGTCTTTCTATGTAATTAAAAATCTTAATCTAAAAGTGTTCAAAAGTGAAAGATTAGCAATAACGGGACATATTGGAACAGGCAAATCAACATTGGTAAAATTGATATTGCAATTAATGAATCCCAAGGAAGGAAGTATTTATCTGAATCAAGAATGTATATTTGATATTCCTACAAAACAATATTTCAAAAAAGTTGGTTTTATGCCACAGAATTGTTTGTTATTTAAAAGAAATATAATTGACAACATAACATATGATAACAATCAGATCACTGAAACTGAGATCATATATACAATAAAGAAATTCAATTTAATGAAACATTTCAAAAATGGATTGAATGTAAGTAGCGATACGCTTTCTGGTGGTCAGAGACAACTAGTGTGGTTTTTAAGAATTTACTTCAAACAACCAGAATTGATCATTCTCGATGAGCCAACATCCTCTTTAGATAAAGAAACAAAAGATTTATTTATTTCCTTGATGGACACGTTAATGAAAGACAAAACAATCGTAATCATAACACATGATCAATATCTCTTGAAGCATGTATCAAGAGTAGCGGATATGAGCCAAATCAATCAAAGAAATTCTTCTAAATAACTAACTAAATCGTTAATCGTAGATATATTTTCAAAAGCTTCTAAATCGGAAGGTTCGATGAATTCCTGAAGATTCAGTATTTGATCTTGAAGATTGTCGAGTAAAAGATCTTGTGTATCAGATTCCGAGAGTTGAGAGGGTTGTTCTGAAATGTTTGACAAAGAGTTATTTGTAATTAAGACTGATATTTGAATAGAATGCCTTTTCTTTGGTTCGATTAGTTTATTTTCATCAATAATCTTTCTACATAATGGACATGAATTATTTTGGTCGCTCCATTTGTTGATACAATCTTCATGATAGATGTGTTCACACGATAGTTTAAAAGCATCTTTTGCTTTTATAGATGAAAAACATATGGAACATTCTACATCAGCATTTTTAAGAAATGTTGATAGACACTTTCTCAAATGTTTCCCACAACAAGGTTCGTTTTCAAACGAAATGAATTTTGCCTTGTATTGACATTTTGCATTATTTTTTTTGAATACACTACACACAAGATTGGATTTGTGTTTAATTTCTGTATATAATTTCATTAATTTTTTTATTATATTTATAATAAAAAAATCTATACACAACCGATTATTTTAATTTGTTTTTATATATTACATTGTATCTACAATATGTCATTACCTCCTCCCACCTCATCGACCCAATACGCAGATTTAATTTATCAAAGAAAAATCATTCAATCAAATATTCAGAATGTAAGAAGAAATATAACAATCATTGACCACTCCCTTCAAAAAACTAAACATAAAGATTTTTCTGTTAAATTAAACACAAAAAAAATCGAACTTATGACTAAGGAAAAGCAACTTATAAAACAAAGATTGTTTTTAGATAAAGCTTCGCATGATATGATATATGGTATTAAAAATAATTCTGAATTTTAATTCTTTATAAAATTAAATGTAATTTTATAATATCAGTATTCGTAATAAAATATATATGGATGATAAATCAATGGTGTCTGTGATGCGAAATACAAGTAGTTGTAATCAATCAGAAAACGACGAATGTTCGAAGTCTAAGCTTTCACTATGTTATTTAGAACGTAAAACGAATCTAAACTTTGAGCATTGGGATGCAGAGATTGCTAGTATTAAAGCAATTATTGATACTCTTGAAGAAAAAATTAATCTGCTAAATGCAAAATTGAATAAAGAGCGTTATCGTCGAAAAAGCTTCATAGATGAACATAGACTCGCAAGGAATGAGGAAGAAGGTAATGAACCAAAAGGTGTACAATTACATTTTTTACACTTTGTTTTCAATACAGTTTTTTTAATATATTTCTTTACAAAAAAAAATTGAAATGGTTCGTATAATATGACACTCAAGTATAATAACATACGAACAGCATAATGAACGTAAATTCTGAAATTATTACATTCAAAACATACATAAAATTTATTGTTGAAGAATTATCTAGAGATACATACAATTTGAAAATTTCAAGACCCGATTTAGAACATATTGCTTACACAGAATTGATCTTATATCAAATTGAAAATATTAAAACGAATCATGATTTGAACAATCTTGTTATGAAATGTAAACTATGGCTTGAAAATATTCCAATGAAAAAATCAATATCATGTAAGAAGCTTAAGAAATCTGAATAGTTTTCCAATGTCTATGACAATATAATTCCCCCTTTTTGCGAACTGAAGGACATTTTGCACCATTGTTTTTCCTAGCTTTACAAGTTTTATCTTGCATTTTGTTATCAGAAGGTTGTGTTATTTGTTCGGTTAGAAAGATAATAGAAGCTCTATTAAATTTGTAATCGGTTATTTGCTTTTTATATTTTTCGATTGACTTTTTCAACTTTATGTTGTATTCAGAAGATTTCATTTAAAATTATGTTTCTTTTGAGATTCATACGTCAATATCTGTATATATTTCTTCGAATCCTGTTGTTTCATTTTTTTGAAATACAAAATGATTAGAATTGATGAAATATTTAAAATATTTGTAAAATAGTTTCTACATATATATTTCACCACTCTCAAAGGTGGAAGGTATTTTATTCACTCCAATTTATCATGAATTGTGCAAATTGTGGGGACAGGTATCTGGTGTTAGATGATATTCGTGGAGATTATATATGCACATATTGTGGAACAGTTTCACCTGAACAAATATACAAACATGATAATTTCGATATAAATCACATACTACCACCTAGTGTGTTTTCATTAAAATCAGTCAAACGTTGTCATGTTAATCTAAAACATGATATTCACGTAGAATTGGATCGATTGGATTTACCGAAACATATATCATCTCAAGTTATTGACTTGTATGAAAAATTCAAAACGAAAAAAATTTCTCGTGGAAGAATACGAATTGGAATAATTGCGTGTTGCATATTCTATATCTGTAAAAAAGAAAACATTCAAAGGTCAATTACAGAAATTGGCAAAATGTTGAATATTCAAACTTACTATATTCATAGAGCAAAAAAACTTTTTGACAATTTCTTGAAAGACGACACATTGGCAAATAAAGCTACCCTTGAGTCTGAACAGTTTCTCAAACGTTTTTGCAATACACTTACAATATCTAAACAGAACAAATACAAAATAATTCAAAAGTCCAATAAAATAATTGAGCACAATTTGGATATATTTAGCAATAGAAAAGCAACCAGTATTTGTGCAACGCTCATAATGTTTGTCGGCAATAATTTAAATTTCAAAATAAACAAGATTGAGTTCTGTAAAAATGTGAACGTTAGTATAGTCACGGTGAATAAATTACTACGACAACTAAAAACGTATAATATTCAAATCATTTAATTTATTCTTTTGATATTTACTGTGTTTTTTTTGCCAATTTTGGTATGTATTATTTCGTCTATGTGTCCCTCACATGTACAAAATTCTTTTGTCATGTATTTGTCATATATTTTGTAGATTGCTTTTGCTTTACAAATTATACATGTTTTTTCCATTTATAATTTGAGAATAATAAAAAATAATTTCCCTTATAAATAATGATTTGCATGGTAAAAAAATCTTAAAAATAAAACATTAATTAGTGTTTTTTTATACTTCACCTCCTCTCAGCCTTAATACTAGGTGCAATGTCGATTCTTTTTGAATATTATAATCGGAAAGAGTTCTACCATCTTCTAGCTGTTTCCCTGCAAATATAAGACGTTGTTGATCAGGGGGGATTCCTTCTTTGTCTTGTATTTTTGATTTTATGTTGTCAATCGTATCCGATGACTCAACCTCGAGTGTGATTGTCTTTCCTGTAAGTGTTTTTACAAAGATTTGCATCGCTATTATATTATATATATTCAATTTTTTTAAATAAAGAGGGGGAGAAATAAATGCTGTTTAAATTTAAATAAATGGAAAAATTACCAGAAATACCTGAGCAAAAATGGGATGAAGATCTTGAGAATTTAATGAAGGCTTGGGGCGAAAAAGCAGCCGGAAATAAAGAATTGCATATCATGTCTGCTAGAAAATGGCAAATATTTTCGAACCGTATGTATACACCTTTATTGTTATTAACCACAATAGGTGGTGTAGGATCAATCGGTTCAACTGGTTCTTCTAATAATAATTACATCATGATAAGTATTGGGGTAATGAATCTTGTATCTGCTATATTAACAGGATTAGTTAAATATCATCGTGTAGAAGAAAAAATACAAGAACATCTTTTCACATCCAAAGCATTTGGTTCGTTTTATCGCACAGTGTCGTTAGAGTTGGCTTTATCGAGAGATACTCGCAAGGATGCTGATGTTTTTAATCTTTGGGCGAAAAACGAATATGATAAAATGTTGAAAGAAGCACCAATGGTTTCCCAATACATCATTGATGAGTACAAGGCTAAACATGAAAATGATGAAAATAAACCTGATATAGTGTCTGATAGCTACATAATCAACATCCATGGACGTAAAGAAAACTTCAAAGAAAGTTAAAACAACATAAACTTAAAATTATGATCATGATAATAAATGTTTTAATAATGAACTCAAGTTGTAATTCATATTTTTCTTCATACAAACTAGTTTGATTTTCTTCGTGAAGAAGTTGAGTATTGTCTAGTTTCATTCGTTTATTATTCTTGATTGGATCGTATTTATGTGAATGCACAAACATTTTTTTTTTGGATTCCTTTTCATGTGAGTGTTCAACCAGATCACTATCTAAAAAAGGATTCACATTGCTTGATGTTTTTTGAACACAATGTTTGTGTTTATTGGTGTATTTGTGCTTACCGAAAAAGTCGGTTGTAACAAATTTGTATATGAAAAATATAACAGATATATTAACAAAACCTTTCACAAAAATATAAAGATTCTTCATTTATATTGTAAAATATATTTAAAAGTAATTTGGTAGTAATATTCAAAAACATTCATGAATTCAACATCCTATCAGAAATTCCTCAAGAACTTCCACAAATTTACTGAAGATTACAATAAAGAAGTGCTTGAGAAGGTGACTGCAACTATTACCCTGTCTGATGAAGACAAGACAAAGCTTACCGAACTCTTTGCTACTCTTTCCTCAAAAGCAGATGTTCTTTCAGTGAAGAATGTAAATAAGAAAAAAAGAGAACCAACTGAATATAACATTTTCATGAAACATAAGATTAAAGAACTTCGTCAAAGTCATCCTGAAATTGACAAGAAAGAACTTATGAGCATGGGTGCTAAAGAATGGCAAAAACAAAAAGCCGCTAAATCTAAAAAGTAAATAAACACATAAAATAATTTAAAACTAAATAAAGCTTAATATAAAAAATGGAATTGTATTCAAGTTAAAGAAATCTTTTTTTTTGCAATATATATAATTAAAGTAATAAATATATATATTAGGATAAATAATACAAATGATTATGCTTATTTTTGTATTCATGATTGTAATTATAATGATTGGTGGATTTACTGCCATGAATTCAAAATCAGCGAAAAAAACACCTCTTCCCACTCTTGAGTTGTTGTCTAATAAGCCAAAAGCCGCTATTCCTTTACAAAACAGTGTACAAGAAGAAGTAGCAGATGAACAAAACAGTGTACAAGAAGAAGTAGCCGATGAACAAAACAAAAACAGTGTACAAGAAGAAGTAGCAGATGAACAAAACAATACACAAGAAAAACAACAGAAAAAAATAACAAAAATGTTCAATTTAGAAGATAAAAACAATGATGTAGAAGAACTAATTCCACCAAGTGTTTTTTTTCAGAACATAAAACAAAAACAGGATCAAAAAGTTAAATAATTGAATAAAAACCAAGACTGTGAAAATAAAAAAAGGATAAATTAAAAATGTTAATCAATATAGTTGTCTTGATTGTACTCCTCATTTGTAATTATCCGTTTTTTTTTCCAAATAAACTTGTACATGGGGGAGGATCAACTTATTTTGATAGATTTTTTTTAAGATGTAGATTTTTATACATTCATAAAGCTATTAAGCTGTATTTTTATCAATATTTGGTTAAAAAGAAGATACTTGATAACTACTTATTCAAAGGACTTGAATTAGCTGTAAGTATCTTGATATTTAAAGTTATGTACAAAGAATATTGGGTGCGCTATGTGATCGATCAAACAATATCTACACTTTTAATTGAAACATATTTATTTTGGTGCTCTAAATATTATCTAAAATTTAATGAATACATTTTATATTTACTCATTATGTTTCCATATTCATGTATTTGCTAAATAGGACACTTCTTGTGTTATTACACTGTGTCTTGAAACATCAGCTAAGTGAACTCTAGAAACTTTCTTAATATTTATTTCGTAAGATTCAATTGATTTACGGATTGTATCGATAGAATATTTCAATATTCTCTGAATCATTTCGCTCAAAGAATTACCTACATATGCCCCCCCTTTTACTTTCTCGATGAGAAATGTTCGTGGGTGTAAAGCCAAGGAATCATATATGACTTTTTTTACTGACTCATTCATGAATATTTTGTAGGGTTGATAAATTCCAGCTGTTTTGTAATCATTAATTAATAGTTTTCCTGTGTTATAATTATAAAAGTTATCAGAATCATTCATATGACTGTCAATGTCAACTAATCTTACATGTACGAAATAGTTTCTAGGATTCATATGAATGTTTCCATTTTCGTCGTATAATGCACGTGTGTACATAAGTGCTATTATATGTTTCATACTTCCGTAGTCGTTTTTACACAGCTCTTTTTCAGTTTTAAATATATTTTCATACACTTTTTCATATTCAACATCTAGATCTCTATCATTTAATTGCTTAATTACCTGTTTGTTTTTGCTTTTGTCAAAATGTTGTTTTATGACATCGTAATCATTTTTTAGAATCATGTCATTCAGTTTTTGACTTTTACCCAAGATGTAAAGCAAAAAAGCAAAATATGATGTAGGGTCTTTATATTTAGAGTTGATTGTTTCCATAAGTAAATTCACATTTTCAAATAATGCAGAAAAGTTTTCGTCTGTTCTGTTCATAATTGATAAAAGAGAATTAACTTTTGATTTATAGTTTTTCAAAGTAGTTTGATTTTGAACATATTTTTCTAATACTGAATACACCTCAAACTTTGATACATATTGGTTATCGATTGTCTTATGCACGTTGAACGGATTGTTGCTATTTATATATGGTTTCAGAAATGCCTTTTCTTCTTGAGTCCAGTTGTATTGGTTATATGTGTTTTTTTTAATAGTCTGTTTAGTTCCATTTTTGAGTTGTCTTAAAATTCTAATTTTATTACTGTGTTCATTCATTTTTATAAAATTACAATTTTCTTTTTTCTTTAATATAGATATTGAAATTACAATGATCAAAAGAGTACGTTTTTTTATTGTCTATAGATATTAATAATCGATGATAATTGAAATTTGTTTAGTATTTATATTAATGTTTCTACTATACAATCTTTTGAACACCACGCAAAAGAAAGAACAGTTTGTTTCTTTTGCGTCAGAATATAGGAAAAAAATAATATCGGACTCTATGAGAAAATATAATGAGATGGATAGAGAAATAATCGATACGCTAAAATCAATTGATGAGTATAAAGAAAAGACAAAAGAAGTAATTGAAAAATATAACAAAGAACAATGCGAGAGGGTTCCGTATTTTAAAATCGATAACGAAGATCCAGCGAAAATATTTTTCAATAACGATATGCTACACGTAAAACCAGAAGTACAGTATGGTGTTCCCAAAAAAAATAAAATAAATGATGTAAGAGATACAGTATCTGATACCAGTTATGATTGTGTACCTGTAGATAGCGAGTTTAAACCAAAAATCTTTTGTGATCAATCCATGCAACGTTGTAGTGGTGAATACATGAATAGTTTAATACAATATGGTGGAGAACAAACAACTCAAGTGATCGATGGTGTTGAAATGGATGTATGTTCTTATGACTTGTGCAAGAAATTTTGTTATTCAAATTTTGAATGTTGGAGTAATAATCTAGCAAATCCAGATATAATTGAGAAAAGTCTAGTAGATATATGTATTCCAAGCACGTGTAATGTAGGATGTATTATTGAACCAATAGATTTATGTATAAAAAAAACATATTTTGTGGAAGCGGATGAAACAAGTGAAGAGAAAGAGTATGTGATCAGTATTGATGGAAATGCCGATACTGACTCTAATATTGTTTGTCAATACAATTTACAACCTGAAGATGTACCAAAAAGAATTTTTGATAATCAAGATGAATACAATTCTTACAAAATTTGCACAAGCAGCAAACGTTTGAGCACAGTGTATTGTTATTCAAATGTAAATTCCAACATGTTTGAGAGAAAAAATATTTTACAATTCGATGAAAATAGGTGTTCATATTCTAATCCAAATGATATATGTTTGCTAAAAGAAGAAGAAAAATATACCTTTTGTCCGTTTAATGACTATGATTTTGATGGTTATCTATGTGGGGTTCCTGAAATAGAAATGAATTGTATTAAGACGTTGTATGATGTTGAAGATGTATGGGATCCGATTTCTGATGAAACAGTGGTTGATTACACAAGGATCTACAAAGAACAACCACTTGATGGTGAACATGAAATCAAAGAAAATGGTAATATTCACTGTTTATATCCAGAAACAGATTTTGTAGAAGAACCAACTGAGTGTAAACATATATGCTGGGGTTTGAATGAAGAAAACATAATTTCATCAGAAGAAAAAGTGGGACAATTATCTAAACTGGTAAATGGTGATTACGAATGCACGATAAATAACTGTAAAACATATGGCTATTTAACAAACGAAATAGAGCGTATTCAAGAATATCAGACGATGCTAGATAATTATGAAAATAGTCTTTCCTTATGAACAATGAACTAGTCCTTGGTCGTCCAAATACATCTTTGTAAGAGTTTTATTTTTAAAAAGAGCATGTATTTTAATTCCTAACTGCACAACTTCAGAAGATTCGGGAAATGAGGGTAATTGATTTAAAGGCATCATTAATGCTGAATAAAGAATTTGTTGTTCTTGAGACATGTTTTTGAATTGATTCATGTTATTTTTACTTGTTATTTCATTTTAGTGTTTAAATATTTTCGTTTTTTATAACCAAATTACGTCATTTTTGAGATTCATCTTATAGCAGAAGTAGCAGCTATCAAAAGATGTTCTTTTATAGATTACGTTGTTTTTCATGTAATGCATTCGTTTTCTAGGGACAATCATTTGAATGTCAACTCTACCCTCATCATTTGTAAAGGTTTCTCGTAAATATTGAGTAAATATGGTTGATGCTGGCATAATTATGATAAATGGTTTATCAATTTCTTTAAGTTTAGCAAGTACTTCTTTCTTTTTCGAGAAAGGAATATTTGAAATGATCATGTCCACTTTATCTAAAAGACAAGAGTTGTCGTCAAAAAAATCAACATTACTTTGCATTACTGTGCAACCTAAATCACTTAGATAATTTCCCGACTTTCCATCACCATAGAATGCCTCCCAAACAACTACATCTTTTTTAGGTAAATATTCTTTAATGTTTTCCCAGAGTTCTTTGGGGGTTTTCCACTCGTCGTCTGTGACTAATGGGCTCCAAATGGACATATTCTAAGTAGTTTAAAATAGAAAAGATAAAAAAAATCATTTAAAATACACTTACAATGATAACCTATACATATTTGATGTTCAATGATTTCCAAAATATACCATCTGGCTGATCTTCACATTCGTAAAGGTTCAATACATGAATCAAGATATGATGAATACAAGCAGGTTTTTGATAATTGTATTAATAAGATTAAAGAAACCCATATACCAGATGAATCTGTATGTGTAATATGTGGAGACATTTTTCATCATAAATTACAAATATCATCAAATGGAATCATTTTATTTAATGATTTTGTTTCCAGTTTAGCAGCTATCATGAAGGTATTCATTGTGCAAGGAAACCATGATTTAATACAAGAAAATAATGATGATAATAACGATCTTATTAAAGCTATGTTATCAAATAAGTTTTCGGATGTAGTGTATCTTGATACGACCGGATCATTTCAATACCAGAATCTTAATTTCGGAGTTGTATCTATCAAGGATATGTTGAAACATAATACTTCTAGTGGATTGGTTGATGAATTACCAGCATTTCCAGAACCAAAAGATAATTATTTCAATATTGCACTTTCACATTGTACAGTAAAAAATTCTTATTTACATAACTATACAAAAAATACCAATGGAATTCCGATTGAATGGTTTAAAGGCTATAACATTGCGATGTTAGGAGATATTCACTTACAAACTACAAAATACAATAAGGCAAATGACTTATACTATGGATACCCGGGGTCTTTGATACAACAAGATTTTGGTGAAAGTTTATTCAATCATGGCTTTCTGGAATGGAACATCTCAAAAAAGATTACTGTCATCAAATATCATGTTAAAAATAAAACTGGAAAAGTAAATATCAAATTATCAGACGATAATCAGTTATTGATCAATGCCAACAACTATATCCCGTTTAACGAGTTCTTAAAACTTTCGGACATTCCTGAATTTTTACATATACGATTATATATAAAGTCAAATATTGAAGACACTATTTTCTATGTCAGAAGTGAATTGAAAAACATAAATACATCATGTAAAATAGATGTTATACATTCGCATTTTATAACAGAACATTCTATCATTAAGACTGATGAGAAAAATGGTATTGATATATCAGAGTTAAATTCAACTAACACAATAATCGAGTTTTTTAAGAAATATGAGAATGAGGAATTATACGGAAGAAATAGTGATTGGAAATTACTGTTTTCCAACTATGAACAATTTCTCCTACCTGAAGATAATGATCTTGCTAACATCATTTCAGAAAAAATAAAACAAAAAAACGAAAAATTACGAAAATATACCGACACACTAGTAAATACAAAATCAAAAGACATTAACAAGTTGAACATAAAAGAACTACAATTTGATTGGATATTATCATTCGGGAAGGGAAATACGTTTGTTTTCGATACAGATCGTATCATTTTGATCAATGCACCTAATGGATACGGAAAATCAGCTTTTTTGGAGTGCATCACCATTGCATTATTTGGAGAGTCGATACCATCTCGACATAATAAACATACATCTATATCGATAATAAATAAATCGAAACCATATAATTGTGATACATCGAACACTAAACTATTGTTTTCATTAAACAATAAGGAGTATATGTTGATAAGAGTTTTCTACGAATTGAAAGATTCAAAAAATAAGGAAGTGAAACGATTATTCGCTAAAAATGTTGAGTTGTATGAAAACGAAATTTTGATAAAGAGTGGTGCGACTGTAGTTAACAAATGGATATTGAGTAATGTATGTTCAATTGATGATTTTTTGCTGTCCTCTATGATAAGTCAAAATTTCGATCAAGATTTTTTCAAGTTTAAGCCTCAGGATCAAATGAATACATTGGATACATTTCTTAAAATGGAAAATATTAATTCTCTATCTGTATTGCTCAAAGACTCCAAGAAAGAGTATAATGATGTTTTAAATCATATTCAAACATACATTACAGCCAATTTACCTTCGAAAGTTTCTTCATATACGTCATCAGAAGAAATTCAAACAAAAATATCGGAGCTCTCAAGTTTAAAACAGGAAATACATTTAGAATTGCAGCAACTACACACATTACACAAATCCAGTAAGGTGGTTATAGTTCCAAACGGTTTTAAACCTAAGATAACTTGCTATGATCTCAATAGAAGAGAAGATGAAATAAAGAATGAAATCAACAAATTACAAATATCATTCCAAGGCTCTTCAACTTATGATATCAATGTATCAGATCCGTCAAAATACATCAGGGACAACTTTAATACATGTCATCCGAAGGTGCTTCAAAGTGATTTAAAAACAAATCTAAAACAAATTGTGGATGAACTAAATAATCTTATTGCTGAGTATGATGTGTTGGAATATCATTTAGAGTTGCACTGTAATAAAAAGCCCCTTACAACAGTTTCAAGAGATGATTGCAACACATTTTTTCATATTTATGACAAATATCACAAGCTATATTCAAACTATCAAACTCCATGCGAGTTGAATTATACATATGATGATATAGAAAATATTAAGTATGATGAAACACTTATCAACAATACCATAGAAGAGCTGCAGAACATGTTGAATGACAAATCGAATATTAAAAACAATGATTGTAATCTGTATTTCAATAAAGACTGCTGGGCATGCAGAAAAAACATGACAGATAATGAACATATTTTAAATACAATTGAATACCTCAAGAAAACAAATGAACTTAAGAAGTATTCCGATTATTTAGAACACAAAGAAGATATTGATAAATACAATGCAATGAAAAAGGAAAAAAAATCTTGGGATTTGTTATTCGAAAAAGTTGATATATATGAAAAATGGTTAGAAATTAAAACTGTTGCTCATGAAAAAATCGGAGACATTTCGAAACAAATAACATATAAACAACAACAATTATATGATGCACATGATTTCCAAACAAAATATAATGATTTGGTGTGTTTACATAATGAACTTGAAACTCTTTGTGTAGATAAACAGTATTATATTGAAAGGCGTAAAACTTTACAAGCACGTCTAGATCATTTAATTATACAAGAACGTGAAGCATATGTAGAGCTTTCAAAATATCAAATTGATAATGATAATTGTTGCAATTACGAGATCACTCGAAAAAAATACAATGGTCTTATGGAAATGATAACAAATAGAATAGATTTATTTAATCATTTTGTCATGACAATTAAAAAATATAAAACATGGATATACGAGGATAAATTGCTTCCACTTGTTGTAGAAAAAGCAAACAAATTATTGTCTTTCACTTACATACAAAGGCCTTTGGAACTCCGGTTTAAGTTCATCGAAAATCTTGTATATTATACGATTATTGATGAAGGAAATGAAATTAATATTGAAAAGTTATCAGGTGCACAGTCTTTTGCGATAAGTCTTAGTTTCCGATTAGCACTTGCTTCAATTGGTATATCGAAGATATCTTGCAATCAGTTATTTATTGATGAGGGGTTTTGTAGTTATGATGAAGAGAATTTATCTAAAGTTCCAACCATCTTCTCAAATATAAAAAAATTATATTCCTCGATATTGTTTGTATCGCATCTTGAAGATATCAAAACATGTGCAGACAAAATAGTTCATATTCACAGGAAAAATGGTATTAGTAAGATTTGTAATGAAACTACTTAAAATATATACAATTTAATTGTATAATGTTTTGATGATTGAAGCGCTCAAAGATAAAAGTAAGCTATACTGTAATAATGCAGGTGGATCCCAAATGCTGAATTCAGTAATCGATTATATGACTATGTATATGCAAAAATATCATGTCCAATTGAACTGTGAAAATGAAGTAGGAGATGATGCGAATAATTTAGTAAAGGAGGCAAAACAGTTTGTTGATATACTCATTAATAATACCGATGGTAATGTTGAGTATGGTTGTTCAACGACACAAATGGCGAGAAATTTATCACATTCTGTTCCCAACACATTCTATGAGGAAGTTGTATTATGCACAGCACTACATTACTCGATGATTACCCCATTCGAAACCAAAGCAAAAAATGTAAAATGGTGGATCCCAAATCAGAACTTTTCGTTTGACTATTATGATTTGTTCAGATTAATTTCAAAAAACACGACAATGATTGTTATTCCACATGTAAGTAATATTACAGGCGTGGTTTTTAATTTAGACTACATTGTATCGTGTATAAAGAACATCAATGACAAGGTTAAGATTTTCGTAGATGGTGTGTCCTATTTACCACACGACGTGATAGATGTTAACAAATGGCAAGTTGATTTTTATTTTATTTCATTCTATAAATTCTTAGGACCACATATTTCAGCTTTGTACATTAAAAATCACGATGAGCTCATAAGTTTGAATCATGATTTTTTGGATAAACCTAAATTAGAATTGGGATCTTTTTCTAACGAATCTTTGGTTGGACTGTTAGGAATTCGGGATCATATGTGTGAACAATATGACGTGTGTGAATTTAATAGAGATATTTTACACAGTTTCTTCCAGGAAGTTAAAACAATAGAAAATGAACTATTGAGTATTTTTGATGTATATGTAAGTAATTTAGAACAATGTGAATTAGTTTCGGATACAAACGCCACAAGAGTTCCTATATTTTCAATTAAGTTCCATTTTCATGAGGTTCAAAATATTAATTTGCACTTGAATCAGTTGGGAATCATGAGTGCATGTGGAACATTTCATTGTAATAAGTTTCTTACTTCAGATGTTTTACGAATTTCACTGTTGCATTACAATACGTTAGACGAAATTGATAAAATTTTTAATGAATTAATTCCATTTAGCGAGTCTTGCATGAGTAAGCCAATGATTTTTAAAATATTAGGAGGACTTTTCAATAATGCAAGTGATTTATTTCATGTAAAAGTTTTTAAATTTCATGGTGTGTTCATGAATAGATTCAATGAATTGGTTCCAGACAAACATTACAAGGTATCAAGATTTAGAAGATACAGTCTGATATCTACAGAAAGCTATAAAAGTTTAGGAACCAAGTTTTTACAATCAAGAAAATACAACACATCAAATAATGGAGATTTACTAAGAAATTATGATGAAATTAATTTGACAGATACCGATTGCTTTAAAAACTTGATTGACTATTTTGTTGGTGAAGTCAAATATAAAACAGGTATTGATATCACTACATGTATGGTGCATCAAATACGTGTAATCGCAACCGACGATTCTGTTTCACCGGTTCCAGAAGGAATTCATCAAGATGGTTTCAATTTCATAGCAATAGTATGTGTTAATAGAAAAAACATCATGGGTGGAGTTAATAAAGTTTTTTCTTTAAATGAAGAACTTGTTTATTCATCCGTATTGAAACAAGGAGAAATGTTATTCATGAATGATAGAGAACTAAAACATCATGTATCCGATGTAATTCGAATTGATAATTCTAAGGATGCTTACAGAGATGTCTTAATAATTACTACAGTATTTTAAAAATTTATTTAATTCGTAAAGTCCGTGTTATAAGCATATATATTCCATGTACATTCTTGTTGAAATATTCGAATTTATTGACAGTGTGATTCGAGACGTTGGTCGTTGCAAAGAAAGTCTTATATATAAATTAATTGAAAAATTGTTGAAAAAAAATGATGAAGATCTATTTATTGGAATTCCTGTGTTTGTGTTGTTCAATAACATGCCTGAAAAAAACATTATACACTACATAGACATCATAAGGTATGATCATTGTAAATATAGTATAGTTTATGATGAGAGAAATGAAATGTTTGTATTCAAAGGTGTTTCAGAATTATTTTACGGAATGAAAGAAATATTTAGAAAAATCAATCTTATTTATGATGACGATGTCTTTATACAAGATAGATTAAAACAAATTAAGTTATTTCTGCAAATTGTCAAACAAAGTATAGCACTTGACGATTTGTGTGAGTCTTTTAGTTCATTATGATTTCTAACTTAAACTGATACTTCTAAAAAGTCCTATTGTTAAATCAGATATATTATCATCTATTTCCGCTACAGCATTTTGTATTGCTCTTGTTGATGAAGATGCAGATGCAGATGCGGGTGGAGTAGGTAAAGATGCAGATGCAGATGCGGGTGGAGCAGGTGAAGGTGGTGTAGGTAAAGATGAAGGTGGTGGGGTGGGGGGTCTTGGAATGGGTGGTGGAGAAAATGCGTATGATGGCAATCGAGGAAAATATGGTCGTGGTGTATACGGAATTCTGAAAGTGGGGCTGCTATATGACGACCACGTTTGTGAAGTAGGTTGTTGTTCCATTCCACTAGAAGGTGTTTGAGTTGGATAAATACATTGATGATTTTCAACAGAAATAGCATCGACACCATTTATTGCTGGGCAATTTATTGGATCAATTGATACACATTTAATAGTGTCGTTTATCTTAGGATTGGTGCAATTTGATTGAAATGGTTTACGTAAAAATTTATACAATGGATTTTCATCACTGCCATGATTTTCAACAGTAATACAATTGTTATCAGTATACATACAATATTCGGAGCAATTGTATTCACATACGGACTCGAAATTTTTAATGACATTCTTACCTGAAATTTTTTGTAAAGGATCTTTACAAGTTATTTTTTCACATTCTACATGTTTATTATAGTTATCGTCATAATCATCGTTTACACATTCTTCTAAATTGCTATCGTATTTAGCACCTTTTATCAATGGTCTAAGATATAATTTATTATTTTCAATATATCCATTATTTGGATCGAATTTATATAAAGATGTGTATCTTCTACAAAGCTTGTTTTTGTAATTATATATGTTCTCTTCATTTTCAGTATTTATTTTGGAGATCAATACATCATTATGTGTATTTTGATTGCGTAAATAGAAAATACTTTGAGATAAGTTATCACACGCAAATTTGGAGTCTTCATCGAAATAATTCATGGAGTTATTATAATTTTCCTCTGTGCAACGAACTGCATTTGAATCATCTACGAAATCATAATCCATTAATTTGAGAATACCTTCCTTCTCCACTTTTTCTGGTTCAATTTCTTCAATTTTGGGTACTACGTGTTTTGAGCCAAATAAATGAGGACGAAATAAATATTTCTTATAAAGTGTATCGTATTCACTTAAATCCATATTAATCCCGTCAACTAATGAAGGATACTCATACCCATCTGACCAACCCATACCACCACCACCACCACCTCCACCTCCACCACCTCCACCACCTCCACCACCACCGCCTCCACCGCCTCCACCGCCTCCACCGCCTCCACCACCGCCTCCGCCTCCACCGCCTCCGCCACCACCTCCGCCTCCACCACCGCCTCCACCTTCACCGCCTCCACCTTCACCACCCCCACCACCATCGTTAGGTGAAGGTGATGGATCGTTAGGGTCAATAATTATTTCATTATCAGAATCGTCATACTCAACCTCATATTCCATATAATCTCCCACTATAAGATAGAATTTATCGCTTGAATCGACACCTATATCAAAATCAGAGGTTAATATTCTACCATATGTTCTTTTATCTGAATCTGTTATTTCGATGTAAGTTTTTATTGGTTTTTCACCGTCTGTTAATACATGTAAAGAACCAGTATTAATACCATCTTCGTCTATAATTTCAGACACGTATTCATATTTAGAAATTTTGTGCTTTTCAATATATATAGGATCACATAAGATGTCAATTAACTCACCATACTTATAGTGATTAATGATATTTTGGTTCAATGTCAATCTATTTTTTTCACAAAAGTCAACTTTTCTACGTTCAACACCTGTTATTTCTTTTTTTACAACTTTGTTGTAAAATAGTTTGATTTGTTTGTCTGTGAACGCATTTTTAGTAATGTAAGGTCCCTCTCTCAAAGTCCTTATTTGTTTAATGTAATTCATTTTAACAGGGTCTATTGTTGAAGGAGTAGCGTTATATGATTTTTGTTCGTAAATGTTTCTCACAAATTTGTAATGAGATTGTGGCACAAGAAAATCAAGTTTCTGTATACGTGATAGAAGTGATTTTGTTTGTAATGAAAACTTTATATCTGTATTCGTCATTATATTCGCAATATCGTAATATTCTGATGTAAATGTGTAATATTCTAAAACTCTTGTTTTTTCATCAGGAACAAAAATTTCATGCATAAAATTATTGACAATTCCAAAGATTGATAAATAATGTTGAAAAAGATCTTCATTCATATTTCTAACTAGAATTTTATCTTGTAAATCGATACTAAAATTATTTTTGATTTTTGATCTAATCCATAGAGATACGGAAGAACAAAACAAACTATTGATTGAATGTGTTTTGTCGCTTAATACACCAATAGGTTCGTGTGCTCCCACCATGTGCTTGATAGGTAATGTATTGTCAATAACTGAACAAAGTTCTTGTTCTGAATACAGAAGCATTGTATGAACAGTGAACTTTTTGTAAATATCGTCATATTTATAATTATACGAAACAAGTGGAATGTCGTCATGACACAATATCAGTGATGTCGTATCGTTAAATTCAAACACTAACAATATGTTGTTGATTATATTTTCTTTACTACACATAACTTTTAAAATTTCCTTATTAATAGACTCATATAAGGTGTTTTTTATCTCTGTAAGCAAAGTGTCAAATTGAACCTCCTTATCGAAATGTTCTGATACTGAATCATCAAGAAGACTTGAAACATCTTTCATGAAGACCTTTTTATTAGGTATATCGTATGTTAGTAAGACATTATTAAGAACCATGGACGTTTTAATATGTTCGCCCTTACCATTGTAAAATAGAAAAAAAACATACTCTTTTTCATGAAATGCTTTTATAAATCTTTTATTTTGTAAATTGTATTTAGAATTAGTTCGAATAACTTCAACTTTTTCTTCGAAAGTCTCTACAGCCAACTTTTGACTCACAAAATACTTATGAACAATAAAACATATTATGAATAGAACGATTACAGTCATAAATATCAAAAACCGCATAATATATATTTTATAATACTTAATCTTTTTTTCAATTTAATTCAGGTTCTTGTGTAGAATATAACATTCTTCCTTTTTTGTACTCATAAATCAGTTTTATTTTGTTATCAGTTTCTCTTTGTTCTTCTAACATTATAGTATAATTTTCAAATTTAATAATATCTAAAAGATGTTTTACTTCAATATAGTAGTGATTTAAACAAGAAATATTTGGTTTGTTATCAATGAAAACATTTTCGGGAATGGTGAAGGAGTTTTTGAATTCTTCGATACTCTGACCATCAAGTAATTTTGTATATTGGAGAATGTAGTCATACGTGTTCAAGTCAAGAAGTCGTTCTGTATCATTTTGTTCATTGGCTTCTTGTTCATTTATATATCCATTCGTTTGTCTTTTCGGAAGGATGAAATTGTTTTTTAGCAAGTTAAAGGTAAGGGTGAATAAAACATGCCTTACTTTTTCCAATCGTTCCGGTGTAAATCTCCTTGTGAAATAAAAATCGTAATATAGATCTACATACGTATTGAACTCAATCATTGACATTGTTTTGTATCTGTTTTTATCTAAAAAGTGTTCGTCTTTGTCTAAGGTAATTTTTTCAAGATACTCCATGAGTTGACAAAATCCTTTAACATCTCCAACTTTCTCTTTCGTAGCGTCTGGTGTTCCGTCCAAAGATTTACTTTGGCATATATTAGAATACTTGGAATAGTATAGTTTGTTAAGATTTTTCAATTTCACAAAATTGTTTAATAGCTCTTTATATGATGTTTCAATAAGCTCTGTTTCTTCTTCAAAACAATCAGATTTAAGAAGGAATTCTGGATACACGTTGGGTATTAAATCGATAAAGTGTTCAACAAATTTAATATTTATTTCATCCATCAAACCTTCGTTAATCGGATATTTGTTCGGTTCGACAATCTGTCTAGCACTGTCTGTTGAACTCATGGAAACAGATAGTCCTGGTTCTGTAGTAGTGAAAGACTCTATTTTATTCTTTAACTCAAAAACACTATCAAAATTATAATCATAAAATATAATTAATAATAAAAAAATTAAAAGTATAACTGAATATGCTTTATTCATTTTGATTTTATAATATATTCTTTTTTTCTTAGTTAAGCAAATATGTCATCAAAATCATGGAATGAACTGCAAGCATATTCATTGGTATTAATTCGTGAGGTAGATTTATATAGGACACAATTTCAAGAAATATGTAAGAAATAATTATCATTAATAGTAATAACAGTAAAGTATTCAAAGGATTTGAATTGTCTTGTTTCTGACTGACTTTAACATCAGTTTCTTTCTTTTTTGCAATATGCTTTAGTTGTGTCAAATGTTCTTTGAGGTCATCAACATTAGAAGTAAGTGATTTGCATTTCTTATTGAGATGATAAATCCTTCTTTGTAATTTCCTTTTTTCCTTTGAATGTTTGGAGACAATTTTGTAAATTTCTCTGATTTTCGACATTTGAAACAGTTGTATGTAATTCTATACTTTTGATACCAGACGATTTTATTTATATTTTTTCAATTTTTTTTTAATGAAAATATTAAATGATAATTTTTTTTATAATCTTATTTTTATTGTTGGTATGTATTTTATTACTTTATGATTATGAACAAAATAATGAAATTGAACTTTATAGTTCTGATATGAGTTCTTCTGAAAGGGATGCATTGATTGGTTTGAGTGTTGCTGCTTCAGTTCATCCTGTAGGAGCTTTAGCGTTAGGTGGTTATGGTGTATATAAGGCAATTGATACTGATAGAAGAAAAAGACAACGAAATAGAGATCGAAGAGCAGAAGAACAAAGACGATTGCAAGATTTTGGAAGAAGAGTAAGATTGGAACGACAACAAATTAATGAAACTTATGATGAAGAGTGGGAAGAATATAAATTCTATGTTCAACTTGTTAATAATATCATACAAATAGGAACCATTGTATCTCGATTCAATTTATCTCCTTACACAACAATAAAACCTGAACCAGATGCTGGTACAGAGGCTCCAGAAGAAATGGTTCTTGGTGTCGGTGAAATTGTAAGACCAAATCTAAAAGATAATTACCAATACATACTTGAATTAGATGGTAGAACAGATGATGGAAGAACTGTTAAAAATGACAATAGACGCATGAAAATGACTGGAAGCAAATCTAATGATAGAGATTATCATGAACGTATTCGAATTCATTGGGCAACTGGTATAGATTTTGTATTGCTTGAAAAATGGAATGGTGATGGTGATAAATTTATTCACAGAAGAGGTGAAGAAGTGTATTATGGTGGTGGAAAAGACCATGAGGGTAGAAATCACGGAAACAATAAGTTCAACGGTTCAAAAAATAACACGAATCAACGATTTAGATTGTATAATGTCAAAGCAAATGATCCCACGGTATTTAAAATAAAACACGATTCTGGTGCTTTTATAGGACATCCAACCGACTCTCAATCATCTATAGGTCGTGATAAAGAATTGAAATTTGTTGATGAAAGTAGAGCGTTCAGATTTAAAATGTGCACTTTCCACGGTGAAAATTGTAATGAAGTTGACTTTCAAAAAAAACAAGAGGCTGAACCTGCTGCGGCATTTGTGGAAGAAACTGATTACAGTAAGAAACAAGTAGAGGAATTAAGGTCTAAAATCGATGAAATTCAACAAAATATTGTTAAAACTTTAGGATTATCTGGAGATGTTTCATACGATACACCACACCAAAGAAACGTCCAAAAATATATTTGTATATATAATTTGAGAGACGCTTTTGTAGGACATACTACAAATAGTGTTAGGAATAAATTGTATATTGAGGAACTCATCGGTGAATATACCAATACAGAATTTCAAGTGCCTCCTTTAAGAGAACCGAAATCATATGAAATACAAATGTATAAAACAGATATCATATATTTGTTATACCATTTCATCATGACTAAAATAGAACAAGCTGATACAATTAGTAATGGTAATATACACAATGGTGTAGAAACTACTATAAACGGCGTTCAGTGTTCCTTATTAATTGATTTTGAAATTCATGAAATACAAAAAATATTTGATAAATTTATATTCATTGCAGAAGATATCTCTAGAAGAGTTGAAACTATTATCGAAACATCATTGGCAGATACTTCAAACAATTTGCTAGAAGCTACTTCCTTTATTACAAAATGTGAAAATATAAATCAAGAATGTGTAAGGGATTTAGAGTCAATAACTAACACTTCAAATATTTCAAATAATCACGAAACTGTTTTTTCAACTTATAATTCTAGAATTGGCGTTACTAATAGGTTTCATGTAGCTATGATTAATGAGATGTTTGATAAAATCATTCACTTTTTATTAGGGAAAGATCAAAATGGTAATAAAATATATGAAACACTACTCGATCAAGAAACCGTTTATTATTTGCACTATGTGTTTTACTATGAAACCCCATTAGTGACAGAATATTTAAAGGTTGATACAAGCAAAGATCTTGATTGCGACACAGTGAACCTCATACTTAGTGAAATGCAGTTCATTATCTACGCATACAACGTATATTTTAAACAATCAATAAATGCTGATAAGAACAAAATTGATGAGTTGATGCGAAGATATGAAAATGGAGAAGATGTTATGACTATCTTACAAAACTTTGATAATCAAAAAGTAAATCGTGTAGTTTTACCGACGCAAGTCGAATCATCATCAAATGTTCGTGATGTAAATTGGTTAGCTCCAAATTTCGATATTGGAAATTATGCAGCAGTTAAGCCAACTATGTGGAATAATCAAAATTTAACAATCCAAACAAACAACAATATGTATTGTAAATTAAATTCTCAAAATAATATAGAATGTTCATCTATATTGAGAGACGAAAATGATGATGATTACATTTTTAAACTTATATCTTTTGAAAATCCCGCTGATAAAATAAATAGTCCAGAAGTATTACTCACAGATTATCGTAAAAATGGAGATTTGAATTTACATTCATTACACGGTAGAGCGAATACTGCACCAAATACCAGTATTTGCTCAGATCGTGGTAATGACGGTCTTCGTTGTAATTGGAATTTCAAGAATCGTTTAGAAGCATACAAAGTGTATCAAGACAAGTCTAAAAAAAATGAAAATGTTTTCAAGCTTCAAGGAATGAATAACCGTGAAGACAACACTGGATCACCTAATTCGGATAGAGGTGGATTTTGTAAATATATTAATGGAAAAATAACATGTAGTGGCACGAATACTACTCCGGCTACTGGAGACGATTTTACTATGTTTAGCACGAGTTCTACCCCAGCTTCTTCCTCAGACAACACTGCTCGTTCATTCAGAAAATATCCAGACTGGGATTATGGTGTGTTTGGAGTAGCTTTAAGAACCATAGATGACGCAACCGACATCGAAGTGTGCAAATCAGAATGTGAAAAAGAACCCAATTGTACAGGCGTTGTTACCAATATACACAATGGAGGAAGAGATTGTTGGCTAAAAGAATCAGGTGGGAAAGGTCTCAATCGTCGAAAAGGAGGTGTCGATTCGTATGTCCTTGAAGCGGATAGTCCTATGGTCCAAGTGAACGACGTTACTTGGAAAGCTGAACTTTCAGAACCAAACTTACAAAACGGACAAGGAGCCTACTGTAATCCATTGGCACACTCAGGTTGGACGTGTCAAAACAGAACATCCACGAAAGACGACGTCATTAAAATTTGTGAGAACGATCCCAATTGCTTTGCCGTCCGAGAGGTTCGATACACCGACGGAGCAGCGTATTGGAATACATATGGACGTGATAGTGCCATGGATAAAGGAAAAGAAAAAGATCATAGTCTGTCAACAGAATGGGGAGATACTATATTCTATAAACAAATTCCTGGTTATACATACACACGACCATCTGTATGTGAGGACGGAAGAGTACCATACTACGATCAACGACGAAAAAAAACAGTATGTGTCACTCCAGTATTGAAAGAGATGTTCGAACGTATAGAAAGTAATATGAATAACAGTTTATCGAATTTTGCTTCGAAATTAAGATAAAAAAACAAATGGAAATTAAATAACACAGATTTTATCATAAAATAATTTATATATAAATAAATAATGCACCCTTCTTCTTCTTTTACACATTTAGTTGAAATTCCAAACATTGGACAGTGTGCTTGTTTTAAATTCGACAATTTTCATCATGCATTGTTTGCTGTAAATCATCCACTCAAAGTGTATCGAATGTCAAATCATGACAAAGACAAGAAAATAAGCTCTTTAACAAAAAGCTTCGGTGGTGTAGATACAACATCTGGATTTACCGATAAACAAAAAGCAAAGTTAAAACAGATTCAAATCATTTCAGATGTTGATTCACTCAATTACTGTCCTGACAATCCCAAAAAATACATATACATAAAAAACAACACAGAATACTACACGGTTTTAATCGCATTTGACGAAAATACAAACTTACCTAAATCGGATATTGTTGTAAAAGATCTAGAAGAATATAATGCTACTGAAAAAACTGTATTCGGTGGAAAAAAAAAGTTTTCAAAAACAACCTCAAGCACTGTGATGAGATTATTTGAAAAACGAAGCAATAGGATGAAATGGGAAAGAATGTTTGGAAAACAAAATACAACAGCAGCACAAGCAACACCAGTAGCACCAGCAACAGATACATATGAAACAACAGATACATCTGAAGTAATGCAAATAGAATCTAAAGACAATCCAAATCCATTTCCTTTTCTCCCAATTTCTCCAACTGAATTTATGCTTGATGAAAATCAATTAAATGCATACATTAGCTATACTTATACTGAACTTTTAAGAGCTATTGCTCTAACTAAAGGTGAAGTAGATACTGGTGCAAATGCAAATAAGGGTGTTCTTGGTGGATATTATCATGAAGCTGATGGATTGAGAACAGCTGAAACAGATAAATGTTTCCCCACAAACGAAAAGTCTTGTGATAGAACTACATACGCAAATTGCACAGATTATTGTAATATGTTTCATTCTATATTAGCCTCGTCAGATTCAATTCACGACTTTTTAGGAAGGATTCCAAATGTCTCCAGAAATGAAATCTTTAACTTATATGAAAAAGAAACTAATTATAAAAAACATTTTTCAACCTTGTTTGATACGTGCAGAAACATTATTGTTAGAAGACTAACCCAAAAACTAACAGAACTCAGTAAGGATGAAATGAAATTCATATATTTAGGAAGATTGAATAATATTGTAAATGTTAACCGTAAGATTCAAGATTTTGAGTATAAAGAAATAGGACACACAACCTGTAAAGAAGAAAATAAGCAAGGTGCTATTTTTGATAAATCCAAACCTTGGGAATCCATGTTCATGAGCCAATTTTTCTACACTGTTTTGCAATTTGAAGATCGTCATAAACTTTACAAACTTAATTTTGAGGTTATGTTCGATGAGAATAATCCCGCAAATATTGATTTTAAAGCATATCTTAAAAAATATAATTTTCAATATTTTTTCTTGGATACTATCATTGCTAGAAAAGAAGGATTGCCATATTATCAATGGAATCAGTTGAAATCATATCTAGAAAAAGAACATACCATTGACACCGTTAATTTTAAGGTATCAGAAGAAAAGTCTATTGCAAAATGGTGGGATCCTTCACCGGGAAGTATTCCAGATAACGAAATTAAGCCTTACATTAAAAACTTTTCTGAAGTTTTACAGACAGAAGTGCTTCAAACATGTAATACAGTGAAATTTCAACAAATAGTTCATAGAGATAGTTTAACAGCAGTAGATCAAAATACCATTTTGTCCCCAGATAGTTCCGATTTTTTTATTGAAATTTCAATAGACTCAGACTCTAGCGTCGACAATTACTACATTAACATTCCAACAACTAGTTTCACAATTGAGCATTGTATTAGTATGTATAATGAAGTTTCAAAGCTTAAACAACCTAAAGTCAAAGACGATTTGAAATTATTCATTTTGAGTCTTAAACGTTCGGGTGATCATGGACAAACAATGTATCTAAAGCATTTTAATCAAAACCCTGAAAACGAAGGTAAAGCATTTTTAATTACCGGGGACTCGTTGTGCGCTGTAAAAGCATTATACGAAAAACAACCTGTATTATTCTTTAAATATTATATGGATTATTCAACAAATGATCAGAAGGTTGATATCTTTTTATACAATTCTGAAGAGAAATATGAGTCAAAAACTTGTTATAATTATATATTTTTGAATAAGTTGGAAGATTATATTGATACATTCGACAGTATTAAAGATAATTTGAATACTATCAACTTTAAACCTGTTTTTGATACAAACGGATTAAGAGTTGAAAAAAATGAAACTATATCAGATCAATTAAGTGATGAAAAAAAAAATGACATAATTCAGCAAAATATGAACATTTTGTACAAAGTCAAGTTGTTTGATGATTTAGTCAAATTTGGAGATAATTTGTTAAATGGTCCCGTGCCCATGCAAGTAGATGGTGAAGCACAAGCAGATGGTGAAGCACAAGCAGATGGTGAAGCACAAGCAGATGGTGTGTTTGAGTTTAATACCAACACTAGCATTAAATATTTCAAGAATAATTTGGATTTAAAACAGATTTTAGAAAAAGTAAACGGTGTGAAAGAAATTAAAGTTGAAGTTATAAGAGAAAAAATCAAAAAAAGAATACAGGAAGAAAACCAAAACCGAAGGACAAAATTTGTAAGGCAATCAAGAAGAATCAAACAGCAAGCAGAGAATGCAGAAGTTAACCACCAACAACAACAAGAACTACAAAATAATGACATTATAGTTATGGACATCCTAAAAAAAATTAATGAATATTTAATAGAAGGTATTTACCATGTAGATAATTTAGTTTTATATTTGAACATGTATTTTGAGCTATTAGAAAAGTTTGAAAATGAAGAAGACAAGGATACTATTAAAAATATTAAAAAACATTTTAATGATAATATAAATACTATTATTACAGTAGACTACACCAACTATTTCAGCAAATTGTTTGAAATATTGTCTAATGATAAACTTAAATTAAAGAAATCGGAACCAAATCATGGTAGTAGCAAACTTTTAGCTGAGCGATTGGTTGTACTATCAAGTTTGATATACAAGTGTGTGAAACCTGTTGGTGCTGCTGATGCTATGATGAGTATAAACGATCTTAAAGAATACAACAATAAATCAAATACTGTATCTGCACCTAATGCAATGTCCGGATTTGATAATCTAAAATCTTTACGTAATTTAGGTAATTATCCATTTTTACAATCAATATCAGATGAAAAGTTTAAAACACTATATAATAATGGAATTAATAATTTTATTTACAGTGATAGTATATTAAATTACCAAGTAGCCAGCACCCCAAACAACAGCACAACAGCAACAAACAGCACCCCCCAAGCACCACAACAAACAGCACCCCCAAGCAGCACAACAACAACAACTGGAACCCAATAACTGAACCAATTTCCATAAATAAAAAAAATAATTATTTACTCTATTTTCCCATAATGTATTTGACTGTTTCTACAGTTTCTCTACAGTTCGGACAGGTTGTTTCCCGACACAACCATTTATTGATACACGCAGAATGGAATAGGTGGCCACATGGCTTCGTTTTTATGTGCTCTTCTATTACCAGTATATCTTCATGGCAAATAGTGCATGTAGCAACTTGTACAAGAGCTTCACGTTCTCGCTTGCGCTTGAGCTCCTTCTCCAGCTTACGCTCCTGCTTGCGAACAGGGTGATGATGACCACAATATGCAAAAGGTAAAGGACGATCTACGTCGTAAAGCGGAATCTTTATTGTGCACATGAAGGTGCACTGACTGTGAGAACTATTATTGAAACCCATGCATCGTCTTGAAACGGACACCAAAACATCGGCATCTTGGTCGTTATCGATAGATACGGTATTCTCATTCGCAGTGTCCATAGTGTATGAAATTAGTGTATGAAGTTGTTCATGGTATTTATTCAAGTATATGTGTTAAGATTAGAAATTAGAGATATTTTCAGATCAAGCACATATTCGAAAACATTTTTTTTTCAATTGTTTAATTGTTCAAAAAATCAATTATATCAAATATATCATTGACAGCTGGACAAAACCACTGACATCTGTCAATGATATTATCCAGCTAAGACAATGCTGAAAGTGCTGAAAGGAAGTTGGCTTACAATGGTTATAATTACAAATCTTCATCAAAGTTATTTTATTCGATGAAAGTTATATCCGAAGCGGTATATCTCATTTACTTGCTGTCCTTCACCGTCATGTTTCTTACAAGGCTTGGTGGACACTCGTACCACACTCACACCACACTCCCCCCCTTCCACCCACCCTTACTCATCACCCTCATCAGGGTCAGCACAACATACACCCTTACTCATCACAGTTGTTGCACTAATCTTTCAGCTATGAATCAAGGTATGCGAACACAACTCCTCGAATCCAGAATACTTGTGTCTCGAACGCCCCCAATTCCCACGCATCATCGCCGACATTCCCGTTAGAGTACCGTTTCAGGAAGGGTATCATCATCGCTACCTTTATGTGCATGTGAAAGTATGCTTAGGAACTGTGAACTTCTTCAAGGCCATTATAACATCACCAAGACAATACGATCGGAGTTTTCTTGTTGGTTCTTGTGCTTGTAAGATGTTGTGTGAATGAGAGACTAGACTCGTAATTCGCACACATTGCATAATACGGTATCAGCGAATTATGCAATGTGTGACACACACTGTCGGGGTTCTCAGTTCAGTCATGTTTGTTCATTCATGTGTCTGTTGGCTAAACAGGTGGTGTATTGGACAGTTTGTTTTCGTCAAACACAACTATGATGTCGCAGTTATCACAGTTCTCATTCACCAGTGCAGACGCCAACATGTTGGGTGAAGGTAAAAAACTTAATTGATCCAATTATTTTATTAATCCAATTTTAAATTAATCCGATTATTCTAATTAGTTTAATCGATCCAATTCTTTTAATTGATTGATAAAAATTATTTCTTTCATTCTAAACAACTTGTGTGTGGTGGATAATCACAGGTGAAAAACATGAAGAAGTTAGAAGTAATATCGAAATTCAAGTGAATAATGTGAACCACGGTACGTTTTACTGACCATTTTAATTGTCGATTTAAACGTCTTCACAAACAACTTCATGAATACACAAATACACAAAAATAACTTACAAAAAAATCTGTGTTTGTTTGAAACAGGACCTTTTGCATACTTTGGGAAGAATGCACTGCATACACTTACGAAGAGCATTTGTAACAGGCGTCCCAAAACACCTTCTGCTATCATATCCGCTCTAAACGAGCGAGTGTACTCACTGAACACTCAAGAGCAAAAATATGCACAGGACACACAGTCTTCATATTTTGAACGTATCAATATTCATCTATTTTTGAACATGCTGGAGATCAATGGTGTATTAGTTACACCACACGATAATCCTATAGAGATCAACTTTTGGAATAGGAAAAATCAAGGAGAACAATCGATTCTTATATGGGGTAGCACGAGAGAATGGAGATGGAAAGACGTTGTTGTCTCAGAATGTGAAAATGTTTTATGCATTGTTTCACGTGGTGTCATCAAGCTTGCAATAGACACTCAGACAAAGGACTTATTGAAGAGTGAGAACGATTTTGAAGAAGTCAAAGTTCCACTTACTACTTATGGTAGTAAAAAGCAGATCATGTTCTCTAGAAGATGTGGTGATACAGGATATTGGGAAACTAGTGAGAGTAGTCTTTTCAACTGTGTATATGGTGTGTACTCACTTAGATCTTTTCAGGTATTTTGTTAACTTTATACATGATTAGAATAGTCATTTAACTTTTTCAAATTCTGTAATTTATTACTATCAAATTTCAAGTGAATAACATTTTAAATTCGTTTAATATTACGTCTTTTTATAAAAAAATTAAGATAATATAAATATGAAGTCTAAGGCCATATTGTTTGGTATTAATTATATAAATTCACCATCAGCTCGGTTAAATGGGTGTATTAATGACGTAAATAATATGGGTAAATTTTTGAAAGAAGAAGCAAAGTATGATGTTGTAAAAATATATACCGATGAAACGGATACAAATAAAGTGTCTGGTAATTTTATAATAAATTCAATTTATAAATTGGCGATTGACTCTCATAGATATAATTTGGAAAGAGTGTGGATTCATTTCAGTGGACATGGGTATGCAATAAATGACGTTGATGGTGATGAAAAAGATGGAAAGGACGAATGTATAGTACCTGCTGATTATCACAATGGAGTAATCACTGATGATTTAATTAAGAGAGTGTTTAGATATTTCAATAAGAAGACCGAAGTGAGATGTGTATTCGATTGTTGTCATTCAGGAACAATTGGAGATTTGAGGTATTCATACAGAGGAGACAATAATACATGCTATTTGGAGAACATGAAATCAAAATGTCATGCAAATATTGTGTTGCTATCTGGGTGTATGGATAAACAAACTTCGACCGATGCATATAATGTTCAAGGGAAAAAAGAATTTTCAGGAGCAATGACTTCTTGTTTATTAATGTCTATGAAAGACTCGTCAAATGTTTTGGACGTTCTGATGAAAGTAAGAAAGGAGTTAAAGAAAAAGAATTTTTCACAAATCCCAGTGCTCACTACAAGTTTTCAAGTAGATTCAAATACAAAATTATTCTAACTATTTTTACTAAAATTATGTTAAAAAAATAATTTTTTTAACATAATTCAGCGAATAATTCCTCTACATGTAGGACATGTATTGTTGCCAGCTTTCACCCATTTCATGATGCATTCTTTGTGATACGTATTATGACAGCATTTAATTTTGCCAGCATTTGTTTCACAAAGTTCAAAGCAAATTGAACATTCGCTATGAGGATCACATGTGTCTAATTCGACATTTTTAATTTCATTGTCGAACAAACATTTTCGCACAATCTGGTTGATTTCACCTTCGTCGAATCGTCTAGACAAAGCTGGCGATGCCACTAGTGTTTGTGTTGGTGGAGAAAGTGGAGGTCTGTATGGAGGTGGTGGTGTGAACAAATCTGGTCTGTAAGGGGGTGGAGACCAAGATGAGCTTGTTGTTGTAAGAGCCATTATTAGTGGATTATTAAATTCACAACAGAGTGTTATTATATAATTGATGAAATTTTATTGGAATTTCATCAATTTTTAAAAATGAGCTGAATAAGGATTATTAAAAATCATATAGTATTTGAAATATTTTGATATTTACGATAATTGCATAAACATTATTATGATTACAAATTATTTAATAATCATTTAATATTTGAATTACCATACGTTATATATATACACCATCTAATACACTACACACGTAAACCACAAGTATGTACAAACGCCGATACCCTCCTTCAGATGACGAACCATCTGATGACTTCGGTGGTAAATATCGACAGCGTGAATACGACTATAAGGACCGTATGATCTTTGACCTTACCAAGAAACTGGAGATCACTGAGCGCAAGAAGAAACACATTCAGCGTGCGTACTACACCATGGTGCATGATATTCGACACGAAGCCACTCTCATGCGCAAGTATCTGGATTCGCTCGACGATGAAGATACCGATGAAGAGTCGGAGGAGAAGGTGATCAAGCAGGTGAAGGTGATCGCACACACGATGATACGTCTAGGACACTGCCCTCTGTCTCAACATCCTCTTGATGAGAACACTTTTGTGAATGTCTGTGGTCATATTTTTGACAAGAAGGCACTATTCACAGAGCGTCCAGAGTTGTGTCCTAAGTGTTCTCACAAAATAGTGCTACCATCCAACAAGCACCAAATGTAAAATAGAGTTATGTATTTTGAAAAAAAATAGAGCAACTTCAACACATGCGAAAAAAACGAACATAAAGAAAAAGTGCGAATATATAAAATACATGAGTGAAATAGCGACACAACAACCAAATGTTGAACACGTGGAAAAACCAACGAAAGAAAAATTAACTGTTGATGAAAAACACACGTCGGACAATTCACAGAACGCACTTGCGAAAAAAACTGTAGAGAAAGAGTCGATGGAAAATATGAAATCTTCTGAGACTAAAGTGAAAAAAAGAAACATTGCATATTTTAATAGCTGCTATAACGAATTGACATCTTTGATCGATTCAAAAATAACTTTAAAAAACTTTGTAAAAAAAACAACTCAATGTATGAAGATAGTGCAAACGTATCATAAATTAAACGGGTTTGAGAAAAAAGAACTGGTCATTGATTTGCTACAAAAATTAATCAAAGATGGTGATAACGACGAAAATTTAGAAAACGCACTTATTGAAATGTTAGAGCATGTTGGTCATCCTATGATTGATGCTATTATTGTAGCATCGAAAGGTAAGTTTTTTTCTACTGTGCGCTTGAAATTTAAGAAATTGTTCAAGTGTTGATTTTGTTGAAAGACTTACATACTTTAAAGATTAAAAAACTAAGTAAATGATATTTTTCTAACAGTATTAATTCTTCCTTGTTATCAATATATTCTTGTGATATTTCCTTCATTTCATCCCATATAACATGACACTCTTCACTGTTTGTATTATTGTCAACTATTAAATTGCATTTTTTTAAAGCGATGTCGTTTTTTATTTGTAAACGCTGTTGTATCTTTGTGTGTCTTTGTAGAAGTTTATTTTTATACTTTTGTTTAAATGTAAGCGACTGGATGACAGGCGATGAAAGAAAACAAAACATAAAATAATTTATTTTAAAATTGATATATTCTTATTAAATACCTTTTTTTAAAAAATAATGGAGGAGTTTAAAGGTGGCTTGAATTAAAATTGATAGCACCACAACACTCTTACAGCACTATATCCATCAATTCATAGTATAAAACATGTTTCTTAACATATACAGACTTCCTTTTTGTAAAAATGTAGAAATATAACATATTGCAACTTAAACGCCAAAAAGATGGTCATATCTATGTAGTTAAGGAAAGATAATTTATAAAAACAAATGAAAATATTTATAAAATATGCAGAAGTAAAAATATTGTGAGACGTATGCCATCTTATCCAAAGGACAGCTTAAAATATATTCAATCATGTATTCTCAAAATGTAGTCGAATCAGAGAAAGCGCTTATCACACGCTTTTACGAAAAGAACAGACATCGGATATGAGTACTATGAAGCCGACGAGAATGAATTGATGATGGAATGTGCAATGTTTATTCATAATTTATATAAATATTAACTAATATGGTTCAACAGTTGAAGGGTAAAACATTTTACACTGAGAAAATTCACTCAAATACCAATTTACATATTAAATCAAATTATATCTCTTTAAATACCAAAAATTTGTATATAAACGATACTCCTTTCAATGAAATTCTTAAAAATTTAGCTTATAATAAGCACGATGAATCTTTTATTTTTTTTGATTCTTCAAAGAGTGAAAAAGAAACAAAGGGTATTTCAAAAAAATTACTGTTCAGAAACATAACTACAAAAAATACATCTAAAATCCTAACATTATCTGCTGAGAATGAAATCCACTTTGATGCAGAAAATGTTTTATGGAATCAGCATAAAATAAAAGATTATATTGATCAGGTGCTTGATACACCAATTATACGTGCGATAAACAAAGAAAAAAAGATAGCATTAATGAAACTTTCAAACGATTTAGTGTTAAATAATGATGAACTGGACATTCAGTTAGACATCATAGAACACCTGCGAAATGATGCATGTGTTTACGAAATCGAACAACTGGAGAAAAATACTACTATTTATCATGAAGACATTATGGTTGCAGAAACTTTGAGTGATATTGTGCATGACATAGCTGTAGAAATAAAAATGGAAAAAAAACTTAATGCAAAAAAACAACAAGAAATTAAGAAAGATTTAATGCATTTGGATGTGGAAAACAAGAATATGGAATATGAACTTGAGATATTAGAAAATCAAATTCACATGAGTGAAAACTCAAAGCAGCAACATCAAGAAGATTGTGATCATAATAAATTAGGATCGTATTTTGTAAATGACATAGTTGCAGACGAAATCGAGTCTTGTGATCTTGTGAATATTACCAACGAAACTGGTATTAATTTAAGTATAGGTTCTCTGAAAAATGTCAGTGATATATTCAAAAAGATTAGGTTTGGAAATTAGTTTGTATTAATAATAATTTTATTAATAATAATGTCTGAGCAAAAGGGATTTTATATTGATCGAGGAGGAGGTCAACATTATGTAGTGGTTAAGAAAGATAGTTCCCGTCTTTTAACAAATTACAAGCTGAAGATAAATGATGATTTACAAGATACAATTCCAAGACAGTATTACGTGGATAATACACAATTTGTTAGTTTTGCATATACACTACAAACACTGATTACTAATGTTAAAATTGTGATTATGGATTGGTGGAAAGAACCTTTACTTACCAACGCTTACAATGGCACTTCTTACACACTTGATTCCGTTTCAGACGTTGATTATTCTTTAGAAGAGGTAAAACAATTAGTTGAGAATACAGAAGAGGTTAGATTTGTTATTTATTTAAACAATAGATATTACTTGAGAACTGATGGCGATAATGCATTCGTTGATAATGGTTATCTAACATATGAATACAACCTTCCGATACTAATTGATGTTGAAAAATTAGTTGACAACACAAAAGTGTTAACATTTTCAAATAAAAGTATTTTATTTTATACTGGAGTGGTAGCGACAGCTACTGTAGCTTATACAGTAAATTTTGAAAGAGATAACTTTAAAGATATTATAACATGGAATGAAGCCGCTAATGACTACAGTATTATGGTGTTGACAAAAAATCCCGTAGATTACACTGCCACATTTTACGACCATTCTAGCATCGACTACAATAATACTACAGTTAATAATGACCCACCATTTTTAATTGAAGTAGATGAAAAAACTACAACATATTTGACCTTTACAAATTTCAAAAAAAGTGATATACATTTTATTCTTGATGCCGAATTATATAACAATTTGAATACATATAACAATTTGGCAGGAAATATATTAAATGCTACTACAGTAATCAATGGAAACAATGCTACTACAGTAATCAATGGAAACATTAAATTTGATAGCACAGATAATAAATACAGCTTCAATTTTCCACATCCAATTCATTCATCCGATGACTATAGTAGAGACACTGAATACAGTCAAGACATGCAAGACCAATACAATTTAGTTCACAGAACAAGAATACATATTTTACATTTTAATAATAGTGGTGGAAATTGGAGCCATTCGGTTTCGTTATGGGCAAAATTTGAAACCTTTACAATGTTGGTTAAGAATATAGGTGGTTATCAAGGAGATCTTGCACAATGTTTATTTGAAATCGGGAAAAGAATCCCGTTCAATTCTGCAGGACATAATAATAGACAGAGTGGAGTATATATATCGAACAGAACTTCCACTGGTAAACAAACAATTAAATGGTCTTTCTACAGTAATGATGTCTATGTTGATGTAGAAATTGATACAGATAAATGGTATCATTTTTGTTTTACTTATGATGGAACAGTCAGGAAAATTTATTTAAATTCATTTCTTATAAAGGAAGAACAAGTATCATTGAGTCTAAATATTCATGCGGACGCTTGGTTATCATTAGGATCCATACTATATAAAGATAATTATAGTTCTAAGTTCACCAACAATACTTATTTAAATGGAGAGATAAGAAGGTTTGTAGTTTTCAATAAAGCTCTTACAGATAACGAAGTTCAAATTATGTTCAATGATAATAATTTTATATACGCAATTCCATTCAAACATCCAGAACCATCAACTCCAACTTATACAACAACACCAACACCATTCCTTTTGATAGACGGAAAGTATAGTTTTCGAAATGACGAAAATACACATGTATATGATTTGTCGCAAAATTTAAGAATTGGTGTAGGTAAATCGTTGAAAAGAGATGTAGAAGATGCAATTAATTTTACAGCGAATTATTCGTTCATCAGTTTTGACGGTATCAGCGGAAAAAACGGTAATTGGAGTCATACAATTTCAATGAAAGTAAAATTTAATAGGATACATGCTCATCTGTTATTTTATTTAGGTAATGACCTGCATCGTGATGCTATTTATGATGATCATGTTTTCCCCCTTAATGATGGGACTACTAAAGACATGTATGTAGATACTCAAGCCATTTATGCATATGCATACTCTACAAATACAGGAATTGAGAAAATTGGATGGCAATTGGGTAAACGAAAGATAGGGGAAGGGACAAGGTGTGAGTTTCTTCAGAATGAAAATTCTACGTCAAATTGGTTTAATAATGATATGTATAACAGATTTGTGTGGATTACATTTGTGTATAATGTTAATTCTGTTACATTATATATTGATGGAAATTTAATTGATACTAAGAATGTCAATTTACAACTAAATTTGCCTCCTATATGGGGAATTACTTTAGGGCGAAAGCTAATATGGGAAAATGACTTTTATTATAGGTCAAAAAACGACGTAGATTTGAAAAGATTTGAGATGTATGATGGTGAATTGTCAGAGACTGATATACAATCTCTATATAGTAGTACTTCTTCTGGTTATACCAATTATATCGATATTGACGATTTTAAGAAACATTATAATTATTTTCCTGTATTGATGTACGATGCCAATAAGCAATTAGAACTTTCTCAAGAAAATCAATTTTTACAAACTACGAATATTATTGATTTTTCAATCAATAATTTCAATCCTTCTGTCATTGGTTCGATAGAGTTGAATGATGGAGCGTTCATTCTTAATAGTTTTATTGAATTAGTGATAGATAGAGATCATCATTTTCCACTTCTTTCATCAACACCAGCTATTCAATCCGAATCAAATTGGAGTCATTCAATAGCAATGATAATTATGAGCACTGATCTTCCAAACGCCGATACCTCTATAATGGATGTACTGATTAAAAGAGAACCAGGTACACGTGGTTTCAGTTTCATACGGATCTTTCGTAATAAAATCGTATGGGAGGGAAGTACAATATCAACATCAACATTTTCAACGACTAAAAATTTTAACACAGATATAGTTCAAGATACTATTCAATATATATTTTTAACGTATGATGCAAATACATCTACAAGAAGATTGTATTTGGGAGATGGACAAAATACACCGACAGAAATTGATTCGGATTCTGACAGCAGTTCGGGATCTATTTCATTCGATACATCGGCCACTGGGTATAAACTGAATATTGGACCCATGGTGCGTAATGGAAAGTTGTATAAGTTTATGATTTACGATTATGTATTAGATACTGATATTACTGCTATCTACAATATGTATAAAGCAGAATTGGATCCTATTACACTGAAGAGTACTCCAATTTTTGAGAACGACCCAGATGCAACAACATATGTAAATGATATAAATTTTCTTTACACTTGGAATTTAGATGATGAATTAACTGTAGATGTTCAAAATAAAACAAATACTGGTAACCCCGTTTATGACAGTGAAGGTATCGATGATTACAGTGCTGAATTACTTCCTTCATCACAATCTGAAATTACTCAATTGGAAAGATATTATGATTTCGTTTCGAAGAAACCAATAATCTATTGGAAAGATAATACATACAATACTGATGATAGAAACTATGCAGTGAGATATAGAAATGAAGTAGATACTGAATACATAATTAATCCAGATACTAATACAATTGAGCTAATTACTGATTTAGTTTACGAGCAAGTGCGGAATAATAGTGAAAATAATATAAATGATCCCGTTTTTACACACAAATGTATATTATCTTCAACGGATTTTGATTCAAGTGTAGTCATTCAAATTCAACTACTTACAGAACCAGGTGATTTAGGAAGCTTATTACAATCAAATACATATACACGGACGTATGATGCTTTAACTGGTGATGATAAAAGTGTCTTTAATGCTCTTAATATTAATATTACTTTTAACCCCGGAATACCAGGTCAAGGTAGTGGACTGACACTATCATCAAGCATATCAACAATACGACCTGACATCACATACTCAGTTGTAAATAACACCGGAGTAGAGCTTATTTCAGAAAAAGAATTGATAAGAAATGAAGATTATAATCCATTACAAGAATATATAATAAATAGTGGTTATTTGGAAAGTTTTATTAGAGTAGATATAGGTATAAAAAGTTATTTGCAAAATTCTGTTTTGATTTATGATAGTCTTTGGAGTAAGTTAAATTCACAAATACAAATACAAGATTTATCATCCTGGTATTCTTCTATCATTTATCATTTAGATTTATCATGGAAAAGTAATATACATTTTGCAAATTATGTAATTCAATCGAATGGAGAAAATATTGACGATGAAATATTAAAGTTAGCTTCAACAGAATTTGATTCTACTAAAAACTTATATAATTACACATACACTATTCCATTGAATTTACGAACACCAATTAAAGTGATTGCAACATTTCCTTATGCTACTACAAATATAGACTCGGCAGTAGCTACACTTGGGTTTTTAAGTATTGAAGAAAGATTAACTAGAGATGATTCTTCTTTTGGAAGTAATATTAGATACAAGGAAATATATAATACTCAAACAACTAACTCGACTTTGTTTGTTGAATATGAAAGCACGATATCTTCTGAAAATGTGCATCTTTGTCTTGACACCTTAGAAATAACTAAACAAATTGAATCAATGAATGATCCTTTGGAAAATCCTTTACTTTCTAATATAAGTGAAAATACAATTACTGGATCAACAACGAAATATATAGAAATCCCAGAGTTCCAAGATTTTCTTCCAATCACAACTAATTTATTGATTGTGAATCAAGATGAAACACATTACTTTAAATTGACAGATGGCCAAATACTATATAATTCAAATAACACAATTAAAATCACACCCCTTGATATTATATCAGCTACAACAAAATATCGATTAATAATAACTAACAATGATTCACAAGATAATACTTACTCAAAATACATATACAGATCAACAGATTTAAGTGAAAATTTGGAAGAATTTCTGGTGAATAATGCAACAAATTATACATTCCAATTTGAAACAAAATATCTTTTCGTGGACGAAGCATTACGCTTGATTGGAAATACTGACTCAACTTCATCAAATTTGATAGTTAGGGAATACAATGATGTTGTGTTGGAATCTACATTTACGTCCGATATCGAAAGTAAGTATTTCAGCATAAGCAACATTGATATTCAAGTAAATTTACAAGATGAAGGTTATCTCATTGACATTAAGTTTGATAGCTGGTTAGGTGGTCAATACAATATATCAATTGATGATGAAGTAATTACATCACGTACTACCACACTACCAAATGTTCCACCAGAGATAGGGACCATATTTGAATTAAGTACGCAAGCATCGCCATCAACCGTTTTGAATACCTTTGAAGTGGTACAAATACCCAATTATGATGGCGAATACATATTATTGAAGCAGCGTGGCACAGATCATTATATGCGTCATAAAGATCACATATGTGAAATGAATCAATATGAAGGAAACGTAAACTATTTTATGTGGAAATTTGACGGTCAGTATATTGAATCTCCTTATGGGGGGTCTGGTTCTTATTTAGTTTTCGACAACAATGAATTAATGATAAAAGAGAAATCATTATCACAACCAACAAGTTTTATTTTCAATATTCTTTACGGTAAACATGTTATTTCATATGGAGAACAGGAAGGTGAAAGTGTTGTCGATTTTAAAGAAATAGGGATGGAAAATCGACAATTATCTATTTCCAAAGTGATTTTAGACAAAACAAGTGATAATGTTGAGAAAGAACAGTTTTCGTTTGCAGACTTTGATATTTCTACTCAGAATTCTTCAATTAAAATTAATTTCATATATGTTGAAGGTATAAATATAGTATTGGATATTGATGACAATAATACGGATAAAAAATCAATAGTTGTATATAATTTATATAAAAATAACAGCTTTAATAGAGTTAAACGATTTGAATTATCATCAACCGCTTCCAATAAACTTAGAATTTCAAAGTTTGATCTTTCTTTACAGTTGAACGATTCTTTAGATTTAAGAGAAGAAAATATCTTAGGATTTGAAAAATATAAAGGAGAACTTTTTTTTATTAAACTTAACCCAATATATAATCTTAGAATTGAAAGAGGAAAAACTGATAGTGATGGTAATTATAATAATAATATATACAGCTTTACATTTGATGATGACAAAATAGAAGATGAATCTGCAGTAAATCTTTACTTCTATAACTTATATAAAGATGACGTGTTGATTCAAGAAAATATAATAGAACAAGTGATTGAGGTAATTGAGTACAATGACATCAATATGTATGGAATATGGAGAATCGAAAAACGTAGTAATCTAGATTTAGTGTTAGAAAATGCAGGAACAATCGAAATTAAAAAGCCAAATGCACCTAAAAATATATTCGTTTTCAAAGAAATAAATGGAGACCTAACGCATACACTCATTTTTGATTCGGATGAGTTTTTCTCAAATAGTACTTTTAAGGTGTTCATACGTTTTAGTAGTAGGGATGAAGATGTGAGTCATACAATATCTGAACACACACATAGTTTCATAGGACAACATGATACAACAATTAAAATTCAAGAAATTTCGTATTTAGGTCATGAGTCAGACATAACAGACACTTTAACATTAACGAGACCAACACCTTTTTCATCACTTACAACAACCTTTGATGATGCTGAATCAGAATTTATATTGTCATGGTTTTAATCAAAATTTAAATGTTTCAAATTATCAAATTTGAAACATGGCAGATTATTATCAGGAAGCTTCAAATATACATGCAAGTATTACGAGTCTTGATGCGAATGAAATAAATTCAACAGTGACCACTATGGATACCATCAACCAAAGATTGATACCATTAAGAAGCATTGCAGATATTCATAATGAAATAGAAACGAACCGTGAAATTTTTTCAACACTAAATGATAACATAGACAAATATAACTCTTATGTAGTTCAATTAAAAAACATCTTCCTTTCTACTAGTTTCCTAGAAACATCTGAAATGTATTACGGAACCACTGAAATGGGTCAGGAACCTCTTAACACTTCCGATTCAATATTATACAACGACATGCCAATAAATTATAAAACTGATAACGGTCCTGTTGATTCTGGATCATTTGTTTCAGATCAATCTGGTTTCTTTTTAAGTGATCCAGTTAATGAACCTGATGCGACTACCATTAATACTCCTATTTACGGGTTGGCAATTATAAATTTAACTGGCTTTGATAATTATTTATCGAGTGGATTATCAGGACAATTAAATGTGAGTAGGGTAATGTATATTGAGAATCCAAGTATTGGATCAATGTCTGAACCAGCTGCAAACAATAATTGGGGATTGACAGACCAGTCAACACATAAAGGTAAAACATGGATCTTTCAAATTCGTCAATTTGTATCAAATCAGACGTGTAATCTAATCAATACTGGGCAGAATGAAAGAGGGAAAGACCGAACATTAAAATTAACGAATGGTTATGTTGGGTTCAACCTGTGGGGGCGGTCAAATGACATAAATAACACCAGTTTTCGATTCATGGATTCGGTACATGATATATGGTGGTGGTTCGCTCTTACTTATGAAATAATGTCTTCAAATACTACAAGATTTAAATTTTATGCTACAAAAACTGGTTCATTTCAACTGAAATGGCAAGTAGATCGAAATAGAAGCGATCAAGCCAAACAATTCGGCAATAATGATGTGTACAAACAAGTGAAATTTGGTTGGTCTAGTTATAACGACAAGGATATATTTAATGGACTAATTCGACGTTTTGATTATCATAGACAACCTCTCAACAAAGATACACTGAACCATTTAATAAGTCAAACTGTTGTTGGAAATAATACTAGTTTTTCATATCCAACAACTTGGCCAATTGAATTTTCAAGTCCAAGTTTGATCTCTGGACAACCTTCTGCACTTACAAAATTATATCTACAAAATACAATTCCTTCACATATTACCCTATCGACAAATGAACTTTATTTGATTAATAACGGGTTTTTATTTATCGGTATTCAGAATAATTGGTACTCTTCCAGTGAAACTGATTGGAAAACACAATCAAACACTGATTTAAGAGCCTTAACATTTGTAGGGGATAAAATAATGAATGATACACTTGGAATTGGAGACATCAAATCTCAATTATGGAAGCTAATTACCGAGGATAACGGTGAAACATTTACAATACTAAATGCTTTGTATATTTATAATAATCCACCTGAGGTTTGGGGAATTTCCGTACGTCCAGAAGATATCAACACCAATGAAAATAGGTATGAATCATACATGTCATCCGATTCAAATCTATGGGTAAAATTTTCACGTAATCAAATTATTAACGAAGGCTTACTATTCATAAATTGGCCGGTAGATATGATTACATATTATAATGATAATAGTGATGTAATTATATTGTTAAATGATTTCTATACGATAGGAAACATTGAAATGGAAAATATGATCGATTTATATCAAAAACAATTGGAAATAGACACTAAAATAATTACACTAGAAAATAACATTTTGAATTTCAATTTATTATTATCTAGTCCCGATTATCTGAATCAACCTCCTGACCAACCTCCAGATCAACCTCCGGACCAACCTCCAGATCAACCTCCGGACCAACCTCTGGATCCAGAAGCCTTTTTGTTTTCACATCCAGATGGTCGAACATGGAAAATATCGAATAGCGAAGTTAGATTGGATTCAGGAGTTGAATTAGAATTGATCTTGTATGACGATCCAAGCGTATACAAAAACGAAGAAGGATTTATTGCGATATATTCTGAAAACATAAATAATTCATTACGACATTCAGGTTTCGTAATGTTCATACATGAATTTGTTGCAAACAATAAGGATTTTGCATGGAAAATTATACCTAAAGAAAATAATACGTTCGAAATATTTAATGATTATGATGGAGGTTGGTATGTGGGATATGATCAAGGGAGTGATAGGGTGCTAATTGTAAGGCCGTCTGATTCTAGACGTGTGGATTGGAGTCTTACCTATCCACCTCCAGAACCAGACCCTATAACAGTCACAGACGGTGCCTTCCTGTTTTCACATCCGGTCAATGGTCGAACATGGAAAATATCGAATAGTGAAGTTAGATTGGAATCGGGTATTGAATTAGAATTAAACTTGTATAACAATTCAAGTGTATACAAAAACGAAGAAGGATTTATTACGATATATTATGAAAACATAAATAATTCATTACGACAATCAGGTTTCGTAATGTTCATGCATGAATTTGTTGCAAACAATTACGATTTCGCATGGAAAATTATACCTAAAGAAAATAATACTTACGAAATATTTAATGATTATGATGGAGGTATGTATGTGGGATATGATCAAGGGAGTGATAGAGTGCGAATTGTGGAGCCGTCTGATTCTAGACGTGTAGATTGGAGTCTTACCTATCCACCTCCAGAACCAGACCCTATAACAGTCACAGACGGTTCCTTCTTGTTTTCACATCCGGTCAATGGTCGAACATGGAAAATATCGAATAGTGAAGTTAGATTGGATTCAGGAGTTGAATTAGAATTAAACTTGTATAACGATTCAAGCGTATACAAAAACGAAGAAGGATTTATTACGATATATTCTAAAAACATAAATAATTCATTACAACAATCAGGTTTAGTAATGTTCATGCATGAATTTATTGCAGACGATTTAAATTTTGCATGGAAAATTATACCTAAAGAAAATAATACTTATGAAATATTTAATGATTATGATGGAGGTATGTATGTGGGATATGATGAAGATAGCGATAAGGTGTTAATTGTGGATCCGTTTGATTCTAGACGTGTATATTGGAGTCTTACCTATCCACCTCCAGAACCAGACCCTACAATACAATCAATACAATCAGATTCAATTTCATTGAATAAAGATGGAACAATACTTGTATCAACTGTTATTAATGATACAGCTTATTTGTTTAATAGAGTGAACAACACATATGAATATGCACATACATTTAATGTATTTGATAGTAATGGAAGAGGTTGTGGGCAATCACTTTCTCTAAATGGTTTACGTTTCATAACTACATCTTGGACAAATTCAGAGTTAAGAATATTATCACGTGCTAGTTTAAGTGATAATTTTGAAACTTTTATAGATTTCAATTCATCTCATTTTGATGGAATTACGAATACTTTATCAAGTGGAGCAACATTTATTGGTGATGATGGTGAATATGTTGTTCTATATTTTTATACAGTTAAAAAATTAAGATTATATACTCGTGTAGATGGTAACTATGTAATAACAAAAACATTTGATATTAATACATATAGTACTGGTAACAATGAATTTTTCCGAATTCAATCTACTTATTTGGTAAATGATATGGTATATTTAGCAGTTGGTGATTTTGGAAAACCATTCACTTTATATCAACTTTCTAATATATCAACTACTGATCCATCTTTATTACAAATAAAAACAATTGATGATCCAGATGACGGTGCAGGTGACAGTCATGGTTTATGTATTAGTGGTGATGGTACAGTAATCATCGTTGGTTCACATGCACAAAGTCCTACAGGATTTTTCAAATATGTAAACTTAAACCCATCTGATGTTTCTGGATGGAGTACATCAACAGTATTAGATTCAACAATAGCTGTACGTGGAGCAGAAATGTCAGGAGATGGTTCAGTAATTATCTATGGCAATAAAAGCGACATTATATTTTACTCAATTTAAATTTCTTACAAATTTAAAGCTATTAAAAAGCGAAGCAAAATATATTAATCGTAATATATATATTAATGGCGGATATAGATTATGCGAAGCTTTTTTACGCAGTAGCGTACGACGCATATCTTGAATATGTTCAAGACATACAAACTCCTGATCAAATTGATGTATTTGTGAACGTGAACTGTAATTTGTTTTATGAAAACTATACGCTATATGCGAATGATATAATAAACAATGTGTGGACAGAGGAGAATAGAAGTAATGACTTCGAGCTAGTTTACAATCATCGTTTTCCAGCTATAGAAGAAGCTTATAGTAATATTGCAGTATTAGACAATCCTGAAAATAATGATGCTTTAACCTCAATTAACGATTTTTTTACCGATTTAAAAAACAATGTCAATTTGAATGCACAGATATCACGAGAAAATTACATATACCAGATTGATATACTTTCTGAGTCTACAGTTTCTTCATATGAATTGGAATCTAATTTATTTGAAAACATGTCCAATGTTTACAATATAAATACATCAAACTATATAAATTTAGCAATAAATTTAATACAAGCATCAAATTATTACGATTCTTTTAATTCTAACTTTCAAGATTATAAAAATCGCCAACTGGATATATCATTAAGAATAGATGTTTTAGAAGAAATCGACATATATACACAATTTATTACCATGAACACTATTTACACTGATTTATTATCTGATTCAAATCAATTTCATAAAATATTCAATAATTATGGTATTTACACCGATTTTTCAAATCCCACTTTTTCAAATTTCTACATAAGTTTGGATAGTAATTATCAAAATCTGCAACAATTTTCAGATGAAATCCAAACTAAAAAATCAGAAATTGATTCGAACTTTTTGTTCAAGATCTTAATGAACGATCCTATCGACTATATTGAATCAATGAGTAATAGTTTAAGTAATAATGAACTTCAAATATTTAGTTTTAGTGAGAATTGGCCAAACAGTAATTCTGAAATGAGTAGTATCTTAGATCTTCAAGGAAGACTTCATCCAGATTATAATGCAATGATACAAGTCAACTCAAATGAAGATATATATAGTGTTATAAATACTGATTATAATAATCTTAAAAGTACAATCTTTAATCAACTCGACACTATTTCAAATAATGTTTTCACATTTTCCAACCAACTAAGAATATTAACAGAAGATAGTAGTTTTCCAAGTAAAAATAATGAAATCAATTCTGCTCTATTAAGTGCAAATACTATTTTTCCAATGATTGATCGTATAAGGGAAAAAGGAACAGATTTCGATAGCGTCTATGCTGACATTTCCAAACTTTATATAGACTCTCGAGGACACTTTACTAAAGCTTCTACTATAGACGCATTGTCATCTAATATATCAATAATATTGGCATCTAATATTGATACAATTAATACATCAAGTAATTTGTATACAACAAATACAGAATTATTTGCTGAAATAGAAAATATCTCAACGACATTGGTTCATACATCGAACGATGTGTTGACTTTACAATCAAACCTTATTGATATAAAGTCAAATTGTTCGGAAATCGCTAACTTAATATCCGAACAATTTGAACCATTGTATTCAAATGTGTCGGGTATGTCAAATATTTTAAACTCGTACTTTCAAGATTTAGATTCTTCAAACTTGAAAACTACAATTATTGGTGAGTTTGAATCTAGAATTTATTTAATGTATGAAAGCAATGATAATCATAAAACTATTTTGTCAGACCATCTACAAGAAAGTAAAATAATGATAATAGACTCCGTATTAATACAAAAAAATGTAATTGATGAAATAAATTCAACATATAATACACGTTTGGATTTCATGAACTTAAATGGAATTAATAATTCCATAGTGCTTCCTTATACTAGTAACGAGTATATTATTAACGATATCGCTTTCTTTGGAAGTAATCATGATTTATTTTTATTTAAAGAATCAGTCATATTGGAATCAAGAAAAATTGGATTACGAAATGAAAATGGACTTTTAACTTACGATGATTGGAATGCTATTCCACAAATAAGCACCGGTACTAAGTTTATTGCGAGCAATCAGTACTTAACAATTGACCTTGATTTTTTTATGGAAAATAACGAATTGTATATTAAGTGGAGTGTCGATGATCAAACTGATATATACAATCTGTATATTAATTCGACTTCTTCTGAATTTTCAACAAGTAATAAAAAACTGGAAAATTTAAATATTACTCAAGAAATATTTGTTTCGAAAACAAACATATTCAATGATCTGGTAGAATCCAAAAAATGTGTTTTAACTGGAACCCCTTCTTTAGACACAGGTGAATTTCAGACAGATGACAATTCAATATATTACAAGAACATCTTTACAAGTTTTGATTACACCTACTATGATAAAGTTGACATATTGGTTTCTATTGAAACACCGAGTTTGTATAAAAACATAGATATTTGGAAAAAATCGTCCGATGCCAACATCATATTAATGGATTTTTCAATGTTTTCGAATCGAACAGTATTTGAAGTTAAAGTGAAAATCACGCTACAATTGGATATTTCTAACCAAGATGAACTATTATTTTACGATTATCCAGACAACACATATACTATACATGTGGAAAAACCAACTGTTCAATCGAAATACGATTATCCAGAAGAATACATAGAAAATTCAAATGCACCAATTACGATTTTCGATTTTTATGACGAATCAATAAGATTTGCATACATAAGAACTCATCAACATACCGTCGTTCAGTACACAAATAAGCAAAATTACACAATTACACTAGATACCAGTGATCAATACGGTAATACTCTTTATGATACTGAAGACGGAACAGGAAATAAATATGTAAATATATTCAAAACAAAACTGATATTCAAAAAAGAAGATGAAATTTTCAACCTTAACACACCACTTGAGCAAAAACTGAAAAGCATTGGTTATGGAAGATTGTATATTAACCCGTTAGACGACCCAACTTACGATGGCTATATGTTAAAAATAGAGACTATTGATTCAAAACCGTACCTTATTTATGATACAATAAACAACACCGATTTGAAAGGCTTATTCCGTATAGAACAACTTTCTTTAAATGCAACTTATGGATTAAGATACAGAGATTCATCAATTCAAAACTACATAAGTGAAAGAGAAGTGAAAATTGGTAATATTTTAGAATTAGAATCTATTTACTGGAAGATGATCATAGGTGATAATAATTATTTTAGATTGGCAACAATGGATGGAAGAATAATGTCTTACAATATCCAAAATTATCATGATCTAAATCTAATTGGAATTGATGATCAATTAGATGGAGCCGATTACAACGAAATCATATTTTATATTTACACAGGTTCTGGTGGTGCGATTCAATTTCGAACAAATATCAATGCAAGTATATATGTCCTAAATGTTTCCACAAATAAGGTTATATTAGAGCCTCTTAGAACTGATATACATTGGCTTGTTAATTGGTACTATGAAAAACTTTCCTTAAAACAAATTGAAAAACTTTCAAGTATGATCATGAATTTAGATACAGATACATTGTTAAGATATATCTCGATAAGATACATGGATAACAATTATTTAGGTTATAACAACTACAAAGAGTTGTTTTTGAATTTGGGAGAAAATAATACCATAACTACTTCAGAAACAAATAACAATTTGTTTACGTTAAGATTCAATGGTGTAAGCTTGATTCCTCAAACACCTTACAATTTTGTAACGAGATATAATAATGAGCCAGCGAAGTTATCTTTTCAACTTGATGATGATGTAAATATTGATTTTATTAAATTGTATAACATATCATTGGATCCAAATTTTCCTCATATAGAGTTGTCCAGTCACAATGTTAGTAGTATAGTTCCCACAAGCTATAACGGTATAAAAACCTTTTTGCTTGAAGACGAAGAACAAATTATCAAAACAAATACCATAGATACATTGAACATAGGTTTAAAAGTAGTAAAAAATAATATTTCATCACAATTCGCATCGTCAAACCAAAGTCAAAGTCAAACAGATAATTCTCCCTCTACGACACCAATAACATTAATAGAATACGATTGGAACAATACATTAGATAATTTCTTTTCGAAAATTCATAATATATCTGATTCTGGAGTGGTTGATCAAGGGGAGTTAATTGGTGGTAATAATAATAGTGGAAATGTTTTCATTTCTGAAGACAGATATTTTCAAATAATAAAACCTTCTAAAGTTTCTAATATACAAGTTAGAAAAACGAGTGTAAATATCGCTGAGTTCACATTTGATTCTGTCCTGAATACGAGCGTTGAGCATTATAAATTATATAAAAATAATGAAATAGATGCGATAGTTTCAAGTGCTGAAAATAATTTTGCATTCATAATAGATTACACTACCATCTATGGTGAGTACTACATTACAGCAAACAATTCAAAGTACACCCAAATCGTTTCTGATAAAAGCTATTTTACAATAGTGCAACCAATTAAACCAACATTATTTTCTATTGACTACATTTCTGGAGACACTTATCGCTTTACTTGGAATTCTCTGAATGTATCAGACCCAAATAGAAAATATAGAATATATAGAAAGCATAATGATTCTGATGATAGTACTTATGAGATTTTGAATTTAAATCAAGATGGTACAGAAGATATTATTAAATTGAAAAGTTATCTACAGATCGACATACCTACGACAAATATATTCAGCACGTTTGCCATAACAGAAACAATCATTGATACCAGATTTGAATCGGATTTTTCAGATCCTATAGTAATAAAACAACCATATAGTATACAATCTCATGAAATTGCGATAAATTATATGAATGCTACTGATGATGATGATGATATTGGTGTATATCAAATATCATGGACCAGCTCCAATAATTCAGACTTGTACACTTATGATATATATTACGAACCTGATAATACGAATTCAACGAGGAAAAAAATCAACATATTACCATTATCTGACAAGACTTTACGATTGAACAATACAGTTTTCACAGGATCATGGTTTATTGTTGAAAATATTTTCGACGAATCAACATACGAATCTATCAGTGTTCAAAATAAATTGGTTATTGAACCGAAGGTGTTGAGCATACAAAGTATAGATGCTAGAGAAAATCCTATTTACAAAATAAATTTCAAATTTACAACCGAAGATGGAACAAAGGCTGATGTAGGTTATTGTTATGCAAAATTACGTAAAATTGGTAATGAAGCTCAATTAAATGATCCAGACTTAGTCTCGAAGGTGGATAATAGATTGTATCGATATCTTAGTGTTGAGTTTCCAGAACAAGATGTATTTTCGACAGATGAACAAGAAATATTAGTTAGTTTAGAAATACAAATTTATGATGTTTCACGATTAGTTCACGATACAAAGTTTTTGAATATATCACATATATTCAAAGATGCTTCAGAAATAACCTCAACACTTGAATATAAAAATAGCACATATAGTTCAACGTATCTACGTTATCCATCCAACGGATTGGTTTTTAAGTATTTCGGTTTATTCAACAATTATGTAAGAAGTGAGACCATAAACCAAACAGCTGGTGAATCATCTATTAGTGATGATACTTACCAAAATGAAAAAACAGGAGAAGAAACTTTGATATTTGGATTTTATGTGAATTCTTTCCAAAAAGAAAAGATTACTTTGTTCAGTATTGGTAAAAAACCAACTAGGAATCTACAGATTAAATTGTATGAAAAGTATGTTATTATTTACGGAAACAATAATTATGAAAGAACTTTAAATGAATATCAGATTAAAATCAATGTATGGTATCATATCATAATTACTAACACCTTTGGTGAAACAGCCGTGTACATGTATTTTGAAGATAGATATCATACTGATCATACACGATCTCAACCTAATGCAAACATTTCAATTGCATTATCAGGCAACATCGAAACAGAAATAAGTATCGGTTATGATAGGACAAAGTTATTACAGTTTAACGGTAAAATAACCGATATTGTATATTATACAAGGAAATTAGATTATTCTGAAATTATACGTGCATTTTCTCCATTTTTATTAGATCCGTGGTGGTTTAGATATGTTTCGTTAAAGAATCCAAATGATATAATTGAATCGGAAGACGAAATTATAGAACTAGAAAATGAAATTCATAGAAATTTATTTATTGTTATACAGAATTCCATGAAAATAAGATTAGTAACAACCATAAAGAACACCGACAACACTATCGAAGAAAAAAGGATTGAAATAACATCTGTTTCTGAAATAGATGTTTATCCGAATGAATATCAATTAAAACTAGTTGATCAAGTAAATAAGTATCTTTTACATTTTATAAATAATAGTTCCCCAAATTATTTTGCAATGGATAATTTTAAGATTGTCTTAAAAAGTAGCGAATATTATCTTTTGTATAGAAATAGTTTCAATCTGTATAGTTTGAATGACATACAAATTTCAAATCGTTTGATGACATATTTTGATCTTGAATTATTACTCAAGGACGAGTTTGATATTTTTGACCTATCAACTTCAAATAAAGAGTTTTATTTATATAACAACAATGGCGAAACTATTAAATATGACTATCTTAGGTCTAAAGTTATAATGACTGACATAGAAAACGCATTTTTATATCCACCTATTAAGTTCAAAGCTACATATGTTGAGTTTGTTGAAGGATCTTCTACCAATGATTATCAAAGGATACAGTTAGAAATAATCAGTCCCACAATTGATGGTGGTATAGACTTGTTTTATAATAGATCATTTGAAATTTTGATCAATCATTCTAAATATGATGGAACAACGAATGGTATTTATATAAAAGATGTGAATACTGACAAGTATTTATACAACGATATACAAACAAAAAGTGTGAAATTTAAAACAACGACATCATTTTCAGATGGATATCGATTTTTTGTTGTATATGATTTTACTGTCTTTAACTATAATAAACCTGTATACTTCAATGAAATTGATGAAAATGAAAATGAAGTAGATACAAATTTTGTAGAGCAAACAGGCATCTACGTTCAAATACCTGATCAGTTTAAAAACAGTTTTATATCTTTACTAGAAACCAATTTCTCTGGTTTGATCACAAGTGAAGGAATATTAAATTTTAAATTTGCTTTTCAATTAAAACAAAATATAACTTCTAAAATTAATGTTTTTGTTATCAATCAGGATTTCACTTTAGAAATAGATAATCAGAATAGACTATCAATATCAAATAATACAACAAAAATACCAATGGTGCATGTTGAAATAGAAACAAATAAATGGTATTATTTTACGTTAGTAATAAATATAATTGAAAACACACAAAACACGCACAACTTCAAGTTGTTTATATTTTCTTACGATAATGGATTGTCAAAACTTTTTGACAATAATATCACAAATATAGATTATACATCAACTTCAATACAATACACTTTGACAACAGACAATAATATAGAAATAACAGATGTCTCTTATTTAACATCTATCGCTCTCGAAAATAGACATATTTTGCATTTGTATTTAATAAATACTGTAGATCCATGGTGGGATAGAATAATTTCTGCATTTGACATTAATTCAACTTTCGAAAAACTTTTGAACCATCAACATATAAATCAAAAAACCACTTTCAAACTTACATTAACTGGTTTAGATATTACACCTCTTCAAAGACAGAAAGAGATAGACATTGGAGTAATAAATAATGAGGTTGTACAAATAATTAAGTTGGAAGGACCATTAGGTCAAATATTAGACAATGATTTTATAATGATAACTGATGGATCTTACATCATTCTTAAGGATATCATTGAAGATTTGTATGTTCATATCGACAGATTAGGTTATATCAATCTTTATGAGTTGCATGAATTTAAAAGGGCTAGGTATCCAATCTCTAAATTTAACATTAAATATTCACTTTTTGAATTAGGAGAAGGAGTTGAATTATTCATATTTGATGGAAACGTAAAATTAAAAAATGAAGTTGTTAAACTAAGCACAATATATAAAAATATATCAAGTTCGCATTCATTACTATTGTATTCCAATACTGATAATGATAACAATGGAATTGAAGTAAATAGTGGTGAATTACAGTTAGGTCAGTACATTACATTTTTTAGTTATAATAGAGAACATATCAATGATATTCAGAATACCCAGATAAGTGTTTGGGACAGTGGTAATTTAGGAGAAGATTTGTATGAATACCAAACAAGTGGATATGGGACTTTCATGATCTTACAAAGGAATATAAATAACGGACATACAGGAGGGACTTTGGGCAACTGTCTATCGAAGGATGAAAATGATAAAATTATACAAACACCGATTCAAGGTAGTAATAATCGAACCAATATTTTCAAATTAAAACCTTCTATAAACACACGAGGATGTATGCAAATCGTTTTTGACGATACAGGAGAAACAGAATCTAATATCCAGATTGAATCCAGTAGTGGAAAATTAATTGTTTCGACTGGAAATGCTTATGATTTCAAAATTAAAATGATCGATACAGATGGTAATGGAGACTTTGTGTATGAAATCGAAGACGATGTGTATGATAATCAAATCCTTGACAGAAGTGAATTGACAGAGTCTTATATAGTTTCAAAAACAGTTGACGCAATCACTTTTTCATCTGATACTGAAATAAATTTAGAGTCCAACAAAAAAATAGAATTTAATACACCTAATTTATTACTTAACGGAATACAACTTCACGAATATGTTAGACACTTTATCTTTTCTGAACAATATATTCAATATGCTAATCAAGATTTACATATGGTTGAAAAATTAATAGAGCCACTCAGTAATATAAAAGTTATAGAAACAACACAAGAATATTATGATGTGTTCCATAGTAGCAACATAAGTTATGATATGACGAACATGATTGATGACACTAGTTTCTCTTCATTTTCTGTTTCTAATATTTTTACTTCCAACATTTCATCACACTTGTCTCACATTCGACGTGTTGAAGAGACGACTCGTTATCCCATTCAATATTCAAATTATCCTATACATAGCCACCCACCCGAAGAAGATACTCATACTGAAATAAACGATATCAATATATCATATTGTAATTGTTTCCATCATGCAATAACCATTTCAGCTAATAACAATATCTATATCAAAAATACAAACGATATTGAAAATATTGAGTTTAATAGAGATTCAAATAATACAAACTTAAAATCACGATTAGGTGTGTATATCTCAAATATTATTGGTAATGCAACTATGCCTGTAGTCTCGAATGAAATATCACAATTAGGAGTTGTCTCTACAATTGAAGAACCTATTGGAACTCAATCAATCAATGCATTGGTAGAGGATTGGTGGAATCAACCAATACCTAAAGAAATTTTTTCAGATTCATTCAATCTTATCATGAATGACGATAATCATAAAACGTATAGTTGGAAGATTTTGAGAAATACTAGAATCGTTGGTTCAAGTTATAATTCAGAACCTTTGAACGAAACATATACGCTGAATTATTACAAGTTAAAATGTATATCGTTAGGAGAAAACTGTTTAGGGTTTTCTCACAATAAAGAAGAAGCTTTGATACAATTAAAAACGGATACATCTGAAGTAATACCAAATGTAAGTTATGATTCTTATTTTAAAATATAACAAATAATAATTATGTACAGACTTGTTACACACTATGAACGGCAGCGAGACGGAAAGAACGTTCTGAAACCAGACACAAATTGGGAAGAAGAATTACGAGGTGATTTTTATAGAAAGTATGTACAATCATTTAACGGATGTAGTGTATGGATACCAGAAACTGAATACAAGGTTCACAATGTACCGGCTAACTTCACTCATCCAACACCACGTACAGGTCATCGTTTATATTACGATACGAATAGCACCAGCCTTCTTTCATATACGTCGTTTCGTGCAAAAATGATTGCAGGTACAAGCATAACAGAAGAACAATTTGATTATTGGGATCATCTAACTAATTTTTGGGAACAGCATTCATTTCATTTAAATAACGACGCATATGTTTCATCTAATATATATCATAATGGTAATGGAACGTCTACTGTGTACTATACATCGTATAGAATACAAAAAGAAATAGATCTTATGTTGAATGCTGATGCTGATGAATTTATTGATGCTACTTCACTTTATTACAAAAACAATATAAATACATTCCAAAATCAATTTCCAGCAGTGAACCACAATATGTCAATTCATTTATTAGCTTTAAAGATTAATGGTAGTCCAAATGATTCATATGTGGATAACCCAGAAATATACCATAAAATTGATGATACTAAGTTTCGTATCGAGATGACTGAAACAAGAATCCCAAGTAGTTATGTTTCGTTAGCAAGTGAAATAAGATTTGATTTTGTTAAAAAAGTTGCAGGAAATATTAATACAGTTTCAACAGAAAAATCGAATGGAAACCTAATTGCAGAGTCGTATAGTAGATTTAATAAAAAAAGACCGTTAAATTTTTCATGGGTATATGCAAACCAAAATGAAAAGAATTTTGACTGGTCTATTTTTGACGAAAGTATAAAAAATAGACCAAGTGCTGTGTACAATGAAGATCTAACGGCTCATAATCATTGGATAATTGATATGACTTATTGGAAAACAAAATACCAATTATTTTTTAGGAAGGCTTTTGTATTAAGCGCCGATCCAAATTTTCATCAAGGAAAAATTATTGAATATCCTTGGAATCCAACTGGAAGATACAAAACAAATAATATTGGCATACCAGGCACTCCAAATATAAATTTTGGAGATTATCCATTAATAGACTATATTGTTGATAGAACTCATCCAGTATCTGATGATCCAGATTATACAAATTTTAATGAATGGGAATATCTTTTGTACACGGTTTTTGGTAATTTACAAGATTTTCGATCTGAAATGTTGTTTAAGTTGAAAGACCTTGGTAGTATTATGCTTAGATATTTCCCAGAAGGTACTGTGAGAACCCACCAAGGGAGACCTGATAATTATGATGAGCAAAGAGACGGGCCGCTTGTAATGGGTTTAGGATCATTTGATTGGGGAGTAGATGGATCTAAAGGTTTTCTTTGGGATCCAACCTGTTATGGACTAACAAAAAATGAAGATATTAAATGGTTTCATTTAAATGGTGGTATAAATAGCACAGCTCCATTTGTTTTGATTAGTAGGATAGATTTCGGAGGTAAATTTCCTACGATGGAAAATAATGACAATTATTGTTTTTTTAAAACTCCATCGTCGGGATCATCATCAACATCCCAAAATGATTGGGATGTTATCTATGACAAAACAAATAGAGGATTTGGGTCTCAGGATGTAGGATTCGGGTTCCGCTATTATAAGTATTTCATTAATATGAAATGGCTCTCCGAAGCTTCTGAAGGAAAAATCACGAAACTGAATCATACACGCTGGAACTTCTGGAATCTTGATTCAAGCTTAAGAACTTCTGGGAGGTTAGGTATTGGGTATTGGAAATATCCACATGCTTTTGATATACCAGAAGCTCACCGGAATCGTTCCAAAGAAAATGGACAGTGGTCTCCACTAATCCTTAAAACTTTTAATTTATTCACACTTGACGATAATCATCCACTTAAAAAACTTGGTGATGCATCTGTAGTAAATAATTATGGAAGTGATAACTTCTATAGGACATCATTAAGACATAATGCTACTCCAAGTGGTGGAGTAGTGTTTTCGTTAACTGACTATGCCAACAATCCAAATTATAGTTATTATACATTATCAGATTCAGACGAAAATAATGGGTACAAGCATAAACGTTTTGCTATTGAGTACCTTTCAGAATATATGAGACAAAATGACTATCATAGTTGTACGTTTTTGTATTATGACAGAAAACCATATTTACACTTCGTAGCAAGAGATTATGTCGTTCGTGAAAGGTATTTTAATTCAATTTACGATGCCGAAGTCGAACCTAATGTAGATCAAGGCTGGTCTTATCAGACGAGTACATTATACATTAAAGATGTAGATTTTAGGCCAGATGTGTATAATTTTGAGGATAATCCTAACGATAGGTCATTCACTTTCGAATACAATAATGTTGATCGTAAGTTTCAATTTTTATGGGTAGCTAAAAAGACAATAAAAGGATATTCAGAACCTATTCGGGTTTTATCTTTTGAGTTATATTACTTCAAGGATAAAAATGTAGGATCTATGTCAGAAGGCTATGATGGTTCATTTAAGTACACACTTGAAGATTTGCATTCAGAATTTTCAGACAATCCAAGAGTTCAAGCTGCTGAAAATTATGTTTTAGAGGAACCATATTATTATAATTGGGAAGACAATCTTACTAAACCATCAGAAAACAAAATTATCAATATTACAGGCACATGGTTTATCAAAGCAAGGAACAGATCTGGTCTTGGAAATCCAAGTCTTCCTTTATATATAAATCCGAATATTGCAATATCTGAATATGACTGGTATTTGTATGATAACTCAACGTTATCTTTAATATGGAATCATCCTCAACATTTAATTACATTGGGAGGTCCAATTGACTATGTTTGTGAATTTACAAACCGTGAAGGGGAAAAAGAAGTTGAACCAATAGTGATCAAAAATCCCATACAATCAAGCGCTAATGTAGCTGGGATTCCTGGTGGGAGCTGGAAACACTTGTATTTGATACCAGGAGAAGGTACCCTCCGAATTCAAACATATGCTTATGGAATACAACCTACGTCCTCTATCATAGATGATACCAAAGGATCCAACACTATACTTACATTAGAAATTTCACCTAGTGGCGTACTTGGTGCACAAAAATTAAATGATTTTAAGAACACTACACTTATATTTCGTTATGACTATAGTGTACGTAAATATTATTTTGAGTTTAGTGATCCAGACCCTCAAGATTTTGTAATTATAAATCTTCAGATATTGGATAATTTTGTATGGATAGGGTTGGGTTTGGATTCAGTTCCGTCAACTACTACTGGGAAAAAGCGTATATATATACCTAATTTCTTTAATCGTGTAAGACCGTTTCAAGATGGATATTGGAGAGTTGTTCTAAAACTTTTTAATGATTCCGAAGTAGATGTTAATACACCCAAAACACAAGATTATAAAAATGGATTTGTTGATTCCATTGTATTTGCACCTGATAATGATAATAATAAGCCAAGAGATTTTAATTTTACCTTCGCTTTAAATTCTTCCAATGAACCTATTATTACCTTAACTTTCAAAGTACCATATTTACCAGATGAAAATACATATATTCCTGGACCAATTGAGTTTAGAATATATATTCCTGGACCAATTGAGTTTAGAATATACAAAAAAACAGGAACTACATATACCTTGTTTGAAACATTTACAAAAAATGATACAGCGTCGAATGAAAATGTTTCACATGAAATAAATTTAACAGATATCTCTCCAGATGATATTATTGGAACCTATTATGTAGGGACATTTTGGTACTTAAATGAATCAGAAACTCAGTATTACAGCTCCATTACAAATTTTAATAATAACTCAACCAATATTTTAAGCAAGTTATTTGTAAGCTTCAATATTGATAAACCTGAAATACCAACAAACTTTGATATTGTTTTCCCTGAAGATGCTCACGAAAATATAAAGCTGACTTGGGATTTACCTCAAATAATTCTAAATAATAAATCTAATTATTTTTATGATGTATATATTAGAACACGAGATGAATCACTGTCAGAACAATACATAGCAAAGTTATATTCAATACCATTGGGGCAGAACGAAGATAACATTATAGTAAATAATGTAAATAGTAAATACGAACACACAATTGATTCAAATAAAATTTTTAATTATAATCCTAGGTTTACTGAAAACTCTGACATTATAACAATTCATGTGAATACAGGGTATTTATGTGAATTGTTAATTAAAGTTACTTTCGTTTGTGTTGAGTCTGAATTTTCAGATATCATTTTATTGAAGCAACCAACAATTCCTAACAACGATAGACCACCTACACAAATGGTAGGTGAAATAAATGGTAGAATAATGAAAACAAACGAATATGTATTCGTTTATGACTTAAATAACTTTAACGGAAGATTTCTATATTTGAAAGATTTACAATTAACATTGACTACAATGGAAGGTGATATTGAATATTCGCTACTCGAAGAAAACTTTCGATATGTTGACCCTGAAGTTGAAACTCCGATAGAAAGAATAAAATACCATATCATACGGAAAATTGATGATGTTTCAGTGATTTTAACATCAGACGATTTCACTTCTACAATAACTTATGTAGGCGGGAAATACCCATACATCGATCTTGACATTGCACTAGATGCTCTTGAAACAGCTTTAGAAACTGAAGGAAAATATCCAGGAGAAATAGCGCTTGAAGATACTTTATTCATTTTAAAATTGGATCTCGCATACGTTGTTGTGCTTGAGGGTGATGTTACCTTGTATTTAAATGCATTCGATTCATTAATAGATATACAAAACTTTCCAATTACATTCACAGCAGAACCCCAACCTGTCCCTAAAGAATATGAAGAATATGAACCACTTGAGCACCCACTTCGTGAAAAAACCTTACTTGATGGAATTGATTTTGATATCACAAAAGCAGGACAGGTTTTCTCCAAAGATATAAAAACTAAAAACATTAAATCTTCATACAGTTATGAAAAAAATGACAATGGTAAATATATTGCTCCTGTTTTGAAAATTGAAAGTAAAAGTGCAATAAATTTAGAAATAAAAAATGCTTCTGAAATAAAAGAAATAGGTGAAAGAATAATTTTTACAAATGGAAAAGGTTTGCAAAAAGCATTGAATACTATAATTATTGAAAAACAAATAGAACTTGAACTAAGTGCTCCATATATGTATATACAAATTATATACAGTGATAAAATACTTTTCAAAATTCTCGATATGAAATTGCCAGCTTTATTAAGCAACTCTAGTATCGATTTAAAATTCGATCTATATGAACACAATGACGTGAGAAAAGACATGTTAGAATCGGACATATTGTCGGGCACGTCTTTTAATTTAGAATATCCTCGAGAATTAATGTCTTTCGATGATTATGATGAATATGATGTTGACACGAGATACACAGTTTCGTTGTCTTTTGAAATACTTAGACTAGGAGATTATGGAAACAACTCCACTATCTTTGTCAATAATGTACGTGTTGTAGCACTAGAAAACATTCCGTTAGTTGATTCAATCAATATAACGGACGTTCAGATTATTAATACAATCTATTCACAGTCAATTTATGTTAAGTTCATACCACACCAACGGATCTTGTCTGGAATAGATACAACGTTTTCCGTTGGATTTTACAAAATCGATGATGCAGTGTTCGACATAAATACAAATATTTACCAAGATTTATCACTTAGTTCACAAACCGATTTTTTCGAATTTCATTATCAGTTATTTAATGTGTTCGATAAATACAACTCAACTAATTATAATAATTCAATATATTATATAGAAAAATATATTCCGAATTCTACAGTAAAAGACCATCAATTTATTCAAAATGTACCTGTAAATGAATCGTTGAATTTTTTTGTTAAAAACACCTTGAATATGAATACGAGTTATGATTTGGCAGACCACTTGCGAGAAAGAATTAATGACCCTCCTCGTCCGGAGACTTCTACAAAAGATTTCATAACATTAGAAAGTGATAACTTGTACTATTTCAATTTTAAGGTTGAGAATACAGAATATTCGTATGACGATTTTATCGCAAACGGTAAGATTATTCCTCAAAATAAAAATAATATTAAACTAACGTCATTTCTTGAGTTTCATTTGGAAAAACAAGATGTAAATTCTTCTGATTGGGATCCAGATTTTATAATATATTATGATCATACAAGAAACTTGCCAACAGAAACTGTAGAAAACGGTAAAAAATACCTTGAGTATTCTATACCATTTGGTTTAGATGATTTACATGATAACTTAAAAGACTTAATCACTACATTCAATCCAACTAGTTTATTAGTTGGGAATTGGAGATTGAAAATTTTTAATATGTATAATAAGTCTAATATATCATATTTTGAATTTGAAGTATCACCGCCTCAATTACCAACAATAAAAGAGATAACACATATTGGTTTAACAAAATATAAAATAGAATTTGTAGATGCTATTGAAGACTCTTACACGTTTGAATCATTACATTTTGATTCAATTGAGTCGGACAGAAAATCAATTATAATTCATAGATTCGATTTTTCATACATTGTTCCTCATGATAATATATTTGTAGATATAGAGGGTCATGAAGACGACTATGGTCCAGAATATCCGTTTTTAATAAAAAACGCTCTGATGGTCTACACCGAAATAAAATATAATCGTGATGGTAATGGTAATCATTTCAATCTGGAAAATGTTGTTATTGTTGGCTTTCCAGAATATAGCGATTTGGAAGAAAATTTGGAATCAAATAACATCTACTACTACTTTAAGCTTATATATTTAGACGAAATTGAACAAAATGAGTTCAGTTTATACTCATTGACACCATTAAATTGGATATCAAAAGAAGATGATATTGATTTAGAACTTGAATACAATACTGAAGATAGCATAAGAGATACAATTGAAATATATGATGACACAACTAATCAAAACCTATATATACCGACATTTTATTATAGACACACTATATTCTTTACTTTAAATCCGATGACAAGGATTATTTATATTGATTCCGAAGAATACAATTTGAAAATTAGAAACAAAAATGGGAATTATGGTGATGGTATTGATTTCTTTGTTAAGGATATAGTTGGTGTAGACTTTAATATCAATTTACAAAGAAATTTACTGAGACGTTCTTACAACTCCGGGGTTGCAAAAGACAGAACTTTTAAATGTCCATATGAAGTCAGAATTTTAAAAACACCTAATTTTTTTGCAGTGAATAATATTGTTTATGACTTGGATTGCAAATATTGGATCCATGCTGTTGTAGATGACTACGAATTTAAAGAGAATAAAACATTAGAACATTTTTACATAAATGTAGCAGATGAACTATACGGTGAAAAGGCTCCAACACTATACAGTTATCCTTCATCAGTAATTGAATATAAAGTAATAAATGATATATTGGTCCTGCAAGAGATGACAGGTACCAAACAAACCTATTTCGATTTTGAACTATCATACACATTTCGAATGTTCAGATTCATATATCGTCAAAAAATACCATGGCTAAGTGCTCAAGAATATTGGAATATAAATTTTGATAATTATACTAATCCTCATTTATTTGCACGAGAAAATAAATTTTTTTCCCCTTCAGGAGATCCTTTAAATGCTAGAAATTATGCGCAACACGGAATGTATCAGTATGTTGAAGGTTTCACCCCAATCACGAGACCAAAACTTCGTATATGGAATGGTAAAGTATCTACTATTAATTTTAATTGGTCTCCAATTTCAGAAAAACGTGGGTTAAATTATTTTAGTTATACATATAACCGTAATACAGGTGATTATGACAAGACATGGACAATATCAGAACATTTCTTACCTATTATTTATAAACAAAATAGAGAAAAGAAATCTTTAATATCAAGACACAATGTGCATGAAAGAATAAATTTCAAACCAATACATAGTTTTGAGACCGACATACCTTATAAGGTAAAAGGTATACACCCCACATCCTATGTGCCGGCATTTATAGATAAAATATATTTTGATAATAGAAATTCTGGATTTCACACACAAAACCTTCCCATTGCCCAAGAAAACCCAGAGTTCTATGGCTACATTAGAGCAGGTGATACAATATCAAGTTCACCAATGTTAGGTTATGGTGTATGGTCATATGAGTATGAAGTTAATAATGTAAAAAGTGGGTGGTGGAGTAAGCATATATATGGAGAACCAGATGGTGAGGAACCAAGTACTGGTGAAAAAAGGGACGCAATTTGGACACCATCGTTTTATAGGGTAAATCATAATACATTAAAAGAACTTTTATATAACAACAAGGATTTCTTTGAACAAATTAAATATATTATTGAAATTAAACCAGAAAGGTGTTCTGGGTATAATTTTCAGCTACACTTATGGAAGAAAAACCAACCCGATATACAACCAGATATTGAGCTTAAGAGTAGTAATGCTATAGGAGTTCATGAAGACAATATTAATGTTGAAAAATATACTTTCTTTAGATTAGAAAAATTAAGTAAAGATCCAGCAAGAAGGATACAATATGCACACGAAAAGTTTTATGTTCCAGTGAAGGAAAATTCTATGTCTACTCGATTTTTAGGGAAAAGCAACCCAAATCCTACTCCCATCTTTTGTTGTGAATATTTACTGTACACAACAAATGATAAACTACAAACCCTTTTAAATAATCAACCCGAGGTTAAGTATCTATATAATGGTGTAAATGGTACACACCCATATAACGATACTTCAAGTGCTAATGTTGGTTTTGCCCCTCCTAATGGTGAGGTGCTGCAGGAAAGATCGTTTGAATACGACAGTTCCTTCAACCCTTTAGATTATTTGGAAACATACGACACTCCATATTCACAATTGTTATTTATGCCATATTCACACTATTCGCTACCTGGCTATCATGAAATCTACACTGACTACTATGAGTCTGTACATGATGTGAAATCAGATGTTGCAAAACACGTAGTTTATACTAATTTTACTAATGAACTCAATTTCGATGAAAAATTTAGAGTCCTAATTTATGAGGTCGAATACCCTTCAACCAATTCAATCAATCCCGTAAATTATTTTGATCAAAATTTGGAGCAATATGTGTGGTATAATACAATGATTGGTATGCAAAGCCCTTTTACACCAGAAATGTTATGGGGAGAACCAAATGCCAATAATATAGGCATAAACAATGATGAAATAAACGTATATAAGTATCAATTTGATCATATTATTTTCGAGGCAACACGTGAGTTTTATTATAATTATGATGGTCAATGGGATGCTAATCAAGAGATTAATTCAGATAACTTTAATCAATATCGACCTCTTCAAGCATATAATCCGTACAATAATATAAAATGGTATCATTTGAATACCACATTAACACATACACCTAGCAATTTAAGTTATACATACAATAGCGATTATCCATATGACCAAACTTACCCAACGTATGGAACTGAAGGTGGTCCACCTAGAAATACTGATGATTCATATTTATATTATCCATGGTATGTCGATGACAATGAAAGTGGAAATGGAACTTCAAGATATGAATTTAATAGAGATGAAATTGTTATTCATATTGAGCGAAAAACGTTTAATGGATTTCATTTAGATTTATATTTTGATCACGAAATATGGTACCACGATAGGAATAATTTACGAACAGGTATGAATGCTTGTGGGATGGAAGACGGTGGAAAAAAATTGTTTTTGCGTTGGACAGACCCTGATTCTGATTCAAAAGACGTGCCATATCAACCATCAGAAGTTGTTAAAATTTTCAAAGATGAATTTCCTGATTTATATCTAAACATGCCCAGTATACTTGCACCACCTGACTACATTGACGATATTAATTCATATTCAAGCCCATATCTTGTTTGGGAAGTTTATCCGTATATATTTACTGCTAGAAGACTCTTGTATTATTTTACAAATAATGCAGACATAGAGAACCAACATATCATTCACAACTTTTTTGTGTTGTGTGCTATCTATGCAAAAAATAATACAGATTATGGTATAACATATGAATACTACAATATTGTAGATGGAAAAACTGAATCTTATGCTTACAATAAACTATTTGAAGATTATCTAATGCTTTTTATAGATTATTACAATAATAGTAAACAAATCTCTCATGAATTTCGTTATCACCCTGATATACCTACAGACAAATTAATTGAATTATATCATTCCGATGCACGAACAACTATTATATCGCTACTCAATACGCATGACGATGATCTACCTTTAGTTAAAGAGTTTAAAAATTCAAATACGAATTATAAAGATATTCTAAGGAGATATGCTGAACAGTTTGAAAGTAGATATGAGAACGTTTTTTCGCTTATATTTGAAAAGACCGACAGAAAAACATATAAAGAAATTAGTTTAAAAAGTTATCCTCATAATTTTTCAATTCTGGAACATGATGACATACTTGTGTCACCATATGACAAAGGCGAAAAGGCGAGAAAATTTCAAAAGTTTTTAAGTGTATTTTTAGGACCATTTGAAGATAGAGGAGAGGCAGGTTTGATTGAGCAACCCAACAACTCACGAAAAATTGATCCAAAAAAAGATGATCCTTATGAATATGACCATTGGTATTACTTTAAGGTTTCACACTATTCACACTTACAACAACATTTTAAACACCATGTTAATTATGATATTTTTGATTCAATAAATAAGGCTCGATTATATGGAAAATATAAGCATAAAGATTATTTTGCACCATTAGATATATACACAAATATCCATTTAAATTTTAGATATTTATTCTCATTGAGAAGGGACACTGAATTCATTACATATAATGATGCTTTAGTTTGGAACAATGAGTTGGCAGAACTTGATAAAAAGAGGGTTGAAGCAAATTCGGCTAATAGTGATCTATATGAGACGGGAAATTTGGATGGGAGACTGTATGAAGCTAGTAATTTAGTGATTGCTGAACAGCAGATAAAGATATATGAAGATCATGCAGCATCGAACTTCAAAACTAGATCAACATATGCAATATCTGAACTTCAGTTTGGTGTGTATCCTGGTGATCCTAGACATGATGTGTCATATAGGAATTTATTAATCGATCCATTTAAAGAATATTTTAATGCGAATGATAAAACTTTATTGGATCATATGGATTATATTGAAGAGCCTCTTCAAGCAGGACCATGGCCTTCCACTAGCAATGTTCTAAAATTATTCTACAGCAATTGGGATACTAAAAATGATGCTGAAAAAGAATTATCTGTATCTTCAGATTTACGATTTAGCAGATGGAGAAATCTGAAAAATAGTGGAAACTTTGCGAATCCCTTTGTAAGACACGAGTTCTTAAGAAGAATTAATACGAAAGGCTATTCGACTCATGAAAATCAACAATCTATTGAAATTTTAACATACCATCTGGACAACACATGATTTAAATGTATTTAAATGTTGTTGGTAATTAATTCATAAAATTATATTATTAATGGATTATACGAACATCATTAAAAAAAATCTAATCATCTTGATGAAAAAAAATGAACTTAATAATCCTTCATTGGCTCGTCAATACAAAAACACTTTATTAAGATTACCATTACATCCTATTCTTTCCAAAGAAGATTTGAAAAACGTGGAATCAACACAAGCTATTTTTGATCAAATCTATAAACTCATGGAAACAAATTCAGATTTGGAAGAAATCGAAATGTTTTCAAAACAATTTTGAGTATGCTAAACAGCTTAAACAGGAAGGACAATAATGATGAGTATCTCTTGCTAATCTTGTACAAAATCCAATTCCAAATGTTGCTATACCAAACAGATAATATGTAATTCCATACTCATGACGCTTATTTGATATTCCAACATAATCACAATTATTGCAATTTATATACATCGTGGTATGTCCTTTAGTCGCACCAAGAAATATAGGTTGTTCGTATTTCTTTGGTAATATGACCTCTTCCAATTTATTTTTATGAATAAATAACCCTATTCCTTTCGGAGGAGCTGGCATTATTAAATCGTCAAAATAAATATTATAATGTATGTATGGTGGTGGTGTGCTTCGATACATGTTTTCTTTAATATTTAAGATAAAAACTCTTAAATATTATAATGATTTATAATGTATAATGTTCAATATCCAATAGATATGTTTCATGAACAACCCCCATTCTGTTCTCACAATATGACCAAAGAACAACTTTTGATTCGAATTGCTTTTCTTAAAAAAACCTTAAAAGTTTACTACTCACATGCTGAAGAAATGGACGCATTAAAAACTTGTTGTGATCCTCACAAATTCATCAAATTAAAACAATACAACGAAAAAAGACTCAAAGAAAGCGAATTTTTTTTACGTAGTTATTATTCGTGAATCCATAACATATCAATTTTATAATATACAAAAACATTATTCGCAAATGCGTGAGATATCATATATCAATACTAAGATTAATAACCCATAGTAAATGAAAGATTTATATTCTATTTTCAACACACGAAGAATATGATTTAAAAAGGTTTCCAGACGACTGTCTTTAAAATGACACAACTTGTCGTGCAAAACTGTTATAAAACATTTCCCATTTACGTAATGCACAACTATGGCTATCAACAAACTTATTATATGTAATTTATGATATCCGAATACTACACTTCCAAAAAAGGAATATATTTGCATTATATGATGGAATGCTAAAAGAAATCTTCCTTTAAAGTTTTTGCACTTTTTCATGTTTTTATCGACACCAATTTGAAGAGATACTAAAACAAAGAATATTAAAAATCGCAGCATTACATCCATTTATTTATGATGATATAATCATATGTTATCACACTTATTATCATCAAATAATAAACAACAATAGTATCTTGTTTAACGATATGATTTAGCAATGTTATCAACGGTTTCTTTTCATCTATTTTGCAAATCCTATTATGAATTATTGTTAATGGACAGATTCTATATAATAAATGTATGAACAACGCTACGATTAAGAGTTTCATGTGAAAATCATGATATCCAAATACAAGAGATCCTATGAAAAAATACCATTGAAGCATATGATGAAATACAATCAAAACAACTCCTAATTTATTCTTACACTCCTTCATATTTGGATCTAAACCAATCTGGGTGGCTACTATCATCAAATACAATATCAATAAGGTTTTATTCATTTTATTTTATTTATTCAGATTTTTGTTTTGACATTTCATAAATGTGTCTCAAATGGGTTCCTACTGCTACATTTAAATTTTTACATTGGTTATATTTATCTTTCAATCCTTCTTGTACTATCGGTTGAATGGATGTGTAATACAGTTGTGATATATTTGGGAACAAATGATGCACAACTTGCAGATTTAAACCTCCTGTTAATAAACTCGTTAGGTACGATTTCACTCCGTAATCTTGTGTACTGATCACCTGATTTGTTGTCCAATCTACATCAGATCTGTTAAATTCACTTTTATGAAATATATGACTTACTTGAAAAATTAATGATATGATTATTCCACCAACCATCTTTGATAATACATTATTAATCATAAATGTCGATAGAGACAAGTTCATATAATACAATGGTATCCATACAAATAGTAAGAAGTTCAACAATTTTCCGTAGATAAGAAACTCAGTGTATTTCAAATCCCCAAATCTATTTTTTGTAAAGATGCTCTTTAAATCGTTCATATACATACTCACATATATCATGCTATATAAAAAGACACAATATATATGTTGATATTTATGATACCAATAGTATGGTTGATTTTTATTCAATCGTAAAGGATAAGCATCAATATCGTGATCTTGTCCGTCAATATTACAATGTGCATGATGACTAAAGACATGATTATCAATCCAATTGAAATAACTTATTCCATTTAATACATCGTTTGATATATAACCTATCGTATGAGATAGTTCTTTGTTTTTCAAAAATACGCTATGAGAAGTGTCATGCATGATATGAAAGCCATTCTCCAGATAGAAAAATACAAAAATGGGTATGAGGTACATGTTTTGTAAGCTTCTAAAATAAAAATATATGTATCCTGTCCATATAAATAATAAACGCATTATTTGCAAAACATTCATCGTATAACCAGATAATGCATTGGTGTTCATATATTCATTTACTTTCAGTTTCATTTCAACATAATATGTAGGTAATCTACAAACGTATTTTTTATCATTTGGGTTCAATCGATATTTATCAATTATTCCAGAATTTAAGATCTTCATGGAATGATATTGTTCAAATACCTGAGAGACCTCTCGATTGTCAGCAAATTGCAGAATAAGTTTCCCCCCAGGATGAATGTGTTGAAAGTCCGTTAGATCGTATTTCACACCATGTATATATACTATTAATCTTCTACTCATTATGTATATGTATAATATAACTAACTTCTGTTTTTAAATAAGATTAAATTATAATAGTTCATTTTTGAGATGTGTGTCATACAAAAAACATTTTAAATACACATCAGTGCGTTGCATGTCTGTTATTTCTGTTATTATCACACATTTGCCAGTTTTTCTAAAATAATCAACAAGAAAGTTTTCATCTGATTTTACCATACAAACAGCGTAATACACAAACAGGAATGCCAATATATCAAACGTTATCATCATGAATATGATATATAAATAGGGAGATATACTCCATTTTTGTAGCGTCATCTTCTCAAATACTTCTTGTTAATTACGTCTTAAGCAACTTTTTATAATGGTTGATTGGGTATTATATAAGAGTCTGACGGAGATACTTCAAAGAAAGTTGTATTGCGATATCTGAAACACACGTAAATGAAGATTATAATAACCAAAAAAATGCAAATAGATACCAACCACATATTTTACATAGTTTTGTTTTCTATAAATAAGTTGCCATTTTGAATTTCTGCTTTTAGTTCGTCTTTAACTTGTTGGCGATTGAGTTCTTGAAGATATAACATGTTCTTTACAAACACTTCTTTTCTATTCTCGTATTCTCTTATTCTATAATAGTAGTCGATTTTTAACATCGGATAAATAACAACAAGATATATTAATGCGAAAAAAAAAATCATAAAGTTTCTACAAATATTAAATGTCAGAATCTTATAAATATTTTTTCCCATCATCATGTAAAATATGCCTATTAAACCAAAAAACGACATCATTGATAAAAAAATTTCCAACATTATTGATAGAAGAATCGATAAATTTGATATAAAACATCATAAACGATGGGTAAAAGTTGCAGAGCTATCAATCGGAATAAACGATATGCTCCAACATTTGTCCTCCAGATTGAATACATACTTACCATATCAAGAAACGATGGACAGACAAGTGGAAAACGAAGTTAATAAAATAAAAGGTGAAATTAATAATCTGAAAGATATATCAGGGATTTTGAGAAATATTTGCACATCTACAGTTGGACAGCTTCCTCCTGCTGCTCGACCACCCCCACCACCTCCACCACCTCCACCAAAAATACCAACCACACGAAAAAAAATATCTCCTTCAAAAAAAGACAGTCCAAACAAAGCTCTTTCTAGGAAACCATCCACTACAGGTGTGGTATTTAAGGGAATTCACAATGCTGCAGAAATAAAGCGTAAAGCTAACGCAATGCAATCTGCTAGATTAAAAAATAATGCTATTTTCAAATTAGAAAACAAAATGCAAGATGTAGAAAATAAAGCTAGGAATCTGCAACGAATGCTAAAATAATATGTATTTTGTTTAGTTTATTTTAATGATTAGAAAAACACATGTGAATCATAAATAAATTTACACATGATTCCAAGCATCGCCATTCGTCCATTTAGAAGTTCAAGATTCGTTGTGAATGGAACCTTTTCAATAACCTCGAGATTTCGAGTTTTCAAGGTAGCAAAACTGATAACTGTAGACATGAGCACAACAAATGGCCAAGTTGTTGGTAGTTGATCAATATAGTTCACTCCGGAGACATATTCATAACCACTTCCTGCAAGAAAACCAAGCATCGCTAAGCGACCGTTTAGTTTTTCCACTGTTCCAACAGGATCTTTATTCGGAATCATTTTCTTTTTTTGCACAACAGCAGAGCTGGTTGTTTTTAAAATACGTGGATTATTTACATTTCTTTTATTTATGTTAAATCGAGAAGAATAGTTTTTGAATACGAAGTTGGTTGGTGCGATTACGGAAAGCATTGTTGGTGTGGATACATTGATATTACTATTTGATTTTAAATAAATTTATTTAAAAAATTGAATTTTTTAACTCAATCAATATAATATCAAGTTTAAAGTTTAAAACAAGATGGTTCTTCTTGATATTTGTTTTGTTCCATGTGCATTCGGACTAGCTTGGTGTTGTTTAGGTGGAACTGGAGCAGCTATTAAAGGAGCATCGACGTGTTGTTGTAGTTGCAATAAAATTTGTCCACATGAATACGATGACGAACGTCCAAGAAAAATGACAAAAGAAGAAATTGAAAGATATAACAATTCTAAATAATTTTGAATTTAGTCATATTTGTATAAAAATTGAGAAATTTCATTTTGTTTTGGCACAGTAAAAACTACAATATAGCAACAAAATGTGCCTTGCCGATCTACTTTGTTGTATGGGAGTTTCGATCGCTGGATTGTTCTGCATCAAATTACATTGTTCGAACAATGATGACAATTGCAAAGTTTATCCTAGAATCGTTGATGATATGCCTAGAAAGGCGACACCATATGAAATGGAAATTTACTGTAGGCATATGAACACTTACGGCCATAAAACCTTGTAGTGCTGAATAAATGATTTTCAAAATAACTTAAGCAAATGCTTCTTATTATATATATGTAAATGGAGGCAATTTTAATTTCATCTATTTTAGTTATCATCTTTGTTGGTTTGTTAGTTATATATTGTTGTTTTGGGTTTTAAATTTTTTTTTAACAGTACCAAATTTACACAGAAATATAAACAACAATTATTCATAATTAACATAGCTTACATAATCATCTAATCCGGCCGCTTAAAACAGTATTGATATACTTCAATTACAAGAAACATCATGAAAAAACCTACCAATACAATAATAAATGTTTGCCCGGGATCCATTCTTTTATATATATTTCTTATAACATCATTTTCTTAAAACTTAAATAAATTTTATGTTTTAAATTTTTAAATGGACATATATGAAAGAACTTCAAACATTATTAGAATAGTGAATAATGTAAATCAGTTAAAAAGTATTGAAGATGACAAAAAAATGACATTCCAGAAATATTGTAGTCAATATCTGAATAGTGGAAACCATCTAAAGGGTGAACTTTTAATACACGCATCAGGTGGCATATTATATTATGATTTTAATGATGATTACACATCATGTTATTTAGAATTCAATAAATCTATAAGATAAAAAAAAAATACAGATAAGTTAATGAAACAAAAAAATGAGGAATGTTAAATTGACCTTAGATAATTCAACAACCCCCGATATGTTCGATACCCACATGGTTAACTTGTTCTCTACAAAAACAAATGTCATATTAGATATTGATGCATCAAGATGCACATCATTACGTTTCAAAACAATTATGAAATTATTACCCATCCTTGATAAACATAGAGATAACTCAAGCAAGTATTTAAAACATACATCAATTGTTGTCCCCAATAAATTTATTTCAAATGTTATTAACTTTTCACTTCCATTTATTCGCACCGAACAACCCGTTTATGTTCGTACATTGAGTAAATTGTAAATTTTGAGTTATTTGAAAAAAATTGAAAAAATATAAAGTAGGTTATTTCCATTCTTTCAACAACACTCTATACACAAATATGAACACCAGCGAAGAATCGTTTCCTGAAACATTAGCAATCAATGGCGTGTCCTCCGAGATCTTATCCGAATATGAGAAATTAGGAAAAACCAGTCAGGAAATTCGAAATATTGTGAAAGACGAATTCCACAAATTGGGTGGAGTACAAGCTATGGGTTCACAGTTGCTATGGGCGAATTACGGACATAAGGATTTAAAACGTAATGTTCTTAAAATACTTGGTATAGACGCTAAAAAAATATAAATAGATTTAATATTTGAATTATAGACGTATTTGAAAAACATTTATACCTTTTTGTCTTTGTTGCAACCACCAACCAGCAAAATACGAGATCATGTTTCAAGAATACGTGCTACTGACAAAGCTCAACTTAAAAGCCTTCAAAACTTGTGCTGACAAACATGAAGCTCGAAATATCATCGACGACTTGGACACCTTGTTTCGTTTTCTCATCGTTAGCAACGTACATATTCCTGTAGAATGTTGGGGACTTATCTAGTTTCTGTAATATTGTTTTTTAAACTTACTTCTTACATCGGCTCTACCACTGTTTCACAGATTGTTTAAGAATTTAGAATAAAAAAACACATGATGATTCATGACAAAATATAACAAAATTTTATTCATTTATTTTAAATATGCCTACTAAGAACAAAAAGAGTAAATCTTCTAATTCAAATGCTGCGGCTCGTATTATACAACGTGTCTATATTTCAAAGAATACTTCCAATGGTAGAAACATTTGTCAGATTTGCCAAAACAATCTCACAAAAGACGATGTGATTGCATTAAAATGTTATCCAACTCTCAAAATTTCACATCGGTTTCATCAAAGTTGTATTTTAGATTGGCGTTCTACTTTAATCGCTGACAAAAAACCTACAACGTGCCCCACATGTAGGACAGACATTTCTTCCATTCTTGAAGAAAAAATACGAGAAGATTTTATCATTCACATTACAGAAATTGAGAAACAGCGTGATAAACTCGAAGTTCTTACAAACAAGTTATTCACATCCTTAATTAATGGCAAAGATGTTTTAGACACTATGTTCCATAATATTTTATTTTCTAAGCAAATAAAACTAGATGGGAAACACACGTTTGCACTTAAATACACAAGTATTCTTCAGTTCTTGCAACCGTTGTTGACACATGTAGACGATTTCAAGCTGAATGAAAAAAATCCCAACTATTTTGACGATGTTCCTGCAGACAAACTACCTGCGTATTTAAATAAGTACATCAAACAATATGGAGTGCTTATTCATTCATTTAACAAAATTTTTGAAATCTTCTTTCAGTTCAAAAAAAATGAATCATTCGTATCAAAATTATACAATTTGTTGAAACAAAAAACTATAAGCACTTTCCTGATATATGCTACACTTGTCATTGAAAATAAAAAACAAAATGATTTAATTTACGATAATGATATCCTTCATACTTTAGGAGATAATTTTACGAAATATCACAAATTACGTATAAAAGTGCCAAATTAGTTATTATTTTGTAAGTATTTTTATTTGTGAGTTTATAAAATGAGATGCTTTTCTTACATCACCTTGCTGTGGAACGTGTCTCAGTAAGCTTCTAACAAGAAGTTCTAAAGTGGTATCGTTAGTTTCGTTCGTCCATGTTGGTATCAAAATGAGATTCTTTTTTTCTTCACGAAACACTTTATATTTTGAATCATCAATTAACAGAATTTTTGAAATAGACTTTCTGGTGAACTGGGAATGTTTATTGATCGGTTTCATCATTGCATATGGTTTATTCAAATACTCACACACCTCTTTTGGTGCCTTCACACAATGCTTTTGATCTAAAACTATTGTGAAGAAATTATCTCCTAAACTCTGTTCCAACCTTTGCACACATTCTCTAACATTGTAATCTCTCATACAACTGTATATCCCAACTTCAAATTTGTTTTTCAGTTTTTTCAAACTTTCTATTCCAGGACGGAAAACAATTTGTTTCTGTTGTTGAGAATTGTACCTATTTAACAAAGTTCCGTTCAAATCAAATAAAATCAATGGTTTCTCTTCGTAGTAAATAAGTTCGCACTTTTGAGCAAATGGTTCAAATTCTTTTTTTTCTTGGTTGATCTCATGAAAATATTTAGGAGGAATGTTTTCTAAATGATCCTCTGATTTATGTATCACTTCATTCGTTTTATATAATGAAGTATTACAGATTCGATGAAATGGAGTGAGTTTGATGCAGTTCGCAATAATTTTAGGTAAAGTTCGAATGGAAATGGACATCTTCTTTAATAACTTAGGAGGATAGCTATTTAAATGAGTTATTCTAATCATCGCTTTTTTAAAAATATGTATATATTGTAAAATACCCGACACAATGTCTCACTCAGGAAGAAGAGCTCTCGCCGAAACTGCAGCTACCCTCTCTGGTGGTAGTTCATGCAATAAACATGGTAAAGATAAAAAGAAAACCTCCAAGAAATCTAGTGCTAAACCTACTACTAGTGCTAAAAAAAGAGGTGGTGGATATGGTCATGGTCATAAACAAAAAGGGGGGAATTGTGGCCCTTACGAATTCACTCATAAACAGGCAAATATATTACTTGTTGTAAGTGATATGAATTCAGACTTAACAGACTTAAATTTAAAAGTTATGGAGGCTATTATGATCTCACTTGAACAAGAAGGTGAAAATCGGATGGTGAAAATAAGTATAACAGACAATGAAAAAGCCGCCCTCAGTTCTATTGTATTTTCACAACAGAATAAAAATTTAGCTTCAATAGTACAAGAAATAAAAAATACAAATGCTACAATTAATGCAGATCAAAAATCAATGATGAATCAATTAGAAATTCGATTGAACAGATATAATCTTATGGAAGGCTTAAAACAAAAGTACTTAACCAAATTGCAAAAAGAATTAGATGGTTTAAAATCGCAATTAAATACATGTCCTTCACCCCCTTCACCCTCTTCAACCACTCCAACCACTCAAGGTGGAAAAAAAAACTCATTTCTTAAAAAAAGATAAAAAAAGAACTATAAGTTTTTTTTTAAATATACTGATAACCTAGAGCCGTCTTTATAAAAAGTTTTCAACAACATATTTCATTTATATTTTTTTATTGCACAAGGAAACGATTCCTATTTCTTCTTATTCGTCTAATATTTGATATTCCTGAAATTATTTTAAATATGGATTGTTTGATTTTTAATAATTTGAAAATAACACGTATATCATTCGAAACGTATTCAAGGATGTTTTTTGCTATTTTGTTGTAAAACATATTACGAATATATATAATATAACAAGTAATACCATACAAAAGCATTTCGTGAGAAGTCTTTAGAATTGGATCTATTTTCTCACGTAAAGAGCGATATTTGTAAAGTTTTGAAGCAAACGGTTTTGGAACTACATTTCTACACATTGGACAGGTAAGCTTTTTGTTAACACAATTTTGAGACCATAAACACATACATCGATTATGATAAATATGCAAACAAACACCTGTATGAAAAATATCATTATTTTCAATATGTTCAAAACAAATAGAACATTCTGGGTTCATAACTATTAATCAGTAAAATTTAAATATTTGAATTTTATTTGAGAATGTTAATCAATTTTTTTTGTAGAAGATTCGAAATTTGTTTTTATTTGAAAATACTCTTAAAATTACTATCATATTAAATAAAGAAAATGGGCTTTCAAGAGCCTAGGATTGTTGTTAAAAAAATATGTTATAAACAGATGTATTTGAAAGAACGTGAAAACTCACTTGATAAAGGTAGAATAATAGAGTCATTAGAAACCAACATTGAAAAATTACGTCATGATGCTATTCGAACAAGTTTAAATTATGAAAACAATCTTTCACAACTTCAAGTCATTTTATGCCATATGTTTAGAAAAAATCACGATATTTCGAATACTTACAAAAGGAACTGGGGAAACATTTTTGTATCTGTAATTTCATTGTAATTAATTGAAATTATTTTATATTCTTACAATTTAAATGATGTTTTTATGGATTTTCATCTTACTTTTCTTGATTATTATAATGGGTTTTTTTCTATATAGATATTTTTTCATCGATAAGGTCTTCAATGATATCGCAAATCTAATCAATAAAATTGAACAAACAAATAAAAATAAAATCAGTACTTGTTTAGAACTCACTAAATTTAATAATCAGATGTACACACAAAGTAAAATAATCTTTCAAACTGATGATTCCAAAACAAAGCTCGAAAATTCAAGAAAATTCGTTGCACACGTTGTGCCCCAATTAGCCACAAAAACTAAATTCGATTTAGGTTTAACGACATCAAGTGTGAAGAACATGACAGATAAAGAGATTGATGCTACATTATTAAAATTATCAAGATGGATTTCATTTCAAGAAAATAAAATTGCTAAAGAATTAAATTGTATGGATGTATCTGACTCTTCCACAGTTAAAGCATTATATATTGATAAAGTTTCTTAAATTATAAATTATTTTTAAAATAAAAACTTGATAATTAATCAAATGGATAATCCTGGAAAACTTATTTTATCGTCTTCGTTAGCGTCAATTAGTTCATCCTTTATAACCCACCCGATTGATGTTGTGAAGGTTCGTTTACAAAACTATACAACTCCTGTATCACCCATTTCGTACATTTCGTCCATTTATAAAAAAGAAGGAGCGAATTTTCTTACAAAAGGAATACATGCCACCATTTTCAGGAATGGGACATTCATAAGTTCAAAGATGTTTGCATATAATTATTTAAAAAATAAATATAATCCGAATACTTTTCATGAAAAGGTGTTGTGTGGATGCACAGCTGGTTTTGTCGGAGCATCAGTAGGAAGTCCTTTCGACGTTATTTTAATTAATATGCAATCTTACCCGAATAAGTACCCAACCATGGGAGCAAGTGCGATGACCATTTTGAAAAATGATGGATTGCTTGGATTTTATAAAGGCTACAAATTCACGTTGTCTAGGGCAGTTGTTGTCACCTCTTGTCAATTCTCCGTTTTTGACCAAATCAAACAAGAACTTAGCAATTTCAATAATTGTAATACCCAACAAAAATTCTTGATATCTTCTATCTCTTCTTCGATTATCACATCTATTGTTTCAAATCCTATTGATTTATGTAAAACCAGAACAATTAACAATATTCAACCATCGACAATATTTGAAATCATAAAAAAAGAAGGAATACTATCACTTTGGAAAGGATTGGAAGCAAACATTTGTCGCCAAATCCCATTAAACTTGATACGGTTTGGGTTCTTCGAAGTTTATTATAATTTATTTTTCAAAAATTAAATATTACCATTTGCCACAGTGTTTTTGAAACCATATCTCCATTTCTGGGTCATCATACAAGTAGTTTTTTTCTTTTATGTATTTTGTGATAAATTCAATATATTTTTTATCAAAAGTTTGTTGTGTTGGTTCCTGTTTCGTAAAACAATCATTCCATGGAGTACAGTTCCATAAACAATTCCACATAGTACTAGACAAACTTATTTAGATATATAAAAATAATACGTTTTTAAATAGTGCATATGAAAACAATACATATAGATGGTACATGGTATGATTTAGAATCTTTCAAACACCCAGGAGGAAATATTATCAATTATTACAAGAATCAAGACGCATCAGAAGCGTTTCATGCTTTTCATTACAGAAGCAAAAAAGCTAAGCATGTTTTAAAATCTTTACCAACTACAGAGATAACTTCAAAGCCAACATATTACGTTTATAAAGGCGATACTGAAGCGCAAAATGAAGAAATGATTAAAGATTTCAATATTTGGAGAACCTCTTTAATCGAACGAGGGTTTTTTGAACCTTCGTATTTTCACGTAGTTTTCAGATTGATGGAATTAATGTTCCTATTTTCTATTGCAACCTTTTTCCTATTTAATGATCACATAACTTTGAGTCTCATTACATATGGAGTCTTTTCGGCAAGATGTGGATGGGTGCAACATGAATGTGGTCATAATTCATTCACTTGTAATCCGAAATATGACAAATTTATTCAGTCCATTCTTATGGGTTTCGGATTAAGCACGTCTGCAAGCTTATGGAATAGTATGCACAACAAACATCATGCAGCAACCCAGAAGGAAACATTCGACATCGATTTGGATACTTTACCATTTGTGGCATTTTACACAAACATAACTGAACATAGAAAAAATATCAATTTGTGGTGGATCAAGCACCAAGCGTATAGTTTTCTTGTTATCACAAGCGGAATATTTGTAATGATGAGTTGGGTGTTTGTACTTCATCCATATTATGTTTTAAAAAAAAGAAAACTAATTGATTGCACAGCGATGATAGTTTCACATTGTTTTCAAACATATTTATTTAAAAGTGCTTTGGAGTGTTCCATTTTGTATGCTTATTTTAATTTTCTCATCACTAAATGGATTGCTAGTGTTTACTTATTTGGTCATTTTAGTATTAGTCATACCTTTACAGACACTGTTAGGAAAGACGCTTTCCCGAATTGGATTGATTACGCCTTGTATCATACTGTAGATGTGTCCACACAAAATCCAGTAGTTTCTTGGGTAATGGGCTATCTGAACTGCCAATGTGTTCATCACTTATTCCCCCAAATGCCACAATTCAGGCAACCTATGGTCTCTAAAGAATTAGAACTGTACGCAACAAAATGGAACAAAACATACAAACATATCGGATATTTTGAAGCATGGTATAAAACCTTTGACAATTTACATAAAGTTGGAAAGGAGATTTACTCCATGAAAAAAATAAGATAATTTATTTAAAATTCTTCCTTTCTATATTATTTGTATTATCTATGGACGCTGCTATTATTGCTATTGCTTTAACATGTGTAGTTGTTTTGTGTGTTTTGTTCGCAGAAATCTACCATTTTCACACCAGATATGAATACAACCTTTTCTAAAGTTTTTCAATTAAATTCTCTTTGTATTCCGAAATCATATTTCGAATTTGTTTGACCTTTTTATCTGTTAGATCCAGATCGTAAATGTATTTCTCCATTTTGTGAAGTGTTTTCAGAATAAAAACATTGCATTTTTCCAAATCATTCTCATTCGAAACAGAACCATTCTCTTCCTCGTCTGAATCGTCTTCTTCCATTTCTTCCTCAGAATCTTCTTCCTCCTCAGAATCTTCTTCTTCCTCAAATTCTTCCTCTTCCATTTCTTCCTCAGAATCTTCTTCTTCCTCAGAATCTTCTTCTTCTGATTCTTCATAACTCAGCGCTTGTTTAGCTTGTTCTGGAGATACTAGAATTTCCGTATCAGAATCATCATTCGTTGAAGCATCATTCGTTTCAGCATGATTCGTTTCAGCATGATTCGTTTCAGCATGATTCGTTTCAGCATATTTAAACTGATTTTGCATTAAATAATTTCTAACTTCGACTAAATCTTCATCATGATTGATCATATAGTTGATCTTAGACATCATACTTTTACCAGCAATCGGGGTCGTTAGTTTTTTTGTAATTATCTTTGGTAAATTTTGAATTGCTGTAGTGTATGCATTTATCTTAAATTGTTTATGTTCTTCATCTGAGTTTTTCAAAATTGCAATCATAGTGTTCAAGTTATTGTAAATAAGTCCATAGTAGTTGTAAGAATCCATGATTTTTGAATTATAATAAATTTAATAATTTTGTCTTATATCAATTTTTTTTTTTAAACTTTATTAATCACAATCAGTGGTCTACACAACCAGAAACAACATCATGGACTCAAACTCCCTCTTCGGTGAATATGTTCAAATAATGAATGACAATAGACTTACTTCAACTGACAAGCACGAGTTGATGAGGCAGTTGATCATTCAATATTATAGAAAGAATCCTAGAGATAACTAGCGTATTGATGAATATTTAAGTAAATAAGATAGTTATTCTACTGTAAGATGAACGCTTCGTATGTCGTTGAGCACAAGCTTGAGTTAGGTTATCTTTTTTGTATGAACCTGTTTTTATATCTCAAACTATTAAAGTTTTTGCCTCACAAGAACAACAATATAACATTAGGACATGTGCAGACTGTTTTATCTCTTATCTGTATTTATTTTGAAAACTACATCACCGCCATGAATGTTGCTATCGCTTATTATTTGTTTGATAGTTCTTGTATCGTTATTTCGTTAGCAACATCAACAGTTGATTCCATAAAATTGTTGTTTCTTGGACATCACTTTATTAGTCTATATTTTCTTTCCAATGATGATTTGGTGATCACTATTTTCAATATTATTGAAATATCTAATTTATCGCTGTTCTTGGTATATTATTTGCGTAAATCTCGTTGGTGGAATCATCATTTCTATTTCTTTCAGTTTTTATGGTATTCATATTTGAGATTAATCCATACGCTTCCGTATCGCACCTTTTTTCATGAGTTGGATGACGTCGGGAAAGTTATGGTATGTCTTTTGTACATTGGTAGTGCTTATTGGAGTTTCGGAATAATTAAACAATGGTTTTCTGTCTTTAAAAAAAATTGACTTAATACTTTGTATTCTTTGTAATATATCTTTGGTCGATAACTATCATGGGAGACAATGCTTGTAATGTTTGTATTAGCACATTTAACAAAACTATCAAGAAAGAAATAATCTGCAAGTTTTGTGATTACAAGTGTTGTAGAGCATGTATTGAAAAATTTATAACCAGCAAAACAGACGATTATATCAAATGTATGAACTGTAATAAACAATGGAATGAACTTTTCATTGTTGAATACTTTTCAAAAGCAACCATTTTAAGATTAAATGACCATCGGAAAACTATACTGTTTGAAAAAGAAAAAGCAAAGATCCCTTTTTCTCAAGAGTTTTTCAAATATGATTTAGAAATGAATAAATTGAGAAAACATGTTGTATCATTGCATGGAGAATACAATACGAACCTAACAACCAAATGGGAACTTCAAAAGGAAATAAATGTTAATTATATGAAATTGCATGATTATAACAATGACAACAACATTCAAAATACAATAGTTCTCCTAAGAAATAACAAGGAAGAGCTCACAGAAACGGGAAGAAATATAATGAAACTGATAACTAAATTAAATACACAGATTGAAAAGTGGACTAGAAATTATGAACTTATCGATAACAAGGACAAACGTGTGTGTGAACCAGATTTAACAGTTATATATAAATGTTTTGAAGAAGGATGTCATGGTTTTATCATGTCCGATTACAAATGTGGTATTTGTTCCACAGAATTTTGCAAGCACTGTTTAGTGCGTTCATCAAATGATCACAAATGTAATCCAGATGATGTTGCTACAGTAGAACTTATTCTCCAAACTACAAAACCTTGTCCTAAGTGTGCTGTGCCTATTCATAAAATAAACGGTTGTCTTCAAATGTGGTGTCCTTCTTGTAAAACGGCTTTCAATTACAAGACTGGTATTATTGACCAAGGTGTTATTCACAATCCACACTATAATCAATGGATACGAAACTTGAAACTTACAGATTTACAAAACACTCAAAACTGTAATCGAATGGTGGATCAACAACATTTACGAACACACGTATCTGTTGCATTTCGAAACAATGGTCATATATCAGCAAAATTCAGAAAGATTAACTACATTGTTATGAATTTGACAAACATGATTAATAATTTACCTCCTACTGAAATTGATGATATCAAAAACAATCTAGATTTGAGAATCAGGTGGATGAATAACACATTGGATGAAGCTACTTTTAAAGACCATCTATACGAACGTGAAAAAGAACAAAAATTTAATAATGAAATAAGAGGCATCTATAGCACTGCCGTGCTTGTGTTCAATGATTTACAACATAGAGTATTTAATGAACATGATGCTGAGGCAGACTCTTTGAAATCACTTATCAACGAGTTCGACGAAGTGTCAAAAGAATTTAAATCAGTATTGAAAGATTTACATAAGAAATTCAAAAAGAAGTTTAACATTAAATTCATTGAGCTCTAATGTAGCAATTACAACACTTTATTTAACATAGCAATTATTTAAATTTTTTTGAACAACTTTTCGATTCATTGAAAAAGTTGTTGTTTTCTAATCCATTACAATGAGCACAAACAACAAATTTTAGAATGGTTCGATAACCCTGAGTAACGGGTGTCACACCGTGTATGACGGTATTTGGTTTTACTAGCACCAACGTATTTGGTGGAACGGACATTTCTTTGTTGTCATATTTAAATAAGCTGTTAGATGTATTTTCAATTGTAAGAACAGCCTCATAGTAATTATGATTATCAAATAAATTCATATCTTTGTGCATTTGCATGCCTTTGGAACCTTTTGAGTATTTTCTATATTCAATGGGAAAAGAAGGAGGATTTTCAGCATTTTTGAAATACTTGTAAACTAAATCGTTGATTTCTTTTTCGGTTATACATACAGACGTTCGTTCTTTTGTTCGTGGATCAGCTTGAAGAGTATGTTTAGACAATAATGACTTAAGTTTCTGAAAATCTTTCCTGGAAAAGAAATCATATTTGATTACTAAATCCTTATTAATTTTTTGTTTGTAAATATCAAATATTAATTTTATGATAAAATAAAAAAACAATATGAATAAAACAGTTTTAAAAGAAAATATTCTTAAATTCATTTAATTTATATCAGTATATTATATTCTCCTAATATGTTTCGGACTGCATGTATGTCCTTCGGTTGCACAGTAGTTCGCTTTCCATGGGTTATAGCCAGTTTATTAGCTTTTTCAAATAAATCAACGCATATAGTTTCAATCGTTGCTTGTAAATGATCCAACGCAACACTATATATTTTCATATCTTGTATTTCTGCCTGAACAGTTCTTTTGAAAGTAGCTTTAGGGATGTACAAACAATCTGACTGATTTTGATAATATCTAATTTCCTTTAAATACCTATTTTTTGTATTTTTCTTAGCTGTTATAGGTTTACATTTCGGTATATTTCCATCATATGTATACAGTTTTCTACCTAAGATATCAAATGTATATTTCACATCATCTAGTGTAATAGTTTTGCGATTGCTCGACTCCGTGATGAGGACACATTTCTGCAAAAATGTTCGCAAAATAGATAATACTACACCATTCATTTCTTCATAGGTTAAATTAGACATGGATTTCACTCCACCTTTTCTAGCAAGTTTGTTAAGTACTTCCTTCGACAGTTTTACCATTTTCATGATGATGAGATAATGATTTTTAATTAGTCTTGTTTGATTTTGTTTAAATAAATGAAATGACAATTATATTCTATAAAATGATTTTTTTCATATGCACATTCGTTTTTTAAAAATTGATGAAATATATTTGAAAAGTATCAATCATATTATCATACTATCAAATCGACACATTTTACAACAACAATGGCTCAATTGATTTGCAAGGCTTCTTACAAGATGCAAGGCAAAAACAAAGAAACATTGGTTTGTCAAAGAATGGCAAAATACACTTCAGATGACGGAAATCCGTGCTGTGGTTATCATAAAAAAGGCACTTTTATCATTCCCCAAAAGAAAGAAAAAGATGAGCCAATTGAATGTTCAATTTGTTATGATGAATGCAATAACGAGAACGACTGTTATACAACAGTCTGTAATCATACATTTCATAAAAAATGTATGCAATCGTGGGCAGAGACAAAGATGTCTTTGTCTTGTCCAATGTGTAGAACCAAACTTTCGAAACATCCTTTCAAATGTAAAACATACACTGTCAAAGATGTTTGGAACGATGTTGCTGTAGCAACACGGCTCACTCCGGAACAACGTATTACACTTGGAAGAATCATTCGTAATGATATTATTACAACCAATTTTGTTCATAATGAAATAACGACGATCCGAGGCAATTCGTTTCTGAATGCTACCAATCAGATCTTTTGGAAATATGTAGATTCTGTTATCTTAAAACAAGGTTATCTTGAATTTACATGGTTCAGAGAAGAAGCTCGTCTCAATGACGATTATTGA